TTTTATACAAAAATTTTATGTAAAATATTTATGCGCATCACAATCTAACTTTGCATTCACAATCAGGTATTGACCAAGAAAATGAATAATCCCAATCACAATCAATATATTTTGGATCTTTTGTTCCCTCACAATATTTATCATCTACATCTACATACTTAAATTTAATTGCATCACATACACATTGTTTATAAATATCCCATTTACAATTTTTATAAACAGTAGTCCATGAACTAGGTTTGTTTATTCTTTTTTCACACCAATATTTGTCTACTATTTCATATCCAATTGTAAGTTTCCAAATACACAATAATATCAAACACAAATATATCAACTTCATGATTGAATATTATTGCCTATTACATAAATATTATATTCAATATTTATCCACAATCTTTTTATGCAATTTTTTTATGCAATCTTTTTCCCCCATATGCTAATGTATAGATGAAATTGAATATCTTACTGAATCATATTATAAAAAGTGTTGTAATAATATGTCTTCAAATAATGTCACATCGTAAGAAGGATGAGCCAACCATTATAAATCTTGATGAAATTGTCGAGATTAATGATGAATATCGTAATATTATTTGGACAGGGAAATATTTGCAAATGACAACAATGACTATTAAACGAGGAGAATCTATTGGATTAGAAATGCATCCAGAGACAGATCAAATATTAATTGTTCAAAAAGGAAATGGAATAGCACTTCTGGGAAAAACTAAATCAGGCAAATTATATAAGTCATCGATTGGAGTTGGTCAGGTATTAATGGTACCAGCAGGAACATGGCATGATATTCAAAATGTAGGTAGAAGTAGGTTGAAAATAGTATCATTATACGCACCACCTCATCATTAATATTCAGTATTCGCAATCTATTACAGTCTAAGTTTGGATTCATAATCATAATATTTTTTCATCTTTTGCAATTTTTGATTTTCGTAATTTTATTTAACAAATATTGTTACATAAAATTCTTTGTAAATATATTTTTGTGCAAGTTATACATAAGCTGATGTCGATATTTTTGGTGTTTTTCCTTTATTGTAATACAATATGATCATCACAACTAATGCTATCGCTAATATTATTGCTATCCATACCCAAGCTGTTGATGATGTGTTTGTAAATCCTTCTTTTGTTGGTATCGCTTCTGTTGGTTTTGTTGGTGGCTGATATTGGATTGGTTGCTGATATGGAGTGGGTGGTTGATGTTCAGGTATTTCATACGGCACTGGTTGGTGAGGCGGTGTTTGTGTTGGCGTTAATTGATATGGTGTAGCTGACGATACAACAATACCAATGTAATAATTTCTTCCTATGTTGCCATTAGGATCAAGCCATTGTCCATCAGATATTCCTCCAATCATTGAATCTGTCGGATTATTCATTTCGGGTCCTTTCACATATTGTGTTGTACTAGTTTTCACATTTGTGTGTGGTCCTAAACGAAATTCACGTACTGCTACTGGCGGATTTAATTTGTGGTCACCTGGACCATAAGTTTTTGGAATACCATCATCGAATACGATCGTCACGTAAGGTTGCGTCATTTATACTTATTCCAAGATTTTTTATCGTATTTTATATCAACCAAACGCGATTTTTATAATAATTTATTAAGTTCTATCAAATAAAAAATTGTAAAATTGAAATTGCTGAAAGATTCAATAGAATTTCTCATTATTCTCTCTCAAGAAACACACAAAATGGCCTCAATTACCACTGAATCTCTTTACAAGTTGTTCGCTCGCAAGATTGTCACTGATGGCGATCGTTTTACCTTCCTCACTAGAGTTAGGGAGGATCCCACTTTTAACTCTGTTGTTTGTGGAAGTGGTGCTTTCGATGACGTTGTTGACATTCTCACATGCAAGCCCGAACACCAACTCATCAAACCAACTGAACATCACAGTCTGATGTTCAGTTACATGTTGTCGCACATTGCCTCCACTCACGACCGCGAGTCCAATGCTGCTGGATTTGATAAACCAATCCCAACTCAGATCAAGGCTGCAATCCAAACTGCTGCGTCGAGAAACAATGCTTGGATCGTTGCGAACATTTTGAACGCTTTTTGCGTCACAGAGAAGACATTTGATCAATGGTTCCGCATCGAAGACATGCATGCTCACGCCGAACTTGGTCATCTCCAGATCGTAAAGTTGATCTTTGTCGGACTTGGTTCTGGAGCGAATCTCGGTGAAATTCTTCACACCTTCGAACAAAATGGACACGTGCAAGAACACGCCCAGTTTGTTAATTGGATTTATCCAATTAAGGTTATTTCGTGCAGAGATTACCTCGACTCCCTTTGCAGGAGATATTGATTACAAACGACCTGCTTTCACGAAAAATTTTGTAAAAGCAGATCAATATTTTCAGAATTTAATTAAGCTCAGATTTAATTAAATAATGTAAATTAATTTACAGACAACTATTTTTAATAGTGCAATAGTACTTTTACTATCAAATTAAAAATTGCCAAATCAAACTCATTGACAAACTCTATAACATTACCATATTATTCTCCACTTAGAACAACAAAACCAACATCAACAACAATAATGGCTTCTGCTATTGAATCTCTTCACTCTGCTCCTCTTCCTGCTTTGATGCGCAAGCTGTCCGTTGACAAGGCCAAGACCATCATCGACGTCGCCAAGATGGATGATATGGACTTCAAGACTGTTGCTCCTCTTTTTGTCCAGAACACTCGTCTCAATGGTGATATCACCAAAGACTACGGCAAAATCAAGGATTTGCCTTTGTCTGAGGTTTCGGATCTTGAGGTTCTCATCGGCCTCTGGTTCAGAATCGCTGCCGGTCGATGTGCGATGAGAGAAGCCACAAAAACTAACATCAGGGTCCGCCGTGTCTACGAAGCAGTTCAAGACCAGATCGAGCTGCTTCTGTCCAATGAATGCGGCTTGGAGAAATGGGCTTCTTCCGACGATTTCAACTCTTTCATCTACCAGATTGGCGTGAAGGATTCCTCGACGCACTATGTTACCGCCGGGTCCTGGAATTCCCAATAATCTAATTTCTAAAATATTTTTTGAATTAGATTACATTTACCAATATTTTCTAAAGCAAATAAAATTGCAATCAAAATCCGATTTTAAAATGTGAATATCAAATATTTATCAGTTTCTCAAAATGGCCAGTTATCAAACGCTAATTGGAGTATCGTTAGATATGGCAAACATAAAATTACTCAAGCCCAAAATAAAATTTGGGCCAAAATCCAGTGAAACTATCGGAAATTTTGTGAATCTGCATTCGACTGTTCCTGACAATTGTGTTTTTGAATTGGATTTCAGTTTGGAAACTTTGAATGCAAATCCTGAGATTTTAGGTAGGGCATGTGGGATTGAAATGGGTTGCATTCCTTATGATGAAAATGCCATTTATTTAATCAACAAAAAAGAAATTGTTGATGAAGTTAAATTACATTTGTTGTTCAAATTTAATTACAGAATTTTTGCGCGCGACGAATGTTTTGATGTTATTAAAGATCTCATTGAACGATATAAAATGAATTCCACTATTTTGGATGATTATTGTAGTACCATCACAAGAAGATCTGAATCTGAAAGGTATTTGAACATCCCTACAAGAAAATCTGAAATTTATCATTTGAGAACTAACCGAATGTGGGACGGTTTCTCAATGTTGGGTTGGGCTTTAGTATTTAGTCCCGAAAGCAAAATTGTTGAATATTTGATCAAAAATGATGGACATTTGAAAGTTCCAAGCCCTCATGAAGATACTGCTTCTGATCGTCTTAAAGAAAATCATTGGTTCAAATATTTCTCCAATGTTAATGGCAAACTTAAGCTTTTGGAATACCCTGAAGATGATGAGGTCTAAATTTTTTACAAATTATTCGCATATTTGCATGCGCGAATAATTTAATATTAACGACTTTTATTTGTTGATGGTTTCCTTGAAATTGCTCTTGCCAAAACGGACTTCAAAACTACGGCATTATTTTTAGGAGATTTTGATGCATACACAAGAATAATTTTACGTTTACGACTGAGATTAACTAATTTGTCGATTAAACCTTTGTGATTTCTTAGTTCAGTTGTGTATTTCTTCTTAAATTCTAACCATCTAGATTCATCATGTGAATACCAATTCCGAAGTTCATTTGATGGAGCAATATCTTTCATCCATAAAGAAATTTTGTCTTTACGAACCCCTCTGGGCCACGATCTGTCAACTAATATTTTGAACGTCCGCTGATTTTCAACATCATATATGCGTGCAATTTTAATCGCGTCTAATTTTTTTGCTTTTAATTTATTTGTCGAAGCCATAAATATACTATTATTTATGATAATGTATTTTATTTGGTAATAGTTAACAAAATAGTCGGATTGGTTAATCCGACTATTTTTGTGTCAATATGGAACCGAGTATGAAATTCCGTCTATTTCCACATCATTTGTATCTAATTCTTTGTTAGAAAATCGGAAACTCCAATTAGAAATGGAGTACGCTGTAAGTGTTTGGCCTGGAATACCAGCAATCCATTGCAATTTGGATCCGTGGCTTAGTAGTTTACCCCATTTTTTGAAAATGTATATCTCGTGTGAATCATTGGCTTTTATATCTAAGCCAAATTGATCGATAATTTGTAACCGATCTTGGTAAATAACTTTATTCGCTACTTTGTAGTAAAAATATGCTGCGATGTGCACTCCAGAAAAATAATCCTTGTTTTCATTTAGCAATGACAACTGTAAGTTTTTTATTGCAACGATAGTCCGTTGTATCGAATTGCGAAGTAATAATACATCAGTCAACTTTTCGTCCAGTGCACATCTTGTTTTAACAAAGGTTGTAAAAATACGAATGTCGAAATTGTTGAAACAAGCAGGACGCAATGTAGTCTTTTTGTCAGGACAATATGACTTTTTTGTAGCAGGTGTATGCACAATTTCCCGGGACTCATCATGTGACACTGAAACGTCACCTGCACTGGAATTTGGTCTGGTCTTCTTTATTGTACGAAGACTTTCGATAACATTATCGACGACAGACTCCATGTTTTGCGCTTCGATATATGAAGCCCATTGTTCTCGAGATTGAATTAGGCTTTCATTCAGGACCAAAAGGAGTTGTTGCGGGTTTAATTTCGACATCTATGCATGCAATAGTTAAGATAGTTGTATTTAAGGCATACTGAATACATTACCAATATCAATTTTTTTCCCAATTTTGGATATATTTTTCTACGTCAGCGAAAATATGGGCGATCACAAATCAAATTATCTTGTTCAAATATTTTTGAGCCAAAATAATAATATATTTAGGCTTAAATGTTAATACATGGCAATTCAGGAATCATAAGACATCCTTGAACTCGAATTTCATCACTACATGTTAGAAGCACAATAGAAGTTGATTGTGAGATGGCGACTTTGATCGCATGCAAAATATTCTTGTTATAAGAACCCATGTATTCGCAAACCATATCAAAATTATCAATCAAAACCACACGATTGTTATCGAAAATTGACAAAATTGATTTTACTTTTTGCGAATCATGCTGATGAATGAGATCTCTTGCGGATAATATGCTGCACGTTATGTTTCCGTATTTTTTGCCTAACATATGTTGAAGTTCTTCCAAGTAAATTCTACAGTGTTGCGGTTTAGCGTTAGTCAAAGCGAGAATGCCATCATTTTCGTGCGAATTTTCTGGATTCAACATGTAAGACATGCGGTTAACTAAATTATTTAGTATTGATTGGTTAACATGATCTGTGTGAATTGATTTTGTTTTGATTTTGCTTTCGATCTTATCCAAAGTTTTCTCAAAATCTTTTAGTGTAATTGTTGCAGTTTCAATCTTGGCAATACTCTCTTTTATGTTTGCGAAATCAATTTGCAAACCAACACAGTCTTGAACAGTTTTTGCAATCAAATCTTCCAATCCTGCTCCTGAAAAACCTTCTGTTTTTGATGCAAGAACTCTCAGCTCCTCATCAGACAAAATATTATTGTTGTGCACTTTTAAGATTTCAAAACGAGCTTCCTGATTTGGGTTCGGTATGTATAAATGCAAACCAAATCTTCCCGGGCGCAGTAAGGCTGGATCAATCATATCTAAACGATTAGTCAAAGCAAAAACAATAACGTTGGTTTGTTCTTCTATTCCATCCATCATTGTCAACAATTGACCCACCAATTTATCATTGTGCGAATCACTTCCACCTGATCTAGAAGAAGCTAGTGCATCAAATTCGTCAAAAATAATAATGTGAATTTCGTCTGGCAAATCTCTTGCGCGACCAAACAACTTCCTGATGTTTTCTTCACCCTCTCCAACGTATTTACTCAAAAGGGATGGTCCATTGACAACTTGAATATTAGAAGCTTTCACGCCAGTTATTTCTCCCATTTTTCTGGCCAGTACTGTTTTACCATTGCCAGGTGGGCCATAGAGAACAACTCCTTTGTGGTGTTTCATACCTAAAGCTTTTCTTGTTTTTTCCGAAATCATTCTCGATACGAAAACTCTCTTAGTTAATTCTTGCAGATGATATGTTAGACCACCAATACCAATACTTTCAAAATCAATATTGTGAACTAATTCCAGAGAACCAGTACTTTGCGGTTGTTCTGCTGGAAAAATTTGTGTTGTCTCGTCAACATATCCAAGCGTCTCACAAATAATAGTAGCCACAGCGGATACAAAATTGATTTTCATATTTGGTTGTACAACACCATAACGCAACACATCAGCATATTTATCAAACTCAGCCAATTGTTTTCCTGGTCGTACTTCTAACTTTACTGCAATAAATGCCAAATTAGTGGGTTTTTCAACTTTAGTAGCGGTCACCGAAATACCATTTTCAAATCCATATTTGGATCTAATCTCGGCAGGTAAATAAATATCATATTTGTCATCTGCCGTAGGTTTGCATTTCACAATGCAATTTGATTTTCCTGAATGTCCAATTTCTACAAAACATTCTTCTGTGGAAAAACGTTTGGAACAAAATCCAACCGTTTTAACGCTTTTATCAATCCTGTCAGACGGACCAATGGTAGCCATTTCGAGGAATAATTTATTGTATTACTCGAAATCATCAGGTAGTTCGGCTTGCAATTTTTTATAAAAATTGCGCTAATTTTCTGAGTTTAATATTTAGAATTTGGATTTTATTATGAAATGTCCGAAATTACATTATTTCCTGATCTGGACAAAATCAAACAATATCTCATCGATGAAAATATTTATGATTCAATCTACAACTTTTACCCTGAAAAATGTTTGATATTGGCTGCTGAAAATAATCGATCAGATGTTCTTGAATATTTAATGTATAATGGTTGCGGTTCCAATAAAATATACATTGAAGCTTTTGAAGCTGCGATAAAAAAACATCACATTGATGTCGTTAATTACATCAGCAGTTTCCTTGGTGAGTATTGCGAAAACAAAAAAATGGATATTATTAAGTTGTGTTTAGAATCGGATTTTTTGCCGATGGCAGTGGATTTGGTGGAGGATATTTTTGAATTTCAAATAGATGAAGGTTTAGATTTATTGGAACATGCGGCATATTGTGGACGAAAGGGGTTTTTGGAATATCTGATGACCAAATTTGCATTTGATGATAACCAATTGATATTAGCATTGTTTCAAGCTTTGCATGGAAATCAACTTCAATGTTTTAAATACCTTTTTAAATGTGGTGCCAAAATTGGTAAACAGGATCTGCAAGAATTCCAGACGATAAATAGTAATTTTCTCCCAAGTTTGGAAATGGAACAATATTTAAGCACAGTTTATGGTTTTGTTGTGAGAGACTTTTATGTTGACAAAATGTGTTTTGCTGTGATCGAAATCGATGATATCAACACTTTTGTGTCAATCATGAACGACATTTCTATTCCTTTAGCACAATTATGGGAAAGAGCAGCCATATGCGGAGCCATAAAAATATTGGAATATTTATCAAAAATAGATTTTATTATAGACGGTGACGTGCTAAATGAAATTGGATGGCGATATCAAATTCTCGAGGATTGCATAAGTTGTTGTGAAAATCCCAGAATTTATGATTTGGTTATGGCGAAACTTGAACCAGACGAGTCCGTATTGCGGATTATTGCAGGAAGACCATATCACGCCAATGTCCACGCAGCAAAAATTTTGTTCCCGTATCTAAATCTGAATGATTGGGAAAAAGGATGCCTGTTTTCGAATCTATTGATAGAAGGTAATATCGAAACTGCATCTTATTTAGTCGATAATTATGGTATTGATCTGAAGCATGGTGAGATTTTAGATTTGATACAACATGCGCATAACTATTCATCAAAATGGTTAGAATATATTTCAACTTTTGTTGCAACAAATACAGTTACATCTTTACCATATAACAAAATTATGTTTAATGCTATAACATGTAGCAATGTAGATCTTGTCAGATATTTTATTTCCAAAAGTAATCATTTGAATTTAAATGATTGTTGTTCTATCATTAAAAAATTTTTGAAATCAGGTAAGAAATGTAGTACAGATATGCGCAAATTTATTATTAAAGTTGTCTTGGCAAACAAATAATTAGTTATCTAATCATTTATTTTACCAAATTCATCAGAAACAAAACAAACAACGTTGATATCATTAATTTGACGATGATAAGGTCCATTAGAATTGACGATTCTCAAAAAAGCTTGCATATTATCCGAATCTTTTTCATCTAATGTTCCCTCAAAGTAATCCAAACATATCGGCAAGATGCCTTTGACGAGAATTTTGACATAGGTAAATGTTTCAATATCCATTGCATCAATTTGTTTGAATCCATTAAATTTTTGTAGCAGATCATCTGGCAGATTACTAATGTCAATCTTCGGTTGAATGATTTTAACTGGGGCGGGTATTACTTCTTTGAAGATAAGAGACCTTTTAGGAAGCATTTCGCCGCACTCGTAACATTTACTATTCGACTCCATTCTGCAACTCATTTTTTCACGACAGCCTGCGCCAAAAATTTCGGTAACACATTGTTTGCAGTAATACACAATAGATTCCGACATTGTCGTCAGAATCTTAGGATTGGAATAACTAAAAGTATTATTTAAAGTTCCAAGACGATTTTGTTTGCAATTTTTTAAAAAATTGATAAAATAATTCACCATATTTATTAATATTAACTTGATACATAGTTTACAACTAAAATGTTAGAAACAGTATCAGATGAGACGATTAAATGGATTTTATCTCAAATGCCAGATGTTTTTGATGTTTTTTATCTAAGCTTGACCAGCAAAACAATTTTTAATAAAGTTCTCAAATCATTAAGTAATCCTATTTTAAATATGAATTTGGGTATTGATCACGAAAATAAAAATGTGCAAGGTTTACTAAAACGTTTGGGTTCAAATTCAATAAAAGAATTATCATTAGGTTCGGAAAGGCGCGATTTCGAAGAAATGTTCAAAGATTTCAATTTTCATTCTGTTAAAAAACTTTTCTTAAGGCAAAATATCGGTCCAGCGATGATCAAGTTTCCTTTCCTAACTAAATTGGTAATTGCAGAAATTAATTTGAGTTCGGTTTTATCGTTGAATATGTTAGTGGAACTGGATGTCTATGAAATTATTGCCGACCTAGAAAATTCGGATTCCAAAGTTCATTTGGGGATAAAATGTTTAACAATTCATCCGAATGACAGTGAAGATTTGGATGATCTACAATATTTTCCAGAAATCGAAATCCTTAAAATAGAATTTCCTGATGATAGTGATAATACAGAATCTTACGAAATAACAAATCTCCCAAATTTAATTGATTTGTATATTTTCGCTGGAGGAATAGTATCTGTTGACAAAACAAGTTGCTTGAATCTAAAAACACTAGAATTGCATGCGGTTTATGGTATTAACATCGATCCAACATTTTTGAAATCATTAAAATATTTAAAATTGCCATGCGCATTTGATTCACTTAATTTTGCTGACAAGTTGAGTGCGACACATTCAAAACAACTCGTCAAATTGCAGTTTGATGGGTCTTATGAAACTGATGGACCCAATGGAAACATAACAATGGAAACAGTATTAAGGAAGTTTGAAGTGATAGAAGACCTTTACATCGAATTGGATAATTATGTTATTGGGACTCCCAAAAATCTTTATTTTAATTGTGAATCGTTTACACATTTACCATTAATATCTTTAGAATTAAAATATATTTCCTATTTTTGCGGGCACGAAAATTTACAAAAATTAACTAAATTAAAAAGATTTGTTTATTCTGAAATTAAAGATACGGTTTTCCATAAACGTATGATAGATTTGGTAGGTTTAGAAACAGTTGAAATCCTATTCCCACACGAAGATCCAATTTTCAAAATGTATCTCGATATTCCAACTTTACATATTAAATATTCAAGCATATCATCCATCACAATTTTGGAAAAAATTAAAGATAAAATCGATAGCAAAAATAAACCAAAACTTCGCAGATTGTATTTCACGCCAGATATTTCAGGACAAGATGTTGGTTTAGTAAAAGCATTTAATAAATATGTTAGAAAAGGTTGGCTTTACGATTTTGGATTTTATTATTAGAATTTAATATTTATCAAAATAAATATTGCATTAATAAAATTATTGAAATCCTCATAATAATTTCAATAACACTCGTTTTTACTAACAAAACTACAATGTCCGAAGAATTGACCATTTTGATGCCAAAAGACAAGGCTACCACATCCCGTAAACCCACTGACTGCGTCATGATATGTTTCATGGTTGGATTGCTGCTGATTGCAATTTTCATATCGGGGTTTTTGATCTGGTCTATGGCTTCATATAAAGAAGGAGTTGGTTTTTGCGAAAGAGTTATCTCTGACAATCGCACACTTTGCTCGGTCAGATGCACTTACAATGCAGATGTTTTCATCCACAACATTGATTGTCAAGATCGCACAACATACTATCTATTGTTTGAAAACGATAAACCAATTTTCAAACCAAGCGCCAAGCCTTTGTTGTGGTTTTTGCTTTTGGTTCCAGTTTTTGGAGTTCTGTTTGTTATGAGCCCTGCTGTCTTTTTCTGTGTTGTGCTAAAATGATGAATTTTTCTAAATGTTTCTATCAAAAATTTTGACCAAATATTTAAAAAAAAATTGATATCATCAATACGCATACATTTTGATAACTAGAATTATTATTAGTTGCTAATATGTCGTCCGAACAACGATTTCAAATAAATGTTATTGCTGTTGGCGAAGCAATTGTTTCTGCAATGAAAGAACCTAATTGGTCAAGCTTACATAAGTGGAAAGATTATGAATTGCCTGCTTGGTTGAATATTTTCAATAACGTTGCCAAAATTAAAGATAGTCCCAAATACGACTCCAGTTTTGAATGTAATTGTAAATTTACTGATAAAACGGAATTATGCGTTATTTGGGAAGCATATCGTTGGTGGGAAACAGGCAAGACTAAGATCAGCGACCGCGGTCTTGTTATTCGTGATCATGATGGTCAATTTTGGGGATTTCATCATGTTCCCAGTGTTTTTGATGCAACAGATGCTGTTGCAGTTAGTTTTGATGATAACAAAGACGATAGATTGCATGATGGTTTTGTTTGCGTCAAATTGACCGAAGATCAACTTAAATTGTACATGATAGTTCGCACCAGATGTGTCTTTTAAAATATTCTAATTTTCGATTGAAATATTTTAAACAAAAATCAGCAAAAATACATTTGCATTTTCAAACTACGCGGTCTGTATATATTTCCCAGCGTTGGACATTTTCTAATATTTTTTTGCAAAATGATTTTGGTTGACATTATTTCTAGTATTCTATTTTGCCAATAAATCCGAGAATCCTTAAAAACCCTTCCTTTGAATTCGCCCTTTATTAATGTTTGAAATTTGTAGATTGATTTTTGCATTGATTGCATTATGTAAGTTCGAATTTGCGTATGTTTGTAACTATCAAAAATAACTCTGTAAAGTTGTTTTGTGGGATCGCACCCTTGATTAATTGCATATTTAACAACATCAAAATGCCCTTTTTCAGCAGCCGATTTTAAAATTTGATCATCTCGAGTCCGAGGATCACATCCCAATTCAACCAAATACTTGACAACTTCTGTACGACCACAATAAGCAGCCCAACATAACGCATTATCATTATCACCTCGGGGATCATATTCACGACTTACCAAAAGTTTTAGGATTTCTAGTTGTCCTTGTTCAGCACAATATCGGAAAGTTTCATTTTCCAATGCTTTAATAGTGCCACACCTTCTTGTACGAACAATTGTCTTGGCTGTAACCAAATCACCTTTTTTAATTGATTGACTCAATCTGCTGTGTTTCAATTGATTTTCTTCAGCTAATATTGGTGCGTATTCTTTTAATTGTTGCAAATATTCATCACTGAGTGATATTATTGGGCGGATTGATTTTACAATATCAAACATTTTTTGCGAGTTTATGCAAATTGTGCTCATCAAATATGCAATAACAATAGTTGCTGAATGTGAAGTACCATCAGAACAATTAACAATGACTATTGAATTTGCTTGCTCTAAACCATGGCCAATAAATTCAATTGATTTTCCAAAATAATAACTAATATTCTCTCTGTATGATATTTCAATTACAAGGTTATTAACTAAAGAGTAATATTCTTCATTTTGTAATCGAAATTCTTTTTCAACAAAAGAAAGCATGTAAACTGGTCTCGCATCCTTCAGATTTTTATTTGCAAGACTTATTGCTGTTTCTGAACAAGTTAATATTAATTCTGATTCATTATTTAATTTTTCAATCAAAGATGCGCAATGCATTATTAAAATTCTGATCACAATACAAATATTGTTAATATTATTGCGTTTATTATCAACAATTTTTTCTGAGTTTTAAATATCAAGAGGGCGCTGATTTAAAATTAATTGAAAATTAATATCCGAGAAAAATGGATCAGATTTGATTTCAGCGGCTCCCAATTTTCCTAATCTTTTTGTTGGATCTCTTACCAATAATTTTTTAATAAGATTTTTTAAATTGCTGGAAATGTGCACACCGCTTGGAAATTTTAATTGCGAAAATGTAATATGTTTCATTGTATCTTTGAATGTAAGTCCCCTAAAAGGCGTTACACCATAAATCATTTCATAAAGAAGTATACCAAACTCCCACCAATCTATGCAGGCACCATATCCTTCGCCTTTGATGACTTCTGGTGCGATATATTCAACGGTACCGACAAATGAATTGGTAACAATAGATGGTTCAGCTACAATCATAGATCCTACAATATGCACATCAACACTTGCAGAAGAATGTTTGCTTAAATCAAAATCTGTTAATCGTATGTGACCATTTGCATCCAACAAAATATTTTCTGGTTTTAGATCTCGATAAATAATACCCATCGAATGCAAATATTCAATCGCAAGTAAAATCTCTGCTGCATAAAATAAGACTTGATTTTCTGACAAAGCATGATTCGGTTGACTTTTCACAAATTCATAAAAGTTTCCACCTTCACAATATTCCATAATTAAGCATAAATGTGATTCAGTTTGAAATGAATCATAAAATGAAGCAACTAATGGGTGCTTAGTGCTAATTAAAATTTCTCTTTCAGTCAAAACGCGCCTAATTTTTTTCTCTGTGATCATTTTACTTTTATCTATTCGTTTCATTGCAAATAGGTTACCGTCTTTATTTTTGACCAAATAAATCTTTCCTGTAGCACCTTCGCCTAAAACTTTTATTTTTTCATATGATACACATGTGCAAGGAAATTCGTCTTCTAAATTATCTGAGTCATCAGTATCTGATATTTCAGATGATGATGAATAAATTCTTTTTTTGACAGGTTTCGTGATAAGTCGATCCTTCGATGGGCTTGAGCTCATAGTTGATCCTTAATGATGTTGAACATTTTTATAAATTTATGAGGATTTATGATGAGCAATTTTTTGAGAAAAATTGTACATAATATCTAAATTGCTCGCTAATCATTTTGACTGGTTTTCCAATTTAAAGCTATGTTACCGACTTATTGCATTATTATGTCATTTGCTCACTGGTCAGAGAAACTGACCGATCCTAAAAAATGTTTGACCTTAATGAAAACCTATCTTTTCTCAGGCGAATTTAATGACTTAATTCGAGAAATGATCCAGCAAAATTTATGCCCAGATTTGAGCGCGATCGATGACAAAACAAAAAGTGTTGTTGTCAAGCTTGTTAATACTTTTGGGTATGAATGTTTAGATTGGTGTATTAATGGAAAACTCAATCTAGATTACAATACGGTACTTGAATTATTAAACAGGAAACACACAAATTCAAATGTTCTTCCACAAATAATACAAGGAGATTATGATGGTGTTACCGTTAAAATATTGGTCGATTCAATCAATAAATCACGAAATGATGTGAACTTTGGAGAAAATTTTCAAACTTGGCTTGACAGGGTTATTGTTGATCTCAACATAGACCTAAATGAATTTTTAGAAGAATTGCTCAACACTAATTCTCATAATCTGCCAATTTACAACCTCCACAAAATGTGTATTAAATATTGTTTGGATTTGGGCACACCAATAGATTTTCATATCGATACTTTAATTAATGTTACAGTTCCATGTTTGGCCAAATATACGTCTAAAGGAGGACATTTAGCCAACTCTAAAGAATGGTGGTTATTGTGGATTTTGCATGACTTGACAAAAGACAGAATTAATGTAAATAACATCTTCGAAATTTTCTCAGCAGAAAAACCTTCCAATACGAACCGAACTAATCTTCTGATGTTAACAACTTTCATAAAAAACAAATTGGATATTAACATTCCACATATCAATGATTATGTTTTCAACGTGCTTTCGACAACGGATTTTGATGGACAATATTATTTCAGACAGGCAGATGGTCAATTATTATTTGGAACCCTAATACAAAACGCCGATAATAATAAAAAATATGAATATTTCAAATTTGTTCTGCAGTGGCTAGAAATGTCTGATGCTGATTTGAATTTACAAGAAATGCAAATTTGGATCGGTAATCTTGGAGTGGATCTTGTCCAAGTAGTCGAGGATTATTTAGATGACAAAATAGAATGCTGTGAATATTCTATGGCGGGATTTATTTTTCCTTTAGTTAAACTTGGTTGCTGAAATCATAACAGATTGATAATCTATTATGATTTAACCTCGCATATTTGGTTGCGTTTCAAATAATTCATCAACAAAAAATTGCATTAATTATTTAACTGGTGTTTATTGTATTTATGATATCTATTCGAATTTCGCCATGATTACGAATTTATCGTCCGACATAATAGGATATCTATTATACTACTTGTCAATGACTCAAATTGTATTTTTATCACATACCGGCAACAAATTATTGATTTCGATAATTGCATCTAGCTTAGATAGATCTTATTATGGACTATGTTTTTCAAATTCACTTGTGAATGCGCAAAATGAATTGGAATTTAACGAAAAAATTCCTGACAACAACTTAATAAAACCTTTTCCCAAATTTTTACTGACAAAAATTAAAGTACTCAAATTTAACGATTCGGATCCCAATAGAGGACAATTACCGATAGAATGGATGTCTTCGTTGGATAACATTCTTGATTTATGTTACGGTTATCCTTATTTGGCAACTTTAGATGTGAGTAATTTCACCGAGTTGTATTCCAATCCTAAAATTTTGCAAAAGATATCCAGAATAGATACGCTACGTGCACTTGGAATTTTGTTAGTCGAAAATGAGGTTCTGGTTTTGCCTCCAAATTTGACAAGCATTAATTTTTATGGCAATCGTTCATATCCTACAATTGCAGAAAATCATATAACAAACTTATCAAGTTCATTAGAAAAAATGTATTTCCATTCTTGTTTTGTGCATGTTTCAATTATTAAAAGTGTTCCACAATTAAGAAATTTGTCTTTATCATCATCATATTTGTATGATGACTACAATAAGGCAAAAAAACTTTATAATTTGCCAATCACAATAATGCCGTCTTTGGAAAGTTTTAATTTTTCAGATGCGACTGATTTTTCTTCTTTACGCACAGTTGAAGATTGTTTTATTACCTATGCTAAAGGAAAAACTTTTAAATATATTGAATCTGATTTTGTATCAAATATCGCACAACAACCACAATTAAGTACACTAATACTCGATTTTGGTAGATCAAATGCTATCATTCCACAATTGCGAAATTTGACAAAATTAATAATTAAAAACTCATCTAAAAATGTTTACCCACCATCTGATGCAGTTTGGGATTTACCTCATCTAACGTCATTAACTGCAAATAATTTTCAAATAACAGATGAAAATTTAAAAGGATGTGCAACATTAAAAAAGTTGAAGTTTATCAATGTTATTATTGATAATGTTGCATATTTGAAAATGTTTTCCCGCATAACAAACTTCGAATTTATAAATTCAAAATGTCAAGATCAAGAAAAATGTGATTTGTATAGCAGTTTTATTTGCAATTTGTTGGATTTTGACAGTCTTGAAATAATCAAATTTGACGTTGTCGGCTTAGAAGGATTATTTTCGCATCTAATAGGAAACATTTTTCCTGATACCGAAAAAATTTATCCCAAACGCTGTATTTACATTAAATGTTCCGATATTGTTAATGAAAACTTTTTGATAAAAGAAAGATTTTTAGCTCAATTTAACATAAAATTGATTGGAATTTGAACTATTGAATTAAAAATTGCATAATTCAACTTATTGTAAAGTCTATTGAAATGTTAATAATACCCCGCTTTTAGCAAAAAACAAAACCATGAACTCCGGATTCCAGCGCGAACAGAGTTTGCATCAGAATACGTTATTTCCCGAAGCGGAGCTTCTTGGAAATTCCGGATCTAATGATCAATGCTTGACTGAAGAGCAGCGTTACAATCTGTCTCAAAACTATGTCTACATGTACAACTCTTGGCTTTACGCAACTGAAGACGAGTGTGGCAGAACCCTTTGCAATGCTGTTGGTTGCAGACAGAGTTTTGCTTTGATCTACGCGCACAAGGCTCGCTGGTGTGCTATGCATCATCAACAAATCTGCGCCATTCGCAGCAGAATCACTCACACAACTTCCATTGAGGAGTTTTACGCCAGAGCCGAAGAGTTAGCTCTACGCAAAGATTGGGACCAAGGCCATCTTGCGTATTGCTACAAGGTCGGTTATTACGCCACAACTGCTCAAACACAAGAAGTCTATCATCATCATCCAACTGGACAAACTTACGGATATTAAAATCCAACTCACTTATCTTTTCGCAATTCATTTTATCGGACAAAATTTTTTGTCAGATAAATTGATCGAAGCCAAGGTCCATTCTTATATTAAAATTTAATAATGCAACACCTTTAACAATGTTTAGATTTGCTAAATATTTTGTAAAACAGCGCGCAAGCTGTGATGAAGACAAATCCATATCTTCATCGCAAATTAAAACAACCCAGACAACCGATCAAACAACATCAAATCCCATTAACACAAATGATCATTATTCCGCAATCAACATAGAAAAAACTCGTGAGCAAATGCGTGCAAAAATAATCAAAAACATGCTAACCAGTGAGATTCGAGAAGCCGATCATATGTTAAGATATGCTGAACGTGCCATTGTTGTAGCCGACGAATATCCTGTTCACATTTCATATGAAAAAGATGAACCAACGTGTAATGAAATATTGTATGTCGTGCATAAATTAAATGAACTTGGTTATCGAGTAAGTAATATCCGCAAACGTAATGTTGAAGATGGACCTAGAGGCCATAAATACATGAAAAGTATTATTTACATGGAAGTCAATATTTGAACATTATTTATCTACCAAAAATTTTTTGTTAAATAAAATTTAAACTTTTTGATGCAAGACGAACTTTTTAGCTATGTCTTCACACGACCAAGTGCAAACGGGCACATTATTAATCAAAACAAAAGTTCTTTTTTCTGTTACCAACGTGTAAATTGGTGCGGACTCCAGATCGACATATTTGATAGTGGTTCCATTAATTAATTTGATTGGCAAAATCTCTTTACTGTCGACTAAAATAGGATGTCCGTCAATTATGTGCATATCAGCAACAGGTTGAGACTCGCCTAGTGCACCTTTTTGGATTAAAATAAATTTTGTCGCGTTTGCCAGGCGGATATTAGAAATCAATTTAACTTGCTGACCATCGACTCCAATTAAAATTGCTTTTGAATTCGATTTGAGATCTTTTATTTTTATGTCTCCCAAATTCAATGTATGGACAATACTATCTTCATGTAAACAAAGTGCATCTGCGGAAACTGTTACACTTCTAAAATCGGTAAATTGATCTCCAGTCGAAATAACACTACTAATTGTAGTTCCCAAACCTGTTATATCAAACGGAACTACAAGTGGCGCATCGAACATGTTATTTGTCACAGTAATAAAAATGTTGAGCGTCACGACATTAGGTCCAATTGGGAATGCTTGGATTGTTCCACCAGTTGTTGGCATATCAGGTGGAATGGAATATGTATCCGTTGTTGTTAGTGTACCGGCGGGCAAATTAAATGCGAAAAGTGAACTCTTTGATGCAGCTGGAACATCAGGAGACCCTTGGGTATAAACATCGGACACAGATGGCAAATCTCCAACTATCATTTCCACAAATGTTTGGTATATCCATAAAGGAACTGGATCTGTTAGTACTATAGCGCCATATTGAACGTTAAATTGAGCTGAAAATGACATTTTTCAAAGTTTGGTGTTATTATATTTGCCGAGTATTTTTGCGCGACCGGTTCATGTATTAAAATCTTTTTAATAAAATTTTATTAAAAAGATTATTCAAGCCAATCAACCAATTGAGTCAAGAAATCAGTTCTGTGACTTAATTCTGATAACAACTGGATTTGTGGTATCAATAGGGAAAATTGTAACAGTGTTCGCAGCAAAATATTTTTTCATTAAAGCATAAACTTCTACTAAATGTATTTCGTGATAGAGATAAGTTGGTTTTGTTTCGCTTCTAATGATAGTCATAATTCTAATGTCATGTTCAACCGGAACTTTGTCTTCAGATTTGATTGAAGTCAAAATCTTTTGGAACTTATTCAAATGTTCAATATCAGTATCAAACTTGTACATGGCTCTGAACAAAGAAATCAAATCGAAAAGTTTGTATTCATCTACGATATCCAAAATTTCTTGTGGAAGATCTTTGTTTTTCAAAACACATAATTGGTTTGCTTTATCAAGTGCATCTTGTGCAGCGGTCAAAGTTTGCAATTTGGCATCAGCATCTGCTTTTTCTTTTTCCAAAAGTTCAATCTTAGCTTCGAGCTCGGCGATTTTTTGTGCTGAAATTTCAGTTTTTTCTTTCACATCGGATTGTTTAGCATAGAATTTTGTATCTGAAACACCGACAAACCATCCGAATTTAATAACTGGATTAACAGCCGTAATTACTTCTATTTTTGTTTCGGAAATGCTAATTACGCGCACTTCATCTGAAAGATCTTCACCTTTTTGAATATATTTGATATGTTGACCAATTTTGATTTCGGAAACATTTACTTCAACGAAATTTTGAAGATCTACAAGTTTTTTGCTTTCTTGTTTGGCAGATTCATCAGAATCAGAAATTTTAACAAAAAATCTTGTATTTTGAATGTCATGTACAACCCAATTTACAGCACCCAATTCCAAAAGAATGTAGTATGTCGCCGAAACAAAAGTTCCTTCACCAAAAGATCCATGTTTGTGAACATATCTGACATAATCGCCTGATTTGATATTGGAAACATTTATTTCACGATAACCTTTCATGTTCGCAACATTACCATCAAAACCCGTACTCTCGAAATATACTGCAGTATTTTGCGTTATGGTTTTAGCACATCCGGCGCAAATAATACAATCTGAAGGGTAACCACAATTGGCAAATTTCAAAATATTGTTGCAACTGTGGCAATAGTATTTCATTTTTTAGGTAAAAAGAAAATGAGAACTACTAAATTAACAATTTAATAACATTCAAGCAAATTTTGCTTGCAATTTTTTTAATATTTGGTAAAAAATTTTGGTCAAATATTAAAAATCAACTGATGAATTCGGCGAATATGCGGTCCTAAATACAATGTAAACATTACTCCAATCAAACTTTTTTGCATCACGTGGAAGATAATCCAGCATTGATTCAATAATTTTTTTATTTTTAGCGTAAATATCCACGTAGCCAGATAATGTTATATAATCGGCCTCGTCATCATTCTCTGGGACAACATATTTGTTAAACACTGTTTGTTCATCAATTTCCAAATCCTGCTCATCTGCTTCGCTTCCACTATCACTTGATCCATCAATCTTTGTTTCCATCGCAATCCTAATCATATTGTACATCAAATACAAATAATCTTCCGTATCTCGGGTTGTTTTGTAAAAAAATTTTGGATTCGCTTTAAACTTTTTGATCACCTTTTTAACGTATTTTTTATCTGATAGTTTTCCTTGGGACGGCAATAAATGTCCGCCGCATGGCAAAAGACAAATATTCGTCCCTGCCGGTATGTAAAGACGCTGTCTATTGGGATTTTCGCTGCCCATCATGTTAAAAGATACTTCGCCTCTGCTATCAATATAAATTTGCGCTTCAAACTCCATAAAATCCACCTGTTGTTCCAACGCCATTTTGGGCAAATTGAATAATGTTGCTGATATGAGATTCGCATTGAAGATATTTAAGTTTCAATTTTTATTTACGAAGCTTGTCTTCGTAAATAAAAAGGATAATTCGATAAAAATTATTTTTATTGAATTTCAATTTTTATTTATGAAATTTAAAACATAAACACAACTTCATATTAAACATGGAATCGGATACGATTTATTTAAGAACAGATAGTCACATTGTGACAACAAAACGTATACATTTGACACCATATCCTTATTTTAATAAAATTTGGGCCACTAAATCCGATGCAGGTTTATATGTAGATGAACCTATCATTGTCGATTTTGATAAAAGGTCTGTGAAACATTTTATAGAGGTTGCTAGGAGTGGTGATTCTTACATTTGTCCATCGACTGAACAATGGGTTTTTGATAAATTATCTCGAGAGGATGTTGACGAACCAATCATCAAATTGAAAGTTGGCGGAGTTTTATTTTGTTCCACACATGAAACTCTTAAACGAAGTCCTTTTTTCAATAACTGCTTGGAAAAATTCGATAAATCTCTACCTATGGATATTGACAGAAGCGGCCAATCATCCAAATACATTCTCAGATTTCTAAGGAATGCATGTTACAGTATCCCATCTGAATATTATCACGATGCCATATTTTTTGGATTGACTGTGCCGCAAAATTCAATGATATCAAAACATTACGGTCCACAAAAATCTGATGCTGTTCCCATAGATTTTAGTCATGAAAATCCATTGGATCAATATTTAACTGGTGGTGCACAAATAACCTTTTTTAAAAGTGTTTATCGTCGTCACACTTTATTTTCCATGGGAACAACATATCGCCAAGGAATTTATAGCGAAGTCACTGATGGCAAAAATAAAATCGCATGCAAATTTGAATTTGATCTAAAAATTAACATAGTTTCTCGTTTTTATCTTCACATGATCCCTGAAATTAGCACTGATATAGCTTCCATAGATGACATTTGTGATGTTGAATTGACGTTTGGTAATGTTAAATACGCGTCTTATGATATCGAAGTACTAAAATTATTCAACCAAGTCATCGATTTGGATTTCAGGAAACTTCATTACAAATATTTGGGGAAGAATAGCCTCTACATTGTGTTACCATTTTTTAATTCTGATGCAAAAACTAGGATGTTATCAAACTCGACCCATTTTCCGATTATGCTTGTGAATGATGGTTTTCAATTAAACATAACTACAAAAACGAATATAAAATACAACACACGTTTGTATTTTGATCATTATCGGCTTTATGATGAGGAAGCAACAAGATTTGATATAAGCAACCATGAATATTTGCGCAAAATCTGGTCGTCAAACACATTTGACATAAATTTTAATTCCACATACAAACTAATTCTTGAATCATTAAATATCAACAATATCATAATTAAAATTCATCATGATCCTTGCGTGAATATTGATGTTTTAAAATCAGCGTCAGTTTTTATTGATAATACTTTGTCTTGTATACTAAATCCAATTATTTCTGATAGCAATTTGACCCAACGTAAATTGTCATTAGTAAATACTACAACGGATTCTTATTATTATTTGCCATTTGGAATTGATGCATTTGAAATTCAACCGTCTGGTGCAATAAAAGTCGCAAATAAAGAAAGTATTACATGCACATTAGAACTGGAAGAAAGTATTTGTTGTAAATCTGTAACATTCATATTTTGCCATTACAGTGTGGTGCATATCTTCAATAAAGTCATAACTTTTGTTAATTAATTTTATTTGATATTTATCAAATAAAATACATTTGCATTCTTAACGATTTGGGTTTCAAAATATATTTGAACAAATTCACCTTTTTCGTGATCTTTTCGGTTGATAATTTTTTGCTCATTATTTCCAAAACCAAATTATCATCATGAAAATTTTTATCGATACGATAAATATCTTTTTCCATGCTGGACATCAAAAATTTTTGTATATCATATCTTCGTTGCGTATATGCCCAGCATAAGGCATGAGTGCTAACAGGACATCCATAACTAATTAAAAATTTGGCAAGATTGAAATGCCCGTATTCGATGCTCTTTATTAAAACTAAATATTTTTGACTGGCAACATCGCATCCTAAACTAATCAAATGTTTAACCATATGCAAATGACCATTACATGCGCTGAAAATTAGTGGCTTATCACGTTGATTTCTAACATCAGATCCTAAAGATATTAAATAATCTAGAACATCAATGTGTCCATTGTATGCACTAAATCTTAGTGCATGATCAATTACATCTTCGGAATCATATCCTCCCAGACTTACTAAATATCGAACAATATCGATGTGACCATTTTTTGCACCGTATTTTAGAGCTTTGCTATATTGACTCCAAATATTACATCCCAGACCAATAAAATATTTTAACATTTCCATATTACCATTTTCTGCACTGTATATTAAAGCAAAGTCTTCTTGAGTTCTTGGATCAGCACCTACACTAATCAGATATTTGACAATTTCAAAATGATCACATTGAGCGCCCACGATTAACGCTTTATTGCGACTTTCTAGATCACAATCCAAACTGATCAAGTATCGAACAACTTCAATATGTCCATAATAAGTGGCAGATGCCAAAATATCATGTTTTTTAACATTTAGTTTGTTAGTCAACAATTTGATTTCGATAATATCACCATTCTTTATTGCATTTTCCAGATCTGTTTCAGACATTTTACTAATAGAATTTATCTTTATCAATGTTATCTGCTCTTGGTTTATCAATTTTTTAAAAAATTGCAAGTTTAAACTATGTCAACAACAGAATTAATTATTAATGATTATTTGCTCGCACGACTCTATAATGGATCCTTTTGTTAGTGCTGGTGTGATTGTTGGTACAGCTAGTGGTTTTTATACTGGTAGCATTCAAACTGGTCTTATCGCAGGTACTACGACCACATGTCTTCTATTTGCTGTTTCTGTTGCATTATTTGTATGGATTACGCTAAACAGAACTCGTTAAGCAAAGCAATCTTATGGTTAAATTAATAAACGGATTCGTATTCAGTTATTAACTTCCAAAAAATTGCAAACTTTGACCACCTAATAAGGTTACAATTTTGCACAGTATCCTGCATTTAAACATGGAGATCATGTATGTGATAACTTTTATCGCAGGATTTATTTGTCATTCGAGTTATTTGTTTGCATCAGCTTATGCAAATGGTATGGCAAAATATGCAGCCAGAAACAACAATTTTTCACTAGATCATCAAGAAAGTTGTTGGCAAAGTGTCAAAGATGAAACACACGAATTCATTGCTGAAGTATTGAAATGTAATTTATTTAGTGCAATTGAAGAACTTGTTGATGTTATCCATGCATCAATAAAAATGATTTGTATCAATATTTTACCACAATTCGTAATTTTTGCGCCGTACATTTGGTATTTTATTTTTCCATTTGTTCTACCAGTTTCGATCAAATTGGCCAGACGTTACGAAAAATTTGGTTGTATTCGCAATCATAACCGTATCAATAGCAACCACAAATGCGAAATAAATGATAAGTGAATTGATCCAAAATAATAAATGATAAATATTAAAAAAATTGCTTTATTTAATATCTACAAACATCAATAGCAATATCAAAGTATTTATTGGCTGGAAATGGCGTCTTCAAACTTGAAGATTTATTATTCTTGTTCTGTAAGAGGATCTATTATCAACCACGATATGGTTGTGAAACAGATTGCTTGTTTGGGATTGTATGGTGAAGTTTTGACGAAGCACTTAGCTTCAAAGATTCCTGCTGAAGTTGACATGAACAAAACTGATCCGGAAATTTATTCAGAAGACATTTCTCTGTTGGAAAAGGCTGATATTGTTGTTCTGGAACTTAGTTCGCCATCAATCGGAGTTGGATTTATTGCCGGTAAACAGAACAAGAGAACAATTGGTTTTATTTATCAACCAGATAAAGCCGTAACAAAACTTTCAGCAATGATCAATGGAAATCCGCACATTCACAAACATACTTATTCTGATATTGCAGACTTTGAAACAAAATTTCAAAATTATCTATACAGTAATGCGTTGATGTTGCCTGGACCACAAATTAAATCAATTGTTCCACAAGATAAGCTGAAAATCTTCGTATATGGACCACCAGGAGCTGGTAAGTCGACAATTGGAAAGACAATCGCTGAAGCTTACAATATCAAATACATTAGTAGCGGTGATCTTGTACGGGATGCAATTAAGTCAAACAAAATTATGGAACCAAAACTTCGTGAATTTGTTGACAAAGGATTGTTGGTTCCAGCACATCTGATGAAAGATTTGGTACTTGTGGCTATTGGTTTTGCTAAATCTTACATTCTAGATGGTTATCCTTTTAGCATTTCGGATCTTAATAATATGTGCAATTCTAAACCTGACATTGTGTTACACTTTTCTTGCGATCGCGAAATTGCAGTTGATCGCCAATGCTCGCGTGCTGCCAGATCAACTGATAATCGTGAATCAGCAATGAGTCGTGTTTCTACATATTTTAACAATGTGCCAAATATTCACGTGTTAAGAAACATATGGTTCAGAGACAGTTTGGTCATTGATATTGATGCCAACCAAACACAAGATCAAGTTTACAATCAAGTCACAAGCATTATGTTTATGATGCAGCAAATTGAACAAGCAAAAGAGTTAACACATGCACAGAGTTCTTATTTGCCAATCGAACCAAGGTTTTCCCAAAATAAAGAAGAAGCAATCCAATGTCACTTTCATGTTGATGCAACACCAAGCGTTCTCCATGCGGCTGTATTTGATCTCTATTATAATTGCCCCGAACTGCATGGTTTGATCAAAATTTATCCTATTAGCAACTTAGTTTTGGGTGGACAGGTTAAAACCAACGCTGCTTATGGTTCAATGCCAAATTTCCACGAGATTATTGCTTCTGACAACGAATCTTTCGTTACAGGATTCCTTGGAATTAATTATAACACCAAACTCATTGACCGCATTTTACGTAGCATTAAGGCAACTAGCTCACGTCTGAATGCTTGCATTATGACAGAATTTGAACAATATGTCAATACAGGTCATTCTCAATCAGAATTTGTAATTGACAATGATCTTCGTGCCCTCATGAATGCATCCATTCCTAATTATGAATATCATATGGCGTTTGATGTTAAAAAATCTAACGATAACATTGTCGATTTAAAATGGCTCAACGAAACATGTATTGAATTTGGTTTTCCTTGTGGTGGATGGTTTATCTTTGCAAAACAAGATGTTGTTGCATATCGCACAAATAGTTTTTCGGAAACAATTGATATTTGTTTCTTGGAAAATGTAGCCAAACTCCTATCAGTAGCCATCAAAGAAAAGTACAATCTTGATGTCGCAATTGGAACTAGTGCAGAAATTGTTGATGGTATTTGGACTTTCAATTAAATTAAATTAAATATTTTAACAAAACTTTATTAAAATATTTAGCGTCCGCTGATGAATAAAATTATATTATTAATATGAATTTCTTTTCGTTAATTGTTTTCTAATGGGGAGCGGTTGAAACGCTCCCCATATCATGTTATCCGGATTTATTATATAGATTTATTTAAAATACAGATGTCATATTTTGTAGATTTGATTAATCAGATAATTTCTTATGGTGGTACCGAAGTTAATTTTATTATTGATGATAACGATATGATTTGGTTTTCCGGGAGCAATATGAAGAAATTATTGGGTTATGATAAAAAATCTGATGTTATCAGGTCGCGCATAAAATCAGATTATAAAACAACTTTTGGGCATCTAAAACAATTTTTATCATCAATACCACCAAATTCTCAAGACCATGCAATTTACATTAGCGAACCTGGTCTTTATAATCTTGTTACAGGTAGTGAATTAGATAATGCCAAAGAGATGTCGGCCTGGATTTATGAAAAAGTGCTTCCTTCAATTCGCAAAAGTGGATCTTACAAACTTGCAAACGAAGAAAGACACGAAATTGATATTCTTAATGCCAAACTTAAAACAATTAAAGCCCAACATCAAAGGAAAATTGAACTTATACAACGCGAGAAAGAAGAATTAGAACAACAAAATGCGAAACTTGCGCGAGAAAATGAAATTCTCAAACACAATCAAAAGAAAACTTCTAAATATCCAAAGGGTGGCATTATTTACATTATCAGACCTATGGAGTTACATGAAAGAAATATTTATAAAATAGGTTACGATGCCAACACGCGTTGGCACCCTAATCCCAATATTTTAATTTTCGCAAAAATTAAAATATTAGGGTTACACGTTTGATTTGAATATCAGATTGGGTGTTTACGATACAGGATTTCCTGATAAAGTTGAAGTCATGTACTTTTTAGAAGCTGATGATCCAAAATCTATCGAAACGTGTGCTAAAAATTTAATGGTCCATTATGCTTACAGAGGCCATAAAGAATATTTTGCAGCCTATTTACCTTTTATCGTTGATGTCATCCAAGATTGTGCTGGATTATTTAAAAAGTATCTCATCACTAAAACTGATTATTTAAAAATGCATTCCGATGATCAGAAAAGGTATGATTTGAATCGATCTACCTATTTGAAATACAAAACTAAAATTGGCAAAATTAACAAAAATGTTCACGACAATGAAAATTCTCGTTGATGATATTCGGTCAACAAACTGTTTTAATAAATTTTTATTAAAAAGATTTATATTAATTAACTTTTTGTTTCGATGCTTCGAATTTGCACTGCTCATCATCATAAACGACCAGTTTCGCATTTACCTTGCCAGTTTTCTTGCGATATACAGTGAAAGCTTTCTTTGCAGCAATTTCTGGATCAGATCCAGCGAATCGGCCAACCAAATTTCCGTTTTCTGTTTTAACGGTGTAAATTTTTACTTGATCCATTTACTGATTGGTAATATTTATTTGTAATTAATATTAATTTGTATGTCGATGTTGGGTTTCAATTTTTATTTGCGAAGCTTGTCTTCGTAAATAAAAATGATAATTCAGTAAAATTTATCTTTGCTGAATTTCAATTTTTATTTGCGAAGCTTGTCTTCGTAAATAAAAATGATAATTCAGTAAAATTTATCTTTGCTGAATTTCAATTTTTATTTAGGAAGCTTGCCTTCGTAAATAAAAAGGATAATTTTGTTATTGTTTCAATGATGAAATTTCAATTTTTCAATAATTAGATATCTTGATTGAATTTGATGACAATGGGATTTGCGCTATCAATCGGGAATACCGCAACATCATTTGCAGCGACGTAAGATTTCATCGACGAATAGATTTCTGCCAAATGTATTTCATGATAAAGGCAAGCCGATTTAAACTCACTTTTAGCAACGGTTACAATTTTGACAGTATGTTCAATTGGCGTATTTGTTTCGCACTTAATTGAAGAAATTGTTTTTTGGAATCTGTTCAAATATTCCACATTAACATCAAATCCAAATGTGGCCCTAAACAAAGAAACCAAATCAAAAAGTTTGTATTCATCCACAATATCTAAAATTTTTTGTGGCAAATCTTTGTTTTTCATTTGGCACACTTTGTTTGCTTTGTCGAACAAACTTTGATTTACTGCCAATTCTTGATTTAATTCAGCCTTTTCTTTTTGCAAAGCTTCAAGTTGGGCCTCAAGTTTCTTGATTTGTTCATCAGGTGTTTCAAGTTTCTTGATTTGTTCATCAGGTGTTTCGAGTTTCTTGATTTGTTCATCAGGTGTTTCAAGTTTCTTGATTTGTTCATCAGGTGTTTCGAGTTTCTTAATTTGTTCATCAGGTGTTTCGAGTTTCTTAATTTGTTCAGCTGGTGTTTCGAGTACAGAAGCATCAGAGTTTTCGACATAGAATTTCGCACCACCGACACTCACTGCCCACCTCACAAAACCCGATCCAAAAATTGCACTCCTATAAGATGCAGAATACGTTTCGCGTACATCAAGGTGAATAAATTTTCCTTCATTAATCGATCCATTTTGGTCAATATATCTTATGTAATCACCTGGTTTGGCGTTGCCAATATTTATTTCGCGAAAACCTTTCATTTTATCAAAGATGTCATCAAACACAATATTTTTCAAGTACGCTAAATCATCCAATATCAACATTTTAGCACACGTGTGACATTCAATACATTTCTGAACATAACCACATCTTTCAAGATCCAAAAATTTGGAGCAATTACGACAATAGACCTCCATTTTAGCCCGAACTGAACTGATAAATTAGTGAATACAATAATCTCTAAGTAATTTTATTTTGCAATTTTTATTGTTGAAATCAAATATCAATAATAAAAATTAGTCAATTTTAGTGACGACAATGGGATTTGTGCTGTCAATGGAAAACAATGCAACATCATTTTTAGCAAAATAGGCTTTCATTGATGCATAAATTTCAGCCAAATGCATTTCATGGTAAAGATTAGCTGTCCAGATAATAAGGCTTTTGGTTGTTGATTTCAATTTCACTGTATGTTCGACTGGCACAGTAGTTTCATACTTAATTGAAACTATGGTTTTAACAAAATCATTTAAACGTTCAACATCAACATCAGATTCAAACGTAGCTCTGAACAAGGAAAGCAAATCAAAAAGTTTATATTCATCCACAATTTTCAAAATTCCTTCTGGAAGACCTTTGTTTTTCATTTGACTCAATTTGTTTGCCTTGTCAAGTGCATCTTGTGTTGTTTTCACGAGAGCATCAGATGCATCTTTTTCCTTTTGCAAAAGATCAAATTTAACGTCAGATTCAGCTTTCTCCTTTTGCAGAGTTTCGAGCTTCGCTTCAAGCTCTTGGATTTTTTTTTCAAAAGAATTTCCAGATTCTGTTGCATCAGATTTTTTCGCATAGAATCTTGTGCCGTCCATTTTCACTGCCCATCCTGCAAATCCATTTCCTGATGATTTGTGCGCGACAGTAATATATGAGCAGGATATGCTAGTTACGCGCACCTCTCCTGATAACAAATTATCAGATGGAATGTGGTATCTAATATGTTGACCAATTTTGATTTCAGAAGCATTTACTTCAATATAATCTGGGTGAACAAATTCTTTAGGACACATTTCGGAATTCACAGTTTGTTTTTCATCTGATCCACCGAAAATCTTGATGAAAAATTTCATACCATCAGAGTGAGTAATAGTCCATTTAAGTATTCCTTGCTTCAGAACTATGTTTGTATAAGATGGATGGTAAAGGGTAGCATTTACGTTCGAAATTGAATGAAAAGTTCCTTCACCGAAACTACCAGATTCTTCATATTCATCTACATATCTTATGTAGTCGCCAATTTTCAGATTATCGAAATCAATTTCACGGTAATCCTTCATATTTTTAGTTTCGCCATCAAAATCTGGTCCCACAAAATGTGCCACGCTACGTGCTTTCAAAATTTTAGTGCAGGTGTGGCATTTGACATCTTCATCTAGATAACCCCATTTGTTGCGGTTAAGCGTATCTTTGCAAGTGTAACAATAATACTCCATTTTGGTTCAGTGGACTGATGAATTATTGTTAACAATGGCTTCAGCATAATTTTATTTGCAATTTTTTACAAATAAAATAACTTTTACAATAATGGATTTGGCTTAAATCTGATGCCGGTATGAAGTGATTTTTGCAAAAACCATTCAATTTTCGCAATTGGTTCCCAAATATACATATCTTCAGGTACAATTTGCATATTCATCGCAACAAATCGGTGCGAAAATTTGTCGACCAATTTTGCATAAGTTTTCGCAATATCATCATCAGTGTCAGTTTTGTGTTTTGCGTAACTGATCGAAATATTTACGGTCCGGAGGTTCGCCGGAAGATCATGTTCCAAAAGAGTTTGCATACTAATACTAACATTCGACGCAAGATTTAGAGTTTGAATATTTGGCGGCAAATAGTTTATCATGTTACCTAATACCATACGTGGTCCAGAAGTTAAATCACGTGAAAATGGTGTTCCGTCTGATCGAATCGTCAGTTCACGCAAATTTTGTGGCAAATTCCACGGACCATCAACTGGAAAAGCATTTTTCTCGAAAGACATATTCAAACTCAACAAATTTTCAGGAAGATTCTTGAGGCCATTTGGTGTGACATAATTGTAGGTTTGACTGCCAAGTGTTAAGTGTTTCAATGTTCGTGGAAGTTTTGCAATAAGGTCATCCTTTATAATAGTCTGTGAATCCAATGAAAAATTTTCCAAATTTGGAGGAAGGTCTACATTTAAACTTGGTTGTATATCAGTTTGAATGCCTGTAATAGAAAGTCTTTTAAGATCACGTGGAAGCAGTTCGTAATGGGATTTATCAAAGTGCCAAGATCTATTCATTGAAAGTTCTTCCAAAGTCTGAGGCAAAGCTTTGATCCAAGATCCAGAATAAGGTTTTCTTACAGTCAACCTTTTCAATGTTGATGGAATCCTTACTGGGGATGAGGTTGTGATTGAATAAGTATTTTCTGTCAATGGTTCTCCATGTTCCAAATGCAATTCTTCTAAGTTGCTTGGAATTGATTCAAAATCACTCTCAGTAAAATCAATATTTGTGAAAACTGTTTTGACATTGGTTCCAGCCAACTGCTTCAAATAATCTGCAGGTTTTGGTCTTGAAAATTCCGATCTTGGAAAGCGTGTTAGATCATCAGGTTTATAGACGATGCGCAATTTCTCACCAAAATAAGTAATAAGTTTTGTGGAATCGGTTACAATAACAGACTTCATTTGAGAAGAACTAATCTACGACCTAATACAAACATTATTGAATAATGTTTTCTGCAATTTTTTCAAAAAAATTGAAAAAAATATTATCATGCGGCCACAAGATTGGAATTTTTCCAGACAAGATGACATCACACATCAACACCAAAGCTGATTCAATAACATGCACAGACATAAATACAATAACATATTTATTGAATCTCGGGGTTGACATTAAGCTTTTTGATTACATGACAAAAGTCACATGTATGTGTGATCCAAATTTGTTTGAATTATTTTTGGATGCAGGATTATCTGCCAACAAACTGATTGATTTTTGGTTTCAGCTCAATGATCAAAACATTTCTCGACCTGATGTGTTCAAAAATCTTATCAAATGTGTGGAACTTCTTTTGGATCGAGGGCTTCTAGATGTTGAAGTTAAATCTGATGTTGATGCGGATGCTTTCTTACAAAGAGGAATTTTAACCAGAGGATTAAGAAATGAGGACTACATATTGTTGCTAAAGTGCAACAACACGATGGAAAAATTAAGTGCGATATTAATATTTATCAAACATCACAAAAAAATTGATACAGATGTTGAACAAAATCTAATGGAAGATATTTTGAGGAAAGCCATTATTCATCACAACTACAAACCAAGTAAATTAATATTGTGTTGGTTTGCATCTATTTTTGAACCACAATTTTTAATTGAATTATTCTCATATGATTTATTTCCGGATGAACCAACAATGCAATTAATATATTTATTCAGATTATTCATCTGGCGTGAAGAAAAAGACACACACATCATGATATTAAACGAATTGGCTAAATTAGATGTGCCAAGCATAATCGCAAATGTTACAGATACAGAATTTCGGTCTATTGTGTACCACATAATATATAAATCAGAACCTGATACGATTCGCGAGTTTATAAATATTGGTATTTATCGCCAAACTCCAATTGGAGAATCAGTCAGTTTAAAGAACCTGGATCATGATTTGCTGGCGGAGTTCGGAATTGAATTAAGCTCAGACTTAATTCAATAACGTAAATTAATATTAACTAACAGTCAATATTAATTTTCGGAATTACTAATTTGAGTTGAAGCTCAAATACAATTTCTGTTTGGATAGTTTTTTATCCAAACAAAAATTTCATTTTGGGATTTTATAATTATGACCATCAATTTCAACCGTTTGGTATGACATTGCACCAGATTTCAAAGTTCTCATCCAAGCACCAACAGTTGATATTGACATTATTTGATCATCAATACCCGCCAGCCATTGGCTGTAACCAAGAGACATAGCCTTACCCCAGACATATACATAAGAAACGTTACTTGACGTAATTGTGTAATCGGGAAACAGCATTTGAGCTAATTTTATCCTTTTGAAACATGGAGTCTTGTACTTATGTGGAACAGCTCTAAAAAAGCATATGCCGCTACATGACGATTTGTCACAAGATCAGTTGGAATTTGTTTGGGATTTTCTTGCAAAGCGATATCCAACTTATTTTTTGCGCGAATGAATGCCTCAAAGTGTTCGAATTTAAATTCGCGTCTGTGTGTTGCATGATTTGGGATTGGATAACAGAGTCTACGAAGATAAGTATCAGAACGAGGTTCTTTCGTTATTTTATCATAGGTTCTTTTGGCGGCAGTAGTCCTCCCACCTAAAGTATCATCTTCTGGTAAAATTTTTTTGATCAAAGTTTGAATTCGCTGTAAAACCTGAATAGCTTCACTACTTATTGCAATTGAACCATCTGACTTATGTTCAAGATCGTGTTCAAAATTGGTCAGAGTGCTAACAAAAGAATCGGTTTCTTCAGCCATTGTGATGTGACTTAAGTGGAATAATTAATTTTATTAATTATGGCACTATCAAGAAATTTTAATTCGCAATTTTTTTGTGCAAACATTTCAATATTGGTTTCAAAAACCATTCGGGAAATTTGCCTGAATTAATAAGAACATCAAGTAGTTTCGTTTGTTTGTTTTCAATCGCCACCATAAAAAACCTGTCTATCAAATTATAATTTGTCATACCTTTGATGGTCAAATTTACAATGTCGTGAACATCATGACTTTGTTCAAAATCAAGTGGACCGTGTGTAATATTTGTATCCAATAAAGCCTTGAAAAATAATACAAATTTGTCATTTGCAAGCGCACCCTGCATGCTTCTTAAGCTTCTAGATGCATCAAATGCAAACCACGAACTCAAACTTTGTGAAGGAAGTAGTGAAATAATTGGTTCTATGCAAAACTTTCCCGTTGGTTCTTCTAAAATAGTGAAAATAGCGGCTCTCCAAAATTCTGGATTGAGTGGCGAAATCATCTTTTTGGAAAATAATTTTACTGTTTCATAATCATCTCCCAGATCATAGTACTTCAGCAATTTTGCAAATGGTGAGATCTTGGTTGCCATTTTAAGTGGAATACGAAATACTATTTTAAAATATATCAAACATTTGTTTAATGCAATTTTTAAAAAAATTGCAAACCGAATATCTTGATACATCCATTAATAATAAAATGTTATTCCACCCGAACAGCAAATTAAAATGAGCGGCTACAATTTCAACTTGGATATTATGCCTGTGATCAAATTTGGCATGGTTGCTATTGTCAGCCTTGCTGTGACTTGTGTTGTGGGCTTTTGCACCACTCCTAAGACTGGTATCATGTCTGGTTTGGGAACGATCGCTCTTTCTAAGATTGCTCTTGATTTTCTTCTTGATGATAAGAAGCGCTAAAAATTGCGAACGCAAACAGACTAATCTTATTATAAATTATTATAAGATTAGTCCCCCAATATGTTGACAAGAATTGTGTATCCACTCAGATCAAGGCGACCATATTCAACAAAAATAATTGAGCACAAAATCAAAAAATGTCAGACTGAATTTGATCGCATTGGCAAACTTATCGCCATACCTTCTGATACAATAGTTTTGAAATTAATGGATCTCAACCTGTTCTTTGAATTAAAACACGATCACAATTTAACTCATTCTTATTATGATATCAGATATGATATTGCCCGCGAACAAGCCAAAATCGCGCACCATGTTTCAGATAATCCGCAAGGTCTTAAACAAAAATTAATGGTCTGTGCCAAAAATTTGGATGAAATTGACCAGAACTTTTTGGATCTGGTGGTATCTGCAGACAAACCATATTTTGATTGGAAACGCGAATTAGAAGAACTCAATGGTGAGCATCTTTGTGTATTAAAAAAGTTTGATTTTGCGCTAAAACTTTTGAACAAAAATACTGGTGTTGGTGAATATGCTGATGTAATAAACACTTTGTTTGATTCTAAGTTGCATGATTTGTTCCAAACAATTGATATTGATCGTGATTATGCGCAATACATGAACGATTTCGATTATGGATTTGCAAAACAGATCCAACAAACACAGAATCAAATCAATAACCTCAGTTTAGCAGATTATGATAAAATGACAAACGCTGAATTCAAACCGACAGTTGTCCAACTCAAACTTTGCAAAAGAGAAATTGATAAGTTTATTAAAAAAATATACAGACAATACACTCAGTTAATCTAGATTACAAATTGCCACATAAATTTTATTAATAACAGTTGTTAACAAAATTTATTCAAACAAATATCAATTCTAAAGTTTTGCTACAGATCTTGATTTTTGCAAGATTTTGATATCACGAATTTTATTTTTACATTTGACAATGACATTTTTAACGAAAAAATAATCATCATGAGACATAATGTGTTCAGCAAATTTTATCAAATTGTCGAGAAATTTTATTTCAAAAGCTAATTCTTCTTTCATGGTGGCGAGTTGAGAAGTTAAAGCTAAATCAACATTTGTAAAAAAAGTTTCTTCAATGCTAGTTACAAGATCAATCAATTCAGGACTAACATTTTTAATATCGATCAAATCGTTGGACATATTGGAAAATCAAACAATTGTCGTCTAGAATTGCTACAATTCTCTCCGAGATCTGCCGATTGTGTCAATACCGAATAGCATGACAACCTTAAATAATTTATCTGAGAAAAATATTTTCAATTTTTATTTCCCAATTTTATTAGGAAATGAATTTTTTTGTAGTGCAATTAGTTTAACTAATAAGAATTTTGGATTTGAATTTCATAATAATCATCGATTATCACATAATCTAGATCAACGGAGTGTAATGTCCATACCAGATACTCTTGGATCGAATAATATTTAATTCCTAGATAAAATGCATTTGCATACACAAACTTTTAGGTTTTAATATTAATTTTAGCAAATTATTTTTCCTAACAATTCTCTCCGTCAAGATTTTTTTAGACCGTGCCAATAACATGTGTTCCAATCTGTAACGCTTATTTTTACTAAAAGAATAAACACGTTTATCACAAACCGACAACAAAAACAAGTGCATTTTAGTACATTTTGGTGCACTGTATTCCAAAATCTTATAATTATCATGTTGAATACCGGATCCCATTGAAACTAAATATTTTGCAATCTCGAACATGTTAAAATGTATGCAACGTTTCAGTGGGTAATTATTGTTGCTTTCAATATCACATCCAATGCTAATTAAATATTCAACAATGTCTTTACGATTAAATTCAGCAGCCAAGCACAAAGGCCAACTATTATTTTTTGCAATACGACATCCTGCTTCAATTAAATATTTAACAACAGTCAAATGCCCACCGATAGCGCTCCGTTCCAAAGCTCCGCCATACCGACAATTGATATCGCATCCGAGATTGATTAAATATTTAACAACCTCTATGTGTCCATTTTTTGCGCTCAGCATGAGAGCTTCACAACTGTCAATTTTGAAATCAAATCCCAATGCGACAAAATTTTTTATTAGCTCAATATCTCCTGTTCGACATGCGTTAAAAAACTCTTTTTTATTAAGCATCATGACAAATTTTGTAAAAAAAATACAAATGCATTAATTGCCAAATATAATCAATGAGAAATATATTGCAATTTTTATTGAGATCAAACTATTGATCCAAATAAAAATTTTCATAATTTAACCCTCAAACGTCAATAACATTGACAGGATTAGCAGGATCAATCGCAAACATAGGAACTTCATTTTTTTCAAAATATGCTTTCATTTGTTCATAGACATACACTAAATGCATCTCATGGTAAAGTCCCAATGTTTGCGATTGTGTCCTTAATGTCGTAACAACATTGAAAGAATGTTCAACAAATATTACAGTTTCTCTTTGTGGCTCGACTGTTGACGCGAAAGCATTCAGATTCGGAATGTTAATATCATGTTTGTATATCGCTCTAAACAACGAAACCAAATCAAAATATTTGTATTTGTCAACAATAGCAATTACATCCTTCGGCAAATCTCTTTGGAATAGTTTGCACATTTTTTCATAGGAACTTTGGAAAATCTTCAAACGCGATTCAACATTGTCTTTTTCTTTCTGCAAAGCCGCCAATTTAGCTTCAAGATCCGCAACTTGGACTTGTTCGTTGGTTCTCTGAGTTGTTTTTTTGATGAAAAATGTTCCATCATCAATATCTATTTGTGCGGTCATAAAACTGGTATGTGTAGTTATGCCAACTTTTACGCATTTTTCAGAAACAGAAATTAAGAATCCTTTTGTGATTTTGTTCTGTTCTTTGTTTACATGTTTAATATGAGTTCCAATCTCGAGACATGTGACATTTGTGGAGATCCATTTATCAACTAAACTGCTGGGTTTGGGAACATCCTTGACGAAGAATTGTGTGTTGCTAATATTCACAAACCAACTTATTTCTCCAATATCCATTCCTGAACCAATAATTATACGCCCGTATTCTTTGTCGGCCAAAAGGAAAAATCCTTCATCAGCGGTGCAGTTTGTCGCTACGCACTTAACATAATCCCCGACTTTGAGATCTGTAACCTGAACCTTTGTGTAGCCTTCGATAACACAACAAGGTTTGATCATAGGTTTTGTTTCAATGTCGGCAACTGTTACGTGAACCGTTTCCACTTTATAATAATCCAAGAATTTGAAACAATTTTCACAATGCGCATTACGCGAGCGAATTTTGGTATAATCAAATCCAAACTTTTTCGCACATGACACACAATAATATTTTTCCATTAAATATTGATCGATGCGGACTACCATTTGAATTACCTGCTGAGACATCAGACAATTTGGTTCGCAATTTTTTCAACAAAAACTTTGTTGAAAAAATGCAAATCAAAACTCTTTATCCATTTCCGGAGGCGTTAAATAAACTTTTCCATGGATGATATGCTGTTCATATCGGATTTCAACTTCTTTTTCGTATTTGAGCAACTTTTTTTTCCATTCAATAACTGTCGAATAGGATAACTTGCTATCTGATGTTCCGCCAATCCACTGCATGGATGAACTGTGAGTCAAAACAGATCCCCATCCATGCAATTGTTGCCTGGCAATATCACTATCACCAAAATTGGGAGCTATGATGTCAAGTATGTACTTGCGGTGGATGTTGGACATTCTGTGTGCTTTTTGCGTGAAATTGCTCCAAATATCGCATTCTTTCATCATGTAGTAAAAGTATGCTACAGCGTGCGCATTTTCGAAGTATTTGAGTTCTCGTTTGTCTTCGCTTATTTTGAAAGCGATGGAACCATCCTTCTGGAACTCAAAGATTTCATTTCGCCTTTCAAACATGATGTCGATTTGACTCCTCAAAAGTAAAAATTTGTGGAATCGTGACAGCTTGAAATCTTCCAAACACCTTGGTTTTTTTGGAAAACGTTTGGGATCCAGCGTAAGATCAATTACATCATTGTTTGTAGCAGCCTTTTTGGTTTCAGGTTCTTCTACTGTATCGTGTTTACCATCTGCAGTGGTCTTCCTCTTGCGAGATTTCGCATCCGGAAGGGGAATTTCCCGAATTTTGCTAAGTTCCCGTATGATGGTGTCAACCTCTTGACCCAGGTCATGCTGCAAAATGTAAGCACGGCATTGTTCCAGATTTTTGACCAAACCACCTGCCAATGAACATATGAGATGTGTCATACCAATCTTTGGTGTCAATTGTTCATTAGTTTCAGCCATATCGTTCTTGAAGTTCTGGTTGTCTTCCAAAGAGGAACCTTGTATTTCTATAGAAATAAGTTGGTCAGTAATTTTAGGCACGCAATTTTTTTGAGATAAAGCTTAATTTATTTCTGGAAATTAAGATTGGTTGACGGATCTCATATTAATTTGCAAATGGATGACAACAGCAAGCCGATTACATTATTGCGAAGTGCCTCCAGCAAGCTTGTGTTATACAAATCTTATTTCGATCTTGATTTAGATCAAGTGCAGTCTCTTGAATTGGTGGAGCGGCCACCAATTATAATCTACGGCAAAGAATGTCGTCAAAACAGAAATGTTGGTTTTTTCTCAAATGAATCCACTGGATACAACTATTCATCGCAACAAGCGCCATCTAGTCCTATGCCTAAATGGCTCAAACAACTAACTGAAAAAATTAACATCGATTTGAATACTGATTTTAATGGTGTATTGGTGAACCAATATACTAATGGAACCCAAAGTATTGGATCACATTCTGATGATGAGCGTACTCTATCACAAGGTCCAAATGGTTTATGTGTAGCTGCTCTGAGTTATGGTGCAACCCGCAAATTCAGAATTAGAGCTCGACAAGAAACTCAAGTATTTGTTCAACCTGATATCGTCCATAAAACTGAAGTTGAAACTAAACCAACCAATAGAGGAAATTTAACATGGGTTGCTAAAGAGAATTCGATTATCGCTGATGTTCCACATATGGCTGGTGACCTACTTGTTATGATTGGTGATTTCCAGCGCGAATTCAGACATGAAATTCCAGTTGAAAAGAAGGTTAGCGAACCCAGATGGTCACTAACTTTTAGGACTCATTCACAATAAGTTTATTGGTAAACAAATATGTAAATTAATTATCGAATATGAATTTGATAATTAATTGGTTTCATTAATAACTTTGTTTTGAAGATTAGTTAAATGAATTTTGTTTGATAAAAATTTATAAATGATTCTAAGCAAGTCAAAATCACGAACTTTTTCAAATTTTGGCCATAAAATTTTCTCGATATCATCCACATAATACAAACATGTTTCAAACAAATCAAGTGTTTCTGCAATAAATCTATCAGACCAAGACGAATTAATTTCAACTTGATAAATTTTATCAATAATACTATTGGCATTCACCAGACCATTTTGCAGAAATTTTTTTGTGATTGCCACATATTCTTTAATTGTTACACATGAAAAATATCCGTCTTCAAAAATTTGTTCAAAAGTCAAAAAACTATTCGTGATTAAAAAATCTATTATTATCACATAATTTGAATTTCTTAACAGAAGTTCAACGTTCAACGTCGAAACCCATTCACGAATTTTATCTGTGGGAATTTCTGCAATATGAACATATCCTTTGTGGTGAATAAACACTTGGTGAAATTTTTCCTTATCAGCATACGTCATAAAAATAATTTTGTTTTCTGTCGTAAGGTGATCGAAAAAAGATAAATTCGCTGCAGTTAATGTCATTGCATTTATTATCGATGAAACTTTGTCAACGTTATCTTTCGCGGATTCTATTAGTGAATTGATAGAATTGAAATCCATTTTTGGGTGCAACTAATTTCAATCAAAATAAATCCATAAAATAGATTAAGTGTGCAATTTTTCCGAATTGCAGACCGAGTGGAACTCGGGTCGCAATTAGTTATTTTAATAGAAGCTCAAGCTTCTATTAAAATTCCGAAAATTAATATTGACTAGTAGTTAGTATTAATTTACGTTATTGAATTAAGTCTGAGCTTAGTTCGATTCCGATCAACTTGAGTATGTTTAATTTTGCTTAGCAGTTTCTTTTTCGATAGTGACTAAGTATACTTTGTTTGACAAAAATTTAGCTAAAATTTTCAACATATCGAAATTTTTAACCTTTTCAAATCTCGCCCACAAAATTTTTGATACATCATCTACGTAATACAAACACGTTTCAAATAAATCAATCACCCCATCTGCAAATTTTAAATTCTTGCTGTCAGCTAATAAAATTTTACTTATAACGTTATCTGCTGGCACAATGCCTGTTGTCACAAAATTTTTGACGATAGGAACATATTCTTTAATTGTCACACATTTTGTGCAAGATCCATCAAAAACTTGGTCGAAAGTCAAAAAATTATTCTTTATCAATAAACAAATCATCTCAACATAATCAACGTCGTCAATGTAAGCAGTAATTTTGATAGACGAAATCCATTTACGAATTTTTTCGGGAGCAAGGTCTGGTATTAGACGATATCCACCGTATCTAGTAAATATTTGGTGAAATTTTTTCTCGTCTACGTGTGTCATAAAATGAATTTTGTTTTGTGGTGAAAGGTATTCAAAAAAGGACACATTTGTTGCGGCCAACGCCAACGCTTTTACTATCAAAGATATTTTTTCCACATCACCAGCTGATGCTGACATAAATGCATCGATTGAATCTGTGTCCATTTTGGATGAATATTATTTTAATATCCATCCAATTAAAAGCAAAATTGGTGCGCAATTTTTTTAAGTTTTCTTAATTTCATCTCTGACCTTCATCAGCGCAAGCCCCAACAAGTTCTCTCCGGGCCATTTGTTTGAACTCATCTTTTTGGCTGTGGCTTCGCTCAGCCCAATTCCCCAAACTTTATCATATGGAGAAGCTTCAACTAAAGTTTTCCCAATTGTTTCCATCAGAATTTCTTGCAAATCCGGATTTTGCGTAAACTTCAAACGATTTCCTTCAACAACAATATCAAACTTAACTCCATCCCAGATCCTGTCGTCGAAATTTTTTGTTTCGCGACCCAGTGCTTTAATAACCTTGGGATCGGTTGCAGCCATTATTTTGGCATGGGTTATCTTGTCATCAAAAGTCAAAGCTTTGTGTGACATCATGTATTGTTCGGCACAATTGTAACTTACACCTGATCCATCAACAAATGCTGAAGGATAAAATTGACTGAACACGGCACCAGCACTTTTTGTTGCATGACTGTAGAAAAAGATGTGTTTTCCAGAGCTTTCAAGTAGTGGTTTTTTGGAAGCCATTTGCAATAGAATTCAAACTAAACTAACTTTCTAAGTTGATTTTATTCTGCAATTTTTTAAAGACTCAAATTACCATTCAATAATAAGATTAGTCACACCATCAGAAAAAAATCCAGACATTTTTAGATCAAAATTTTTTATGCCTCTTATGCGACTTTTCATTATTTTGTCCTTTAGCTTCATACTCTGATCATAATGTTGATTAAGATTATGATTGCAATCTGTTAGCGTGATTTGTTTCAATGATTGATTAGATACCATTGCCTTTGCGATCTCTTTACTAAATTGCAGTACATCTCCAACATCCAATAAAACTAAGTGCTTGATATCCAATACTTCAGAATATAGCTCATAATCAACCGCATAATCAGCTGCTTTTAACTTCGCTTCTTCTAAAACCAATGGCATTTTACTGATATAAAATCGGTGTCCTGACTTTATATTTTGATAGCAAACTTACTTACTTTTTGATAAATTTTTATCCAAAGATAAGCAAAACTACAAACTACTTGTTCTTGATGAAAGCGGAACTTTGCTTCAGCATTTGCTCTTGAGTGTATGTAGTTTGGTGTTGTGCTGAAATTGCTGCCAACAAAAGAGTGGCCAAGTTCAAACAGATCGATTCATGATACAATTTCGACCAAAGTGCGATCATCTCCAAACCGTAAGTTTTCACAACATTCAACTTCTTGGTCAAAATCATCTCATGCAGGTGGCGGCTGTTTTCCATTTTGGTCAAAACCTCCGGCGCGATCTTTGCCTTGATTTTGCGAATGTCATCCTTGGACAGACTTTCCAACATCTGCTTCAACTCGATCGTAACCTGAATTGTCTCATTTGCAGCATTGACTGCATCTTCATCACAGTAAGGAAGATACTTGCTGTCAGGATCATACTTCAAATACGACAACCCACTTCTGTCATACTCAGCAGTATCAGCATCCGAATCCTTCTTCCTAACAATGACGCCTTCAAAAAACTCGCAAGCCAGTACAGCCCTTACTAAGCTTGGTTGCACTTTGGGAGCAGACATTTTTGTTTTGTTAGCAAACGCTCAAATACTATCGATCTTCCTATGAAATTGTCTTATTTTTGCCTCGCGCAATTTTTATTTTAATAATCAAATAAAAATTGCATAAGCAATACTTTGATACATACTGTAAATATGAAATAACAGTCCCCTGAAAGCCAGGTTCCTTTGATGTCCTTAAGAATCATGAAATCATCTATTATTATCGTATTGCTAATCATAAGCAGTGCAAGTGCATTACAAATGATAACATATGTTGTCTCTCACGATATGAAAATCATATATCCACAAAGTGTTAATTATTGTAGTAATACTATTGATTGCTCCAATATTCTTTTTGCAAAACAAAATTATAATGGTTTCCCAGTGGCCTATTTTCCGACACCAACAAATTGTACGCATGATATATCAATTAATCTGTCACAAGGATTACTTGGTTTATCATATGAAGGCATTAATAATCACAATTTTGTCGTCGATGGATCAACTGGAACTTGTGATAGAACAAATCTTTGTATTTATGATGTATGTAAAGCGTCTAACATTCCAACAGTCAAATTTGTCAGACTGGATTTGCTGTAAAGCACAAATAAATAATTAAATTGATATTCAATTATTTATTAAGAACCACAACCACCGCTACAGCCACCACTGCAACCAGAACCAGAATCTGAGCCAGCATCATCCGCATCTGTGCTCGTTATCACTCCCAGAGACGTTCCGTCTGTAATATCAACATATGCTGCTGTTGTTGAATTAACTTTGCGCTTTTTAATTTCTTCCGAATCAGATTCTGTGGTGTAACCTACAAATGAACCCATAATCACGCCAGTTGAACATGATGCTACATGTTCCTTTGGTTTGTCACTTAAATCAATTTTGTGATCTAAAATCCGACCAAAAATATTTTTAGTATCTGCACAATACAATTCGTCATCCATCATGTGAGCATGCCATACAAAATCTTGTTTGAGATCTGGGGAAAAATGTTTGCCGGGGTTATCTCTCAATCTGCGCAAGAATATATGATAATTTTCAATGAGATCATCATGATTGGACAAATCTACGCGCGAAATCTTATCTGCAAACATGACTTGCGAATTACATTGTTTTAATAACCAATCTTCTTGAATAGGTTCAACTGATAAAGTTTTGTCGCGAAGGCTACGCATACTTAACTCAAATTCAATTGGATTCAGTTTGAGAACATGTTCAACCCAATAAATATTATCATCAGTCTGGGTCTGGGCACCACGGAGATAGAAATATTTCCAAATAACATATCCTGAATTTTCTAAAAATATATGTTTTTCACCTCGTCTAAATGGTTGAATAACAAGGCGATCATATTCAAGATAATCCCTGACAGCTGTTTTAATGGATTTTGGTTGAAGTTTAATTATTTTTTTGTAACGGTTCAAGTGATCGTGTGAAACGCTTGTGATTAATTTGATACTTTTAGACAACATTTTAATTGATGTTAAGTGAAATAATTCGTTTATTATCAAGGGATACTGGACAATATTTTATTTGCAATTTTTTTAAATTATTTGTTACGTAACATATTCTTTATCATAACACTATCAGATGAACAATATCCAAGACACAAATTAGGGCGAACTATTTTGATTTTTTCCACAAATTTTGGCGTGAAAAACTTTCAAATTTGGTGGCAAAAACTTTATTACATTAGGACCAAATCGATAGGTTTTAGATTGAACATCAATGTAAGTAATTGTTTTTGGCAGCACTTCAAACATTTCAGGAGTGAAGATGTTATTAAGACATAATTTTTCTAATTTTGGTGGCAGATGTTGTAAATGCTCTATGGAAATTGTATCTGTATTCAATTCGACAATATCTGATGATAAATCTAATAATCCTTTAGGCAAAAACATTAGTGTTTCCGATCCTGAAATGTATTCAACACGCAATCTCGTCAAGTTTATTGGTAATTTTTCAGCAAGATTTTTTGACAAAGACATTACATACCATTGCAGATCAACTAATGCATATGAATTATCAACAGTTAATTGATCAAAATCGGATCCCTTACACAATCCAGAGCGAGAACACATCAATTGTGTTACACTTTTAGGTATTATGATTTTATCAGAATAATAATACAATTTTAACTTTGTCAATGTTGCAATTGAACTAAAATCGCGCCCAAAAATTTTATTATTGAGTCTCAATGATTGCAATTTTGGCAGTGTTTTCAAATATTTTTCATAAGATTCTGGGCGATATTTTCCATAAAAATAACCCAAATTCAAATCCGTCAGAGTTCTGGGAAGATGTTTTAATGTTTTGCAATTTTTAATTGATCTGATATGAAGGATCATCAGTCCGGGCAATAATTTAAGAGCGTGTTTAGTAATTTTGGCGCCGATCATTTTTAGTGATGTCAGATTTTGTGGATAATTTAAAAATTTTGTTTTCGTAACACATTCCAAAATTAAACTTTCCACTGAATCAGGGATAAATGGCAAATTTCTTAACTCGCCAAAATATTGATTGCGGATTTTAATAGATTTCAATGTTGGAACAAAAATTAATTCTCCGATTTCTTTAGCATGGGTAATATGTATTTTTTTCAAATTCAAAGCTGCTTTATAAATAGATTTGTTCATCGCATCCACTTTAATTGCATACAATGTATGCATAATTTTGGTTATCAAACCTTTATCAAAGCAACCAATCAATGATAACAAACAATCTTGCTCGTAAAAAGAGCCATGCGAATCTTCATCTCGATATTTTGTGCCAATGCCTCTTTTTTTGGAATTATGTTCATCGTTGGTTTTATAATAAAAATGTCTACCGTAAAGATATTTATTAATAATTATGTCGAAAACATCACAATGCAGATCAGTTAATTTAGTTATTGACATTGAGAATGTCAATAAATAATTTTATTAAGATTGGGTATTTGAATATTTAATTTGCAATTTTTATTATATATTGTATAGCGGATGCGATTTCTGGTCGTTTACGTTACGTAAATAACATAATTTCAAAAAATTGATTTAAAATGCAATCGTAACATAAAATTAATCATGTCTTTTCTGGATTATATTCAGGACGATTATTTTGTGTATAACAATTTTAATGTGCATGTAATAAATGTAAATAATAATTATTGGTTTTGCGCATCTGATTTTGGTAAAATAATAGGTTATAAAAACATGAACGTCGTTGTTATTGACAAAGTTAATGTTGGCGATAAAATTTGTTTAGCTGAAATCAAAAAATTTATGATAAAGCATCATAAAAATATGCAGGGTCATGCTGTTTATATTAATGCGAGTGGTATAAAATCTGTGCTCATGAGTTGTGGTATGTGCAATAGTGAATTTTTATGCAAAATATTTGGTATACAAAAACTTAGATTAATACGCAAAGAAATAAGTATTGTGGAAGAATTGAATGCATTTTGTCTAAATGCGAAAATTAAAGGTATTCATCAATATTCTGTAAAAAATGGTAAAAAGACATACAGAATCGATTACTATTTACCCAAATATAAAATAGCAATCGAGATAGACGAATTTAATCATTGTGGACGCGACAAAAATTATGAAAAAATAAGAGAAACGTTCATTAAAAAAAAATTAGGATGCATTTTTATTAGATGCAATCCAGATGATAAAAATTTTAAAATTTCCGGTTTGATTGGGCGAATCTATTCTAAAGCAATGAAATATACCCAATCCAAAATTACTAATAAAATAAAAATAAAATCTATGTCGGAGAAAAATTTAAAACAAATTAAGTATTTAAAATAAACTTTTGTAGTTCTCTGCAAAAGTTTATTCGTCGCCATAACTATCCATGTAACCATTTTTAATAAAAGTCTTAAACAACTTTTCATAACTGGCAGATATTTTCTCAGGACATCCTATGCACCAAAATGAAAAGTTTCTGCAAATGTTAAACAATTTTTGTTTCTGCATTATTCCTTTGTGATTTTTAATAAATGCTTGCGTAACTCCAACAAAAAGCTCTCGGTCAATTGGTTCGCATACAGCCAATCTTACACGTCCAATGTGCATAATATGTGGGACTACACCCAAAATATATTGTGATCTGGTGGAAATGTCAACAAAAGTTAAATTTAACTTTTGCAAAAAGCTCGTGTTATGTTTGATGTTCATACTCATGATTTTGAGCGATGGAATACAATGGAGATAATCAATATTCAGCATTGAATCTGAATTTTTAAAACCAAGTTTGTGTAAATGATGACTTTTGAGGTTGACCGCATCAACAGTTCCTTCATAAAATTCTAATTTGCGTAATTCGGTAAACAAGTGCAATTTTTTGTTAATTTCATCATTAATGGGACTTATTCTCAATGATTTTACATTCGATGCACATTGATTTGCAATAAAATCAAACCAACCCTTTCTCAAAGGTCCACCGTCAAAATTGCTTAACGTTTCATGATCCAATATATCAAGTTCAACAATTTTTGTAAAGTTAATCTTATGAAAATCTACCCCAATGTAAGAAGAAATATCGATCGCTTCCAACGCAAGATCACCAACATTTAGTCTGACATTTTGATAGCTGGATTCGAAATTCGATCCGATGGCTAACTTTCGTAAAAGAACTAAACCTGATACGTCGACAATGTATGCGAATTTTTCATCGTCGTCATAAAAATATTCCTTATCAAAAATAAATTCAAGCTCCTCCAAATTTGGAAAAACTTCTGCAAAATTAATCTGGGCATCAGTCGTAATAGTCATTTTAGAAATTCCATCTAAAATCAAGTCTTGTGGTATTGCGCTTACTTTTGCTGATAATTCAGATAACTGAGATAAATTTCGGATCAAATTCAAATCGATTGCATTATCCGCAAATAACACATTTAATGTTTTCAAATTAACAAATTTTGTGAACTGTTCGACCGTTGGTTGCACTTTTACTGATAATTCAGTAACATTATTTATTGGTAGATTCGCATATAGCGCTAGTAATTCTGCACTATCCGTTTTCCATGAACCAGAAATACGTTTTACATAAGTATCAAAAACAGATGGTTTTGTGTCTACCTGTTTGAAACTGGACGTGACAACAATTTGACTCAATGCTTGCTTTAATTTTTGGTTAAAGCTTGAATCTCCTGTAAGAAGAAGAGCCATGGTGTCTCCATTTGGATATCTGTAAGTGATCGTATCTAAGATGATTGCCAGGATTTCTGGTGTTAGATCGGATAATATCGCCATTCTCTTATTAAGAGAGATCGATATATTTATGTAAGAAAATTTATTTTGAATAAAATTTTATTCAAAACAAATGTTTTGTGCAAACAAATATTTATTCGGCATACTGACCCATGCCCAAAGAGTTCAAGTAGCTCCTGAACTTCTCGTGGGCCATTTTTTCAATGGCCCTTCGCTCAGCATTGATGGCTACTTGTTCCAACTTGGCTTCCTCAAGAGCCAGGAGTCGCTTGTCAACGATCTCAATGATCTGCTTGGCCATGGCAACTGAAATCACCAAAGGCTTGGTAGCCGGTTCCTCGGGTTTGGTGACAGGTTCCTCAGGTTTGGTGGCTTCGGGCTCAGGCTTAGCTTCTGTGGCAGCCGCATCAGCGTCTCTCTTGGCTCTCCATTGAACCAGAGCGTCCACAATTGGACAGGATGGTGCATCATTCAATTTGGTGAGAACCTTGTCCAAAAGTGGCCAGGCCTCCGGAACCAGTTGTTCTGGCTTCAAAGGCACGAGGTTGAGTTGCGGGAATGTTTTGATGAATTCGTCAAGCAAAACAGCCTTTTGCTGGTTCAAAAGGCTCACAAAGACAACAAGCTGGACTGTCACGTGCAGTATCTTGAGTCTCTCACATTCATCACGAAGGAGAATCGAATCATTTGGCAAAATTGTGGTCCAAAGGAGTTGCGCGTTCGGAACAATGTTGAGAACATCCTTCAGAGTCAGCCCATAGATGTTCTCGATGCGGTTCCTCGCCTCAGCCAGAACTGCTTGTGATCTGGTTCTCAAGAGTGCAATGGCCAAGAACGCTTGGGTTGGCTCCATGATTTTTTTGACTCCGGCAGTTTCCAAAGTCTTCAAGATGCTCATCACATCAGAAGTCTCGGGCAAGTCGTTCATACCCTTTCCCTCGTGAAGGTAAGCCATGATGAAGTTTGTTGATTAGGTTGTGTGTCTCGCTATTGCTTGATTCTAATGGAACTTTTAGTTCCAATAGTGTTTCAGGTGAGAATACTTTGACTTATTACTAGGATTGTCAAGCAGTTTATTTTTCAATTTTTTTTGAAATTTAGATTAACATATTTCATTTACATTATTTAAACAAGTCTGAGCTTGATTTAATTCTGAAAAATCAATATTAACCAAGGGATTAATATTATTTTGCATAATTAAATCAAGTCTGAGCTTGATTTAATTCTGAAAACATAATCGATTATTAATTGATTATGGTTTCAAATCTTTACGCAAGGTAATGACGTCTGCGCCAACGGAGATCCTTCAAGCAATCATCGACTTTGCTTTTGGCATCTCTGTTGATGTTTTGAACAATAGCAGATGCGTCATCAAGATTTTCGACGCGTTCATTGACGGCATGTTTGATGAGAATCGCAATCTCATTGTCTGCGACCTTCACATGATAATCGATGACCTTTTGAATGCGTGGCATGACATATCGTGTCACCTCCTTAGTAACTTCTTCTGCAGAAAGCTTGGATGTTCCAGTGCTGGGTTTGGTCTCAACACTGTCCCTCTTGACTCTCCACTCAGTGAGAGCATTTATGAGAGGACAAGATTCAGATGACAAATGTTCCATAAGTCCGTCCAAAATTGCCCAAGCCTCCGGAACCAACTGTTCAGGTTTCGCATGGAAAAGATTGATCTTGGATCTCTTGGCGAGTTCAGCGGCCAAAACATCTTTTTGTTGGTTCAACAAACTCACGAAGACATCAGTGCGAGTTTGTGAGTTCGCCCCGCTCACACAAATCGATCTAATGGGACCGCATTCTTGCCAAATGAAAATTGGAACATTTGGCAAGAGCGCAGTCCAAATGTAGTCGCCAGATGGAGAAAGGCGGAAAATGTCTTCCAAAGACAAACCGTAGCTGTTACCCAGATGACTTTTTGTCTCGGCCAAAGCTTCAATCGAATCATTTCGGATCAAAGCAATAGCCAACAACGCCTGAGTTGAATTTTGGATTTGCTTGACTCCAATGGTCTCCAAAGTCTTCAAAATGGTCATCGCATCCAAATTTGATGGAAGCAAATCATATCCTTTTCCAGTGTGAAGATAAGCCATTTTGCAAAAGGTAAACTTCTTTCGGTGTCTCGTGGTGTCTCGTAGTGAGAATACTGTGCCTTATTCTCAGGATTGCCAAGTAGTTTGTTTTGCAATTTTTTCTTAAAAATTGCAAAATACTTTCTCTAACAATATGTTAATAAACGTTACTGATTAGATCTCAGAAAGAACAAACCAATGTTGAAAATTGTAAAACTTATTCCTAAAACTTGCAGATCCAGACCATATACCACTGATCTGGATCAAATTCTTAAAAATCGCGGTTTGGTGTTCATCAATGCCGAAGAACTTAATAAAACAAACGGTAAAATTAAGCTGCTGCCAAATACAAAATTGCTAAGTGCATGGTTTCCTGAAAAGCATAATTTGGACCTTGAAGAAAATTTGTTCAAAAAATTTCCAAGCACATTAGAAGATTTGTCATTGTATAACTTTACGTTTGGCGAACAAAATCGACATTTGTTAAAACTCATTCCCAAGAATCTATCTATGTTAACAATTTTTCACCAAAAGGATGAATTTTTGTCCGAAATAAAATCTATCTTGCCATCAAACACAAAAATTTGCACTTCGAAAGATTATATTAAAGCAAGATTTGTAACGGTCAATGGGTCAACTATGATTGTTACTGAAAAAGATAAACTTTAAAAAAATTGCAAATTTAAACATCATTATCACTTGATTTATTGAACTAAATATTCCCTTAAAATGTACGGTTGTAACAAATGCAAATACATTTGCGGCTATGATACAGATGATTTATTAGTATTGTTTGGGTTGGACGGTACCATAGTATCATGTTTACCAAATTATGCATTACACGGAAAACGAGTTATTGATGTGACAGATGATCATGATGATATTATGACAACTTCAAAAGAGGACCCATTTTCAGCCCGCATGTTACAAGAACACAAGGATATATGTGAAGCATCCACTAACAGATCACCAGATGGGAAACGCAAATGGAGACCGTTACCAGAACATTTTGTTGTAAAATATCCTTTTTTGTGTTTAGGTATCTTACCACCTGATTCCATGATTGAATATTCTCAATTTAATTTTGATTGGGATCAACACAAAAATTTTATGCTCAAATACGTTATCAGAATGTCAGGAGCAAATGAAATTCCTGAAAAAATAGAAGTATTGAATACTTATTTTGACATAAATTACAACAAGTTCAATATTAATTTCATCTTAAAATTTAAACAATTGGATGGATTGTCCACACTTGCAGAAAAGATCCATGTTTTGTTGAGTATGAATTTTGCATTTGACGTGGAAACTATTCCCATAGAAATTGATCAAATTGCTAGTTTAGATGATGATGTTTTAGAACAACTTGTTAACTGCGGATTGAATTTGAAGACTCTAATGAGAAATCAATCACAGTACTTACCATTTTTGTCAAACACATCAATAGACCGTATTCTCAAATTTGAACCAGACGTCGAATTTCTTGCAGCAACTATTTTAAAACGTAATGGTGTGAAATCGTTGTTGAAAAATCTTATCGAAAATCACGGATTAGATATTTTGTCATGTTTGAACGAATAATTTAATAATAATCAATTATCAAATTATCTAAAATAAAAATTGCAAATATGAACTCCATAATCATTATTTCAGTCAAATCAAATATTCGCAAGCTGAAATGTTTGCCTGTACCAAATGCAATGTTGTTTGCGGTTATGATCATAATGATCAATTGAATTTGCGTCCAATCGAAGTATCCGTTGAGAAAACAGCGTCTGATATGTTTATTAATGGGGTTACAGTTCTTGATATTACAAACACACACGATGAAACTATCTTAATGTCACAAGAAGATTGGTTTTCTTCATTAGTACTACAAGAACACAACAATATGTGCCAATCTGCTAATGATAAAATTAAAGACACAAGCCGCAAATGGAAACCGTTGCCTGCGCATTTTGTAATCAAATGTCCATTTTTATGTTTGGGTATTTTATCGCCAAATTCAATAATTGAATATTCTCAATTTGATTTTGGTTGGGATCAACACAAAACTTTCATATTTAAATATATCATTCAAATGTGCGCGGCAAGTGAAATTGCTGAAAAAATAGAAGTGCTGATTACATATTTTGGTTTCGATTACAAAAAACGAAACATTAATTTTGTTTTACGCCTCAGACAATTTGGTAGTTTTTCAACACAGGCAGAAAAAATTCAAGTTTTATTAGATATGGGTTTTGCATTTGATATGGATAATTTTCCTTTGAGTGTTGTCGAAATTATGAGCTTGGATGATGAAATTATTGAACAACTTGTTAATAATGGCTTGAACATCAAAAAAATTGTGGAAAATGGACCGCATTTGTTGAATCGTTTATCAGATGAATCCATGGATAAACTTATTAAATTCGATCTCGATGTTCATTTTATTGCCAAAACACTTTTGAATCGCACCGGTCTTGTACCATTGCTAAAAAAATTTGTTGAAAATCATAATTTAGATATCACATCATGTTTAGATTAGAAAATTCAATAATCAAATGATCATTTAACTATTGAAATAAAAATTGCAAAATCAACTTACTGACAAATCTTTATAAAAATTATCTTTTACTCTGCTCTTTGAGAACTCCAAAATGCCCGCTCCCACATTCAACAAGGTAAACCCTGATACTATCTACGGTATCATTGCCGAAGGTAACATGCAAGCATTCACTGACAAGATGCATGCAGATCCTAATTTTTTGTCCATTGTCTATGAAAATGGTTTTGCGACGTTTCTTGCGAAAATCATCACTAGAAACTCCAGTTTCACATTCGACGTCAATCACGTCATGATGTTCGGACACATCGTCAACTTTGTAAAGGCTCCTGGTTTTAAGGGCGACGTTTACAAAATGAAGGACGTCGTTTACATGCTGGCAGAAAAAAGTGCAGCTGCTGCGAGAACAATCTTGGAAGATCTGAATGTCACCGAGGAGACCTTTGGCAAATGGTTCAGTATCAACGATCTGGCTAAGTATGTTGAGAAACGCCAATTTGCGATGGCCGAGATGATCTGCATCTGTCACCCTGATGCCAAATTTGCTCATTACGAATACATCCTAAGTGCATCAGGAGAAACTGGCAGTGACTACGGTGCTGCACTCAAGTCCTGGATGGAAGCTCCGATGGTTGGTCGATGCAAATCTTACCTCAAAGTCCGCGCAGGAGATTGATATAGTAATTAACAATTACCATATCAAACTAATTTTTGCCAGAGGAAATCCCCCAGAATTTTTGCGTTAAAAAAAAATTTTTTCCTACGCACAATATAGAAACCACCAAAATGTCCACGCCCAGCCCCTTCTCCAAAGTTGAAGACGTTATTGCCCATTTCAAGGCAGGAGGTATTGTCATGGTAAGCGATGACGAATCCAGAGAGAACGAGTGCGATTTGATTATGGCAGCGGAGTTTGCTACTCCTGAGAAGCTGTTGCCTTTTATCAGATATGGAACAGGTTTGGTATGTGTAACCATGGAAGCTGATAGAGCTACCAGGCTTGGTTTGCCTCAAATGGTGAAACACAATCAAGACAAGATGGGAACGGCGTTCACCTTGACCATCGATGCAGCTGATGCCGGAACTGGTGTCTCTGCTGAAAACAGAGTTCGTACTATCTTGGCAGTTGCTAACGATACTATTGAACCGTCTCACATCAAAACCCCTGGACATATTTTGGGTTTGGTGTCCAGACATGGTGGAACCTTGGTTAGACGTGGTCACACCGAATCAGCCACGGATTTGTGTATCTTGGCTGGATTGAAGCGTGTTGGTGTCATTTGTGAGCTTCAACGTAATGATACCGATGGTGAGATGATGTTGTTGCCCGAGTGCATTGAAATGTCCAAGAAGTTTGGCTATCCATTGATCACAGTTGAAGACTTGTCCAGAGCCATGAAATCTTACTATGAAACTCGCCCTGAAGAGCTTGTCGAGCCCGAAGTTTCCAAGAAGTATTGGGCCGATAACACTATGGCTGATGTTAAGTTAGCCGTTAGCTCCCCAATCCAACTCAAGTTGTCTGGTATTGAATCTGCCGATTGGACACTTGATACTTACACCGATGCTGATGGTGATTATCATGTGCTCCTTAAATACAAGGAGTTGGATTTGTCCAAACCGGTCCTCACCAGAATTCACTCTGAGTGCTTTACTGGAGACATTCTTCACAGCTTGAGATGTGATTGCGGCGATCAACTCAAAGCTTCAGCTAAGATCATTGAGCAGAATGGTTCCGGAGCCATTTTGTATTTGAGAAAACATGAAGGTAGGGCTATTGGCTTTGTCAACAAGATGAAAGCTTATGTTTTGCAACAAAAGGATGGTCTCAATACTTACGAAGCTAATCAAGCTCTTGGTTTTGACGATGATCTCAGAGATTACACTGTCGCAAGAAAAATCTTGGATTTGGCTGGAATTAAAAAGATCAACATGTTGACCAACAACCCTGACAAGATCAAGGAATTCGCTGATTATGTTGTGGAGATTGTGCCCATGGATATTGTCCCTAACAAGTTCAACGAAAACTATTTGGAAGTCAAGAAACACGTGGTCCCTCCCACAATCCCCTCCAAGGAACCCCCGATCACATTGGAATGGATGAAAAAGAAAGTTGATCCTTCTAATCTCAAGATTGCCATCATCAAAACCGCTTGGAATGCAACTCTTATCAACGAATTTGTTGGAAATTTGCTCCCTGTTTTCGAACGTCATGGTGCGAAATCAATTGACCAATATGAAGTATCTGGATGCTTTGAAATTCCTATGCTTGCCAAACGTTTGGCCGATAAGTACGACGTGTTTTTGGCTGTTGGTATTTTGTTCAAAGGTGAAACCATGCATTTCGAATCAGTTCTCAATGCGGCAGTCAATGGCATCGTCAACGTGCAATTGGAAACTGGTGTTCCGATCGTCGATGCAATTTTGCCTTGCTACAAAGTTGAACAAGCCGTTGACCGTGTGTCAAAACAATCTCTTGAAGTTAACTCTTTGCCTTTGACAGTCATTGCGCAAGGTTTAGTAAAACAAGGATTTTGTCCAAAAGTTTAATATGGGATACTGAATACAATGTATCTAACGTATTAATTTAATAAGAAATCTGATTAAATTAATTAACCGAATAGACAGACAAGACATCATCACCAATTCTCTCAACAGAATCCAATTTTAAATCCACTGCATCAGTAATTGTGCCAGCCAATACTGTATTGATTCCGCTCTTTCCACTTGATCCAATGATCTTTGCTCCTGTGTAAATATGAATCTTATTTACGAGTTTGTCTGTGATAAATTGTCCAATAATTTCGCTACCACCTTCGACCAGAACCTGAATAACGCCCATCGTAGCCAAATCCTTGAGAACAGAATCCAAATCAGTATAGGGCTTGATTTCCACACCATCAATCTTTAGATTAGCATTGGAGGTGTAAATAATGCAATTAGATTCGCAAACTTTATAGTTGGAATTCAATCTACCTCTGCGATCTAAAACAACTTTTAGTGGTTGCTTAAAATCAGGATCAGTTACAATACTTTGATCCCGCACAGTCAGAGCCGGATTGTCAGCCAACACGGTACCTGAACCAACAATAATTGCTTGTGATTTAGCTCTGCAGTTCAAATGACAATGGCTTCTGCTTGACTCATTGCTGATCCACTGACTGGATTCATCTGCACACGCGACTTTGCCATCGACAGATTGCGCAAACTTAACGATCACAAATGGCTTTTGCACAGATCTCTGGTGTAGATATGGTTCCAGAGACTTTTTAACTGAAGACTGATCTGGAATAATATCCACTTCAATACCTGCATCTCGCAAAATTTGGATTCCCTTTCCGCCAACATGGAAATCTGGATCAACATAACCGACAACCACTCTTGCAAACTTGCGTTCAAGTAAAGCACTGGTGCACGGTCCGGTTCTACCTTGATGGCAACACGGTTCAAGTGTCACATAGATTGTTGAACCAGCAAGATCATGTCCGGCATCGACTGCATTTTTAATCGCTACTATCTCAGCATGAGGTGTGCCAGCTTTGTGATGATGACCGCGACCAATCACAACATTATTTTTAACGATGACTGACCCAACCCATGGATTAGGTGCTGAAGTATATCTACCAAGCTCACCTTCAGCAATGGCCATATTCATAAACGTGGTATCATTCACGCTGCTTGCATCGAAATTAGCAATTCCTGAATCATTAAGCGTGGTATCAAATTCAATATTCACCATTCGACCAACATCGTAATATTTAACAATGGTGTGATTCTGGGTGTAAGTAATAAATGAAACTGCAAAGATAGCGTCTTTGAGATATGCCACAGTCAAACTCATACCATCAATGCAAATAGATCCCTTGTACACGATCTTACTCTTAAAGTTGGGGATGGCACTCAAATCAAATTGGATAACTTTAGAACCATCATCTTTGGGATCAACATTTGATACTCTAGCCAAACCGACAACATGTCCTGTAACCTTGTGTCCGCCAATACTGTCACCAACTCTAAGAGAATGTTCCACATTAACCAGCGTATGGGTTTCAAATGTTACGTTATCAGAACTGACAGTATGAACATTAACAAGATTGGTTAATTTCCTAGTTTCTTCCATAACAAAAAATCTTGCGATATCCGTAGTTGTATTCTCAAGGAGTGTCAAACAAACACCGTTTACTGCAATGCTGTCACCATGAATGTCCTTGGACCAGAATTCAGCACTCACTTTGACATGCAAAATGTTAAGTTCATCAAAGACCGCCTGACCAACTTCTTGCACAATTCCAGTGTAAACCATGTTGTTTGATTATATAATGAGGGTGGATTTCATTTATTAATTTTAAATCTCGTATTTAAAATTAATAAAGATAATCAAACAATTGGTTAATTGTTGCAATTTCATTTATTAATTTAAAATCTCGTATTTTAAATTAATAAAGATAATCAAACAATTGGTTAATTGTTGCAATTTCATTTATTCTTCATCGTATTGGTAATGATAAACCTTATCAAAATTGCAATCAACTGTTCCATCAATATTTGAATAAATAATTTCTCCTGTGATGGTTATTGTTTCGATTTTACTTTGTCTGAGTTTGGTCAAATCACTTGTTTTGATGCCATACAATGTGTCATTAAAACCACATGAGTTTAGCATTCGGGCTCCAGGATGGCCATATGTCAATGTTCTCAGATTGGGTGGAATATCAACAAACACAATTTCCGGATTATAAAATGTCATATAATCATCTTCTCCGAAGCCACCATCATATTCAAGAACTTTTACGTCCCAAACTAGTTCTCGTAACTGAGTAAATTTTTTGAATTCAATTTGTTGCAAGATCGATGGCACAACAGGTATATATCCACCACGTCCACAAATATATTCCAATGTTTGTGATATTTGCATTGATTCCAATGATACAGGACACATTTCATTCATGAAATTAAAATCAGATGAACAACAACCTGTTAATTGTAGTTTTGTCAGCTTCCGCAAACTGAAATCAATATTTGGATTTGATTTGCGGACATAAACATTTTTCATAATCATAATTTCCAAATTTTCAGGATTTACTTTAAACATGACTTCAAGTGTTCTGTCTGATTGAATTGTCAAAATCCTTAATTTTTCTGATTGGATGTCAAGTTTCCCATGTTTTATGTCAAAAATAAACTTTCTAAATTTGGAAAAACATTTCCTGTTGTCATTGGTGGATTCCAATATTGTGCGCATATTTTCAAGTTCAGCAAATTAACATATCCTTTAGCCCTGAAAGGCATGCTGAAGCCGGCGTCTTGGAGAATAATTTCAACATTAGCTAATAGATTAGAAAATCTAAAAATATTATCGAAATCAGTATGTTTTTTACCGCAAAATGAAAATGTATGAAGGTTTGGGAATGTGTAATAATTACTGCTAATGTGTTTCATCGCATTATCGTCATTCAGGGAAAGTTTTGTAACATCAACTGGACTGAAAAATAGACCGCTGACAGATCGAAAAATTAAATCATTTGTTTCTCTGACAAAATGTTCTGATGATCTAACCAATAAAAATTTATGCCAATCTTTGTCAGCAGCAACATCAAGTTTGCATTTAGGTAAACGTTTCGACAAAAGCTCTCCGCAAAAGTATTTATTGGTGGTAAATATATCAACCGGTAACTTCAAATACAACAACGAACCATTTAACCAATTAACTGCCGATGCTTCTTGGTAAGGTGTGTGTTCATCATGTTTGCCCTTAACGATCAAATGTGTAAATTTTGTGGGAAGATCTAATTTGTTTCTGTTAACAATATCACCAACTGACAAAATCATTTTGGTTATCAACATATTTTTTTCCCAATAACGCAAACCAAAAACCTGTTCTAAAGTTTTCATTTTGCTCCAAGTTAAATATTCATCAACATAATCAAATATTATTTTCATTACATCAACGCATAGTTGTGGACGCAGAATCTGTACGGCCATTTTTGCCGAATAATCCATTATCTGACTAACTGAAGCTTAACATCTTTTTGCCAGCAATTTTTATTCCAGATTTAAATATTAGCATCAGTTTCACTATCATCGATAAATGGGTAACAAAACTTCTTCTAACAAAAGCAAAACTGCTCCGAATAAACCTAAACTTTTGCAACCCACAGAACCCGATCCCAAGATAATACACGAAACTAATGGTGTGCGAAAAAATCCTCCACCAATGAGGCCAGCGTGAATTTTAATTAGTAAAATATTTTCCCAATTAAAATTCGCAGAGAATGACTTTCGTTAATGTCTTCTTATAAATAAGTTCGCCGCATATACTGATTTCTTGAATTTTACTATTTCTTATGTTTTGTATGTGTGATGAAAGATTGTCAAGCAAATCTCGATATCCAATTTCATTTATAACTCCATCAAATACCAAAATTTTCAGTTGCGGTGGAATATTCTTTAATATAATGTCCGAATTCCATATTCCAAGGCAGCATACATTAGATTTGTGTTCACTGGTGCTCTCAGAAATCAAAGTTTTGTAATACTTAACCGTAAGACCCCATGTTATCTTTTCCAAATTAACAAATTTTCCAAATTCTGCATTTTGCAAGAATGGTGTATTTCTGATAACTATTGCGGATAAATTTAACCGTAGCTTTTTTAAAGTTTCATGATTTATTGCATCGATTATTGGAAAATCAGAATTGCAATCATCCAGTTCCAATATTTTCATTTTACGAAAAGCTCGACTAAAATCAAGATGTGCAATGTGTATCGAAGAACGATATACTGACATAACTTCCAAATTTTCTGGACAAACATCAAAGAAAATATTTGATAAACTCGATCCTCTAACCCGCAAAGTTTTGAGATTCGCAGACTTAATTGTCAAATCCCTGGTCAGTAAATCACAATCAAGATGTTCTAAACCAGTCATTTTATCTGATCCGCGTCCACTCCAATCAGGCGATGAAATTTTGAACTTGACCAAATTTTGCGGTTCAATTAGCGGAACTGATGGGATAAGAATATCTTGTGTTACAACTTCAAAACTTTTTAATGCTGTGGAAAAAATAAAATAAAATTCTTTGCCAAGTTTTCCATGGTAAACAAAAGTTGTAAGATTTGGTAAATATTGACTATCAATATATTTCATAGCATAATCATCCATCACCACAAGTTTTTTTACATCGTCAAAACGACATTTTTCATTTGGAGATTGATAATTGTCTGATGAACGAATAAAATGTTCTGCAACTCTCATATTTAGATAGCTATCAATATCACGATCATAACCAAAATCCAGTTTACAGGCTAAAGTTTTAGTCCACAACATTTGACAAAAATATGGTTTGCTCTGATAAAAATTATTTGGCAGTTTAAGATACACCAAATCTGCTGGTAACCAATCCGCAATTGATTCTTGTTGTTGACGTTTGACTTTGGAAGAATTTTTAATAACCAAATGTGTCAGTCTATTGGGCAAGTCATTTCTTTTAACAAGATCACTAAATGACAAAATCATTTTCTTAATCAATAGATTCTTGCTCCAAAATCGCAGACCGAATATTTGCTCCAAAGTTTTCATTTTAGACCATGTTATGTAATCATCTACATAAGCAAATATTATTTGTAACACATCTATGCAGAGTTCAGACATTGGTAATAACTAAATTTAATTATGTTACATGTCAGCGTAAATATTTTTGAATGCAATTTTTAAAAATATTTACATTTTATTGAACATGCAATCGACTGATCCAGTACAGTTTTCAGAAGCATGATGACACATTTTGATACAATCAATTGCATATCTACCCAATATCGGGAGCCATTCATTAAGATTGTCTGGTTGGAATTCTTGTAATTTGGGCAAATGTTCTTTGTACGGAATCGTAACCAAATGATGATTTTCATTTGCATCAATTAAAGTTTTCAATTTGTACCCTAAAGGATTTGCTACTGCATTTATATTCACAGTCCACTCAGATGTCATAACATCTATTTTTAGATTAGTATCTGGTGATACCAAACGGCAAATTGCATGAACATCAGATAATTCTGGTATGGTTAAATTTGGAATCAGTCGAGAAAATTTGCCATCAACATTAAAATAAATACGATCGTATGCAATGCCAATTATAACAAAGGACTGAGTTGCAATTTTTGATGTAAATGGCATGGTTTGTTTGTATCCATCATCATCTACATAATGCAAAATTCCTTCGACAGTCAACCCAACAGAACCTGCAGTGAACCCAGGTATAGTATCCGAATCGATTACGTTGGCATCCCATGTGACACCAAACATCGTGGAACTTTTCGAACCAATACTGTTAATTTTGAATTCAACAGCACCAGTTGTACCTGTGACTTGTTCCAATACAGAACATATGGGTCTATTTCTGGCAACAAGAGTCACCATCGGAAACAGTTGGCCAAAAGTGTCTTGTGGGTTAAGTGTGACATAATCCTTGGCATATATTGTGCGAATTCTATTGTAGTGATAATTGTATTCATTTGCCACTTGACCATTTATAATAAGGTTTGCATGTGCATATATCATATAAGGATGGTATGGTTGTATGTCAAAATAGCATTCATCTGAATTTTCCGGAGCACCATTAGTTTGAGGTGCAGGTTTTGCCAAATGAATTGACTCGTCTGCAAATTTATAATCTGGTAATCGACCAAGTTTGCATGAAATGTTAGCGATCCAGCCAAAAATATAATCCATTTTTTGTCTTGGAACCGATGATGGTTGAGTTTGGTTTTTAATTGCGGCATAGGTCGCGATTCTTCCAAGAATTTCCATCAAGACTTTTGTTGTTTCATTTGATAATTTGTCGTTCCAGCATGGCAAAACAACCGAAAGAAAAAAATCATCGGACATTTCACGCCATACATTCAGCGCAGCATGATCATCAGATTTACACCATTTCCAAAAGTCACTGACAACCATGCATATCAAAATTAAGTGATTGTATTTCACATGGAACATTGATTGTTGGATGCCATTAGCATATGGCATCATGAATTTTATCAAACCTCGTGCACTATCTTCGTGCAAGAATCGATACTTTGCTGTATCATTGCGTACACACAATAAACCGTGTAGCGCGCCTATCAATATGGGATGTTTTTGTTTTGATTTTTGGTTTTGAAGCATGATAACAGCAAATGCAAACCAATTCGCATTTGAAATTTTGGTTTGCACCTGCTGTAACTTTGTAAATTGTTGATCACAAAGCAAATTATACAATACAAAATACATTATGTACATGCGTCGACTTAGATTTTCTTCATTAACAGCTGTCTCTGATTTTTGATTGTATGGTACAATTAAACTTATGTGTTGCGCAATTACATCAACGAGGAACATTTTACTTTTTTCCAGAAGAGGATCCTTATCTGTATGAATCATTACCAAATTACAAAGTTTACTCACAGCATTCAAATTTATAATTGGTGAATCAATGCAAACTGCTGATTGCAATAATCCATACACATCTGCTGTCCCAAATTGCGACACACTGGCATTACGCATATCATATAAAAATTGAAGAGTCGGTGAGATAGATTTTAGTGTTTGCACATTTGGAATATCAATCGAATGCGAGACACCACTGCTTTCACTGGGACACACTATAAGATCAGCTAACTTCAACATCCATGTCAAATTTGTCCGGATCAAACCATTTTGTTCAGCTCCTTCCAAAGACAAACATGTGATTTTATTATTATTTGGATCAAAAATAAAATATTTTTTCCACCCAACATTAGCCGATTTGAAGACTTCCTGGAAAATTGCTAACAATCCAGGCGTTGCACAAGAATATCTCAATGGATCATTTGCATCTAGATCTGTGGTCCACATTGCTAAACACAAGACCAAATTTGCAAAATGATTCCAAATGTAAGCATGATGTGGTATCGTGCAATTGGAAAGTTCAGATTTCAAATTCAATGCAAAAGGACAATATATATGTTTCAATGGTTCCGTGGTGCCAAGTTTTGATGGATTTGTTATGTAGATTGAATTCATAGTCGCATGGAAAACAAGATCTGAATGCATATCATTAATATCAAGTGCTATCTTTGTCACAAGATCCACAATTTGAGTAATTGTTGGTACAGGCCACGGTGAATGTGGTCTTACAATTTCATACAGAGAGATCGGATATTCAGTCGAGCCGCCCCATTTCATAACAAAACCAACAAGTGGATCAACTTCATTTTTGGCAATGAACATATGACAAATTTGAAAAAAATTAACTGGGAGCGGTAATACAAACATTCGCGATCCAACTCCTAACAAAACTTTTTTATCTAAGTGTGTGCGATATGGAACATATGGCATTTCCAAATGTGTTACGTAATGTGGTTCATTTTTGAAAAGCCCATCCGTATGCATATAATATGGTGTTCTGAAATAATTTATTGCGTTTCTTGATCCAGGTTTTGATGGTTTTGTTGGATAAGGCAAATTTTCTCGTCCAAATAACGTTACACTACCACTGGCTGTTTTTTTCAAACAGAATTCATTTGGCATGTTATTTGCAATATCCACCGCAGGGAAATCTTTTACACCAATTTGCAAATTGATTGGGTCGATTTTTGTTAATTTCGGGGTTTTAAATTGGTAGAATGTTTTAGTATCCAAGTATGCCTGTCCATCTAAAAATTCTTCGAAAAACAATGAATCGCTGTGCATGATTGGTAAAAATCAAATAATCCAATACCTTGTACTCAATTAATTGAGATCATTTAGGATTTATTTCAGCAATTTTTTTAATTAAAAAATTGCTAAACCTAATCGCTAAATAGTGTCTACTGGTGTTGATTAGTATTGCCAAGTAAAAATGGAAACTCACATTCTAGCGTTTCGCATGTTTCTCGAAACACCAAGTATTGCAAAATATTTTTCAGACCACGATATTTTACACTGGGCACAATCTCATGTAAAATTATGGGAAGTTCTTGGCTTAGTTAAACCAATTGCAGCCAGTTCATGGGTTGATATTGACAAATTCAAAACAATCAGTGCAAAATTTCGAACACGAAATCTTATTGTAAACAAAACTCATATCAAAAATGCTGACATAATAGACTTATTTGAACTTAGTGAGGTCACTGCAATCAAAATACTCGATTATCAAATTTCAACAGCACACATCGATTTTATTTTTCCATCAGGATGCACAAGTATCACATCTCATGTTCCAATAAAATCGGCAATTTATCCTCCAACATTAACGCACTTGAAATTAACTTTTTGTCCGACAACTGTTGTTGATGTTCCGCCGTCTGTAACACATTTATGCGTGATGCAGGCCAATCGTTTTTTTGTGAATCTACCGGAAGGTTTAAAAAAATTAACTGTTGAAAATTTTGGCGTAGGAAGTCTTATTCCTCGCGGACTGGAAACCTTGGAAGTCATTGGTTGCATTTCAGCTGGAATTTATTGCACTACGCCGCGAAGTTTAACTAATCTTTTTGTAAGGTATTCATGTTTCACTAATTTTGGCATCGACAACAATGTTAAATTAATAGCTGATCCTGCTCTCAAAAAACTGTTTGGTGCAAATATTTGTGATGGATCACGGCAAATGTATTCGCCAATGCCTTTTACAAAATCATTTCTAGCACACTACGATTTGGAATCACTAACAATTAGTAGCATCACAAATTTGATGGACAAACTTGTTATCCTACCCACATTGAAGAGATTAACACTTTTAGATCCGTTGGACAATACAATTATGGAAGATATCCAAAACATTTCGGAAGTTTTACCTAACATTGAATATTTAGAAATCACCATGAGAACAGAAATTTCTGATAAAGTTAATTTAATTTTACCAATAGTAAAAGAGTTTTATGTAAACAACATGTCAACAAATTGTGACATTCAATTTGTTGATGGAGCCGAGGTGCTTCCAGATACATTACACTTAGCATATACACAAGTTATTCAACCTAAAAACTTATTTTGTGATACTTATGAATATGCTTACATGAAGATCGCGCGAAATCACATGTTTGAATATGTCTACATTAAAAAAATCCCATCATGATCACCCATGATTAGGTTACTTCGTCTACCATCATGATTAAATTCAAACTTATTTTAGGTTTGAATTTAGTTTTGTTAGCCGAAGTAATAGTTGTACATGTAGATCAAACTATTGCGGATGTAGGGTTGGGCTTCTGCGACAAAAAATCGGACCCACAGTGCGTAGAAAAAATGGAAATCGATCGTTTCCATCGAACCATAGAGCATAACAGACAGAATGTTGTTACTTGACCGGCGAATTTTGGATGTCAAAACCTTGGCATCGATCTCACGCAGCTCAGCTTCAGATACAGCCTCAAGCGCATCACGAAGACTGATGATGCGGTCAATGTGGTCATTATGCTCATTTGCAATCCGAATTTCATAACCGACTGCAGAACTCGCCAGCGCCTCAATGGAAACTGTAACCTTGTTGCTCTCATTTTTTTGCATAGTAGTGGTCTTGAGCATCGCATCGATAATCTCCCTGCATGTTGCAGTAGTCATTTTGTCAGAAGCAAATACTATGCTTAATAGAATGAATTATTCAATAAATTTGAAAATCAATTTTATTTCAATAGTAATTAAATCTGAAAATTAATATTGACTAGTAGTTAACATTAATTTACGTTATTGAATTAAGTTTGAGCTTAATTCGGTTCCGAAAATTAATGTTGACTACTGGTCAATATTAATTTACGTTATTGAATTAAGCTCAGACTTAATTCAATTCCGAAAATTTAGGAATTTTGTAATAGATACCATCGATATCAATTCTTCTATGCAAATCTTCTCCATCGGATTCTAACATTCTTAATGTGCATAGCCAATTGTGCACAGTTGATCTACTCAGATCTTCATCAGAAATTCCTCCTATCCACTGATAATCACTAGTTTCTGCTAAGGCAAAACCCCAAGATTTGTATTTGCGTCGAGCACTTGGATTATCAATAAAATCTGGAACCAATACTTTCAATGCTGCTGTTAGTTGACCTTCGCTGCATGATATATCGCACAATAAGCTATACAAATATGCTGAAGCATGACGGTTTTTCAAAATTTGATTTGCTGTATCATATTTTAACTGAAAAATATCTTCACCGAATACATTTTTGCTAAACAATTTGCGTAACGGTAAAATATCAACCGCGTTTCTCAATTGTAAAAAATCTTTGAATAGTTCCACATTAAATCGCAACAAACATGTTGCTAATTGAGGATACCGTTGGCCGGTATATTCAATTTTTTTACACGCTCTCGGTCTGAGTGGAATTTCATCAATCAGATCATGATCCGCGGTGATTTCTTTGCGTTTTATTCTGGTCAGTTTTGTCAAAATTGAGTCAATGCGTGGCCACAAATCATGATCTGTAACATATCGTTGAAATTTTTCAGATTTTTCCTCGAGAGTCGTGTCCAAAGTATTAATCAAGACTTCCAAAGTTATTGATGGGGTCGCCATCTTTGAAATACACAATTTATCTTAAAAAGCTATGTGATTATTTAATTTTGCAATTTTTTTAGATTAACGGAGTGTAAGCGTAATCCATACTTGTTGGTTTTACATTGGATGAAATGGCCGGTGATTTTGTTTTGAACAAAGTGTAAAACAAGTATATTACCAAAACCAAAACAATAATTCCCAAGATTATCCAACCCCATTGAATAGAAGAATTATTTTTTTGATCTTTGGTTTCAGTTTGAGTTTGAGTTTGATTTTGAGTTTGAGTTTGATCTTGAGGTTTGTCCTGCTGGTCTTGTGGCTTATTCTTATCTTGATCTTGAGTGTCTGTATTAGTACTTTTAATACCAGGACACTTGCTGTCTTGTGTAACGGTGACTGAACCAGTTATTTTATTTCCATTCAGAGTTACGCCATTTATGCATTGGACTGGTGGACAACTATCTAAATGAATATTTTTAAATGGCGAATGCAGACAAGTGGGAAAAACGCAAGCCGGTCTTACAGAACCAATATTTGCACCACCAATTCCAATAAGACTTTGATTAAATTCATCATACAACTTTTGGTTCATATTGCATGCACAAATCTGTTTGTCATAAACATCAATGATACTAGTGGGATCCATAAACATTTGCAGAGTTGCCGATGGATATTTTGTTTGACAATAATCGGCCAGATAATCTGTCAAATTTTGTGTAATAGCACTTTTATCAGATTGTAACAAACCTGACATGTAATTAAAACAAACCGGATTCCTAATATTTTGGGATTTGGGTTTTGTGCAAAAGTTAAATAAATAAACCTTGACGTCTATTTTCAAATTTAAGTAAACATGTGCCCAAATATCATTGCCGGCCATACCACATGCACCAGCAATATTTGAATGTTTTTGCCCAGTAGACATCAAACCAGTGATAACATCGCTTGTGTTTGCTCTTATTAAAGTCCAATTGCTTTCATTCAAAGTCTTTCCTTTGGATCCTTGGCCAACATCACTTAATACTTTTGTTGTAAGAAGAGTTGGACCATAACCAGCAGTGACATCCAACCAATGTGTGCAATCACCTAAATGATCTGTTGTATATCCGCTACCCGATACATATAAATCCATTGAAATATTCGATGGACCTACTAAAGCAGCTAATTCATTCAATGTGGCTTGTTCACTTACTATGGTATTCGGAGGTATTGGTAAATAAATAGATCCGACATTCGCATTACCCTTTGCATTCAAATTTAGTATGTGTGGAACACTTATTGTGAACGAGATAACTTGCGATGTCATATTATAATTATATGATAAACTAGTGGAAGTAATCGTCAATTACTGTGTAACTTAGATTAACAGAGTGTAGTCATTGATAAAAAATTGCAATCATATCACTTTGTTAATCCTGTTCATATTAACAAAATACACTTATGCTATTAGACAATGTACTCGTGCCAAACTGATCCTATGAAACATCTTATAGCGCTAAATGATGCTCTGGACCTACATGAGGAATTCTGGATACATTACATACCGGAAACCAAATCAGAAGCTGTCATAGACGGTCTTATTACCAGGCTATCCGCCATAAAACGATCATACACTAAAAAGAGACCGAAATCTTCTGATCTAGACTCCGAAGAAATCGAGTCGCTGCGGGACATCGAACCACTAACCAAAAAGGTTTTTACCCCAAATGATTTCCTAGAATCATGTTCCGGTGAAACAATTACACATAACCTACCAGATAATGATACTGTTTTATCTTCATCAGGAAACATCGAAGGAACTATTAGTTCCGAAGAGATCGAGTTACTACGAGACACCGGAAGAAGTTTACCTTCTGCAGGGATCGAGTTACCGCGAGACATCGAAGAAAGCTTGCCTTCTGAAGAGATCGAGTTACAACGAGACCTCGAAAGCAAACTTGCTGAAGAGATCGAGTTACAACGAGACATTGAAGAAACTGTAAGTTCTGAAGATATCGAAACTGAACAAGAACCTGAATCTTCATATTATGAAGAACAAGATGATGATCAAATGCTAATGAACCCTTACGATAGCATACATTGTGCCACTGAAAGTAACCCATTGACAGATTCCCCGCTTTCAGTGAGAAAAAAGGGTCGAACATTGCCCACGTGGAAATGCTTTAATATCTTTGATGTTGATATTTTTACCAGATTTGTTTTTGCAAGAAAATTTTTGGACTTCATGTTTGGCAAACTACCTGAAAATTATTGGATGTTGAACATACACAAACAGGAAAAAGAACTACATAGGCTGGTTGATCGTGTAAAATATGAAAATGAACTCTTCTTTGAAAATCCACACATGTTGGCTTACTTAGCTTATAAATTATCAATCTACACTGCCAAACCTCACATCAGAGAGCGCGTCATTAAAGGAGCCAACAGCAAGTACCAAATTAAGAAAAGATATTCTGTACAAAATTTGAAATCGTGGGGAAAAATTATTAACCACGATAGCGACCTACAGTGGTTAGGTGGTACAGATCATTCACAGTTATCAACCAACACAATCGTTAGTTTGAAAAAAAATTTGACCAGACACAACATTCGCGGTTTGCTCAAAAAGGTTGTCATTGATGGCGTCAAATATTCTATCGTGAAACCAAAAGAAGAACTGCACAGATAATCTATCCCGGATAGATTATCTTTGGGAGTGTTAACGAGCACAGATAATCCATCTTTAAGATGGATTATCTCTAAGAATGCTAGCGAGCTTTTAAATATGACAAAATCGTTGCCATATTCAAAAAAATTGCATTTTTGTAACCACTCAATAGCTTTACATAAGATAAAAACTATTCCGTCTAAGGTCAAAATGGCTTCCGTCATTGCATTGAATGAGGTTGAAGGTCTGGTCTTGAAATTGTGGGAGCGTGATAATATCATCGATAGAATTGCCGCAGCATGTGAATCGCGCAAGGAAGTCGTTCAGCTTGATGGACCACCTTTTGCCACTGGAACTATGCATTTTGGTCATATCGTTGTTTCAACAAACAAAGATATCAATGCTAGAATCCAAACCATGACTGGATCAAAGGTTATTCGCAGTTATGGATATGATACTCATGGAATTCCCATTGAACATTTGGCCAAAAAGAAAATTGGTTACAACACAACTGATCAACTCATCGAATTTGGTGTTGACAAACACAATCAAATTTGTCGTGATTTGATTAATGAGTGTTGTGATGCGTGGAAAACGTCCTTTGCCAAAATTGGTAGATGGATCGATCCGAAAAAAGAATACAAAACAATGGATTTATCTTACATGGAGAGCGTCATATGGGTGTTTGCTAAACTGTATGAAAAAGGCTTGATTTATGAAGGCTACAAAGTTATGCCTTACAGTGTGGGTTGTGGGACGACTCTTTCCAATTTTGAAGCAAAACAAGCTTATCGAGATGTTGTTGATCGCACTCTAAGTGCAAAATTCGAATTGAAAACAGTTCCAGCGAATTCCAAATTGGTACTCGGAGAAAAGTCAACATACGTCATCGCTTGGACTACGACTCCTTGGACTTTACCTAGCAATATGGCTTTGTGCACAGCTCCGACTGGTGTTCTGATCAAATGCACAGATTCTGCCAACAATTGTTATGTTATTATGTCTGAATCAAAATATGCCACATTGGATGCAACTAAATATCCACTTGTCGAAAAACTTAGTACACAAGATGTAATTGGAGCAACTTATGTCAGTCTTTATTCAAATACCCAACATCAAAATTCGTGCCCAATTGTTGCGGATGCCTATGTTAAGATGGAAGGAGATGCTGCCGGAACTGGTTTTGTTCATATTGCGCCTGCTTATGGTGAGGATGACTTTAGGGTTGGATGTGAACATGAGCTTATTGATAAGAATTCTCGAGGGAAATCTTCGATCCTTGACCCAATTGGACCAGATGGCAAGTTCGACCAAACATTCAGCCAATTTGCCGGTTTGACGTTTGAAGAATCAAACAAAGTTATCATCAAAGACCTGACTTCCAGAAGTCTAGTTTTTGATATCAAGGACTACAAACATTCTTATCCGTTTTGTGACAGAAGTGGATGTAGATTGATTTACAGAGTCGATACTGCATGGTTTGTTGCAGCAAGCAATCCGGAACTAAAACAACGAATGATGGAATTCAACGACCAAATTAATTGGGCTCCATCAACTGTTGGATCAGGACAATTCAAAGCTTGGCTTGAGGAACCAGTTGATTGGTGTATTTCCAGAAATAGATTTTGGGGAACACCTTTGCCAGTATGGAAATCTGCTGACGGTGAAGAGGTCGTTTGCGTTTCAAGCAAGGCTGAACTTGAGAAACTCACTGGTGGCAAAATCAGCGACCTACACATTGAATTTGTTGACAAGCTGGAGATTCCATCTCGTATGGGTAAAGGCATGTTGAAACGTGTACCGTTTGTTTTAGATTGTTGGTTTGAATCTGGATCAGCTGCTGTTGCGGAATGTCATTATCCATTTGAGAATCGCGAAGCTTTCGATGCCAGACTCAAAACGGGCGCTCCAATTGTGGATTTTATCACTGAATCTATCGATCAATGTCGTGGTTGGTTTTATGTTCAGTTAGTTTTGATGACGGCATTATTCGATAGAGCACCATTTGCAAATGTTATTGTGACAGGAATTATGCTCGCATCCGATGGCCAAAAGATGTCCAAATCGAAGGCCAATTATGAAGATCCTACAGAACTCATTAAGGCTTATGGTGCAGATGTGTTGAGATTGTATCTTCTTGACACTCCTATTCTGAAAGCTACGAGTGTCAAGTTTGATGACAAAGCTCTGTTCAAAATGCAACAATCGTCAACAGTCAAGATTTACAATATGACGAAGTTCCTGCTTGAAAAATGTGAGTTTGCTGCACGTAAGGGTTATCCAATCTCCATGCCAACATCTGCTGATGTCAAAACTTTTTCCAACATCTTGGATAGGTGGATTCTAAACAAATGCGGTTTGTTGGCTACCAAGATGGAGACCGATATGCTTGCTTACAAATATACAAATTTGTCGACTTGCATTCTGGAATTTACTGAACAGCTTACTAATTGGTATGTCAAAATGGCTCGAGAGCGTCTCAAGGCTTGTGATCAACAATCACTGCAAACGTTGATGTATGTTTTGATGCAATTCTGCATGATTCTAGCACCAATCATGCCGTTTATTTCAGAATTCGTTTACCAAGAGATCAAGACATTTGGTATGTCAGCCAATTCAATGAAAATTCAATCCGTTCATGCAGAATCATATCCCACGGAAGCTGATTTCATCTCAGATCCAAGTCTGGAAACAAAGTTTGATTTGATCCAAAGGATCATTGTGTTGATTCGTGATCTAAGAATTAGTGTCAGTGTTAACAACAAATTCCCATTAAAACTTGTTGAAATTGGTTTTATTGATTCAAAACTTTGGGATCAAATTTCTGATGTGCTCGATTATGTTTATGCAGAATCGAGCGTTGTTGAAATCGTGAGGATGCCCGATTGTTCAAGTCTACTCCAAATGAAATTGGAACCGCTGAGAATGGAACTAGGGCGTCACCTTAAAGGTTTGAATTTGGCGAATTTGATGAATGAAGTCACCAAATTCATTACAGAAATGCCTAGCGATGAAATTGTGACTTTCATGAACACAGGCAAAACAACCTTAACTACTTCAAAGGGAAACACAATCGAATTGACTTGGCCTATGGTCAAACTGAATTATTGCTTGCTTGTCAAAACACCTAGTGTGAAAAATTCCAACGATATTGTTATGAGAATTGATGCATCTAAAACACCCGATATCATGATCAAGTACATGTCTAAACTTATTGGACAAGCTATCCAAATGCACCGCAAACAGCGATGCATGAAACCATGGAATGTCATTAATTTGACTTACACATCGTCTGACACATCGATCTTGGAATTCATGGAAGCCAATGCTCACACTTTTGTGTGTGAAAATATGTTATCAGTGAAATACGTTCCTATTATTGCTGATGACAAAACTACTACACATGCAATTGAAACTGGTGGTAACATCAGTTTTGCATCTGACTTCTAATTAAATTTTATCAATAAATTTATTGATAAAATTTAAGGACCCCGGAAGTATACTTGCTGCAGGGATCGAGCCACTACGAGACCGCGAAAGAAGTTTATCTTCTGCAGCGATTGAGTCACTACGAGACCGGATCTGTTACAAACCTGTAATTTGATCATGTCTGTAAATAAATTGCAAATATAACGAACATTTATCATAAAATTTGCAATAAGCACCACACGATCGTCCATGATGGAAAATGTCCAAATGCAACCTATCTATATCAGTATTATGAGTATCCAGGTGTGATTTTACCTTGTGCGTTTCGCTTGTTTCAAAAATTAATTTATGACACACTTTTTCCTCTTGGGCAAAAAGAACATTTCTAGCTTGTGAAATACGATGTCCGTGGAAAAAAGACAAAAAGTCAATAGAATGAAAAGCTGGTTTTGCATAAACAACATTAAAATCTTCTCCAGTAACAGCAGAAGGTATTCGCACATAAGATGAGCGATTTATTACGTGCAAACTTTCAACTTTAACTAAATGGGATATAAAATTTTTATTGGTTCCGATTGGTGAATCTATTTTAAGTTTTTGCAAATTTGGCATTTTATCAATTGGTGGATACAAGAGACGCACACTCATACCGGAATTATATTTCACACCAATCCATATCATTTCCACAATTTGTAAAAAAGTATCGTCGTCAAAATTAACGACATTACCAAACTTAACATTGCAGAATTTTAATTTTGTCAAATTTCGAAATTTTGGTATATTTTTTAAGAAAGAAGCTACATTTTCATATGCACAATTAATATCGTTAAATTCAATATTGCCAATCCGAGAAAATTTATTTATCACAGAAATAACAATATTATCAGCATTATCAATAACAAGATGTTCTAAATTTGGCACAATGCCAGCTATGTTTGAAATATTAGATTGAATTAAATCATCCGATATGTGTTCAGATTCACTACAATCAATATTCAAAAAATACAATTTGTTTAAAAATCCGGTTTTCGCTTCAATCTGCATTATTTTATTAATATGCAATACTCTCAAATCATTCCCTGAAAATATGATTTTAATCCCGGAAGAAATTTGTGAATCAAATACAAAGTCGCGCCATGCAAATTCTTGCATAAAAATAAGGTTAGACAAATCCACTGTGTCCTTTCGTATAAATAGCCCAACAAAAGATAATCGAACGATGTTGGGAAACTTTTCATTCAAAAATGAAAGGTTTGTATGTCTGACATTCAAAATTTCATTTATTTTGGGATAAATTTTTTGCACAGATTCATGTTTAAATTTTAAATTGTGACGCCCGGCATCCAAGCTGACCAGATTTGGAAATGTATTAAATATATTTTCGGCATCTAAAAGAAATTTTGGACCGCAAATCGCATGTGTTGCGGATTCAAATTGTTTATATTTTTCCAAAAGTAAAATATCAGAACCAACATCTCCTAACACTAATCTATTTATTCGTTGTTTATGTTTTTGCATATTCAATATAATTTGCAATGTGTCTGAAGATTCGCATATATGCAATGGAATATCAGTAACATATCTTGTAAATTCCGATCCCAGTGTTTTAGCCAAATTCATAGGCAGATTATTTAGCGCAAACATTGCCATATCAATTCGTTTTATCATCCGATTGTCACCATAACATGCTATCCAAAAATTCACCAAGAATTTTCCATCTGATGTTGGCTCGTGTTCTGTTAGTTCATCATCCAAATAATATTTCTGCGCAATGTCGACGTCAAAGAATTTAAGAATATCCGCCAAAATTTCGTGCGTTAAACATGAAATATGCGTGTTTTGTGTTTGATAATCATCTTGAAAGTAATCCATCGTGCTGTCAAACTAGTAATGAAACGCAATTACTAATTGGAACGTTAAGCAATATATTATTCAATTTTTATTTGTCAAGTTGCGGTTCGATTAAATTTTTCAACGGATTTGTTGAGAAATTTAATTAATATTGCTTGAATAGAGTTCTTGTTTGGGTTATTCAATTTGAAGTACAGACTCATTATTAATTGGGAATACCATTGTGTTGTTGATTTGGAAATAATCTTTAAACAAATCATATACTTGTTTCAAGTGTATTTCATGGAAAAGTTTTACAGTGCTGACAAAACATTTGCGTGTCATGGAGAATTTAATGGTGTATTTGACTGGAGCATCTTTTTCAATCATATCTTTGATATTGGAGTCAGCAATAAATTTGTTCAAATGGTCAACATCTATGTCACCTTTAAAAATTACTCTGGACATGGAGATTAAATTGAAAAAACCCCAATCGTCTACAATGTCCAAAACTTCTTGCGGAACGTCTTTGTTTTTCTTTGCAAACAATTCGCAACGCTTATTAAGTTTTTCTTTGAACACCACCAATTGTGCATCAGTTTCAGCTTTTTCTTTCCGTAAAGTTTCAAGTTCGGCTTTCATATTGGCAACCAATTCATCTCTTTTTTCAATTTTGATTTCAGATTTTTCCACTCTTCCAAAATCTTTAACGAAAAACGTAGTCGATTCTCCTGAGAAATAATCTACCGTACTATTTGTGTGAATATAGACTACATCACCAACATTTTGAATAACATGTCCATAACGAGGCTCGCCTGATCCAACGATATATTTCACTAAATCACCAGCTTTAAGCTCGGATGCATTGATTTTACGGAAACCATCAAAATTTCCGGAAGGCAATCCAGATTCAGTTTGTTTTGGATCGGTCGAACTTTTACAAGCTTCATTCGAGGTCTCGTGGTGACTCGATCCCTGCAGCAGGTATGCTTTCGGTGTCTCGTGGTGACTCGATCCCTTCGAAACTGGTAGTTTCTCGGATGTCTCGTGGTGGCTCGATCCATTCAAGTTTGCTATTGGGGTCTCTTGTTTGATATATCCTAGACTTGAAAAACTGAATACATTTTGACAACCACGACAAACATATGAGCATTCAACAGTGCGAGAAATAATAAAATCGGGACTTTCTGCACATTTCAGACAATAAACCGTCGTCATGGTCAATAATTTGATGCAAATAAACTGACATTTGTGTTGAAACATTATTCGTTAGATAATTAAATTTGCAATTTTTATCAATAAATCTATTGATAAAAATTAACTATTTGATGCTCTTATTGAACTTCTTCAATGCAAATCACAACTGATTCATTAATTGGGAACAACATTTTGGGGTTGGCTTGGAAATAATTTGTCAGCAATTTGTAAACTTTTTTCAAATGCAACTCATGGAAAAGTCTCAATGTGCTTGTAAATAGTGCTGCACCAGTAAATGTGTGCAATGCAGTATGTTTAACTGGCGCATCTTTTTCAATAATATCTTCTAGTTCAGAATCAGCAATGAATTTGTTCAAATGTTCAATATCCACATCTGATTTAAATACAGCTCTGAACATGGAAATCAAATCAAAGAAACCCCAATCATCCGCGATGTTCAAAATTTCTTGCGGGACATCTTTGGCGTTTTTCAAAAATAGTTTGCGTTTTTTGTCGAGTTTTTCTTGCAATAATTTCAAGTTGGCATCAGCTTCGTCTTTTTCTTTTTGCAATAAGTCCAATTTGACTTTCAACGTGGCTGATTCTGCTTTTTCTTTTTTCAGCTCAACTTCGGTTTCATCTTTTTTGTGTCGCAAAGTTTCAAGTTCAAGTTCCAAAAAATCAACCGTTTCGTCTCTCAAAATATGTGGTGCAATAAGTTCGGTATCCGGATCTGCAGTATGTTCCTTAACATAAAACGTAGTTCCATAAGAATATACTATGAAAAATCTACCACCATCTTCTATGGAAAATTCAGTTCCATTTACAATGCAATGAATACGCCCTGATAAAATTTCGCGATCTTTGCTCATGCACTTCACAAAATTACCGGCTTTAAGCTCGGATGCATCCACCATACGATATCCTTTGGGGATTGGTGTTTTAGGAATCAATTTGTAGCCAATACCCTTTAAGGAATGAATTAATCTATCACATTTTTTGCATGTGTATCGATGATAAATAAGTGGCGTGTAATCTTTAGGATTCTCTTTTACACAAAGTTCACAATAAATGTCCGACATGATGCCTAATCGACTAATTCATACCATAAATCATATGTTACCTGGCTGTTAAATATGCAATTTTTTTAGAAAAATTGCAACCTAAAAATCTAATACACTATCTCAACAAAACTCATTAATTATTACGCAAAGTGCGATGTCTGATTTTGAAAATTATCCTGTGTGGATTGAATTGGTTTCCAATTTTAAAACTAAAAAGCAAATCACGTTGACTCCTTTTAATTGGGTTGTTTACGTGAGATACTTTGAAAAAGATGAATTGGCATTGTTTTTGGAATTAGGTATTGATGTACATAAATTTATTAAAGATGTCATTTCGCATCTGTTGGAACCAAATTTTATGACTGGTTCTTTTATTGTCCACACAGACGAGGGACATTATTATCAACCAACAGAATCGATCGAAAAAATGAAATCACCGGAATATACCACAGTGAAATTGCAAGAGTTAGCTGAAATATGGCAATATAACTATGCTAGCATTGATTGCATTCAATTATGCTTGGATATAAATAATGGTCCTTCGATTTGCGCTCTAAAATATTTTTTGGAGAATGGTTTGAGTTTCCAATTGTCTCATATTAAAAATAACCTAAGCACGGAAATTATAACGTTGATGGTCCAAAATGGACTTGATATACAAGAAATTGCATTAGCTCATGTTGAAAAATTTCGTGATGAAAAAAAATCATATTATCAAACGTTTTGCGAATTCGCCAAATGTGGAGTTGATTTAACTGAATTGTTTTTGCAAACGCAAAAAGTATCAAATTAATTTATTTTCTGATAAAAAATTAGAAAATAAATTTGCACCCTTAGTCTGGATGCGATTCAAAAATGAATGTCATCAATGCTCTTGGATGTACTGGGTTGCTACAATCATCAACATCACATTGACTAACGCCATCGCAAAAACATTCGAACAAATCTTGTGTGTCTTTTGTGTGATCTTCGCCTAAAAGTGATTGCATTGTGGCTCTAGACATAGAGTTAGCAGCAAATTTCCAACCTGTGCGTAAAACTCTAGCAGCGCGAAGTCTATCAGATTTTTCTTCAAAATGAAATTTTTCGCAGATTCTGCCACTAAAATTATACTTATCTATCCATGATTTGATTCTCCTGTGACGTCTGGCATTAAATTTCACAAGAAACTCGTCTGGTGCAATGGCCGTATGTGGGTAACAAACTGGGATTTCATAATCAGTAATGGTGTCCATATTTCTCAAAAATTTTACAGTTTCACAATTGATCAGATGCAAATACCTAATTTCAATTAACTTTGGAATCAAGTCCATCCAATCACTGGATACAAGTTCTGCCGTGAGACAATCCAAATTAGAAATTGCTTTCCAAGTTGGCGCACAATAATTTAAATCTTCATCTCCTTCATCTTCATCATCAGAATCATATGTTGCGACTCTAATCCAAGACAAATCTTTTACCCTGGCATGAATCAATTCATTGATTATCGCCATATCATCCCGAACAAGTTCGATCTTTTTCAGACCAAGTTTTTTCAAATTGACTAAAAGCCAAAGTGGAGTCAAAACAACTGGTTCACTAAAACAGCGCAAATTTTCCAAATTCAAAGAAATAATATTCGCAAACAAACTCAGTGATGTTATTAATTCTTCATCAATGCGATGATCAGTTGCGCTGGATACAACTGACATACTTGTGACATTAGGTATTTTATCACAAATATTTCCAAAATAATTAATTGGAGAATCATTATTGTGACATACATTGAGTTTAAAATCTGTAAGCAATGGGTAGGTAATCTGTTCCAATGCGTCGTCGTGAATTGCCAAAGCAATTCTCTCCGAGGGTCTTCGACCGTCATCGTGAATTGCTGAAACAATTCTCTCTGAGGGTCTCTGACTGTCAACATAAATTGACGGACTCAATTTCTTTTGGTGAACTAAGTTGAACAAAACCGGTATGTCAATCAATCTCAAAAATAAACTGGAAACTTTGACTTGGACCTTACTGAGTCCAAATTTTTTTTGCGTTGTAATAACAAGTTCTTCTAGGTGCTCCAGTTCATGAAGGTCTATGGACAAAGACCCAATGTGGATTACGTGTAGCTTTACTAAATTAGGAAACATTTTGAACGATACCAAATCGATTGTTTTCAGCGCAGACAAATTTGGTAGAACCAAGTTCGATAAATTTTGGAATTGAGTATTAATTTCAAGTGATATTAACACAGGAAAATATTTTAACATTCCAATATCAAAACTAACATTTAATGCTGCAAACCTTGTTAATGTTGAAAATTTTATCACCGATTGCAAAAGTTTGTTGATCAGAAAAGTATCATGCAACACAATGATGGACTGATCTTTTTTGAAGTCCAAAGAAATAGACTTCATTTTTGGCATAGATTTTTGCGTTTGCCATAATTTTACAAAATGATCGGCTGAATCAACATATGCATTAAATGTTGCACTTATCAAATATTGACTCAATGTAGAATATTTTGTCTTCTCAAAATTATGTGGGATGCCTGCCTGTAACAACGCGCTTTTTAATTTGACGCGCATTCCTGAATAACCAAAACATGCAATCCAGAAATTGACAAAGGGTTTCTTATCAACATCTTTATAATTAATTTCGCCCAAAATTAAAGCAAGACCATCGGCCGACAGCCTTTCGATTGGACATGTTTTTTCCATTTGTTATAACAAGTAATAACTATTTGTTATAATAATGATTATCAGACGTTTCGGTCAAGCAATTTTTAGTGAAACAATTTGTCAATCATGTCTTTGTATTCATCGCCAAATTTTTCAAGCAAAATTGTTCTAAAATATTTCAATGGTGATACATAAGGTTTGTATTTAATTACAGCATCAAAATCTAAATTACAAAATTTTTCAACAAACCAACTGACGTGTTCTATTCTGAAAAAATCCAATACATTAATGTAAGCTTTGGGTGTAAAACTGGATTCTATTTTTAACAGAAAATCAAGCCTTTTAACATCATAAATTTTAGTATCTTTATTAAATATCATATTTTCGAACGTAAACCCAATCGTGTGTAAATATTCTATAAGAGTTATCGGTGCCATCATAAAAATATCTTTGTACATTTTTTCATCTGGAACGGGGTTTAAAAGTTGTACAATAGATAATAATGTTTCAATTGGTAACTGATTACTTTTATTGATAATGTGACGGAAAATAATATTTGGAACATTATCAATATGAATTCTTTCTAACAAAAATTGTACAACATCTTCAACATTGAGATGATCCCTACTCAACATTTTTTTCAAACAATCTTCCAAAAAATATTTGGTTTGCATACTATCTCCCAAATTATGTTCAAAATGATCAAAAATAAAATTTAATACTTCAATTGTATTTATCTTTTTGGGAAAAAATGTTTCCAAAACTAAATCTTGAAAACAATTTATCGCAACCAAAGGTATTAACAAAGCATAATTGCCAGATTTTGGTTCGTATGGTTCGTCGTCAACAAAAAGATCTGATGGGAAAAATGACATAATATTAATTACAATTTGTGTATCTGTACCCCATATGGCATTAGCTAAATCAGATTTTGCAAATGATCCACCGTGTTGCGCATACAAATCAACTGATTCAAAATCCAACCAAACATCACCAGACAAATAAATTGTTCTAATGTCATGACCTGCTGTTAACAAATATTTTAAACATTCTGGGTCTCTAGCTTTGATTGCTCGAATCATACCTTGAGGAATATCTTGCATTCTGCAGATACCGAAAAGGATCGAACTATGACAAGCCTAACTTTTGATGGATTCCGAATTGCATACCGAGTCTTACTCGGGTCGCAATTAGTTATTAAAATACCGAATACCGATTAAGACATCCAATATGCAATTTTTATTTACATAATTTAATCATGTAAATAAAAGTTATTTGACTTTCTGCCAAACTTCATAAAAGTTTTTGTAACAAGGTCCCCAACCTCCACTTTTAACATAGACACATGCCAAACCTTTTGATTTTAGAACTGAATCGATGAATTTCTTGTTTGAAATATCATGATAATCATTTTCCATAATAACAGTATGAATGCTATCCAAAATATCAGGTTTGTCTTTAAAAATGTAATAAAGTGCTCCTTCACAATCTGCAACCAGAACATTAAATTTAATTTTGGTTTCAGATTCGATCTCATCATAAGTTTTTGTTGCAACTTTGCAGTAACCTTTAGGTATATCCATTGTATCCAAAGGCTTGGAATCCCAACCAGTTTGAATCAGAGGTTTGTATGAAAGCGCAGCGTTTATTGATTTGAATTTGAAATTATTCAATTTGCGGTTTTCTTCAAGTTTTGCAAAAGTTTCTGGGATAGTTTCCATTGTCACCAAATTAGCACTATCAGATAAACATGATGCAATAATGCACGTATTTCGACCAATATTTGATCCTAATTCCAAAACTTTTGATTCAGGTGTCACATAAATTAAAGCCATGATTTGTTCAGGAACTTCGATTTTGATATTACCTTCAAATTTGAGTTTATCATGCAGAACACCAAGTTTGTCTTCAGGTACAAAAGCATTGATGTATTCAACTTTGTCCACACTGAGTTTTGGATCACTTCGTTTATCGTCAAGTATTTTGATCTGCACTGCTTGACTTTCATGATAAATTTTTGTCTCACCATCAAATGTTATGATTAAATCACCTGGATCAGCTTCAAAAAATAATTTACGATTTTCTTTTCCAGGAGGCACAATCACAAAACCATCGACATTCTTTTTTAGAACCAGATTTGTTTGATCTGTGTTTCCAAATTGCACTTTAAATTCAAATTTTGATGCCAAAATATCAAAACATTTGCCAAGTCTTTCGGTGTTCATTTTTCTCAAAAGAGCTGCATTATCAGTCATCATAAAAATCTCCTGAAGTCGATTTTTTTGGTGCGATGCAAAATTTTCTAACAGATTTTTTGCAGTGGAAACTATTTTATCTGTTTCGGCTACAAACATAAATTGGTCTGATCCATAATAAGATCCTGGATAACATTTTTCAGATAAGATAAGCTTTCCTGCTCCCAACCATCTATCATAAACAATAGAATCATAAACAGATGGTTTCTCACTCGAATTTAAGTTCAACAAAATTTTGGCAGATGCAATTTTGGCATCACGTTCATCATCTAAAACTTTTCCAATAACAATAATTTTGTATCCCAACTTTTTTAATTCAAGCACAATTGCTTCTTTGTGTGGAGTAATCTGACCATAAAGCGCGAAATCGTAATCAAAATTATTTTTAGTTAGTTTTTTCAGGTTCAATATATCATTTTCAAAAATTATCGTTGGAAAATGTATCATAGTGGCGACTTTAGTAAAATAATCGGGAAAACTGTAAGACAAAATTTTGATTCCGGACTTGACACAATCTTTAATATGCAATGATCGTCCTGCATTTGGTCCGCATTCTAAATTGTTAACATTAAGAAGTGATACATTTTTGACAAAATCACTAGGTACTTTGGGTGCTGTTGCAAAAAATACATATTGCACACCGGGTTCAAAAACAAATTCTTGATTTTGCTTGTAAATACAATATGAACAATTAAATAGTTCAACCATGGACCAAAAATAATCGTTAATATATTGGATCGAATCACTATTCACAGCCAAACATAAATCAGATCTCAATGGTTTTTTGATATTGTCAACTGTTTTAGTATGTTGAGCCAATTCTATCAATTGGTTATTTGCATCACCAATATGTTTCTTTAATGTATGTTTTTCATGAATAAAATTAAATCCTGCACGCCTAATTGCATTAATTTCACCAATGTTGATTGGATCAAACAACCAATTCAATCTAGTTTCAATATTGGATTCATTTATAAAAACACAGTTTACCATATCTTTGAAACCCAATTCCGCCAACTCCACTTGAAGCCTTGCTTCATTACACAAAAGTAAACTTCCTGAAGCAGGGATTTCAAAAAATTTGCCAGTCAAGTAGTACTGCGCTTTGGATTCTGCTGGTAATGTACCAGCATTGGGTAACCCACCAGCTGTGTAGGAAAAACTGTATTTTGATAATTCTTGAGCTGTGTTAGTATTTGCTTTAGGACCAGATACGTATCCTGGATGGCCTAAGAAAATCAACTTGTCAGGTCTATTTTGTTTCATGTAATCAACAAACCATCTTCTTTCCGGATAGTGAACTTTAGCAGGCACACCATAAAACAAAATTTTATTGATAGAACCAAAATTAATCTTATCTGCCAAGAAATATGAACTGGGTGAATGCGGTAATTTAATTTTTGGTGCTAATGGTTCTCCAAAGAAATATTCAATGTGGTTTGGATAATGGCAAATGTGTGCATCACATTGTCCATATGTTTTGTAACAAGTGGGTCCTACATTATGAACATCATCCGACCATACTGCAATTTTACAATTAGGTAATTGTTTTCTGATATTTTCATACCAATTGCAAGAGGAAAACCAAAAAAATATTATCAAATCAGGCAAAGCTCCATGCTTATTTTGAAAATATGTTTTCATGTCATTAGATCTAAGAAATTCACCATCAACTACACCAACCAAATTTTCAACTTCTTCACGAAGAGATTGCATGGTGTGAGTTGTAATAAAATCTGGCTCCAATACCTTGATAATCAACATAGTTTATACGGGTAAGTAAATAAAACAATAGTAGATATTATTTTATTTAGCTGACCTTTTTTAATGCACAGGATTCATGTAATCCATAATTCCGCCTGCTAATTTTTCAAAACATTCGGCTTGAATTTTTGGATCGATATTAGGAAAAATTTCGACAAGTTTTTTAATATTAATTGTGCACTTGCATTCAGTAAATTGGTTAACCAGAGTATCCAAGTCGCTTGGTGTTGAAATAACTTTGAATTTTTTGTTTACACTCTGATAATAATCCTTGTATTTGAAAGTAGTAACATCATGCTTTCCTAATTGTGCCAAATAGCTGGGAATACCATATGCATCACCAACAATAACACCATGTAGAGAACTCGAGATAATATGCTCGCAACTCAAAACTTGATCAATAAAATTTTTGTAATCAGAATTTTGAATATCGATTATCAATGTGGATTCCAGATTTTTGTATTGGTCTTTTAGATGTGCTTTGTCGATGTAATGAGGTATGATTCCAACTTTGTATTTCTTATCAATAGTGGGTTTGTACATTAGAGGCATAAGTAAAACTGGATCGCCATAAACCTCTGGACATTCACAACCCATTGAAATCAACCATTCTCTTGTTAGTGGACCTCTGACTGAAATAATTTGTTTTGGTGCCGGAAACTTATCCAACTTGTAAAGTAGGCCAGTTCCAAAAATTACGTCATCAGTTGTAGCGAATTTAAGAATTGAACCAATACCAGTCATAGTTTGTCCTACACCTATTTTATCATTTGTGCCAACTCTTGCAAATGATACATTTTTCTCACCCATAAAATATTTGTAAAATTCCACATTAATTGCATCACCAAAATTATGTGGCCATTGGAATTCGTGCATATATTTTACAACGTACATATTGCCTTGATATATTACTATATTTTATTTACCATACGCCATCCGCATAAATTTGATCATTTCAAAAAATAATCAAATTTATTTACGGTATCCTATGCTAACATCGTCTATCCTATGTTAGCATAATTTATTTGCGATACCTTTGCCAAACTTCATAAAAGTTTCCGAAGCATGGACCCCAGCCTCCACTACGGTTGTAAACGCGACGTAATCCTTTCGATGTGAGGACACTATCAACAAGTTGCTTTTGTGCAATAATGTTGTAATCATTTTCCATGATGACAGTATCAATATTATCCAACATGTCTGGATAATCTTGGAAAATGTAGTAAAGTGCGCCTTCACAATCTGCTACGAAAGTGTCAAATTGAATATTGTTTTCCGATTCAACTTCTTGATAAGATTTAATTTGAACGGCGCAAAAGTTCTTTGGTATTTCACCTTCGTGAGGTTTGCTTTCCCAACCGGCTTGAATCAATGGTCTGTAAGAAAGAGCTGCATTCACGGACCTAAAATTCAAATTTGAATGCACACGATTCCTTTCCAAGTGCTTGTATGTAGCTATAATCGTTTCCATCGTAACCAAATCTTTGGAATCTGCCAAAATACGTCCAATAATACAAGTGTTACGACCAATGTTAGAGCCTAATTCCAAAACTTTGGCATTTGGTCTCACATACATCAATGACATAAGCTGTTCTGGCAATTCTCTTTTCATGTCGCCATCAAATTTCATACCTGAATGTATTGTTGCTATTTTTTCTTCAGGAACAAATGCGTCAATCAATTTGACCAAATTATCAGTTACTTCAATACGAATAACGTATGTATGATCATAAATAACAGTATGACCATTGTGTGTGACGGATACACTTTTCAAAACATTTGGGCAAGGATCTTCCAGGAAAAATCCTTCACGATTTCTATCGCCGGGAGGAACAATAATGTAGTTTCCAACAATTTTCTTAAATGCTACACCTGTAAAATCTTTGAAAGTACCATTAGCACCATATCCAATACTAAATGTTTCAATTGCTTGCTGACATTGGATCTTCTTTTCAAAGTTTAATTTTTCAAACAAATCCAGTTTGGAAAGAGCACCAGTTTGATATTGATCAAAATTTGCGAGAATATTTTTAATAAGATCAGCCATCTCTTCAAATTTGGAAACGAACATAAATTTATCGGATCCATGATAAGACTCTAAACAAGATGGTTCACTGACTATAATTTTTCCAGCAGCCAACCATCTGTCACATCTAATCGATTCGTGAATATCATAATCTTCAAAAGCATGCAAGTTCAACAAAATTTTAGCAGATGCAATTTTACGATCACGTGCTTCTTTCCAATCATTACCCAACTTTGTGATTTTAAGACCAGCCTTTTCCAACAAAGCAATGCGCTCCAACCTATAAGGGGTCATACCACCGCACACGGCAATATCATATTGGTAGTCATTTGACATCATCTTTTTCAATTCGGACGTTTCATTGTCATCAGCAATAGTTGGGAAATGTATCATCTTCTTGCCAACTAAATTTTCAGATTTTTGCGATAATCCATGAGTTAGAACTCGAATACCCTTTTCAAAACAAGATTTAATGTGACTTATTCTGGAATCACCACATCCATTTTTTGTTGAAAGTTGATCCAAATTTATCAAAATAATTTTTTTGTGAGAATCATTGTCCCAACCAGAAAATCTTGAAGGTAACAATGAAAAGAAAACGTATGTTACTTTTGGATCCAATACAAAATCTTCGTCCGGTGAATAAATGCAAGACTTTGCATTAAAAAATTTCACATTAGCGTTAAAATATTCCTCAACATAAGGATAAGAATTCCTATTTATGGCAAACGTAAACAATGTTGTCATTTTAACGGCGATACTATATGTGTACGACAGAAAAAACTATTGATTATCGATCAATAATTTTTACATAAGTTCGTTATTATGCATTTAGTATCAGATCCAAACATTTTTGTTTTCGGTTATCACTTATTTTTTTTATCAAAGGTAACTTTGCACCAAGTTCTGTTTGATACTTTTCAAATTTGGCTAAAATATCTTTGAGAAGTGTAGCCATTGATTCAAAATTTGTTTCGAATAAAAATTCATTTGATCCGTAATAAGTTTCCGGGTCACATTTTTCTGTGACAATAATCTTACCTGCGCCTAACCACCTATCGTATTTAATAGATTCATAAATATTTACATCAAGTCCTCCCATGTTCAGGTTCAGTAAAATTTTACCAGAAGCTATTTTTTCATCGAGTTTGTCTCCAAATAAATTTTCCAGTTTCAAAATAGTCAAACCTGAACTTTCCAAATGATCTAAACATTCTTTACGATATGGGGTTATTGCACCACAAAATACAATATCATGTTTGTATTTTTGATGTAAAGCCTTTAGCTTGACAGATTCACTATCGTAAATAATAGTTGGATAGTAAATCATTGGTGCGATTTCTGCGAAATATTTGGGTGCGGAATAGGATAACAACTTTATGCCTCTAACTGCACATTCTTGCAAGTGCGTTATTCTATTAGGGATGCTATATTTTGTTAATGATGTTACGTTTAACACTGTAATTTTTTCTTTAATTTCATCAGCAAATATTTCATTTGGTCCACAAGCAAAAAAGATATATTTTTTTTCGGGATCAAATACAATTTTTTCTGCTAAATCATAAATCAAACTTTCTGCATTGAAAAACTCGACGGCTGACCGATAATATTCACTGATATATTCAATAGAATTATTGTTAATAGCAAAACATAACTTATTTTTCGGTGGTGTTATTTTCTGCGTTATAAATTTGGATTTAACCACTGGCTCGACATTGGGCACTGCAAATTCAATTAATTTTTTATTAACGTTATCGACATGTTTGTGTAGCGAATGGTTTTCTATAACAAAACGATGTCCTGTTTCTCTGATGCGGTTAATTTGGTCAGCGTTCTTTGGATCAAAAAGCCAATCAAGTCTTTCTTTGATATTTGATGCATTAAGGAATACACAATTTATCATATCTTTAAAACCAAATTCTTCTAACTCAATTGCGACTCTTGTTTCATTGCAAAGTAACAAACTTCCCGATGCAGGAATTTCAAAAAATTTTCCTATGAAATAGTATTGCGTTTTAGAATCTGGTTTGAGTTTTGATGCAAATGCCAAACCACCAGATGTGAATGAAAAAGTATATTTAGTCAAATATGAAGATGTGCAATCATTAGCCGTTCCCCCAGATTCATAACCAGGGTGTTTCTTTAGCACAAGATTATCAGGCATATTCTTTTTCATGTAATTAATAAACCAACTTCTTTCAGGATAATGTGCTGGGTCAGAATTACCATAAAAGAAAATTTTGTTAATTGAATTTTTATTGATTTTGCTCTTCATAAAAAAAGAACTTGGTGAATGTGGCAATTTGATCGCCGGAGGCATCTTTTCGCCGTAAAAATGTTCTAAATGTTGTGGATAATGGCAAATGTGGACGTCACATTGTTTATAAGACTGACGAGTTGCATCATTTACAAAATGAATATCATCGGTCCACAAAGCGATTTTGCAATTTGGAAAAGCTGCTCTAATTCCATCATAAAATTGATACGAAGAAAACCAAAAAAATATTACAAGATCAGGATGACGTTTGTATTTGTCCATAAAATATTCTTGCATTTTAGCTTTTCCAAGCCTAAGAAAACTCGTATCAACATCACCAATCAAACTTACTGCTTCCTCTCTGAGAGAATGCATAGTATGCGTGGTGACGAATTGGTTTTCCAATACTTTGATGATCAGCATCTTAATTATATCTTAACCATAAAAATAATGTATTTTAATGGTTAGTTAGGCCATGATTTGATTAATAAGATTTTCAACGTACGCATTAATTAGTTCTAAACCTTTTGGAGTAAAATGGATGGTATCCGTGCAAACTTCTTTCCAATCATCAAATTTTAAAACATTTTTGAGCAGAACCGACGGCAAACCACTATCAACAATTGCTTTATCAATAGTTTCTCTACTTAATAGGACATAATTCGATGAAGCCAATGAACCCAAACCATCAAATTTGATGTTAATGTGCGATTGAACAATAATTGGCTTGTTGACCAAAGATTTTATTTCTGCCAGATCTTTTACAATTTCTTCAGATGTCATTATGTGTTGCTTGAATTGGCTGTAAATACTAACGTCAAGTGGATCATGATGATGTGGATTGGCATGATCTTCTCTATAAGAATAACCATCAGCATCCGTGGTATCTTTCAATGTTGAAATTTCAATGTAGACAACATCGGCTTCTTCTAATTGACGTGCTAAATCATCTACCCTTGATAAAAATGTTCTCGAATTGTGCATAATGCCAGTTGGATGTTTGCATTTCTCAAAAATACTTTTGTCTTTGAACATTTTTAGATACTGTAGCACTTCCCGAGTTGAGTGTGTATAATGATTTCCATAAAACCATTTGTTGGCTGTACCTTTGCCCAGTTCTGATCTGCAACTTCCAAATTTAAAAACTTTATACGATGCCATTCGTTTGACCATAATGTTGCATTGATTTTTTTGTAGAAAAAATCAACACAATTAATTAATTAATCTGCATTTTTTTCAATGCCAGTGTTTCATTCAAGTCAACATATTTGCTGATTCGCGCTAAAATTTGGATTAGATTACAAGCTGTCATCTCATAACCAATATCTTCGTCATTAAAAATTATTTCCAAAAAATTATTGTAATCTGTAACGTAATTTTCCAAGAAAAAATCTAATCCTGAAAGTGCGTGATAATTAGTTGCAAAAACATGCACAAGAGATTCCATTTGATCACTAATTTGCACATCAGCTTCCTCTATGAGATTCACAAATTCTTGCATTTTATCGTGTTGCGCAAAATAATCACACATGCAACAAATAACACTTTGGATATCGTCTTTGTCATTGTTGCAAAGACGATATGCCTGTTTAAAACAAAAGACCTGTAATAATCGTTCATTTTCTAGATCAATATTGGGACATATTTGCGAACGCCTTGATTTGCTTAAATTGCTGTATGCGATTGTAATATAATTATCGTGATTCAAAACAAGACCTCTGTCCACGTAATAAATCAAATCATCATATTTCAATCCAACGGATGCAATAATATCATTAAATTTATTTCCAATATCTTCAACTGAAGCATAAACTTCTTCAATTAGATATCTTATAATTGCGTGGTTATATGTAAAATTTTGATATCCGTCAAAGCCTGATGCAGTTCTGCGTTCTAATTTCATTAAGTCAGTAATTTTATCAATGTCAGAACACGGCAGCAAATCTGGAACAATTGTTTTGAACACATCAGTATTACTTTTACTAAAGAACATGTGCATCTTTGAAAGTAAACATGTTACTTCATGTTCAACATTTGGTAAATGTCGGTTTATGTCTAAACATTTGAGAACGTAATCATAACTTACTTCAAATGTTTTTGCTGATTTTGCATCATGTGATAATTCAATCTTTTTAGGTGGACTTTCAAATGTATCAATTTGTTCGATATCTTCAGTATTTGACATTATTTGGACTATCAGCGAAAGTACAAATAATCACCAATAAATTTTATTGTATCAATTTTTTGTTAAAGTCAATTTTTTGTCCTCAAATAAAGAAATAATTGACATCGGATCAATGTATTTTGATATTTTAATTTGAATCTGCATAAAATTTTCGGAATGCATTTCATCGTGAATATTGCCATGCAAAAACAATTTGAAAAATTGTACATAATCGCTAACATAATTTTCTAAAATGTAATCCAACATCGCGATCGATAAATATTTTGTGGCGAAAATATATGCAAATGCATCTAAATATTCGCTAAAATTAAAATTGATTTCTTCCAAAATATTTATAAATTCTGGAAGATTTGCATTACGTGCATAATAATCACATAGCACTCGGATAACTCCGGCAATTTCAGGTTTATGCGAACAAATACCAAATGCATTTTTCAAACAATCTATTTTGAATGATAATTTTTTACCAAGTTTTATCATATGCATGTAATAATGTACATTAAAAGTTACCCCGCGAACTAAATAAGAATCCAAATCATTTGTATTTATGACACACGCTGTTACAAAATGTTTCAAATATTGATTTAATTGACAATTTGCATATATCTCATCAATAATGTATTTTGCAATATCAATATTTAGTGTATAATTCCACGTGTTGACGTCCGCTATAATGTTATCAATTTTTTCAATAGATGCAAACGACAATAAATTTGGAACGATTGATTTGAAAATGTTTGCATCTTTCATATTAAAGAATCCGTATTCAATAACCAAATGTTTTATTATTGCATATTCATCTAAATGCCTATTAAGTTCGATTAATTCTGCAACATAATCATAAGTTATTGCTGCAGGTCGATTTTTAACTTCGATTATGCCTTCGTTAATGCAAATTGCATTCGGATCCATTTCAAAATGAATTACAACTATTGCTAATAATTGTAATTCATTTAATTTCAGTTTGGTTATGCAATTTTTTGACGCAATTCATCTCCTGGGTAGTTTTTCATCACAATATTTTTAATTTTAGTCTTCAGTTCAGCATCATCTTTAGCGATATTGTCTATGAACCAACATAATTTATCATCAATAAACCTACCAAAATTGCAATCCAAGAAAAAATCGACGTATGGCTTAAAATCGACTCCTATTTGTAACAAATAATTAAACACATCAAAACTTGTAACTTTTAGCAAAGTTCGACAACGTTTAACATGTGATCCTAATATATTTCCAATAATGTCGAACCCATTTTCATGTAAATATTTTATGGCAGCCACAGAATTGAGATAAATGCATTCGGCGGCCAACAAATTATCTGCTGGATCCAAATTTAGTGTGTGAAGGATTTTTAAAAGGATATTATCATCAAACTTTTCAGTAAAATTTTGGGCAAACGCACCATGCTGATTGTAAATTCCAACTGATGCAGCGTAAAGTTCCACTAAATCGTGTATCACACAATCGCATGATTCAGGTTGCCTAGTGACAAGTTTTTCTATTATGTTGACAGCAATTTTATGATTATCCGGATGGAGACATGCATTAATGATATTTTTCCAAAGATATGATCCAGGTAACTCAAACAAATCTAAAATCATGTCAAAAATTTCCAATTTTTTTGACCTATTGCTAACCAGCACAGCCGTTATCAATGTAATTCCTGAATTTACAAAAATAAGTCCATTTTCTGTGCAATCATTCCCACATAATTTTGTCAAACAATACGGACCACCAATTTGATCATCATACTCATCATTTTCGTCACACTCGAAGATAGTCGCAGGATCAATTAATTGTAACACTTCCTCAAAATTTACGGAGATATTATCAACAGCATAAGTCAAATCAGCCATCGTAAGGATTCCTCCTGCATCAACAAAATCTCTTATGGCTGGCATATGGTTCCATATTTCCACCGTTGTCATGGATAACATTTTTAAATCAAGACCAGTGCTTATTGCATAATAAATTGAATCTGGTTTAGAACATCTTATGGCATAGAAATAGTCTGATGTCATCATCATTTAAAAATTGCACAGCAAATTGCTTACTTACTAATTGTATAATCTGCCTAGCTAATCTAACTAGATTTAAATGTCGCAATTTTTTGAAAGTGAACCAACCTTAATCGAAGCTCTTGAAAAGCTCGTCATTGCGCAAACTAAAGATATTTTGCAACAGGTTGACAGTGAAAGAACTGTTAGTTCTGAAGGTATCGAGTCACCACGAGACAGCGAAAGAACTAAAAGTTCTGAAGGGATCGAATTCCACTTCGACAGCAAAAGAAGTTCATCTTCCAAAGAACCTGACCAGACATCAAATCCAACCGATGTATTAGCTAATGTACTAAATAATTTCCCCAGAGAAATAACAAGTTTGGAGATAGATTCATCAGATAATTCCAGTGACTCTGATGAAAATTTCAGTTCGAGCGAATCCCAAAGTTTTGAGCCTGTGAAAACTGTCCATAAAAATAGACCTTTTAAGAGCTTTAGTAGACTTACACCTAATGGTAAAAAAGGCAGATACATTAGCAAGAAACCAGTTCGTGCTGCTCACAAAGCTTTCACACAAATTCTTAGATCATATCAAACTAATGGACAACAAATCCCATCAACAATTGATTTCCAAATTATTGAAACTACCAAGCATTCCAAAAGAAAAATTTATAATTACACTGGAGAGATTATTGTAAAAAAATCTGATGTCATTGTGCAAACAACAACGCAAACTGGCGAACGACGCATAATTACATACAAACACAATTATAAAATTATGGCCCGCAAATAAATTAATATTGATCTACAGATCTATGTTAATTTTCACCATGCAAACGGTACATTGCATCAAACACTAATTGTTTTTGCGATTTTCTTTTTTTAATTGACAACTTCACAACTTTTTCATAAAATTTTAGTACAACAGCATTGTTTGGCTTGGTTTCCGTTGCAATCAAAGATTGATTCAAACAGTAATATCGCAAAAGTTCACAGCTGATACTTTCTAGCCCAATATGGAGGGTTAAACTCTTTTTGAAATCAGATTTTTGATTTAATTCCAGATGCAAGAATGTTGAACCAGAAATTTCAACAATTGAAACTGTAAAATGAAGTCCAACATAAAATCCAGTAGGCAGGGCTATTAGCACAGTCCAAATTGCGTAATCATCGGGTAGTTGCACGACTTGTTTAGGAACATAAACCGCACCAACGCAATCTGAAAGTTTCTTTTTAAGATTTGTCTCTGAGAGTGCAGACGAACACAGACCAACAGGCTCTGAGAGTAGAGACGAACACAGACCAACAGGCTCTGAGAGTACGGACGAGCACAGCCTTTTAGACTCTGAGAGTGGAGACGAGCACAGCGGACATTTGTTAAATTTGTTTGAATATTTTAGAAAACAATCGGCGTGTAAACCATGATAACAACTAAAAGGATGTTTAATTGTACCTTCAGCTAACGATTCTAGACAAAAACAACAATCATCCATTTTGACTGCGGATAAAATAAATGAACTATTTAACAGGCAGTTGACGTGATTTATATTTGCAATTTTTTGAAAAAATAATGACTAGTTAGAAATTAATCATTATTTACGTCACTTATTCATTATCCGAATACTGATTAATAGTATCAATACTCATACCTTGCTGTAAATTTTTAAGAAGTTTGATATTGTGTTCTTCGTAACCCTAACATTTTAATTTTTGCAAATTAAAATGTTGGGTTTAGGCTGTCATAATATGCAGCGTAACCGCTCAATGCTTCATCGGTAAATTCAATTGGTTCCACGAGAAAACCAATTTCTCCAAAACATTTTGCAAATAAATCAATTTCTTCACGAGACCATTTAAGAACACCAAAAGCTCTAACATTTCCAACAAGAACTTGATCTTTCTTGCAGAGAACATCAGGGCTATCGATCCACTCATTAATCGTAATCCTAATATTTTATTTTTTACAAAAAATAAAATATTAGGTTTAGGCTGTTGTTCTATAACAGCGTAACTCCTCTTTTAATCCAACCATAAGTTCCATTTTGTGTGATTCCGTAAAGTTTCATGCACTTAATTCTATCCAAACTGCATGGAATTCCATCTGTTGATTCAAAAAGAATTCCTCCTTCAGTAATTGCATAAGGTTCAAATTCGTGTTTGTCGGCGAAACTTTTCTTCAATAGGTGACACAATTTGATAAAATTTCCTTTTGTGAAATCTGTTGTTGCTGTGGCACGGAAAACGTCAACATTCACTTGAAACAGTGCAATTGGTGATGCCATTTTACAAGGCAAAACTAATAATTTCAGTTAATGTGACTTTCGCCAAGTAATTTATTTTGCAATTTTTGTTTGCCAAAAAAATTGATACTCAATTTACTTGCAAATTTATTAACCAATCCAATAATATTCCATTGCCAAAAAATGCTTGCCAAGATAGCTCTCAGAGCAACACAAACTGTGGTTAAAAAGTTTCCTATCAATGTCCCTAAATCAAATACCATAAACGTAGTAATCCAAAACTGCACGTGGATAAACGTAGTAATCCAAAACTGTGTGTGGATAAATGTAAACACCGATAGGTTGCTCCTAAGGTTGCCTACCAGATCTTGCGATTTTGCAAGCATAATCGCCGCAAATACTTTCTGCAAACCTACTCCACTTGCAACTAAATTTATTAATCGAAAAACTTCTTTTGTTTTTTCTCAAAAAAAAATTTCATTAAGAAATTTTTGTTCAAAACCTAAATTAGCACCTAAGATCAAGAAAACTACCCCAAAAGTTTCTCTCAAGGAAACTGTCGAAAAACAACAAAATGAAATTCAACACTCCAAAAATGGACGTGTAGCGTGGAAAGTATTAATTGGTGGACTTGCTGTATTTCTTGCTATCTGTTGCATCGGTGTTCTTGGTTTTACAACCAGTACATTTATGATACAGATTGTGATATGTTTGTACTTTATCCTTTGTTGGTGGAAACGTAATAATTAAGTTTAGTGTTCTTTTATTTCCAGCCAATTATGTTAGCTGGAAGTAAAATCTGGACAACTTTTTTTTGATTCAATTTCTTCAATATATTTCGCTTTTGTATCACATTCCATCTCCAACATCTTGATTGTATTTGTACGGTATTTATCCAAAACAGCAAATACCTCATATGGATGAGAACCATTGAATTCATCAATAGAAAATTTTCCGCCCGAATAAACTAACATAAACTCAAGTGTATCCAGGAAGATTTGAAGTGATATGGCACTGTCCCTAAAACTTAAGAAATTTCTAAAAGGAGAACCATATCCACCTTTTGTAAAATTTGAACTTTCGGGATCAAATTCCACCATACCCAAAGTAATCAATCGTTTCCAAAGGGAATAATCCGTTGTTTTTGGATAACCGTGACAACACAACCAAAATTCAGAATTTTAATAGAAGCGCACGCTTCTATTAAAATAATGTATTTCGACGAAAGCTTTGCTTTCTCTGAAATTCAGAAGATCTAGCTCATGAGATTATTTTTTCGAATGGCAACAAATCCACACACGCTTTTTTCAATCGAGAACCATATTTTGTCAAAAATTTCTCAAAATAAAATGCAGGTAGCGCATTAATTATCCTACTTTGTGAATGTGGTGATTCAATTTGCAAAATGGAGTATGGATTAGCATCATACATTGCCATCGCCATAACTTCTCTTTCTTGTTTATTGTCCGAAATTAAACATTCCATACGCTCAATGAGATCTACGCCAGCCATATTAACAGCAGTACTAAAAATATTGTAAAAACAATGCAAGCATTTAAATTTGCAATTTTTTGCAAAAAATTGCAAACTGTATCGACCAGCAAATTTCTTTAATTAGATTGGTATTTGCCTAATCATGTTGAGAACCGGAGTTGTTCTCATTAGTTCTCCTATCAGAAGAATAACACTTACAAAAATTAACCTTGCAATAAAATTTAAACTGTGTCCTCCAACAAAAATAGGACTACCAACTGCCAAAATTCAAAATATTTGCGAAGAAATTGTGTCTGATTTGCTCGTTGATTTTATTTGTTTCGAATTGAAATCGATCTCCAGCTCGGTTATCAGGTATTGGTTGGTGTCCTAATTGTGTTTGATAAAAATTTTTACCAAATGAAATTAGTTAATCAAAATAGGTTAATTGTATACACAAACTAGTCGGTTTTAGAATAGGTTTTAATAAATTAATTTGACAATTGATTATGATTTTCAATGCAATTTTTTATCATTCTTCATCTGAAATCTCGTCATCTGATCCAGACATAAATCCAACTTCTTCATAGAGCAGATCATCGGGTTCCAAAATTTGTAGTTCTGAAACATCAGCCTTTTCTTTCAGAACTCCAGTTTTAGATAAATCAGCATAAAATTCTTTCAAGATAGCAGCTTTTTTAGTTCTGTTTGCAAAAGTGCAAATTGATTCAACAGTTCGAAGTCTGTCATCCAAAACAAAATAACCTTCATACAATAGTCTTTTGAGAATTTCTGGATTTTTATCTGTTTCACAAATTTCGTGCAAAAATTCATGCGATAATTGTTCAATATCAGCAGTAAAAACATCCGGCACCAACATATCAAACACATCCATACAACCGCGCTTAATGCACAACATCAACATGTCAGTTTTGAATGACGGATTCAAATGTGATGCACATACACATTTCTTGACAATATCAATCATATGTGGTAAAATATCATCAGCACCACATTTAATAATCCAATGAATGCAATTGAAAAGTAACAAGTTTGTTGTGGTTGGTTGATGTTGAGGAAAAATGTTGACATACTTGTCCAACTTCAAAAATGTGACCAAATCATTTCTTAAAATGACCTCGCGCAGAATATCATCAAATTTCATGATTGGACGCTTTTGGATTGAGTAATGATGCGAATTTGCCAAATATTCTGGCAATAAAGCAGGATCCAAAACCGAACTTTTTCGAATAAAACCACAATCAATTTCTGATGTTTGCGCGGGTTGACTTAATTTATCACAGGAATTATTACCACTAGAGGAAGCATCTACAGATACCACAGCTAGTTCTCCTTCCTTTGGAAGAAGAGTTGATGCGATAGGTTTCTGGTAATGTTGAACATAATCATCTATTATTTTAATAACGTCGTCGCAAATAGGTAAACCTATTTTCTCCGAGGGTCTCATTGACATTCGACCGTCATCGAAAGTTGTTGAAACAACCTTCTCCGAGGGTCTCATTGACATTCGACCGTCATCGAAAGTTGTTGAAACAACCTTCTCCGAGGGTCTCATTGACATTCGACCGTCATCGCAAACAGGCAAACCCATCCTCTCCGCGGGTCTTCGACCACCATGATATGTTTTGTTTTTGACGATGTCTTCAAATTTCGCCAAACCGTGATAAATGTTACTGTACAATGTTTGCATTTTTCTGCGGATTTTGTCTCCAATCGGGTTATCTGAATAAACTGTCTTGAAAACAGTATTGAAAAAGTAAACCGCATCAACTAAATCTTTAGGATAAGCACCATCTGATTCAAAATCAATGATTGGAAGATCTCGAATGCCAGAGTTAAGGAAAGCATACCTAAATGCACAAATGAACTGATTTAAAGTTTTTTGAGACAAAACTTGTTCCAGATGAGCGAAATCTGGATCAAGATCGCCCAACTTAAATTGCGGAATTTTGGAATGAAATTCAGCCATGGCTCAATAATATTAAACCATTCAAAGCGATTTTAAGTACTTACCCGTTGCAATTTTTAATTAGAAATAGATTGATTGCACATACAAACCAGTTGGTTTTAGAACTGATTTCAACAGATTATTTTTTTGAATCATATTTTTATGAGTAAATCTTTGATTTAGATTATCACAAATAACTCGCGTGTTTGTATCTCGAAGCTTGTGTCCACATTTAAGATGCCGATAGTAATATTTGAAGAATTTCATTTGTTTGCGTTTGGACTGCATGCTGAAAAAGTAAATCATAATATTTACATTTGGAGTAAGAACATATGCTGAAATATCACAAGGTAATTTTTTCTCACCAAGTCTTGAAATTATTTTTTGTTGACCTGAAATTTTAAGCCATACAAGCACACGTATTTTGAATAAATCGTATGAAAAATCTTGCGATAACAAATAAGACATAATCTTGATATTTTTGCTTCCCAATGAATATTTAACCAATTCCTTTTTGTCAAACGGACAATTTATGTCCAACAAATATTTGACTATGTCTAAATGTCCAATTTCAACAGCACGCCGAATAACATACGAACCAATTGTAAAATTGTTAGTTTGATGACCACATTGAATTTCAAAAAGGTCTAATTGCTTGTAAAAATTAAAGATCCATGAACGAAGTGATTCTTTTGAACGATCGCGTATTTCGCAATTTGGTTTGACAACTAAATGCATATATCGTGGAGCCAAATATTTAACGACATCTAAATGTCCACCAATCACACTGTGAGCAAAACCGTTGACATCAACATATCCCAATTCGGTTAGATATTGGACAACAGTAATAAATCCATTTGTGGCACTCATATTTAATGCGCTTTGTAGTGTGTCTCGGAACGACTCGATATCTTCGGAAAATAAGTTTCTTTTAGGGTCTCTAGAATAATATGTACTTTCCACTAGATATTTAACAATGTCAACATATCCATTAGCTGCAGCCAATTCCAATGCATTGTAACAATTGATATTGGAGAACGTTTTCCAATTTTCCCAAAAATATTTGACGATTTCCAAATGCCCATGCATAACTGCCAAATCCAATTCATGATACATATCGAGAACATATATTGTTGGTGCTAATTCTTTTACTTTGTCAGTATGACCTGATATAATAGCATTTTTGAATTCTGGATCTGTGACATACAACTTGGCACGTATTTTGGCCTTGATTAATTCGAGATCCATAATGAAACCAATAATCCATTAATTTTATTAGACCGACAGCTAAACATTTCATTGTGCAATTTTTAAAAAAATTGATAAATTAATGTTCTGTATCTTGTCTTGCAAAAAGTAGTGCATTGAAATTCGGCAAAATGAGTTCGAATGGGGGTCTTGCTGCTGTTCATGTGGATATAATTAGTGAAATTATTGGATATTTTAGCGTTGCCAATATTCTTTACCTGCACAAGATTGGTAATAAGAAATTATGGCGTACCGTATTAGCAAGTTTAAGTAAAGCTCAATATGGAATGGTTTGCACAGAAGAATTAGATCGATACTTTACCACCAAAGGGCGCAAGAGAACTGTTTGTATTTTGCAAAATGAACTGGTGAGACTTGTTTTGTCCCAAATTAAATCTTTTGTCATAAATCACAAACCAAAGAACGAATACAAATTTGCTGAACTACTAAAAAAGATTTTGCAACTCCAAGGAACTATGAGTTCCAGAGAGATTGTACCATTGTTTGACATTAATATGATGTATCTTAGTGGATCAAGTGCGCTACTGAAATATTCAACATTTAAGCACGTTTTCGAACTGTCATTTGATTATGATGAAAAATATACACGACAGCTTATTTTGCCACCAAATTTGACCGATTTAGCCATCGACGGGAAAGGCTATGCTATCCGAGAAAATTTTGCCATATGGCCAGAAACTCTTGAAAAATTACACTTGGAAAATGGATTTATTCATGCGCGGACTTTAGAAACTATTCCTAATTTGCGTGTGTTGAATTTAATGTATTCGCACGTTTACGATACAGTTCTTCCTTGTGGCACTTATACACAAATGGGTAGAATTTCATTACCAAAATTAGAAATTTGCGTATACTGTCATAGCGAACATCTTGTCCATCTTAAAGATCCAGAATGCGATATATTTTTCCACATGGCCAGAACTAAATTCAAATACAACAGATCAAAATCCATTTCAGTTATTTTGCAAAATTCCACATTAATCAGTGAATTATCATTATACGCATCACCGTCGCAATTTATAATAAACGAATTCGCAAATCCTGTGCATAATTTTTCATCGTTAAAGCGACTTACGATTGGGTTTAGTACACGGACAGAATCAAACAGAAATTTAGTTTGGAACCTTCCAAACTTGACATTTTTAAATGTTCGCATGATTATGATTTGTGACAAAAACATCCAAAATCTAACAAAACTTGAATATTTGTATTTGTTGGAAACGGAGCCAATTTTATTTGAAGATAATTTAATTTTAACAGGAGAATGTTTGTCGTCTCTAACTTCATTGAAAGTATTTGCGATTAGATTTAACATTGATGAAAGTGGAGAGCAATTAATGCAATCCATGTTAAAATCTAACATACAAACTATTCAACCTTACACCGGATCATTTACAATTCACACAATCCAATGGCTAAAATCGCAATTTAAAAAGTTTTACCTTTCAAATCCAAAACCAACGCACACACGCTATCTCACATTTTCTGATAGAAAATACAACAGATACAAAATGCTTCACGGCAACAAAACTAAATTTGATACTCTATTAGAAAAGACTAAACAAGAATTTATGGATAAATACAATATCAAATTGAATACAATAAGTTCAACCAGTTGTGATTATTACTAATAGTTGTTTAGGAAACCAATTCATTTTTTCAATAAAAAATTGCGACAGTGAATTCTTTATTATCAATCTAAACTCTGACAATCAATCAAATGGCTAGTTCATTGGTTTCCCTTCCTATTGCATTTCATGCATCAATATACAAATATCTGTTAGGCGCAGATTTATACAATTTAATGGCCACAGCAAAAATATTCAAAAATTATGTGAACATTGTTGGTCCAGGATTGTATGTTGATTTTACAAATGGCAATGTCACAAATAAAACTTTCAAATATTTTCCAACAATTAGAGCTGCAAAAATAAGTTTACATGGCAGAATGGAAAGCCTGTTTCATCTTAAAATGGTCAGAAATTTGTCTATCGGTGGCATAGAACCAAAAGGTAAATTTATGATTCAGTCTATCATTGCAATGCCTTTGGAAAGATTAAATATGGTATATGGTATCAATTGTCAAGAAATCATTAAAAACATACCCACATTACAATATGTTAAATTGACGTATATTAATACATATGTTCAAGTGGACAATCATTTAATTAAAAGTATCACCGTTATAAATCCTTCGGCTAATATATTTGATTTGAAAAAATGTGCATCTCTGATAAAATTTGAAACTGTCAGAAATGATAATTACGCGCAAGAATTTGCTGTGAATAAAATAATTTCAGTTCCAGATAGTCTGAAAAAATTAATTTTACGCGAAAAAACTTACACAAAAATTAAAAAAAATATTTTGGGCAATACAAAATTAGAAAAGATTATTACATTTCGAATCAAAGAAAAGGATCTAACGTTTTTGTCTGAAGCAAAAATTGTAAAAGCTGAATGGTTTATTTGCGAATCTCTTAATTTAAGACTACTTACGAATGTCGTAGATTTATCATTAGGTGGAATAGAAAGCATAGATTTGTCTCCAATTTTATTCTTAACTAAGTGTAAAAAATTAACATTAGGGTGTAGAGTCAAAAATTTATTCAGCACCGATACATTTATGCCAATGTTGCTTCAGTTAACTTATTTCCATTCAAAAATTTCTTTGGAAGATCACGAAATATTACCATACCTAATCAATGCCAGAGAAGTTAATGTGCGCATCAGCAAAAAATTTCAATGCAAACATTTTTCTATTTTAAAAAATGTTGAAAGGTTGACCATTGAGGGTTTATCAATCGAACCATTAACAGTACCTACTATTAATAAGTTGACCAAATTAGATTATCTTTGTTTGGATAATTTGCATTTGGTAATCAGAGAACCGACTAGATTTATTGCTAGTGTGCATTTTATAAAGTGTGTAGTTGTAACGGTTGCTGCAACAAATTTAATATCAAGTCCAGAACCAGAAGATAAATATGATTACTATTTGAACTATGTAAATGCTAATCATATCACAGTTAATGATGATTACACTTTTTGGGGCACTATGATAAGCCGTATGCGAATTTTAGAATACGATGATGTTCAAAATAGTAAAATTATTAAAGATCGCAATCCGCGCACATTCATACAATATTATGATCCGTTAAAATTAAATGATTCCAAATCGAAAATCATTACCTTTAGGTAATTAAAAATTAATCTTGTCTCAAATTGAAACAAAATTAATTTTTTTATGCGATATCTTTTGTTTCACATCCTTTTACTTCGAATGGTGAATCCCAAAATATATTCAAATAACCTGTGTATCCTCCATAACATCTTGTATCACATCCGTCTTCATATTTGTGAATACATTTAAGTTTGGATGGAATATTTGGCAAAGATTTGCTGTATTTGTATTTAGCCAAATGTAGTTCTCGCAAACTTTCCGGCAAAGTTGGTAGAATTTGATCATAAGATTCACCCAATTTCAAACTTATAAGTTTTGGTGGAAGTTCTGCAAAAGGATGATTGTAATCAAAACTTAAAATTAAGTATTTCATTGACTCTGGCAATCTAGGCAACAGATGATTGTAATTAAATCCTAATCTCAATGTTGTTAGCGATTCTGGTAAATTTTTAATTTGTTTATTGAATTTATCATACAGATTAAGTACGGTTAATGTATTTGGCAGATCATACAAATCACAATAATGCCCGTCGGACATGTTAAGAACTGTTAATTTTGTTGGCAATGTTAGTGGTTCACTATGCCAACCACCCAAATCCAAACTCTCAATTGTTTGTGGCAAAATTGGTAATCGAAAATTGTAACTGTTGCAAAGTCGCAGCATTACAAGATCTGGAAGTTGATTTGGTAACATGCTGCTAAAATACGCACCAAGATCTAAGTATTTAAGTGTTGCTGGCAGAATAGGTAATTCACAACTAAATCTAAAACCAAATCGCAAACTGGTTAATTTGATGGGCAGCGATAAGTTGCCATTAAAACCTCCTAAGCTTAATTTTTGCAGGTTATTTGGAAGACTTGGTAATGATTTGTTATAACGCCAACTTAATGCCAAATTTTCCAAACTTGCTGGTAGTTCAGGTAATTGTTCATTGCAATTTACCATAAAAATTGTAGTCAAATTACTGGGCAAAAACTCTAATGGTTTATGATAACGCCCAAATAAACTTTTCAACGTTTGAGGTAAAATTGGTAATTGGCCATCAAAAGAACTACCTAGATCAAGCAAAGTCAAAGTTGGAGGTAAAGATTTTATTTCTGGATTAGAATTATGACCCAATCGCAAAGCTTGAAGGCCAGATGGCAATTTTGGAAGAGGACCACGATTATTAAATCCCATGTAAAAATCAGTCATAGTTTCAGGTAAATCAGGTAATATGCCGCTAAAATTTTGATGTATGCGCAAAATTTTTAATCCAGAATTAAATTCAGGTACTGCACCTTTAAACACACGCCCTAAATCCAATCGCGTTAAACCCAATGGTAACTTTCCCAGATCATGATCATAACAATCTTGAATTTTGAAACTTGTTAATGACGTGGGCAAAATAGGAAGCGCAGAATTATATTTCCTGTGTATTATCAATGATTTAACATAATCAGGCAATTTTATGCCAGCTTTGTTGTATACTAAATTTATGATTTGGTATTTATTAAAAGCATTTTCTACATCGCTTGCAAAACAAAAATTTCGCAAAATTATTGCTGTGGAAGGATTTGCAACATATTTTCTGTTTATTACAGGCAAACTGCAAAAATTTACAACCGATCTATTGTCCAAATAATTAAGTATTGACTGGATGGTCTCAATTGGAATTAATTCCCACATTATTTGATGTGGTCAATAAATATTATTAATCTGACAAGTTTTTGTGGCGAATTATTTTGCAATTTTTAAAAAATTGCGAGAATTTTTCCCAAACAGTACCATAATATATATTTGATTTTCATCCAATAATTACAATCGGCAGATCTCGGAGAGAATTGTTACAATTCTGGACGACAATCGGTAGATCTCGGAGAGAATTGTTACAATTCTGGACGACAATCGGTAGATCTCGGAGAGAATTGTTACAATTCTGGACGACAATCGATAGATCTCGGAGAGAATTGTTCAATTCTGGACGACAATGGAATCCAGAAATACTCTTCAGGAACGTGTCAATAATCTTCACAGATTGTCACAAACTGATCCGTTGTTCGTATCATTTCAAAGACTATTCTTTGCCAATGGAAGGATTCGATATTCCGATCCTGAGCTTGCAATCGTCCAACATACGACTAGTTGTTCAATGGAAGTTATTGGTCAAATATTGCGTATGGGTTTCAATTTTAATAAATACGGAATGCCGTTATATGATCTTATTGATAAAAGAAGAATTGATGTAATAGAATATTTATTACAAAATGGTGTTGAAATCAACAACCAAGATTACTTAAAAGAAGTTGCTCGTAATGGTGACGTGGAAATTTTTAATTTGCTAGTTAAATATCGTACTGATTTCACGTCCGCTTTAGAATCTAATTTGATGCATTATGCAATCCGTGGAGGAAGTTTAGAAATTGTTGAATACTTGTCGTCAATGGGATTTGTTTTGGATTATAAATTTGAATCCCCACTTTCACACAGTATTTGGGATTGTGCTTGTGGTTCAAATAAAGTGGAGATGTTTGAATATGTTATCAAAAACTGTCCATGCGAATTTCCTTCTGATGAACAAATTTTGAACATTGTTGTGCAACAAAATGCAATTAACATTTTGAAATATTTAACAGCTCAAGGTAAAAATATTGATTGCATAAAACAAAAGTATCTCGCTGTATGCACTGGCACTGGACAATTTATGTTTGTCAAAATCTTTTTGGAATGTGGCGCAGATCCCTCTGCCGAAAAATCCAAAGCTTTGCGTGCATGTACTGATTATGTAAGTCAATACCAATTAGGTATGGATAATGATGAATATGAAAAATGGTGGTCCAATAGAATGACTGCTGCAAGGATACTCCTTGAATATGGTGCTTGTCGAGATCATTGTGAAGATCGTTTGAAACAACTGGGTTTGTAACAAAATAAAAATTGAAATTTCGCCATTGAAACAATAACAAAATTATCATTTTTATTTTGGCAAATAAATTTGCCAAAATAAAAATTGAACCATTGATTTCACCATAAATTAATTCAAAAATCGATAATTATTCTCTGAAACAGACATGGAACAAATTCAACAAGAAGAAGCCATTTACAATTTCGTTATTTCGAGACTGAATGTAGTTCTCGAAAAGTTTGTTCGAGATATTATCGTTGAGCTTAAAACTTTTCAAGTTCCAGAAAAAAGTTCTATTATCGAACCCAAAGATAAACTGGACTGTTCGAATGAAGAATCAGAAGTTAAAATAGATTTGGGTTCCAAATCTGAAGCACCAATTGTTAATGAAGTGCCAATTGTTAGTGAAGTGCCAGTTGTTAGTGAAGTACCTATTGTTCCTGAACCAATCAAACAAGTTTGTGTTCCGTCCAAATTACCTTACAATATGCCTAAACCACCTAAAATTAGATCATTTTGTTTGGTAACAACAGATGGTATTAAAATGGGTAGATACTATTCCAAAACTCCAAAACAAGCCGCGTCTAAAATATTCACTCATCTTGTTCGCAGATTGGTTATTGAGAAAAAAGTAATCTCGCCTGTTACTAAATTTTACGTACAAGAAACAACATCGAATTCCAGGCAGAAAATTTTCTGTTACAATGGAACACGTAGGTTCGCAAAAACACAAATCAATATCTGTAATTACAAAACAGGTGAATCAAAAATGACTACATTCAATTACAAGAACAAAATTACTGTATGCAAAGATAAAGTCATTCCTCAGGTCGTGCTTAATGCAAAACGTTGAAAAGTGATCCAAATATTGTTAATTTTTATTTGCAAATAAAAATTAATAAAAAAATTGAAATCCAAACACTTCTAACTTATCCTATCAATTAAGTGCTTAGTAATGATTTGATCATTTCCGCATAATGTCTGCTAAATACAAATATGAAACGATTTTCCAAATTTTCCCTTTGGAAGTATGGTCAGATATAATTGCTTATTTGGGTTATTTAACTGTTAGCCAATTTTTCGCTTACAAAAAAACTTTCCAAATATCCGGTGCGAATATTCACAAGATTTTTCGCAAACTAGAATTAGAAGAAGGAGCAGACATATCAAACCTTCCTACACGACTAACACATTTGAAATATCCGGACAAAGATAAAACTTTATCATATCTAAAACTTGTTGCTGAAACAATTCGTGTAGTGGAATTTTTTGAAATAAGATGGTATGAATTTTATAAAACGCAGAACCAAGATCAATTTCCGAATTTGAAATGCCTAACGATACCATGCATGGCAATGCCACATTTTATACTTAGGTCGGTTTCAAATTTGGATGTCGAACTGCGCAGCATTATTCAACATTGGTCATTGTTATTTCATGGAACGGATAAATGTGAAAGTGTATATCCTAATGTGTTTAGTTTAAAATTTGAATCTAATTCAATTATTTCATCATATTATTTTGATAAACAACTTCCTAATCTTAAGACGTTTATGATTGATAATTCAACCATATTTTGCAACAACCTAACGATAACTTTACCTAAATCATTGACTAATCTTATTGTTGGGAAAAATATTGAACGAGAAGAATCATATTTTCCATATTCCAGTCGTACTTGCACAATTATGATAACTAATCTTAAAAACTTAGTTCGGCTTCAAATTTCGGCAGTAAATAAAACCATAATCCTTTCCACATATAATTTTGGTACGTTTGACAGCCTAAAAACGATCCATCTGGAAAATACATCGGTTGAAAATATTATTTATCCTAAAAATTTGACCGATCTGACTTTTATTAATTGTGTGTGTACCAACTATAATTTTTTGCGCATATTGCCTAGCAAGTTATTGCGGTTTGTATGTATATTAACATTATTTTGTGCACCAGATGATTTTGAAATCGAGTTGCCATCTAGTTTGTTGCACTTGGAATTTAATGTGACGAAAAATATATTTCGCGATAATAATGTTGACATACAATTCAATCAGCCAATTGAATCAATATTTCGTTCACACAAAATAAAAATTCCTAAAAACAAGAGCGTGAGTGTACGATTTTGGCCAAAAAACTTTTTTGAATCGATTCCTGACAGTTTAGTAAAATTAGAATTGTTCTTAGGCAAAAAGTACAATTGGCTGAATCTTTTTGGAAAAATTTGGCGTGATCAATTAGTTAAATGTGCAGAAAACATGCCAGCTAAATCGCGATCCAGAGCCCGATTTCTCAAACAAATGGAAAAATTTTATTTGTCAACCAAAAATGATTCTTGAATCATATGATAAGTTTATTGATTAACATTATAAAATATCAATCAACAAACTTATTTATCCTTTACTTTTGCGTGAAGTACACAATGTTCGCAAGTAATCCATTCTTTCTTGCGGGATTAATCCTTTGTTTGCTTTTTGATTAAGATAACCTGCATAAATAGCTTGCCCGGCTGAAGAGATTTTAGTTCCGCGAGAAAGATTTTTCGCATTCAATTCGTTAACGTCTTCGCTATTCATAATTTGTGCTCGTCAGTACTCTCAGAAACTCAAGTGGACCTATTTTATCCAGATTTCCAAGCGTTTATGTGATAGTTTGCTTTATCAATTTTTATCTAATAAAAAATTGCCAAAATAATTCTTTGCATCAAACATATTAATTTAGATTATACCATTAAACTCTAGGTGTTGGTGAAAATAATGTCCGAATTTCCTTTTGCCTTGCAAACAGGAAATTCAGAATTGGATTACAATGCAATGCTCACTCAAGCAGAACATGGTGATTTATTGGCAGTCCAGCGCTATGTAAACATGGGATGCGATCCTCAATACATGGATAATTATGCATTAAGATGGGCAGCTAAAAAAGGACATTTACCTGTGGTAAAATTTTTGGTTAGCATCGGATGCAATCCTCAATACATGGATAATTATGCATTAAGATGGGCAGCTAAAAAAGGACATTTACCAGTGGTAAAATTTTTGGTTAGCATCGGATGCGATCCCAAAAGCAGATCAAGTCAGGCTTTACGATGGAGTGCGGAAGAAGGACATTTAGATACTGTGAAATATTTAATTGACGTTGGGTGCGATGTTTCCATTTTAAAAAGTGAAAGAATTCCGATAGAAAATGCGATCGCAAAAGGAAATTTAGAAATTGTAAAATTTCTTTTTCCCATAGGCTGCAGTTTGGATATCGAATATTTCCAACTAAGTGCAAGAAGTGGGCACATAAATTTACTTGATTATTTTCTGAGTTTGGGTTGCAAGATTGATGATCTAAATCACAACACTTTGGCATTAACCTTGCGCTACGGCCAGACAGATATGACTGAACATTTACTCAAGATAGGATTTGATCCAACACGAGGTAATGATTGCGTATTGCAAGAATGTGTTACAAATGGTAATTTACCTCTTATCAAAAGATTTTTAGCATTGGGCTGTAAAATTACAAATATTAACAAAGAAGCTTTTAGAAGCTGCGTCGATTTTGGTAACATTGCCACTATAAAATTTTTGGTAGATAGCGGCTACGATTATAAACGTGCATTAGATTACGATTTATTAAAATACTTGATTAATGGAAATAATTACAAGCCACGTTGTATGAATGGTTATTCAATGATCAAATATTATTTTGAACTCACACATAAATTTTTGAAATGTGATTATGTGGAACTTTTTTGGCTAGTCTATTTTTATGTTCGTGATAATACAATTCATGAATATGTTTTCTCCATGATAAATCATAATGATCAAGTTAAAATGGTTGGCTATTCAAACATAAGAGCTAAAATTATCAAACAAAGATATCCAGATTATGAGCAAGAAGATAGAGAAATGCAGAAAAAACTCGATCGTGGTATTAATCATTGGTGGGAGCAACTTTGCACAATTTTTATCAAAGGTTTGAGCCAAAAGATAATTGGTAAAAATATTTGCAAAAAACATAACTTGTTAAAGCGAATCCTCAAACCAACATCTGCGTACATTCAGATGACATATTTTTGAATAAAAATTGCGGATCAGATCATCATCTTGCTTATTTTGTTGAAATAAATTATTCCATCAAAATAAAATGGCTAGCGATAGACTAAATTATCCAATTAAACTTACTGCAGAAGCCAATTTAAAACAACTTATTGGGTCAAATATTGTGGCTGGTAATGATGCAGTGGTAAAAAATTTATTTATGACAAGCTTCAATGAAAAATCCTACCAAGAAATATTCACATTAGCTGTCAGATATGGTGATGTGAAAATTGTAAAGCATGCTGTGAGTGTTGGTTATGATATTCATACTTTGCCGGATAGTATACTAACACTCACATTGGGAGATAGGAATATGGATATGACTATGTACTTGCTCGACCAAGGTTTCGATCCAAAACGCGGCGACAATCATGCACTTAAATTTGCTGTGATACGCGGTGATTTGAACTTTATCAAAATCCTAATATCTAAGGGTTGCAACCCACTTGAGTTAGGAAAATATGATCTGCAGAATTGTATCAGCTCTGGACATTTTCATGTTGTGGATTTTCTTACAAAAAAATTTGGCGTGGATTTCAATAATGCAGTTGATTATACTTTGATTGTTAATCTTATACATGGCTACAAACATCATAAAGTTATCAAATATGCTGTAAAATTATTGCCTCCATACGAAAGACAAGTTGGATTATTTTGGTTCAGTATTTTCGAACAGGCTGAGAATATTGTGAGTGAATATATTTTTTCTCAGTTAACCCATTACGAACAAATGCAATTTACAAAAGATTCAACGCTACGTAATAAATTAATAGATAAGTATAATTTTCTTACGAACAACGACCTACGTTCTAGTTGTCTAATACTAAAAATGAAAATCCCCAACATTGTACACAAAATTGTTGGCAGCAAGATAACATGCAAACGTAATCGTTTACGAGAAAATCTATTAAAGCAAATTCTAAGACCAAAATCGATGTGCATTCAGTTTACATATTTCTAAACAATTATTTAACAAGCCAACAAATTAATAAGCCAATCTACTTATCACAATAGATATCAAATATTCGAATGTCATTTTTGCATCATCACCATTCATTGCAGACACACGCAAACTCTCACCATTTTGACTCATGACATCGCATCCTTGTTCGACTAAATACTTGACCATTGCCAAGTTATCAATATCTGCAGCTGCTATCAAAGCTTGATCATTTCGACACCGGGGATCCTGACCTAAACTTACAAAATATTTCATAATTTCCAATCTACCAAATCCAGAACACGAAATAAAAACATCATCCAAATTTTCAGGATGGTATCCATGAAACATGAGATATTGTACGATATTAAAATGACCACACATTACACTTGTGGTAAGTGCTTGATTATTTTGTGTTGTAGGATCACATCCCAAATCGATTAGATATTCCATAATATCTAATTGCCCACCGCGAGCACTTTGCACAATAGCGGCATCATTTTGGCACCTAGGATTACACCCTTTGCTAATAAGAAACTGCATTGCTTCGATACCTGGATAATATGCCCTCATTACAAAAATTTTATCATTGTCCACATTAATATCGCAGTTCAATCCCATCAAATATTCGGCGATTTCCAAATGATTGCCTATTATACTTAACATCAATGGGCTTTCACCTTGGCATTTGGGGTTGCATCCTAGTTCGATTAAATATTTCATCATTTCAAAATGTCCATTACGCGCACATTGAACAAGAGCATTATCATTTTGACATCTGTGATCGCAACGACATGAATCAACTAAATATTCAACCATTTTTATGTGTCCATTGGATGCAGCATATACCAGAGCAATATCACATTGACTTCGAGGATTACATTCCAATTCAATTAAATGTTTGACCATATCAATATAGCCATTACTAGCACTCCATATCAAAGCACGATCATTTTGACTTCTGGGGTTGCAGCCTAAACTAATTAGATAATTGACCACATCAAAGTGATTATTTCCAGCAGCCGATATCAGCGCAATATCATTATTTTCTCTCGGATTATGTTTTTGTGAAATCAACATTTTAACTTCGTCTAATAGACCTTGTGATGCAGCATTTGTTAAGGCATCACTCATGTTTGCTTTACAATTTGGGTATACTCTTCAGATCTATGAATAATAAATATCATTTATTATTCATAATTGTATTTCAATGTGCAATTTTATTAGAACTTATCAGAAGTCAACAAAATACTGATAAAAATCTGTTGGGAAAGCTTGTATTAATCCCATAAAATCTGAATGTGCATAATTGAAATCTGGTGCTCCATAATAAATTTTACTAATATTATGCGAATTCAAATTTTCGACCCATTTTATTAATTTAGAATTTTGGTGCAAAATATTGCATCCATAAGCCAGTAAATCTATTTTACTAAATTTTTTGACACTGGAATTAACTTCAACGTTGTCTGTCGAAAATAGTTTAGGATCAAGACTTTCGTAAAAATAAAATCTTTTGGTTGATTCAGGTAGACAAACAAAAGTTCCATGTGTGGCTGTCACAATTGCAACAACTTCCAGTTTGGTTTCTGACAAATCCAATCTAAAACCAAAATTAATTAAAAACAATTTGAGCACCGCTAAATTCGCAAAACAAGTTTGATTAATAGTAACTAGATGGTTTTTCAACGGCTGTTCACCTTTAAAATTCGTTGATAATCCCAAATGTGCTATCTTAGCATCTGGTGGCAAGGTTTCAATATGCAGAAATTTGACACCAAAATAAGGCTCGTGATAATATTTAAATTTTTTACATCTGGCAATGTCAGCAAATTTGTTGATTAAAATAAGATTATCTAACAAGCCGCATCTTATGGGGAAATCATCTTTGTTTATTTCTGGTAGAGCTTCCAAATAAGTCAAACTGTAAATGTCAACAATTTTTTTATTTTGACGACATGTTTTGCAATTGCAATTTTTATTGAATGATAGTATTGTCAAACTTTTTGGAAAATGTTCTGATGGCATTCTGTGAAATTTGTTTAATTTCAGAAATTCCAAATTTGGCGGAAGATGTGTTATTCGCTTGTTATTATTAATAATCAACACGTGTAAATTTGATGCAAAACTCAGATTATAAATATTTTTCTCTATTGGACGGTAATCCATATATCTTTTGCAAATATCCAAAGTTCGAACATTCGCAGGCAAACGTTTAAGATTGTATTTCCTATTGATATGCAATCTCATAGCTTCAATTGAATCTTCAAATTCGATCATTGGATTTAAAATGAATCCTCGTTCTTTAAATCTTCTTTTGAAGTCGGGTTCTGTTAAATAAATTTCAATTTGTTTATCTTCCAAAAACTGCATGCATGCTGAAGCAAAATTCACATCATTAATCTCCAAATAAAGTCTATCAAATAATTTTAATTCCATAAACTGTGGCCTAAATTTGACGGAAGCTTTTCCATAAGATTTTGCATTTATTAAACCTGTTAACCTAATTTTATTAAAGCGAAATTTGTCTCTGATGTTTTTAGATAGATTCGATAACATCGCCCAAAATTTAATATTAGATTCATCTATCACCCATTTTATGCTCGCGTGTTCTATTAGAACGTGCAACACTTCAATTTTGTCAAAATTCATTAAAAATTGCAACTATGTTCAGACTTAGTCTCACAGTCACTTGATCTCTACAGAAGGTAAAGGCAACTCGTTGGTATTGCCAAAAAATGGAATCGGCTCCTGTGGATATTTTTTCAGCAATTTTTCTTTATGTGAATGATTCGGATGACATTGTGCGTATGTTTTTAACTGGATCAAGGATGATGCAATTTAAAATTACGCATTATGTGAGGAGTGTTAGTGGAATATATCAACAAATGTTCACAAATTTTCTGAACTTACGCGAATTAGATCTTAGTTTGGATGGGAATATTGCAATACAAACTTATCCAGCAAATTTGACAAAACTGATTATTGTTGGTAATAACACAATCAATGATAGTCATTTGTTAAATATTCCCAAACAATTGACACATTTGAATATTAGTAGATGCATTAACATTCGTAATTTTTGTGATGCATCTAGTTTGGAACATTTAGATGTATCGCATTGTTGCGAACTGAAAACTTTGCTTTGGATTGATAATTTGCAGTATTTGGATGCATCCTATTGCACAAATTTGTCATCATTAACTATTCCAAAAAATCTTGCATATTTGAACATTAATGCATCCGGCGTAAAAAAATCTAACTTGATATTTCTTCCAACAAGTTTGCAAACATTTCTTGCACATACACTTACCTTCACAAAAGATCAAATTGCAAAATTTCCCGATAGCTTGGAAACTGTTGATGTTAGTGTTGAAAAATCTGAATTATTTCCCAAAGCATTCATTTTGCCGAACAATATCACATCTTTGGTGATCAGCGGTTGTCATGTGGATGGTTTAATGATAATTCCATCATCTGTAGTAAAATTAGTTTTGAAGTGCAATAGTGATTTGCCTCAATTACCTTCATCTATAACTGATCTATCAATTAACATGCACACTACGGCATCATTATCATTTGCACAAAAACTGAGCGAAAATATTAATTCACTGGCACATCTTAAAAGATTTTATTTGCGACATAGTGGGGCATATTTTCGCAACACTGAACGACATCTCAAAGTGGTTTTCAATTTACCTGAAACATTGGTTGAACTTGAATTTTATATGCCACACAGAGACATTTCATACAAAATACCAAAATCCACAACAAGTCTCATGACAGATTCGAATATTGATGGATCATTTTCAACACGTTCATCACCTGAAACATATCCTAATTTAAAATATGCACATTTTATCTGTGTGGAAATTGATCCAAATTTTGTAAACACAATGCCCAATCTAGAAAGTTTAATAATCGAACGTTCTCTGTGTGCCCGAATAAAAACATCAGATTTACCTAGATCTTTAACTCATCTTCGTGATGACCGCAGCAATGTAGAACACACATACCAAGATTTTCCACAAAATTTGCGATTTTTGAGGATCGAATGTAATGCTGAAACAGAACCAGATTTCAAAAAACTGCCCAAAAGTTTGCGTGAATTATCAATACATTTTACGCATCGAAATCCCAAATATGCATTGAATTTAGGACATTTAGATTTGGAAACGCTACACATATATGGATATCAACCTCCTATCAGCAGTCTACCTCCGAATCTAAAACATTTATTATGTCCAACCGAGCCCGAAATATGGCCCAAACAATTAGTTACATATACAGGACCAATTGAAACCGCATATAACGGCAGCATCAAAATGCGAACCATAACAAGACCTTTACCAAAAACTCTTAAGAAGATTGTAACAGAGCGTTTACACACTGGCAAAACTAAATCAAAATATCTACCACATTTGATTGTCAAACATTAATTAGTTTATTTGTTAAATGATCATTTAACAAATAAAATCAATCATTGCGTTTATTTTTTATTGTTTTTCAAAAATATCATTATTATTCATTGCAATATGGGGAATAAACAAACTTCTGTTGCAAGAAATGTGTGTGACAAATCCTTGCATCCAGAATCCCATGAACAAATTCAATCTCATCCACTAGTAAAATTTGTCGTTGTTGACTACCAATCTATGGAAGAATTAGTTGGCACAGGTTTTTCTGAAAAATTTGTAACTGAAACAGAATCAACTGGATATTTTATTTTGGACATTTATCTGCCAATTTTGGTTTCAGGTAGTGATAGATGGGTTTTATTCTTAACTAAAAATCATTGGATTTGTTATGCAAAGATGGATGACGGAGATGATATTCTTGGTTCAAATCTATTTTTTAATAAAAGATCAATTTTGGGTGATAATGTGATTCAATGGTCAATTGATCCACATCCTGTTAATAAACACCGTGTAGGAGATGAAATGTATCGTACCGGTGAAATATTAGGAGCAATTGTGATAGATGCCATAAACACCAGGTTTATTTTGAGAGCAAATCCTGAAAAAGATAATCTGAATGTAATTTGCTATGATTGGGTAGGAGATTTGGAATCTATGCATAATATGATTTCTAAAGAATACAATATTTTATGGATCAGAGGGTCATCATCAAAGTTCCTACAGAACTTTTCCTCTGAGGGTCTCACATCCGTTCGACCGTCATCGTCATTGTCAACCCAATTCACCATAACGAACATTTTTACCTCGGCGTTAAGAAAACGTCGTTCGGAAGAAAAGAAAATGTACCCTGCACTTGAAAAATTATTTTGCAAATACGAACATCAAGTTAATCCTGAAAATATATTGCTGCAATTCAAATTGGAACTGCCTGTGGCTGTAGGTGGTTCTGATATATGGTATTTCAGCATAGGAGCAAATCGCGCAGATTGTGCAACTCGTTATTTAATTCATCCAGAATATATTTTGGATAGTGACGTATTCTCATTAAGAAAACGTTGTTTTCTAAAAATTAAACATAGATCTGCCAAACAATTTGATTACAAAAATAACGTTTTTGGCGACGGTCAAATTTTGCGATCATTTGCTGCAGGTCAAGTTATTTGCTCATTCATGATTGATGCATTTCCTGTCTGCGTTATTCTTTATTATGAAGGGAATGATATTTTGGTTTATTATGTGCCATGGTATTCAGAACCAAATGCAGATTTTCCATTTGCAGTTATGAAATCAATCCTACATCAACATATGGAATCTGGCCATAATTTTTATTGGTTTGGTTCAAAAGATATGGATAGGCTTTACAATGGTTCCAATCAGAAAAATTCTCCTAAAAAAATGTGCCATACAAATATGTACGTTCCATCTAATGAAAAATATTCTATTACCCTTTCAGATTTGGAAAAAATGTTTCCTGATATCATAATCGAACCAGCGGCAAATTGTATGTTTGATATTGAATATTAAAAATTAAGCAAGTTCAAATAAATTGATTCAAATTTCATGAGAAATTTAAATCAATTTGTAATACAAACCTTTTTGTTTACCAATTTCTTGTAAATCAGCTAATGCCCACGTACAAACTGGAATATTATTTATTAATGTAAATGTTCTTTCAGCTGTTACCAAAGCGTAAGTTTCATCTGTTGGTTTTTCAACAAGCTTAATTTTGTCGTTAATCATATATTTTGAAACGCATTCTCTACCATTGACATAGATCGGATGGCCTTCTGTTATATACAAGTCTTCGGATGGTTGATTTGATCCAATTGAATCTGCTGGATACATAACAAATTTGCTTGAACCGGAAAATTTTGCATTAAATAACATTGGAACTAAATTCCCATCCAAATCAATTAATTCGATATTTTGACCGGATTTCAAATTTCCTAATCTAACAAGACCTTTAGATGTGTGAACCATAGAATCTGGATGAATACAAAATGGTTCAACTGTTACGACAGCGGGCGAAGTTGACGGCACCGATGGAACAATAACTGTAGTGGCACCACTTGTTACTGCAATACTGCTTGCTGGATTTGTTACGGTCACACTGTCAAGAAGTGCTCCCATATAGAAACTTGTACTGATAGTTCTGGATCCTGGGAGCGATAACAAAACAAATGCTTGGAAATCTGTTCCATATGTAAATGGCCCTTGCGCTGAGGGCAAGATGGACGACCATTGAAAACCACCAGTTGGCAAAGTGATAGTCATTAAGACATCAGTCAAACTAGTAGGCTCATATGTTACAGTCATGGAGCTGATAACAAGTGATAACAGTGCGTTTGCATTTGTGAATCCAGGTGTATTCCACCCAGCAACTGGATTATTTACTGGAGTAAGTGAACCTGTTAAAAGGGAGACAACATTGATAGACATAAAAGTTCCACCTGCCACAACATCAAATGTGAAAACTATGTTAACTGCATTTGGATCAAAAGAATAATTAAATACATTTCCACTGGAAAAACTTTTAATTCGTCCAGTTCTCAGACCATTAACATTAACACCAATACCGGTATTTGTATCAAATGTTGGTGCAATAGTTCCAACAGCAGCACTTGAATTAAAAGTATACGTTAAAGTATTCGTTCCTGACAATGGTAAACTTGCAGGAAACGCAGGTCTGACCATCACTGTGGGCAATGGTGTTGTGCCACCACCAGTACTGACAGCCACAGAATTTACTGGATAAGTTAAAGTTGGCGTATACGTCGTACCGGATGTATACGCAATGTCCAAAACTGGTCCTGCATTTGGAGCACCTACAGAATAGATTTTTGATGTTCTGAGAACAGGTAATGGTGCACCTTCTGTTTGCGTTACGAGAATTGAATTAGCTAAACCAAGTGCAACCGATGAAACAGCAAAATTAGTCCTGTAGATAATAGGAGCACTGTCAGTTGTCGTGGTTGAATGAGTAACTGTAACAGACATGATTTCAAAGTACTAGTATATATTACTATTAAAAACGCAAATATCTGTCCCCTACTATTTGGTAATCGCGCAATAGTGCAATTAGCAGATTATGGTTAGAAAGTTTTCTTTGCAGCCGGTGCTTCCATATTAATTTCTTCGTTTGACGGAGCTGGTCTTTTTTGACCACGTGTGTCAGATTCATCGGTAACCAATTTCTTCAAAGTAGCACCATTACACAATGCAAGCGTTGGAAAATGAAGCTCATCTAAATATCCATCAAAAACAAACTTATTTGTGGATGCCAAACTTTTAAAGATATCAATGAAAGATCTAATTTTTTGACTTCTCAAATTCAGAACATTTTGATCGAGTTGTTGTTTGATTTTTGAGGCTGTCAATTCGAATCCTTCAATTTTCAATTTTGTTTTTGGATCGGCAATAAATTTGAATTTGGTAATTGTATCAATAATGTAGGTTAGCTCTGCATCCCCATAAGATAATAATACATCATTTGATGCAAATGCTGTTTCTCCGATTTTGAGTGAGGATATTAGATACACGCAAGGATCTATGCGCGTTGATTTGGGAGCCAGTAATAGGACAACATTGTCATCGCAAATAGATTCATCCATTTTCTCCGAGGGTCTCACATTCGTTTGACCGTCATCATTTTGAAGACGTGAGGAAAGATATTCAGTTGATTGAATTGAACCACATGCTAATGAAATGTGAGATAATTTTGTCAACAGTTCAGCATTTTTGTGCAAGAAATTTTCGATAAAGAATTTTAAAAAATCCATATTTTCCGTTCGGACAACCAAAAGTCCCATGCTATTCGCATCCAACAAATACCCAGAACCACAATCTGAGCAAATCAAATGGTATAAATGTTTGAACGCTTCAAAAAAGTTTTCTATGATTGACAACATTAAAGCAGCATTCAAGGTCTGTGATATGTAGGTTGCCTTTGTAAAAAATTTTACCATTTCAATATTCTTATTTTTAATGGCAGCATACAAACAATTAAAATTTTTAGGATACCATCCCAAAGATGTGATGTATTTGATAATGTGGACATGACCGTACTTAACAGCACATATAGCCACACCTGAAGTCCAAGTGCTAAAACTACCAAAGTTTTCTGTGATTTTTTTAATCGTTTCAAGATCACCTCTCTTGGTAATTTCGTACAGAGAATCAGACGCCATTGCTAAAGAATATTATAACAATGTAATAAATGATCCAACAAATTTACAAATGCAATTTTTATTTCCACAAATTTTATGCGAAAATAAAAATTAATCAACGATCTTACTCATAAGTACTTTGTTCATATCAACATACTTCGGCAATCGAGCTAGAATTTGTGTCATGGAAAAATTATTCACATCTGGGCAAATATCTTCATCGAAAATCATATCAACAAATTTATCATAATCATCAACATAGTTCTCCAAAAAGTAATCAAACAATTTGTAAAGCTTACTAGACTCAGTAAATGAATAAGCTAGCGGTTCCATTTGTGATCGAATATCAACTCCACATTCTTCCATAGTTGGGAAAAATACATCAAGGCGATCCACTTTTACACAACACCTGCTAAATCCAATGATAACCTGTCCAATATATGAATCCTTAGTCTTTGCGCATATGTCCAACGCATGTTTGTAACAATCCAATCGAAATTCTGGTGTAGCATTATCAGTTTTTGCTAACACAACATAATTTGCTGCATTTAATTTGAAACCTTTACCCAAATAATAATTCAAAATGTCTGACGTGATCATAACCTTACTAAACCATAAAATTTTTTTGCAATTATTTTCCAAAATTTCACATTCAAATTCATCTGGATAAATTTCTTCGAAAATGTATGTAACGATTTCATGATTGTATGGTCGTTCGTATAAACCAAAAAATTCGCGGCGCATGTACTCGATAATAACATCAAAAGTTGGTAATTGTAATAGCGATGGTACAATTGATTTGAATGTATTAGCATCTCCAGAAAAAAACCTGATACAATTCGTGCTAATAAAATATAAAATTTTCAATCCGAGATTTTCGACACCGGCGTTTAGTTCAAACAATTCTTGCACATAGTCATAAGTAACAACTGGTGGATGAGTTGTCTTACCATGCGATGGGGCCTTGAGATCAGCCATGTTCCTAAGAAGTTGATCGGGATTACACTCCGTTAATCGAGATTGTGCAACAATTGATGATTACACTCCGTTAATCGAGATTGTGCAACAATTGATGATTACTAATATTCATTTTTAATAAAACAATTATTGGTAAATTATGTGTGCAATTTTTTATCAATCTGTCCATGAATCGTCATCATAAAAATCTCCTGAAGTTGATTTTGTATTTTGTTTTAGATCCAATATCAACCCAGTTATGTCGATGCCATTTTCTGCAAAGAAATGTAATTTGCGCATTGCATATTTGAATCCTTTAATATCACCATATTTAACACAAACTCTTGCTAATTCATCAATATCTAAACCTTGTTCGATCATGTATTTAATTGAATCTATCGATACTCTGGGTGCATAACGAATATATTGTGGATCAAGTTCAATGTATCTGTCTGCAAAGAAAATTAAAATAGGTTTTGCATTATACGTTTTATTTAAGATTATTTCCAAATGATCTCGGTCAAATATAACATTCCAATATTTTTCACACAATTTTAATTTTTCTAATAATTTGTCGATATTATGATTCCAGTAAATAGCAATTCGTTCTATTACATGAACGATTTGAATTTTTGTTAGAACCAAGCCAAATTGCGCAATTTGCTCAATTTCACTTTCGATCATATTATGAACATGATATTGATAAGTATTGTCCATTATCCGGATTTCATAACCAATGCGTCGCGTAATTTTTTTGGAAAGTTGTTCGAAGAATGTTTCTAGAGACCCTGAAAGAAGCTTGTCTTCTGCAAGGATCGAGTCATCACGAAACTCCGAAAGAACTGCAGATTCTGATGGGATTGAGTCATCACGAAACCCTGGAAGAAGAAGGCCATCTTCTGTATGTTCTCCTGTGGAAGCCATCTTGTTTGAGATATTCCAACCAAAAGGTATTCTGGTTGGAATATCGTGTGCTGCAATTTTTATGCTTGAAAAATTGTCCATCAGATTTTCATACGAATGAAACAATGTTTTTCAACATAACGTGCAGCTTCTGCATCAACACGCTCGGAGTACGTGCGTTGGTCGATAAAATAGTTCACAATGTCAGTGTATCGCGAACTGACCAAAAAATCACGAACAACCTTGAGTGTTTCGCTGTCAAGCGTCCCAATCAAGTGCCAAGCAATGTTGTATTGCTGAGATTTGACCGCCAAAATGAACATCTCAATGCGGTCAGCCAATGTTCGTTCGATGAGGAACGATTCAATAGCGGTAATAGAGCCTGAAGCAACGGCCTTCTCCAAATCAGCTGAAGACATGATGTTAGACAAGAATACTGTGAAATGATGAAAGATACATCAAGCGCTTTATTGTTGCAATTTTTTTGAAAATACAATAATTCATACATCCCAATAGTAATCACCATTCAATTCTGCCGATAATGATTTAGTTAATCGCTTTAATTTTTTAATTCTGCTTAATGATCTTGTTCTGTGATACATGTCGGCAGCTGATATTCTTGACTGATTTTGGTTTATTGAAATAGCTTGTTCTTTTAGAGTTTTCATCTCTTTTTTGTATTCAGCAAGAGCTCTTTTCTTGTTTTCCAAAATTTGAGCTTGAGTTTCAACATGGCATTCATGCAGATCTTTTAGCATAAGCGCACAGCTTTTAACAACTTTTACTAATTTAGATAATGGCACGACATAGTATTCTTTACGATCACGATAAATACGATCAGCAAGAATGCTTTTAATGCAATTTTCAACCAAACTTCCATAATCAGTTTCAATGTAGTAATAAATTGTCATCGCATTTGGTAAACCAGTATTGTAAGTTTTCAGCCGCATTGTCAAATCATCAGTTCTACCAACTTTGTAATAATCAGTGCCCATTAAATCTGCCGGTTGCGCAACATAAACTAATTCTATTTTGGGATACTTCTTTTTGCACTTTTGGTTTTCCAACAAAATTTGTCTCTCTTTTTCAGACAAAGCTAATTTGCCATTCGCCTCATCCAACTTTTTCTGCAGGTCATCAATAATTTCTTGTTTTCTGCGCTCTTCTATTGCCTTTTCAGCTTTATCTTGTTCGACTTGCAATCGAGCATTCATAATATCTAATTCACGCCCATTCTCTTTATCAATTTTGTAGTAACCATTTTTCCTAATACTCGGAAGCACATCTTTGAAAACCCAGCGACCAATTTTTCTCGCTGCAGGCATTTTGCTACTGAAAACTAGAGTGTAAAAGCCACTCTCACTGATGTAGATAGCAGTATCTTGAGCATTGTACGGCTTTTCTTTGAGATATTTTTTGAGCTGATCGAACGTGGTCTTATCTTCTATTGGAACTCGTTTTGCAATGGCATTATTTGGGCGATTGTAACCCAGTAGTTCAGCGCTATTAGAACCAGAAAGCCAAACATCACCATTTTCATCCACAACATAACCAATTTCGAGTCCTTCAAAATTAATGATTTGGTTCAAGAGGTCAACAAAGTGCTGCGAATCAAAGTTAGGTTTGCGATTGTCGGCTGCCATTTTTCGTGCTTATATTTTAATAGAAATATTATATTTTATGTAAAATTATGTGTGGTATAGTGGGTGCTCCACGCTGGTGTATCCACTATAGAGATTTATGTTACAGACTCAATAGAGGGGTATGTCTGCCGGTGCACCCTCTATTAAGTATATTTCATAAATTTCTATAGATGTAACATATTTTGGAATATTGTTATCCAAATTTCTGTAAAAAATTTACAGTTTTAATTCTATTGAATGAATTTTTATTTATTCAAATAGTATTACATCTAAAACATCATCCATCCAAAACCTCCTGCAATCACCACAATCAATAAAATCACAACAAAACTCGATCTATTCCACACTCCACGTCTATTTCGTTTGATAACAATCTTTGACGTGATTTCTCTGATCATCCTCTTGTTAGACTTCTTATGAAAGCAGACCTCTTTTTCTATTTGGAGTAGATCCACTTTCATAACGTCTTTATTAATCACTTCAATTGATTTAGCAGTCACCAAGATAATTTTGTTTCCTGAAACAATTTTATCTAAATCAAATTTACAAGGTCCAATATTTTTCATCAACAAATTTATGTTGGAACTGAAAGAACCTGTCAAAGAAATAGGTTTGCTACCAACATAAACACAAGGATTAAGTTTAGAATTTGCCATAACATGCATAGCGACACCATAAGCAATATGCTGGTTGTGGGTTTGGAATGTGTCGTTAGATAGATCAATAACACAAATTGCATTACTTAAATCAACACCATCGAACCTTTGCAAAAAAAAATTCTCAGATTTGAGCCTGTAAGCATTGTCAATTAATTGCACGGGAATATGTTTAGATGTATGTGTGTCAACTAATTGTCGCAGTGACATTTTTTGCAGCAAACCTTCTTGATAAGAAATCATATTGGCATTTGCAACAGGATCAGATTCGATTTTTGATTTGAATTTGATCAAAGAATTGTGGCTAGCTTTAGAGAAATCTATTGATGCCAACTGTCCAGCACAAACATTAATTTCAATTAGACCTAGTTTGGCATCTAATTTTGTCTTAAGTTTGCGATAGGTTGCAAATCTCAACGTAATTTTTTTGATTTCAGGATAAAGTTCTTTGGTGAAACGTTTGATAAAATTGGTTTTTACTGCGAGTTTTGATTTTTCTCTAGGTAACCATTTTCCCAACGTGGAAATTTCACGACCAAGTTCCAAGTTTGCAATATCTGATTTTACTTGACACAAAATCAGATCATAAATTTTGTCAACAAGTTTTGTATTTTGTGCAATAGCTAAAATGTAAAAATAATCCTTGTAGTAACCAAGCTTTGGAATTTGTTCCAAGAGCATATTGATAATGTCTGGATGATGATCATATATTTTGCAAATCGCAACATAAAGTTTGGGATCTTTTTTGGCTAACCTTTGCGAAAAGTTTTTCTCTAAAAAAGATTTCACTTGTCGAGCATCTGTCCAGTTAACGTATGCACGTGTTTTCAACATTTTATGGTGATGTCTATTATTAACATAATCAGATCTTGATATGAATATGTTAATAATCAATTTTTTTATTGTATTTGCATTCCGGGATTCAGAAAATATTATCCTAAAGGTCAGATTTTTTTCATAATTTTCTTAGCAAACACAACACACTCGAACTTAATCATCCGATTTTGAAATAAAATCAATTTCACATACAGAAAAGTTATCCATGAGATCAGAATTTTATCGTAATTTTTCTTGGTAAAATCGTTTTACTTCGCCGGGTATTTATTTAATCAAACAGAAAACTTTTACTATAAGATGTTATCACAGTTGCATCTAAGTTTTCTTATAGAACTATCAGAAAAAAATAACATGTGGAACAAAATACGTATCTTAATTTTTCTTTGTACAAAAAGTTTTTTTTAACAGAAAACATTATCTTCAAGATATATCTTTCGAAGATCTAAGTTTTCTTGATTTTTTCAAAACCACAATCAGAAAAATATTACAAGGTGAACAGATGTATATCTAAATTTTCTTTGTAGTTGGAAAGATAAACAAAATTAAACGATATTAGGCTCCACGAGATCGCCGAAATATCATTTAATTTCGATAAACAAAATTAAATGATATTAGGCTCTGCAAGATCGCCATACCCAAACCCTCCAATATTTGATCGCTGGTATTTGTTTGTGTCTGGATATTTAATTCCTAAAATTTCTGAATCAAGGTTTTCTTTTTTGATTCCCATAATTACATCATCAAGAGAACTATCGATAATTTTAGCTGCGTCTGCGAATAATTGTACATGATCAGGAGACCATTTATTAATGTAATTTCTTACCATACAATGTAGCTTGATTCTTTGTTGATTTGTCATATTGTACATAGTTAGAGTTCGTCGTTGAATCCATGGAACACAGATTTCAGTAAAAGTACTCATCTTTTCTTCTGAAGAGATTTTCTTAGAATCCAAAACTTTGATTTTGCGAACAACTTGATTAAACAATTCAGTAAATTGATCTGCTGTGGATCCATCTGAAGTAATGTATTCGCCCAAATATTTGAAACATTTTGTTACCGTGAGCTTTTTAAGGCTAATGGCATCGCTATGATCTGATTTTTCTTCCAAGATCTGGATCTTGACAAGTGGGGTGGTTCTTGTACCGCTAAGTACAGCTGCAGCATCGTTCGCAGATTTAAATGGGTTCATTACTGATATCTCGACTGAATTTCCGGGAAGGTTCGGTATCATCGTGAATTGTTTCGACAATTCTCTATGAGGGTCTTCGACCGTCATCGTCAAAGTTCCCACAGAACTTTTCTTCTGAGGCTCGAGCTGCTGCTCGACCGTCATGACTGCGGATTTCTCTCTGGAAATTTTCAATCCAATATTTCCTAAAAGTTCAACCAGCTCATCAAGAACAACTTGTGCAGATTCTGCATCTTTAGCAATAATTGTCAAATCATCAACATAAGCGGTCAACAAAATTGGATTATCTTCAGAAAATCTGTACCCGCAAGTCATTCTGTACTTGTCATTTATCTTTGTGAGAATTGTATTTAGTGCTGTGACAAATAAAGTTGATGAAAGTGCACATCCTTGAATCAAACCACCAGTCCATTGCAAAGTCTTGCTGTTAAGAGAATTCACATCCGCATAATAAACCAAATTATCATAATATGTTTTCAAATAAGTAATAAACTCTTCAGCCACACCATATGATCTCAGTATACCATAAAGAGCATCTAGCTTAAGATTGCCATATGCATTTACAATATCAAGAAAAACAATTACACACGGTTTCTTGTGTGCGTTCGCATCCCTGATAACATTTTTAATTTTATAGATTTGTTCAAAGAGCGAGTATGACATACCTCCAATTCCTCCTTTTTGGATAGTTGTGTTGATAAGTTTGTTACCCAACAGATAATTATTGAGTCTTAATGATAAAATTCTGTGTAGGTGGTTTACAACATTTGGAATTGCCATGATTGGCCTAAATGAACCAATTTTATCAGTTGGTCCATTTTTAGTTTCTTTGTAAACGTAACTGCATTTTGCAATGCTAATATTTGAAATATCAAGTTCGTTCTTTGCAGAAAGTAGCCTATTAAATTCATTTACGAACAACATTTTCAAATAAAAAGGTAAATTTTTGAGCAACAATTTTGGAATACCCAACATGTCTTTTTTTGATAACACTTGATTAAAAGCATTGTCAAATTCTTCAATTGTAATTTCAGTCCAAGGCATTTTGTGTCCAGTTAGTGGTTCTGCATTATAATCTAAAACATCAGGTTTAGCTCCGATAGAAGCATAAACATCTTCAATGGTAAACTTAGGCTTAACGTAACACTTGGGTTTAGCTCTGTATTTGGGCTTATCTTCTGGATTAGGTTTGTATTCACCATAAGCTTCAAGAATCTTGTTGTAAAGTTCGACATTCATCTGAATTAAATTTGTCGATTCAAGTTCAATATTAGCCATTTGGTCGGATTCCAACATCTTGATCTTTGCAGATCTTTTCAATTGCATCGATTTTATTATTACATCTCTGAGATTTTCTACTGAATTTGGTTGAGCTCTCAGATCAAGTCTAACAAAACAGTTTCCCATTTTGAAATATTAAATTTGGGCTCTGTTCAATTTCACGAAAGATAAATATTGCGCAATTTTTTTAAATTTTTGATAACAATTTTTAATGGTTATCAAAAACTTATTTTTCTATTTCAAAAGTAAATGACGCAATGTGCCCTGTGTCTTGCATCGTCTTGAAGTCATGAATGATGTATTGCGCATCAAAATTAAACGGCATTTTGACTTTGAGATTCAAATTAGTTACACAATTACTCGTGGCAATTGTGGTTTGGAGCTGTGACAAAAATTCAACCACATTGTCAGCGTAACGTGGGATGACAATTTCAATATTTGGAAGTTTTTGATCACCAAAAGAATCAGTAACCATCATATTTTGACCCATATTCATCACAGCATCAATCAATTGCTCATCGTCTTCAATAAGATCAGCAAATGGATAAGTGACATGCTTGTAATAATTGTGTTGGGTGCTAATTGGTGTAAAAATGAAAGTTTCCAAATCCATTCCCAAAATCACACCAAAATTAAAAACAGCAGGAACATCATCTGCACGCGATTTGTTTGTTCGGTAATTGCGTACAATTGCAAACTTTTTCAAATTAATTCCTGTGAGACGCGAGCAATCAAAATTATTGCTCGTTTTGATTGAAAGTTCAGTTAGGTTTTTGAACTTGGTCAAAGGAAAACTTTCAACCAATCGCGAGCCTTGCAAGTGCAAGCATCGTAGTTTCTGATGAATTTGATGACTATGCTCAATATAAAAAGCAGAATCATCCACAGAAACAGAATCCAAAGACAACGTTGCGAGATTTTTGAATTTGGCCATTTGGTTTTTTGTCAATTGAATTCTTCCTGTCAAAAATAGTGAAGTAAGATTAGGTGCATCTAGCTCAAAAGGAGATGTTGCATCGCAACCCGGGCAAGGGCAACTGACCAAAAGTTCAAATCTTGACAATTTTGCGAGTGATCCAATACGAATTGAAGCTGCATCCTTTGCACACGCTGTCAAATCAGAATACAAACAGCTCACGTCCATCTTCAAACTTGTGAGATTTGGGAAAACCTCGCTAACAATTCTGTTCCCAATTTTGAACTTTTGGGTTGAAAATGCCAATTCTCTCAAATTTTCGCATGGCTTGAAAATATGGTTTTCGGGCAGATCAATTGCTCGCACAGCCAATGTCTTGAGATTGGGTAATGCTTTGATAAATGCAAAGCTTACATAAAAATCTCTTGCGATCAAAGTTGTGAGTTTTGAAAAATTTCCAGGAAATTTGGCTACAACATCAAGTTTGGTTGCAAGGTTTGATGTATGATGGATCACATTATCCTCAAACATAATGGAATGGAGCGCATCTTCAATTGGATGGGCATCAGTTTTAGCATGAATCAACATTTCAAGGTAAACTCTAACATCTCCGCCTCCCAAAAAATCAATACGATTAACGTGTTTACCCAATTCCAAAAGGTTGTCAGTTTTGCCAGAATCCGTGTCAATAACAACACAAACTGGATGTTGAATGTTCAAAGCCATGATATCGACCGTGCTCGCTGTAGCTCTCAGAGTCTAAAAGACTGTGTTTTTGTTTGCCAAATGGAACCTGTTTTGCAGATAATATTCTCTTTTTATAAGAATTTGAAACCAAATTCTTTTGCAATTTTTTAATAGATTTTATTGTTAAGCTCTATCAAAATTAATTGCGCATATTGGCTTGTTGTGGTTTGAATAATTCTTCAATGAGAAGATCACAAGATTGGATGTCAATATCAGATGAAATTATAAGTTCACGAGCACAAACAGCAAACTTATAACTAGATTTCCCCAGGTCATTAAAAGTAACACTTTCATTTCCATTAAAATGATAAGTTCCTGAAATATTGAAGACCAGATTTTTTAATTCTGGTTGTGTCGCTTCAATTAAACGTTTCGTTAGATTCTCAATAAAAGTTCTGTGAGATGCAGGTTTGACTTCTTGGTTTATCAATCTGGTTATCAAATTTTCTGCACTTATTTCATGTAAACCAGAAATGAATCTGTCTATTGTGACAATGTTTTTGCCAGAAATTGGGTTGAATTTTTCTGTGGTAAAAGATTTAAATCCTGCGGCAAAAGGTTTATACAATTGAACATCTTCATCTGAATATCTGCAAATCATTGATAGCCAATCCCTCTTAGTTTCATATCCATTTTCAACTAAATCGATCTCACGACTACTGTTAAACATTTCGTAAGCATTTATGTCTCCGAGTTTGGCATAAAAATCAAGTTCAATATCAGCAGCATTCCTTTCAGAAATAGCCGCCAATAAAGCTAATGGCAAATGATGTGAAATAGGACTTTGCAAAATATACATAGAATTATGCAGAACCCATCCAAGAATAAATTTCAAATCAGAATTTGCAGATCTAAAATTTTCCCGCGGAATCAAAAAGAAACCATCAAACTTGAAATAAGTGTCAAACAATTCATTTATGATCGTGCTGGCTATCAATTTAATAGGTCCAGATCCTCCAGCTCCTATCAAACGATATGACAATTTGATGTTGTATTTATGTACCATTCTACCCATAACTGCCGTATCCAAATATTTATCATTTTGATCAAAAATAATGGCAACATTATCGTATGGTGTGTCTGGCAAACGGTATTCTCTTGAGATAGTGTCATCAACACATAACAAATACATACCATCTAATACATTTGCATAATTAGGATTTTCTGAATTGCGTGCTAATGCTTTAATATCAATAGTTGCAAAATACTTTTCAGGTAAGCGCTTGAGTGCCAAATTTATTTGTTCATGAAGTTGAACAAAAGTATGACCGTCAAAACAATAAAAACCATCAAATGTTTTAATCAATATCATGTTAATGATGCATTTTTGGAGTTTTACGTCTGAAATTTCTCTAGTCGTTTTCAATTTGAAAAACATTGGTGGTGAATCTTGTTTATGAAATTTAGCATAAATGTCTGATGGTCGAAGAGCATCATCACAACAGCTAATGACATCAATGTCACCTGCAAATTCACCAAAAGTTTCAAATATGGTTTGCTTTTTGAGTGACAGATAAAACCATTCATCATCAGCATATTGTAAAATTCCACCTTTGTGATAAATACACTCACCGGTCCAATAATGAAAAGATGCTATCAGCACATTACCTTGGATTTCAAACGTGGGTTTTTTGTAATTTTCGGGATCATGGAAATTCAAAACAATCAATCCACCAGGAATTTTACGAACATCCTCGCGATGTAATTTTGATTTTGTCTCAAATTGGTATTTGCCATCAAATACACTGTATTTGAAAATTTTGTCAACAATTTTAAAATCAATAATTCTTTTGGTAATCGTACCGCAGCTAAAGCCACGATTTTTTGAAATTTCAAGAGCTGCTACACTGTAGAGGCTGTATTCGCGTTCGATTGTCGGTTTATTAATATCCTCGCTTTCGCGCATTGTTAGTGTTGAAATAGTATTTTGTTTTGCTGTTACACTGATAACATTTTTTCCTATAATATGTCCACCGTGAAGAAACGTTACACTAAAAGCACTTGTTAGCGCAAACAAACATGATCCTTGTTGGAAAGCAAGTACGTCGTGAGTGATCATTGGATTAATTATCGGTTCTGTTGGCAAAAGGATTTTCAACGATGCATCAGTCATCTTAGCAGAAGTTTCCCATTTGACATCCACGGTTGGCATGTATGATTGTGTAAGATTTTTCTTAGGTTCAAAACAATAGTAATAAAGTGTAACAGAATTAACCAAAACCAGACATGGACCAAACAAATAATGTTGGTCAACCTTACGCAAATTCGAAAATACTGTCAATCCGGGGTAAAATGTAATAAATCTTTCTGCCTGAAATAACTTTATTTTAGGGAAGTCATTTCCAGTCGGAACAGTTTTAGGATGGTTTTTGAACAAACAATAAATGTCGTATGTGATACCATTATCAAATACGACAACTATTACTCCACATGGTCTGATATAAATTTTACATGTTCCAATGCAATGGTCAGGAAATGTAAAGAAAAGTTCTGCTGCATTAACACCGTCATTTTTTATGTGAACTAGCGTGTTTTTGAACTGTGTTAAAAATCCTTTATTGTAGGTCCACATTATTAGGTTTTCGGGCAATGATAATTTATCATAAAATTGTTTCTAAGATAAATTATTTGCAATTTTTATTTGTTGTTGGCTTCTAATATCAAACCACTAACATCGATTCCTTGATTTATGGCATTGGTCAACATATTAATTTCAATTTTGTCCATTTTGTGCACAATCCATTTTGCCAATATCTGCGGTTCATACCAATTAGAAATGTATGCTATTAATTTTGGATAACAACCACGCCCTCGGAACATGAGAACGTAATGTAAAAATTCACCGTCAAAAAAATCATCAACATCAAAACCATGTTCTTGCAATGCATTAACAACTTTCTCTACATAAGATACGCATCCAATACTGTTTTTGCGGGCCTCCAGCATTATTTCGAGAAGTTCTCTTGGTTCAACCAAATTAAAATCTAACAACAAAGAAGCATATTTACCAATGGTCTCCAAAGTTTGCCATTCGATAATTGATATGATTGCAGCAGGAGATATGTAATTGCAATATTGACTAAACAAAATTTTTAGCTTTTCAAAAAGCACATTAAACGACGCATTTTGTATAACTTCATGTACAAGTGTGCTTACGAAAGCGTTTTTATAATCAGTATCAGGATATAAATCTAAAACATAAAACAATTCATCAAAATTTTTAATAAACATATCATAAAATCTTATTTTTTCAACAGATCCAAAATCAACGATAGCAGGAACTAACAATTTAAAGGTATCAAATGAAATTTCTGGTTTCAAGTTTGTAACGCACTTCATTTTGTCTCCTGTGCATGAATTTATTTTATCACAACATTCGTCAAAAGTCAGCAAACGACGTTCGCTTTGTGAACTCATTATGAATTGCATGTGTTTCGATTAAATGACAGAATATTTAACAAGATATTAAGTGTGCAATTTTTCACACAATGTCTTAGCCTAATCCCTAATTAATATATATAAAATGGTCGTGTTTGTTCCCATTACTTTCACAACGCAGGTGACACCTTCTTTAGCGTCGCTAGTTATCGCGTCGACTGGCATAACAGCTTTACCTTTTAGTTTTGATGCAGCTGATGTTGCTCCAATTTCTGGAACATTTACAAGCGCAACATCAAATATCACACAAATTGAAATCGATATCACACCAATAAATGCAACTCAATGTAATGTAACCACAACAATTCCTCCAAGTGCAATGTCCATTACTGGAGCTCCAGGTGGTTTTCCAACAGGTTTTAGTCCAGGTTTAACTAATTTTCCACTTGGTACCGTAACTTTGGATGCTGATAGAACAATTGATTTTACATTTATTGCTGATGGTACAGGTGGTGGATCACCGCCAAACATTAATGCTCCAGGTATTGAAATATTTGTTGGCGGAATTGAAGCTACAACACCTGTTACATCATTCCCAGCCGAACGTATTATTACAATTGACCCATTTTGTGTTCATCCGGATTCCCTAGTCCATACGACGGAAGGTTTAATTAAAATTTCTGATCTAAAACAGCATACCAAACTTATCGGAATAAACGGCGAAATTATCGATCTGATTGCAAATGCAAAATTTGTTCCAACAACAACATTTGTTGAAATTTCTGCCGGAGCTCTAAGCAAAAATATTCCTTCAGAATCTTTACTCATAACAAGTGGCCATCCGATTTATTTCTCAAGGGAAATAATTGCTCAAAATTTGATTAATGGTGATACCATTAAGAAAATCAATCTAGAAATGCCGACCAACGTTTACAGTTTGTGCACTGCTATTAGAACGTATGTTTTAATTAATAATGTTCCCGTTTGCACATGGTGTTATGATGATCTTTTGAAAAAAAAAACTAATTCTGAAGGTAAATGTGCGTGTGTTTTTCAATAATTGCTTATTTATTGAAAAATTATCTATTTTCCACACCAATAAAATCAATATATGCTGCAACCATTTTGCCATTGTGTCTGGCAATATAACAGTCATAGACACCATCTCCATAAGCTGTTGGAGAAATTGCTCCATATGGGATAACAAATGCATGATTTCGATTTGCAACAATTGTATTGGCTACAATATTCCACCATGTTATTGGTTTGCGTCTCCTAGTTTTTATTAAAGATCTGAATATTTCAACATCGTCTTTGTATGCAGCATCAAAGAAACCTGCAGTGCCAGTATCCACCGAAATATCAGTAACACTTTTTTCGTCACCTTCCTTTCGTGTTGGAACTTTAAATTCAAATTCATTAATAATTTTAAGCATGGCTTTTTCTGTGTAAACAATACGTTTGCCTGGTTTGAATACACTCTCGTGGAAAACTAGTAATGCCTGAGGATAAGCACCTTTTACCTCAGAAATAACATAGTATGTACCAGGTGTTACCTTATCTATTTTTAATCTGCCATCTGGATATTTCTTCCTCGTTTTATCTTCAGGTGGTCTGTATGATGGATCTGATGCATACATTAAATCACTTGTTTGGAGAAATGTTCCGATAACAATAAACTGTCTGGGTATTGAAGGTCCAACATTTGTTTTAATTTTGGATGATGTTTTGCCTGAATAATCAATACAAACGGCAACAATTTTACCATGGTATATGGCAGCAAATAGACTAAAAGGACCATTTCCGTGATCAGTTAATGTTGTAGCACTATGTGGTGCAATTGCCACAATACCAGCTATTTTAACTTGTTTACTAATAATATCATACCAAGATCTAGATTTATTTTTCTTGTAAAAATCTGCATACACCGTAAATTCTTTTACATTATCTTTGAATGCACTATCATAACAACCGGCCATCTCGGTGTTTGTCGTAAACTTTTTTGTGACTAGTTCAAAATCAACTTTAGGTGTTGCTTCAAACAAGGCCTCGTAAGAAAACCAATCTTTATCTTCGCCTCCAGTAAAAACACTTTCATGAAAAATATTTAATGATTGTGCTAACTTATCCTGTGCTCCAACTAAAACATGATATGTGCCAGTTTGGACGTCAGATAATTTTTGAATCAGATCTTCACCATCAAAGCCAATTTTATAAATTGGATCGCATACATACATTAAATCCGTTGTCTGAACAAATTTTCCAGCATAACCGAATCGTATATTTTTTGACATTGTTGACGACAATTATAATAACTTTAGCAAATAATTATTAGTCAAAAATCAATAATTATTTACAACACGAATATTGTTAATTTACTCTTTGATAAAAGAAATGAATGCGGCAACAGATTTTCTATCAGCTTTGGCGACGTAGTAATCATACATACCGTCACCGTAACCAGATTCAGATATAACACCATGGTCTAAAACAGTAGCTCGTCTCGAACTCTTAAACATATTTTCAGCGATTGGTAAATACCATTCATCTTCATTACTAATTTCGATGAAGAATTTCTTGTCATAGAAACCTGCCATACCCGCATCTACACCAATACCCCAACCGGAAGATGCTTTTTTGAATTTGAATTGGTCAAAAATTTCATTAAATACCTTTCCACTCAATACTCCTTTCTTTGCAGGGAAATAATCTTCGTGGAAAATGAAAAGTGCCGAGTTTCGCTTTTCAGCTTTGATAACCTCAATCACTGCATAGTATGTTCCTGGTTTAACATTTTTGATCTCACTTGCTATACCCAAAAAATGTTTAGATGTTGGAGAATAAGATGGATCTGATACGTAAATTGATCCGGTATTTTGTTCAAAACTGCCGATGCAAATATATTGGTGGGTTGTCATGCCTAATTATATGGATAAATAATATTTGCATTAAAATAATGCAAATATTATTGATGTGTGAAACTCATTTCGATATCGATTGCGCAGACATTGTCAGGTGATTCTGCTTTTGAGCACAATTGGCAAGTGTAATGATCCAAATCATGTGATCTAATTGCCATGGCAGCTTCGTACAATAAATCATCAAAAATCAATGCTTGTGTGCGAGTCCATAAACAATCATCCAAATAGATCGATTTCAAAGCTTTATTGTTGCAGAATGTTTCGATGATGATCTTGACCAAAGTTTTGACATCTGATGCTTTGCCAAAGGGTCCAGTTGCTCTGAGTGCAAATCTGTGAACCAGTGCATTGTACCGAGATCTAGGTTTGATTGCACGAAAATGTGCTAAACAACCTTCCGCAATCACCTCCGTTTGCGCTGAACCGTACGCAATCGATATTTCAGTTTCTGACATTTGAACCTATATGTGGCCAAATCGAAACTTTTACTACAATAAGGCAAGAAAGTCGATTTTCGACCTACTGGCGTCTGCAACTTAGGTAAAATGCCCACACAATTGCTGCTGTTATGACAATGATCAACGCACCTGAAACAATGTAATGTTCCAAAAATGATTTTTGTGTTGTAATTTGCGAATCTGATGCATGTGCTGCTGGAAGCAGATACCACTTTTTCCAATTATCGCAAGAAACATCGTCGGCGTAAGATCTTCCTTTGTATTCGCAAATAATTTTGCAAGAGCCTGGAGTTTGCACCACACTGCAGACATCCAATAATTTCAAATTGTACGTGTATCTGTTGGTGCCTTCGTAAACCAAATACGCAATCAAACTGGCAATAATGATCGCCGAGACAGTCACAAGCATGACCTTTAGGATGATCTTCCACCCACACTTAACATCATCATCCAAATCCAGATCCACATCAGCCGGTTCCAACTGACGAACTCCATCATCAGCATCCTTGTCAAGATGCTTATAGTTTCCAGTCTCAATATCCATAACCATTGCGTAAGTTGGTAGTGTTTGTTAAAACAAAGCTTATCATTAAGAATTGCTATGAGAATTACAAACAAAAATGTTTTTCAATTTTTTATCCAATAGAAATTCAATAAAAAATTATTTTATGGTCGTGCTAGGTTGTTATTTTATAACAACGTACACCAATTATTTTATTTTAATAAAATAATTGGGTTAGGTTGTCATAAAATGACAACGTACCTCAAACTTTAATTGTAAACAATTAAAGTATTGAGCTAGGTTGTTATTTGATAACAACGTACCCAATTGGAATCATGCATTTCGGTCTAGCTGTAACCATCTCAGAAAAACCGTAGATTACTCTGGTATTCGATCCGTCTTTAAAAAATCCTTCGTTGGCAATTTCTCCATCAGATCTATCGTGATTTGGTGATATAAGTTTAGTTACACCAAGGAACAACAAATTGATAAGTATATATGACAAACCTTTAGAATCGGGAGCAGTGTAAGCAGCAGCTGCAGCAATATGTGGTGAAGAGTAAATACCTCTGCCATACCATCCGGAATCGATTACTCGCTTGAGCATTTGCTTAGAATTTTTATCACCTTGCAATATGTATCCATTTTCCAGAATAGAATCAATCGCATTTGAAACAGTTCCATGAAACGTAAAAATTGGATGATTTGTTTCAGTTTCCATAATTTCTGCAATACGTTTAAACTTTACTTCATCAAGTTTGATTTCAACGGCTTGTATTCTGCGCTTGTCGAACATAAATTGTCGGGCAGCATCACCAAAATCTTCCATTTTTTCTTCGCGATTTGCAATGTGGTTAAGAATTTCGGCTTGGAGTTTATCGATATCATAGGGTTCAGATTTCTGTAAATTCATCTTTCTTAACGTGAACCAGTTTCCTGGCATTAAGTTAACGTAATCATAATTGAAATCATCTTCCGGAGCAACTTCAAAATCTTCCCAAAGTTCGTCTTGGATATTGGCCATTGTTATGGGCTTATAATTATTAAGTCGGAACCTTTTATGTTGATTATTATTGCAATTTTTTAAAAAATTGCAACAATAATTTGCTTAACATTCATTATAATAAAATCCAAATTATTCTGTTTGTCTAAAATGGGTATGGGTTCTTCTGGTATCGGTTTTACAGACCGCAAGCCGAATATTTTTTCGAAAATATGGACATTTATTGTAATATTGGCAATAGTCGCACATAATTCAATTCTCACATCATGGAGTTTTGCTAAAAGTGTATATGCAAAACGTCGTAGAACTTATCCGCAATTTGTGTCTCGTGATCGCACGATTTTGGGGTCCAAAACAACAAACTCAACCAAATGCATTGTTTACATTCACGGTCGAGGTGATAATGTCGGACAATTTAATTCAATTGCTAATATTATTAGAGATACAACTGATTTCAATTACCTGTTGGTAAATCTAGATCAACGTGATAACCCAGTTCATGATGATGTTATCAAAACCAGAGATCAAATTTATCATCATTTCAAGTCCCTGCTTGATAAAGGTTTAGATTTGGACATTACGCTTGTTGGCATTTCAAAAGGTGGAGTAACAGCTGCGTCGCTAATTGCAAACCATTGTGGTGATAAACGCGTTCATTACAGTAAGCTCATCACTATTGCCAGTCCATTAAACGGAACTGTTTTGGCAAACTATGCATTTTGGACAAATGCAAAGGCCGATCTATCGTTTGGTAATATTCACGCACAGAATGTCAAATTCGAACTGGCAAATCTGGCTTCCGATGGAAAGCTAAGGACATATCATGTAACTAATCAATTTGATAACATTGTTATACCCGCAAATATGTCAGCTTACAAATTTACATCAAGCAAAACATACAAACATCGCAACCTAACTTCGCACAATGCAATCCAAGACCATCCAACTGTTGTAGCCAAGGTTGTAGAATGGATTAAGGAAGATTAAATTAATTATTCAAAAAGAATAACTAATTCAATCTTGTTTCATTTGACTTTCCAATTGCATTTCTGATAACTTTGCTTTGTTTGCATAAAATTTACACATAACTTTCAAAAGGGTAGGTGATTTAACGTTGGCATAAAGATTCCATTTATTTCGTGGTGATGAAGAACTTGCAATTCCTGCAGGATTTAAATCTTCATCGCATTGATCTAAATGATACAAACATGATTCAAATAACTCAACCATTGCGAGTGAAAGACCGATACCATTGCCATAAATAGGATCGTAATTATCGATAAATATTTTAATTATTACCGCAGGAGAAACATATCCTTTAACTACAAACTTATCGATAAGTTTGTAATTTGTATTTAACATGTAGCGTGTCAAATTAACGGATTCCAACCACTTAATGATTTTTTCACTGGGCAATAAATCGACGAGTTCTATCTCAAAAATACGTGTTGCAAAATATGCTGTAAAATGTTTTTGGTCGATCAATGTTAAAATTTTTGCTTGATTTTTAATATTGAATTTGCAAACAAAAGACATTTCAGGATCAAAAAGTAATAGAGTATTTACCATAAACATAATTTTGTCATCAGTTTCCAGTTGATCAATAAAATCATCGTGGATGGAGTTTGGCTTATTTTTGTCGTACATATCAAGATCAATTTCATCGGGATTTTTTTCACTTGGTTCTGTACCTTGATCTTTATTCAGATCTTCCAAGTTCAAAAAATCTGTTATTTTTGTGGAACTCATTTGTGTAGTTAAATAGTTTTAATAAACATTAAATCTATTCTGAAATTAAGTGTTGCAATTTTTCTATCTAAACGTTAATAACTTTGGGAGCGTATTTCTTATTGATCTTTTTGACAATATCTGTGTAATTCTGTTCTTGGGCGAATGTTAGAATCGTTTTAATAATTTTTGTTTGTCTTTGGGGAAGATTTTTTACCAAATGCAATTTCAATAATTGTCTGCATTGATTGTATTGTGGATCAGTTCGCCATGATAAAGTACGCAAACCACACAATATCTCTTTGAAATCTGGCCCTATACTCAGTAAATAACTGAGTATTTCAAAATCTGCTTGATAACACGCCGCTCTAATTGAACTTCGTCGACAACCATTAATTTTGGCACCATTGTTAACCAAATATTTGCACATATCAATGTTACCAGAATGAACAGCATTCCACAAAATATTAGTGTCTCCATCGATCTGGAAATTATGTGCCCGCACCAAATAATCAAGAAAGTTTTGATGACCTCTATATGCTGCAATAGATGCACAATAGTTCACTCTGCGTTGAACATCAAAGTTGTATGATGCTATAAAATGTTGAGCTAGATCAACATTTCCCTTGCATGCGCATTCAATAAACGCTTCAATTAAGTCCCTATTTGTAATTTTTCCTGTAGTTTCAACATATGCAATTAAATCTCGATTTTTTGAACAAATTGCATCCACAAGTTTAATTTTGTATTTGCGTTTTCTGATTTGCAATGCGGATTCCAAAATATCCATTTTACCATAACGGACAACGTGAGCCATTTCCCAATCAGACAAATCTGACATGAATTGCATGAGATGTTTAACAATCTGTTCGTTTCCATACTTCTTTTTTTCCAAACTCGCGAGAAATATTTCATTATCTGATTCATATGGCAGAATTGTCGCCAAATAATCAAAAACATTTTGGATATTATGAACACAAGCCACAACAAATGCAGTCTTGACAAGAATAAAATCATATATTTGGGTGCAAATAATCCATTCCAAAACATCAATTCTGCCATCCAATACGGCTGCACTCATATGCAAAATATAGGGCAGCAAATTATGATTCGCATCAGTTTCGGTGTCATATATGTGGTCGGGAATATATGTTCTCACTGCATGTTTTGCCTTTTTTAATTGGGCTGCAGTCAAGCCGTTTATGTAAGCATTTATTGTGGCAGTATCAAATAATTTCATGTTTTATTCTGTGGAATAGAATATGAAATTGTTACTTTTTAATATTGGGCTAATCTTTTAAGTAAACCAACATAACCATTCTTTTTTGCAAAGTTTGTAATTTGTTTACGGAGTTTTATGTCGGTGTGCTCATTTATTAAAGAAAATAAATGCACGTGAAGTATCTTCATGCAAATATTACTACGTTCTCGATTTAGTGTGTATTGTTTAGTAGATTTCATTACACGAAAAATTTCTTGTATGTCAGCATTTTTAGCAAAAAACTTAACAATAGACCCATAATTTGTATTCGGTGGAGCTTTGGATCTCATTCCTTTGGTGCAAACATAATTCAAAATATTTTTATTGATACCATCAAGTGCTACACCATTTCTTACCAAAAACTTAACCATACGAATACTTTCACTTTGGACACCAAATTGCAAAATTAGGCTATTGTTTGTTATAACGTCAAATCCCGAATCCATTAAATATTTAATAAATTTTATTTGGCCGTTACATGCAGCAGTTCTAGCATATGCTTTGGCATTTGATCTGAGGTTTAAGTTGTATTTTTTTACTAAATATTTTGCAATTCGAACCAATCCACCGCGCGCACAAGGAAATATAGCGTCCGACAAATCTTTGGGACTAATAACATAATTTAATGTTTCGTAATGTTTGACTAAATTTATGTTTCCTGCCCAAACAACATCTGCTAATCGAATTGCATGCTGCTGTAAATCGACGATTGATTTTGCAATTAGAAAACTCGCAGTTCGCACAACATGTTGAGCAGATCTGTCTGTAAGATTTGTGTGATCTATTAGAAATTCAATAGCGAAGTCATTTTCCATTTTGGCTTCCAATGCCACGTACAAAACATTATCATAGGATGCAATAGTAAATAAATCTAAGTATTTGATAACGGAAATCATGTTGTAACAGCAAGCAAGAGTAAAAGCTATTTTTATGATTTTGCCGTCAATCCGTTTATTAAAAAGAACATATTCCAAAATGTCTAATCTTGATGTTAAAACTGCGACTGCCATTAATCTTAAACTATCATAAAGCTGAATATCAATCGCGTTGGTTGATTTTTTAAGATATTTGACATGATCTTTTAGAATAAAACCAATAACATTTGTCATCATTTTTTCACTTTGGTCTAAATTTTCTAAAGTTAGTCCATTGATATATGTATTAATTGTTAAAATGTCACACATTTTTGTGTTTTGCGATACAGTTAGACATTTTAACATTTTAAGTTATGTTGTTAAAAAATTGCATTGCAAACTGTCTACATAAAATTTTTTTGCAAAATAGTATTCAGTATTGAAAATGAGCAACCGTAATTGTCGCAGTGTATATTATGACTGCCATCCAACACCATATGTGACCGCACAACGCGAACCAATGAATGTAGACACAAAAATTACTGTAAAATCCGAACCATTGAATGCATGCCTAGCTGCTAGAAGACCTATTGAAGATATTTTTGCTGCTGTTGAGGATGGCACTCAACAAGCTAAAATAATCGTTGATCTAGCCATTGCGGTTGCAACTGATTTGACTTTTATTATTGGTATGAAATCTCCTGTCACACAAAGTAAATTTATTAGTTTGATGGATCAAGATGTTTTTAATGCATTTATTGAACAAAATTGTGAAAAATTGCCAATCGTATGTGTGCAAATGTTGTCCACTGAAAAAATCGCAGGTTTTATCCAAAGTGTTCCTGTTAGTAAACTTGTTTCTAAAATTGGGTATTATCCATTAATTCAAAAAGCTGTTTCTCAAAATTTGATCGATATTAATGTTTCAATTACCGAAGGTGGATCGGATCTACTTACAGAAATTGTTGCTTATGGTAAATCGTGCGGAAGTGATCTTAATAAGATGGACATAACTATTTACCAGTCAACATTGGAAACGGTCCTAATGCATTCCGATGGCAAGATTTCAGCGGATTTGTTTAAAAATTCAAATGGTGCGAATGCTGCATACATTGCGATCAAATATTATGAAAACAGATGCAGGCTTTTGGAAGCACAAATTGAATCTATGCAGCAGCAATAAATTGTTTAACTGAACAAAGTTTAATTAAACAATTTGGTTCTCAAACTATTTGATAATAAACACCTTTCTCCTTAGCGAACTTTTCCAACTCTGGCAAACACCATGTGCAAACATGTACACCGTCAACATTAACAAATGTTCTCTCAGTTGTAGCCAAACAATATGTAGCGTTAGCAGGTTCATCTATCAGAGTGATTGTTGTGTTGTTTATTAGAGATTTGCTCGTGCGTTCTTTGCCGTCAATGAGAATAGGATGGCCTTCTGTTAACAGTAATGGGCGAGATGGTTTACCGGGTCCAATAGATCCAATGTCAAACCTAACGAATTTAGAACTTCCTCCAAATTTAATATTATGAACGAAAGGTATGAATGCTCCTTTGTAATCTTCGATTTGCAAACACCATTTACTTTTGATATCACCAAGTCTGACCATGCCCCTATTTGTGGAAATCATAGCATTTGGATGAATGCAAAAAGGCTCAATAGTTACTAAAATTGGCACCGGAGGCGGTACTGCAGTAATAATATATGTATTTGTTCCGCTTTGAATTTGAAAATAATCGTCATCAGGGCTGGCTGGTCTAACAAAATCAAAACCAACCGAATCGAAATAATTTAATATTTGTCTAATTCCACCAGCAAAAGTTATCGATGTGTTTATTGTGATGGTAGTTGGGTTATCTTGTGGAAGAATAACAGGGATCGATGTAACAGATAAACCACCCGGGGCAAATACAACAGATATTGCAACCTGATTTAAGCTAACAGGAGTATATGTAATAACACCATCAAAAATTATGAGTCCAAGTTGCGCTACACCATAAATATCTGGAACAGAATAAAGTGCGTGCGTTTCTGGAGTTGATGGTAAAAGTAGCGATTGTATAGTTAGTGATACATTAATAAGTCCACCAGATCTTGCAGCATTGAATGTGTAAAGAATTCCTGCAGGCAAACTCAATGTCAAAGAATTTCCAGGTGAATTAGTGATTAAGCCAGCAGTTACACCATCAACCAAAACGGTCATTTGATTTGTAATATTAGGAGGTGTAACTGTTGGTATAGGCCCTCCGATTGTCAGCGCATCAAAATTAAAAGTTATCTTGTAATCTGTTTGGAATGTTTTATTTGCAACAAAAAGCGTACTGACGGTACTAGGATTAGTTGCAACTTCAAGTGAATTATGAGTTATGTCAAAATCAAAAGTGGAACCCGTATACACTACAGAATACGTTGATGCAGTTCTTGTTATGTTAACTATTGTTGATGTCAAATTTGAGCCAACAGTTGTTGGTGCAACAACAGAATTATAAGACAATAACGTTGTATTAGGCAAACTTGCTTGCGGCACAGCAAAAATTAAACTTGACACATCCGGCGAACCTGCAGCATAAGATGTTTTTAATTGTAAGTCGTAAATATCAGACATTATATTGAATGGTCATTTTTTATTATTGTCAGTCGCAGACTGACAATAATAAAAAAGATAATTAGATTTTTGTTGCCAACAAATTAATTTCACTTTTTATTATGAATAGTCGTAGACTATTCATGGTGAAAAGGATAATTAGTTTTTGATAACAAACTAATTTCACTTTTTATTCATAATAAAAAGGATAGCTTGTTGTTTTCAAAAAAAATTGCAAAATAAACTCACTCAACAGTATCCAATTATGATACAAATTAGACCCCAAAAGAAGCTTGTCTTTTACATTTGGTTGGCAACATCATAATGGAGACCATTAAACAGCGTCCCGGAACAGTTGCGGGATGTGTCGCTATTGCGTTCTTTTTGTGGGAACATGTTGGTAAAATTTCCCAATGGACTTTTAGACCAACAGTTGGCATGCATAAGGCATTTTTGCTGTCAAAATCCATGTGGACTGCACTGGGTGAATGGGTAACTGTGGTTTTGCATTTTATTTACAATCTAATCTCCGGACTGTGGGATAGGATTGCAGATGCACTGATCTGGGTTTATGATAACATTCTTTGCCATTTGGTTAGATATTTGCGTACGATTTTATCGAATTTGTGGACTTTGCTTTGCGATTTCGTAAACTGGATTGCAAAATTTATTGCAATTAGCGAACTCTTTGGTACACTTATGGATATTGTAAGCCATACATGGAATCTGGTTTCATCACCATTGTATATTTTCAAAGGATGGATTGATTCAATGGCGGATCTTAGATATTTGGGTGTCAATTTTGGTTTGTTTTCAGTATGCGCAGTATTGATTTCCACGTCAGTCGTTAGTTGGGTTGCATGGTACTACTACAACAAATATTTCAACAATGACATTCAGCCTCAACAGGTCGAACAACCCGAGCAAGCTGAACAAATTGATCCACCACGTAGAACAACTCGCGCAAGAGCCAATTAATATTTAAATTTATCAATAATCATCGATAAATTTAATTTAATTTTCTTCATAAATACCAACAACTTTACCTAACTGTTTCGCAATATCGACTTGGGACCAAGTGCAAACATAAACATTATTTATTAAAACAAAAGTTCTTTTTTCAGTTACAAGTGTGTAAATAGGTTTGGATTCTAATTCAACATAAGCGATATCATGCTGACCAATTAATCTCGATGGTAAAATTTCTTGTCCGCCAATCCAAATAGGATGGCCATCTATTATGTGCAAATCTTTTGATGGTGAATTTTCACCCAGTGCGCTCTTAGGGATTTTAACAAATTTGGTTGCATCGGGTAGTTTAATATTTGTAATTAGTTTAACTGGTCTATCAAAAGGATCAATTAGTTCAACATTATCTGATTTCAAGTCACAAATTTTGATGTTGCCATTTAGAGTATGCACAATTGTCCCTGGAGTTGTCATTAGTTATTTTATACGTAGGTTTTTTCGAAAAACTTATCTTACAGTAAAAAAACTTTCCCAAGCAAATCAAAACACATTACGTGCCAAGCAGAATGCCACACGCAATACCATGTATGTGATGCTTTTATGTTTGATCTAAACAAAAATTCACCAATCTCCGAAAGCAAAGTTACCACAATCGCAACTAAACCATACACAAACAGATCAACATTCATTTTCTGATAAATTTTTGAAATAACATACGCTCCAGAAATGACTGCTGTAATTCTATCTGCTAACAATAATTTGGCATGATATTTTTGTAAAATTAATCCTGGAAGTTTTTTGGTATTTTCGGAAATGTGCGCCATGATAGAATTTAACAATGTTGCTGTCATCAAAATTTGTTCCATCGAAAGCGTTTCTAAATAAAACAACCAATATATTCCCCAAATATGGGATCCGATCACAAATAGGTGCACGGTTAAAGGATTCATTAAATGCAATTAATAATTATTACGATGTATACTGTTATATTGAATCTGTATTTGTGCAATTATTTTTGCAGTTAAACTGCTCTTTTGCTTTGATTTCCAATTCCAACATTTTGCATCTGTTGTGGTAATATTTTGCTAACATAATGTTAACTTTTGGTATTAAACAATTTTCAAAAATTGTCGGTTCGGGCATTTCCACTAAATACATAAGCAGCACTTCTAATGTTTCATACCATTCACCAACAGTATCAACTGCATCAGTTGGTGATTTTTTTGGAAGACCTGCGTTGATAAACACTTGAATTACGTCCTCGGCGCAAATTGAACCCATTGTTATCAATCTCCTAACCAAATGATGATGATCACCAATCAAACGTTTTTTGTAAGATTTAAACCATTGATGAATTTTAACTGGATCCAATTGTGAAGCAGTTTGTGATACAATATATTTGTTGGCAAAATAATTATCAAATAATGCTGCAGGAAGACAATTAAGAAATTCTATTCTGGAATTTATTCTGAAATTTCGTAAAAAATTCATACTGAAATCAGTTTTTAAAATCTCATCCACAAATACCACCAGAACACCAGGTCCACCATTTTTGGCTTCCAGAAATGATTCTTCTATTTTTGAAATTGAGACATGTGTCACGCTATCTGATGTAATTTCATCTGGAACAATTTGATTCGTATCCATTTCGATAATTTTTCTGATTCAATTTAATACAATGCTGGATTTCCAGCGCAATTTTTTAATAAAGAATTATTCTTGTTTGTTGAGTTCATCTTTAGTTTGACTTTCCAGCTCCAGTAATTTGCATCTGTTTTCATAGAACTCCAATGCAGCTTGAATAACACTTGGGTGTTCGATATATTTCATGAAAAATGTTGTATCAGGTAAAGTTTTGCTGTACATTAAAAATGTTTTCAATGTTTCATACCAATCCGATAAATTAAAATATCTATCATGATAATTTGGTCCGCGAGCTAAAAATCTCTTAAGTAAAGAACTATCACCTCCGTCACTTGGATCAAGACCATTTTCAACCAAAGCTCTCAACAAATTATAAGAATATAATGGTATTTGTTTGCCAATTAAAGTATCATACCATGCATTAAGTTTGACTAAATCCAACGATCGAGCAACCTTCAATTCCACATCGTAAGTATTAGCATAAGTATTAAAAATATCTTGATCGAGTGAATTCAGCGCCAAAATTTGGGTTTCAGTTTTTAAATTCAACATGAAACTCATCGCTGCATCAGCCATTAACATAATTTTAATTGTCACACCGAAATGTTGTTCATTTTCTTCATAAAGTTTGAGCAAGGTTGTGTCCAAATCAAGCTGCTGAGCCATTCTGTGAATAATATCTTAGTTAAATTTTTAACTAAGATATTTGTGTGCACAATTTTTTGTAAAACTAAACATCAATAACATCCGCATTTGCATCTTGCACAATCTTATTACTGCGTTCTAATTCTAGCATTTGACATCGGTTAAAATAAAATTTACACAAAATAAATAATATTTCTTGTGAACAACCCTTAAATCGACCGGGATTTGGAATGACTTCAGCATACATAAGCAGTGTGTGTAATGTATCATAATAACCATTCAAGCCTTTACCCCTGTAAAGGAAAATTGGCAACAAACAATTTTCCTTCTCTGGATTGTAAACTTCGACCATACCGGCAACAGCCAATCTGCGGAATATAATATGCGGTACATAACTAAATTTTGTGATTAAATCCTTGGATTTTGTGCAATCCAAATAACAAGCATAAATTTTGTCCAAATCTAATTTTTCTGCTAGATCATCCGATAAGTTTCCCGATAACAAATGTTTATTAAAAATCTCTTGATCGAATTCATTGAAGAAACTACTTTTGACATCGATACTATCTATTTTATTCAAAAATTTTGTATCTTCACCTAGGACTACCAAAACGTCAATAATAGCTTTGAACATGACAGGATTTTCTCTTTGCATATCGGCAAAATATTCTGTTACTGTCTCATTATGGACTGTGTCGATATCTGTATTAGCAATATAATCATCTGTTCTAAATGGTCTCTTTTCAGTCATTATAGTTAAAGCGGCTGAAACACTAGATTCATTGGAATCTGTGTCATAAGTTTTCCAATGACTCATTTTTTGGTAACTGATATCATTTCTAATTAATTTTATCACTAACTAATTTGTTTTGCAATTTTTATTTTATTAATGTTTGGATTCAATAAATTCAAACATTAATAACGACCTGGTCTTGAGCTTCAACATCTTCACACACAAGTTTACCTTTAACATTGTTTTCCAATTCCAGCATCTGACATCTGTTAAAATAGAATTCGCAGATCACGTTATACATATCTGGTGGACAGCATCTAAATGTGTTAGGTTTAGGTAGAGTTTCAGCATACATAAGTAGTGTACGTAGTGTGTCAAGACACACATCGTCATCGTCAAAGCCCTTGAACTCCTCCGAGGATCTCCGACCGTCATCGTCAAAGTTCCTACAGAACTTTTCCTCTGAGGGTCTCATTGACATTCGACCGTCATCGTCAAAGTTCATCAGGAACTTTTCCTCCGAGGGTCTCGCATGTGTTCGACCGTCATATTCAAAATTTTTTTTAGCGTGACGAATGAAAACATTTAACATACAATTTTCATTTTCTGGATCATAAACTTCAATCATGCCTGCAACAGCTAATCTGCTAAATGCAACATGTGAAATATGGCAAAATTTCTCCATCAATTTTGGGGATTCTATGCAATTCAGATAACATTCATAAATTTTCCCTAGATCCAATTTTTCCATAATATCATTGGATAATTGTCCCGTTAACAAATGTTTGTTGAAACGATCTTGATCTAATAGATGGAAAATTGCAATTTTGACATCAATAGAACTTATGCAACGGATAACTTTATCATCTGTATTCAAAACTGAAATTGCATCAATAACAGCTTTAAAAATAACAGGATCACCTTGTTGAAGATTTTCAAAATATGCTGTCACATCATAATCAATATCAATCAATTCATCAGTATCATCCAGCACAATACCTTCTCGTAGTTTATCAGGATTTGCTAATTTTAGCCACGAAAGCACATCTTTATCCACGCATTGCTTTGGATTATTCACACGTTGCTTTGGATTATTCACACGTTGCTTATGAGGGTTGTATTCATAGGCATCTAGCGTTGTGTGGCTGCCATCTGAATAAAGAGATTTGCGATCAATCACCTTGTCATATATTTCTGATGATAAAGTGGATTTGTTGTCTGAATCTGATTCGCCATAATCTTCGAAATCACTATCTATTTCTTCTGTTGAACTCATTTCCAGATGCTGTTGTTGCAATATTAAGAAATATTTTTTTAACTCAATAAAGTTAGAAAATGTTTAACTTTATTCGTAATTTACTGTTACAATTGTTCATATACTTCACGTATAAAACTAATTGGGCCAGAACTTTTAATTTCCATCCAATCAGAACATTTTGCCCATACAGTGTAGCTGAATTACAAAAGATTGTCTCTGATGCAAAGATCTTCAATCGAAAGATTCGTTGTGTTGGATCTGGTTACACATATACTCCACAAATTAAAACACAATGGCTAGTTGACATGACCAAATTCAAAAGTATCACGCTAAATCATGAAACCCAACAATTAACGGTTGGTGCAGGTGTGACTTTTGATCAAGTTTACAGATTTCTTTCCAAAACCAAATTCACTTTGCAATCTTCAGTTGCCGCAGAGGCGGTTACAGTTGTTGGTGCTTTTTGCACTGGAGCAAGAACAACAGGCTTAAATTCAAGTCCACTTTCTGAATATGTGGCTGAAATTAAATTTATTGATGGCAACGGTCAAGATTTGACAGCAATCAGATCTGAAGGAGATGATACATGGCGTGTTTTGAAGTTATCTATGGGTTTGTGTGGTATTATTTATGAATTAACTTTGGATTTAGTTCTAGCTTACAATGTTTACGAAATTGACACAGTTGTACCAAAATCAGTTGTTTTGGATAAGAAATATTTCAATAAGATTATTACAGGAAATGATGTTGTCGAGATATTGTTTTTCCCATATAATTCTTACACTGTTCAGCGAACTCTAAACAAAGTCGACCTTCCAATTACATACACCAAAATTCGGCGTCAAATAAAGAATTTGACAGACAGAATTAAAGTGCTCATGGCATACGTTCTAAATATTTTTGTTGCTAAACTACCAATTTTAGCACTTTATGCACAAAGATATGGATCAATGCTGAAATTGTTCGAAAATTATAATGATGTTATTTCGTCAACAGATTCATTTACTTGGCAAAATTTTAATTACAGTTTTGCTCAGTTGAAAACTCTAAACTATGAACATGCACTTCTTTTTGATGATACTGATCAAGTAGTTGATTGTTTGGAAACATTATTTGACTTTTTCAAAAGTGCACCATTGCCATCTGCTGTTCCAATTGTGCACATCAGGTTTAATCGTGGCTCTGATGCAATCTTATCACCAACTTGTAATCGTAATTATGTTTGCAATATTGATATATTGAACTGGAGAGATGCACCCAAAGGCCAAGAGTTTTTACATGAGATTGCCAAATTATTAGACAAATATCCCGGAGCCCCGCTCTGGTCAAAAGATTTTCCTTTGGATACAGATTTTAAGAAGATCTATGGGACTGGGTCAAATCTGAAAACTTTCCAAACAATTCGCAAAGAATTCGATCCCAATAATATTTTTGTAAATGATTTTTTTGAAAAAATTGCGCTTGTGTAGGTCATTTGATTATACAAATTTGTAGGAAGTATTTGGTGTAATTAAACATGGATGAACTGATTTCAAAATTGAGCAGTTTAGATGATGCAGCTAAATATGCTTACGTAAAAACAATATATACTGATTTTAGGTTAAACGAAACATATAGATATTCATCCATGTTGTTTATGAAAAATTTTCAACAAATGGTTCCAGATGTTGTTGATTACAAAAATCTTGGCAATTTTCTCACCCATTTTCCAGCCAATTCGCTTGGTACAAAAAATTTTTTGTACGTGATTTCAATTTATGATATGGATACATGCACAACAGATAACTTGGATTTATTCTTACGATTGGTAAAAATGTGTCCAATAAACGAACTGAAATCGAGCGACCAAGATATTCTTGTAAATTTTGTAATTAGATTGTCTGCGCTCGGTGATGTTCTCAGCACTCCAAAAACATTTTATTATGAATTTTATCAGATTATCATATGCGACTTGCAACTATCACAACAACATGAATTGACACAAATTGTTCTAGATAAAAATTTGTTCGCATGTGATCTTTTGTTTGAATTTGTTCATAAAAAAGGTGATGAAAATTTGATCGCGCTAACTGAAAATTTGTTGGAATTGTATGGATTTGACATACAACAACATTCCTCCAGCGTCGACTTTGCTTTGAACAAAATTTTGGCAAAAACACACGATAAATATTTGCACCGAATTGATCAAGAAACTTTGGCAATGGCTGCGCTGAAGCTTTTATTTGAAAAAAAATTAGCGAAAACAAATGTTGGCTTGCACGGCATTTGTAAAAAAATTCTGCAAGACAGTGCAAAAAGTGGTGTGGATTTGAATGTGCTAATTCTTGGAACTTGAATAAAATTGCATTTAGAATTACTAACAAATGTTAATTATTCTAAATAGTAGTTTTCGAGCCCAAAATGGATTCCAATACAAAATCAGACTTTCAACTGTTGATTGACAAATTGAACGATCCCGATGCAGATATTCTCGATAAATACGAGTATATGTCAAGATGCACGCGAATTATGACTATGAATACATTCCAACAAATTGTTCCCAGTGTTTTTGATTATAACAATGTTAACACATTCGTTATAACATTTGATAGTGACGATGCAACATTTGAACTTTTGGAGTACATTTTTTCTATTTACACTTGGACTACGTCAACTATAACATTTGAATTTGTTGAAGATGGAGAACAACAAATACATTCAGTAGATGAAACCAGTTGTGTAGAGCGACTGATATCTTTTATATCTCACTGCATCAAAAATCAAAAAGATCAAACAATTCCTTTGATGTTTTGCGCAAACATTTTTAGGGATTATGTAAATAAAATCCAACCGAGGATATTTGGTACCATATTTTTGTCAATAATTCCCGAATTACATCAAGATGAACAAACAGAGATTATTGAAATTCTTTTGCAAAAGAATTTAATTTCAGCAGAAGAAATTTTCACACAGGTCCACAAATTTGCGCCCAAAACCTGCGCCAAATTAACGGAATCTATTTTAGAATCGCATGGTTTTGATATCAAACAACATTCATCAACCGTCGAATTTGCAGACGCAAAAATTAGAAATGAAACATACGATATGTATGCCGATAGATTTGATCCTACAATCGCCGCAACCGCAGCAATAATAGCTTTGACTGATACGTATAATTACAAAATCTCAACAAAGGCTACCATCATATGTAAAAATATTTTGTTACAAGCAATTGGAGATGGTGTTGATTTGAATCAAATTTTCTTACACAACGTTAAAATAAAAGATGAATCTGATGAAGATGTTAAGGCATTCTATTTTTAACAATAAACTGTGTTAATTTATTTGATAAAAAATTTTTCAAAAAAATTGCATATTTGAATTCAATCAACTTAATAGTAATCTATTGCCAATAGCTTTACGTCCGGAAAGATGGTTTTAGATCAAAAATGGTTTAGTGAGATAACATTACAATTGAAAACAATGACTCTGGCGGAAAAACATCGCAGTTTAGATCATTTTTTCAACGAAAATTCACATGATTTTAATTATTATTTTGAATATCTTGTTCCAGCTCATATTGATTATGGAACCATATTTTATTTTATGGAATGTATGCTCACAAAATATATTTCGCGCATAAAAATCAAACACATCGAATATTTGTTATCTGTTTATGGTTGGTGTGATGAAATGAATAATGCATCCCGTCACTTATCATTATTTTTCCAAATTTTATCCAGTGATGGAAATGATGAAACCGCAAAACAATATTACGATATGTTTGTCAAAATTATTGGTGAATATATCAACACTTTGGATAAGAATTCACTTTTTCTTGTTTATGCATATATTGTTAATAATCTGCCAAAGAATGGTCAAGAAGTACTAACATGCTTAATTTTGGATCGAAATCTTGCTACTCCAGAAACAATATTTGATAACATTCATTGTTGTTATCATCCAACAAAAAATTTTATAAAAACAATTGAAAATATCCTGGAACACTATGGATTTGATATTCAAGAACATTCGTCCAAACCCGACTTTGTCAAACGCAAAATAATACGTAATTCATTTCACACATATATTGATCAAATTGAACCTGAAATATCATCAACTGTTACAATTGAAATAATATTAGACAATCTACGTCGATATTGTGGTAGTGATATAGCTACGTCTTGTGAGAAAGTATTGCTTAATGGACTTAATTCTGGTGTTGACATTAATTTGATCTTATTAGATAAGATCAAATTAATGGACTTAATTCTGGTGTTGACATTAATTTGATCTTATTAGATAAGATCAAATTAATGGACTTAATTCTGGTGTTGACATTAATTTGATCTTATTAGATAAGCTATCCAAAACATAATTTTTATCATGAGAATTACTTAATTTATGACCAAATATATTTAGTCATAAAGTAAATCAATAGAATATCCAAAAAATTGCATGACAGAATACAATTAGATCACAATTGATAAGAAATACATTACTGTTCATATTCCACAATTGCAAAAAATGAAGATTGATTCAAAATATTTTGATGAGTTTATTTTGCAGTTAAAACCAATGTCACTTCACGAAAAACATTGTGCGCTATACAACGTTGCTTACGGTCATAGGTTTCCTTTTGATGAATGTTTTGAAAGACTTGTCCCGGTCCACATCGACTACGGTTCAATGAGCAGTTTTATCCAGTACATGTCTAAACTTTTTAATAAATATATCAAAACTAAGCAAATTGAACATCTATTATCAGTTTATGGTTGGAGTGACGATATGAACGACAATTGTGTTTGCATATTTTTCCGAATTTTAGCTGGTGAGTCACAAGATCAGATTCCAAAATATTATCATACATACATCACAATCATGGGCGAATATATTACTAGTATGGATCAATATACAATCAGTTTATTTTATGGTGTTATAAGACACCTACCCAAAAGTCAACAAGAAGAAATTACGTGCTTGATTTTAGATCGAAATTTATGTGTACCAAAAATCATATTTGAAGGTATTCATCGTGGTTATTCTTTTGAAATTGATTTTATAAAAACAATTGAAAATGTGCTTGAGTACTATGGTTTTGATATTAACGAAAATTCGTCCGATGTCAAATTTATCAAACCAAAAATAGCGCATAATAAATTTGATTTTTATTCTGATAGAGTCAAACCAGAAATATCATCAGTGGCTGTAATTGAAATTGTTCTCGAAACTCTGCGACAATATCGTTGTGATATTGCAGCATCTTGTGAGAAAATATTGTTGGATAATATGAATTCTGGGGTTGATATCAGCACAATTTTGTTGGATGAACTTACTAAAAACTAATTTATTATCGTAAATATTTTGATCATAAACTAATTTCCAAAAAAATTGCATTATTAGACACAATCAGATACAATCAGATTGTAAATAACAATAGTGCAAATTGTTCGAAGATGGATTCCTCTCCAGAATGGTTTGATAAGTTTGTTTTGGAATTGAAACCAATGAAACTTTTGGATAAACATAGTTCATTGTACTATCTTTTTCGTAAAAATGATTCCAATTGTGAACGATATTTTGAACGCCTTGTTCCAGATCATATTGATTATGTATCATTGAGTGGCTTTGCAAAATGCATGAGCATATTTTTTACTTCGAAAATCAAAACCAAACAAGTTGAATATTTATTATCTATTTATGGTTGGGATGATAATATGAATGACGAGGATGCTTCATACACATTATTTAGGATTTTATCTGGTGAAATACAGCAAGAAATTGCAACCTATTATCATGTATATGTTAAAATAATTGGCGATCATGTTACTAATTTACGAGATGATGAAATTTATCTTTTATATTCATGTGTCTTCAATTATTTCTCAAAGAATCAACAAGAAGAAATTACATGTTTGATTTTGGATCGAAATTTGACTACACCAAAAATAATATTTGATCGTATCCATCATTCTTACATTAATAGAAACTCTATTAAGACAATTGAAAATGTGCTTGCTTGTTATGGATTTGATATCCATGAAAATTCATCCAATATCAATTTCGTCAAACAAAAAATAATGCGTAACGCATTTAATGATTATGCAAATCTAATTGAACCGGAAATAGCATCTGAAACCGCAATCGAAATAATTCTTGAAACTATACGTCACCATAATATTGCTGTTGCAATATCATGCAAAAAAATACTGTTGGATGGTGCAAGTTCTGGTATTGACATCGGTACAATTTTGTTAAACAAGCTAACTAAAAATAATGAGTAACCTTTATTACAACAAGTATTTGATGTGATAAACGTAGTAATCCAAAACTGTGTGTGGATAAACGTAGTAATCATCGACTACTCCGTAATCTCGATTAACTGAGTGTAATCCAAAGCAACGCGTGGATAGGCAAAGCAATCCAAAGCAACGCGTGGATAGGCAAAGCAATCCAAAGCAACGCGTGGATAAACTTTAATGTTCAACAAAATCTTGTAAAAAACCTGAAAGAAATATGTTATGTGGATCTCTTAGACAACGTCTGCGTAAAAATTCTGCATAAGCATTCTCTAAACCAATAACATTATTTAATCTTAATTTAGGATTCAATGGTGGTTTGCTAAAATGAAATCTGCCCTTGTGATTGGAGATTACACGCTCGATGTCCAAGAAAATGTCCTTGGAATAAGGACTTGATTTGGATATTCTGTAACCAATCCAAACCGGTTTTATCATTGAAGTTGTACAATCAATTGCTGAAATTGTATCTGTGTTGGCCCATCTTATTTCAAAAAATGGTTCGTTCATTATGGTACCGTTCGCAGCATATTTCATAATTAACTTCTTGAGATCGGCAAAACATGCTGCAAACTCGGATTCTGGTATGGCGATTTCTCCTGCCGCCACACTACAAAATCCTCTAACATGTGGAATGTTAAATATTGTTTCAGCAAATTCCAATGATTTTTGCATGGTGCTAGCACATCCGGCTCCACTGTAGTCTGCTCCATAAGCTTTAGAATTGAACCAGTATTGTAAATTCGATACAAATTTAGAATTTAGCCTATTGTTCAATGATAAACTCAATTGGTAGAGCACAGTGTATATTGTTGTTCTCAAAATAGCTGATTTTTGCATTAGGGTCTGTATCTTAGTTGGAGCAGATTGTTGATGTGATAATTGATAAACATTAACACATGACTGCAGCGGATACCAAAAACAATAACTGTGAAATGTCTTATCAGCATAAGTTTCATATGCTTCTAAAAATTGATTTTCAGTAAAAGTGTCGTGTTTGGCTTTCAAATTAAATGATTTAACTAATCCGATAACGACTTCCACAACAACTCCATAAGAACCAAAGCTTGTTATTACATAAGGGAATTCATCATCTGTCTTCAAAATAGTGACTTTCTTGCCTAAACCATCTATTAATACCAATTCTTCAACATATTCATGAATTGCAGTTGGAGCAAATCTTGTGCTACCATGTGTTCCAGTGGCGATTGCTCCTGATATTGTTTGTGCGCCAATTGTCCCTAGTACCTGGAAAGTTAGACCAAGTGGTTCAATGTAAGCCAAAATCTGATTGATTGTTGCACCAGCTTGGACTCTGATCAAATTTTTCTCAAAATCTAATCCCAAAATCTTATTGTAGGAACTCATTTCGATTAATAAATCTCTAGTGGAAAATATGGAATTAAATGAATGTTTAGATCCTGCGACTCTAACATTGGAATCAGAATCAATTGCATTCTTAATAAGAACAATAATCTCAATATCAGATTCCACTATAAAGGTTTTCTTTGGAGTAAATGGCCTGATCATACTGAAAACTGGTTCGGGTTTTTTGTATTTGATCAACGTAAAAGTCGATCCTGTAATAATTCTCCAAAGGAAAATCATTGCCATAAAAAGAAATGCCAATAGGGTGCTAGTTTTCTCATAAAAAGTTAGGTTTGGTGGATCTGTTTGCTGGAATCCACTGGCAAAACTTCTGATAAAAAAAATTTGGTTTTGGTAGTCATCTCTAATTAACTTCTCAAAAAAACTTGTTAATTTTATTGACGAAATGTGCAAATTAGATTTAATTATGATTTGATTTTTGTCCGCGATTAGCGCAATTTGATAATCATATTGTATTTTAATGCCAAAGAAAATAACATCATATGCAAATTCGAATTTGTTGTCAGACAAAATATCTTTTACGATAGTCATATCTGCAATAACGGATGTTGCATATCGATGAAAGCCAACAACCAATTTATTGTCAATTGTCCTGGTATCAGTCACGATTCGAAGATTAGAATCCAAATGTTGCATATTCCTAATTTTTTTTACCATACGGTCGAAGCATTTATTAGAGTTCAAATTGAATATTGCCGTTTTCTTTGTGGCAAAATCAATTATTGTCTCTTGCATCTTATATTAAGAAATTAGATGATAATTTCACTATCATTTAATTTACTTGTTCATGGATACAAAATGTTTTCGATACAAAATGTTCACCAATACAAAATATTCATCGATACAAAATGTTCACCAATACAAAATATTCATCGATACAAAATATTCATCAATACAAAATATTCATCAATACAAAATATTCATCAATACAAAATATTCATCAATACAAAATGTTTTCGATACAAATCATATTGTGGATATGTTTGTTCAACAATTTTTGTTGGTTTAGGATAAAATTTACCCCATGAAGGTTTTGCATTTAGGTTGTCTAACAGTGTGTATAGTGCAGTTAGATCGTGCTTGAGCTGATCAAATTCTATTCTGACGAATTGATTGTTTTCTTCTGAACAAATGGAAATTGGATCCATATACCCTTCAGATTTTATGGATTTTGTTAAACGGAAAAACAAATGGAAATCCGACCTTAATTGCAATTTATGCAAACCAATAACGAACTCCTCAAATTTTGAGACTGGAATTGAATATTCACAAGCTTTGAGTTCGGAAAAAATTGGCATATTTTTATTTGTATGCAGAACCTTTGTCATAGATTTTTTGTAGGGGACATTAACATCATAATTTGATCCGGTGTATTCAAATTTGCCATAAAAACTGCAACATAATTTTACAAATTGCAACATCAAGTACAAAATTATCTTCGTAATACTGTTATCAACATTAAAATAATCACACAAAATCATAAATGGAGCCATGAGATAAGTGTAAAAGAGTAAAATTGGACCAACAAATCTGCCGACAAATTGACCTATGATACTTCTGGGTGTGCTACTTGTAATAACTTTACTACCAAATGTATGTGCAATAGATTTTGATGGCCAATACAAAATATTTTGCAATGAGTCTCCTCTGGCGATATTTTTGATAAGTTTCACCAGCTCAACAGGTCCGATATTCTCTTTGTAACTGACTTGATAGGAAAAATAATTTAATTGAAAGACCTGTATCACAACTTCGTAAATTATACCCATTTGACCTTTGGAAACAATTACTGATTTGAACATTGGATGAAATAAACCAATTGTTTGATTTTCGCCACGATTATTTATGATTTTTACTTCTGTGACATAAGATGAAATACTAGATTCTTGCGGATGACCACTATAACAAGCATTGGCTAAAATTCCACCTAATGTTACACCTTCTGTTCCAGGAACTCCCTTTAACATCAGGTTATGTGATTCTAGGATTTTATGCAATTCACCTAAAGTTATTCCTGTGCCGACTCTTATGAATCCGTTTAGTATTTCAACTTCTGTCAAATGTTTCAAACTAATAACAATATCAGCTGAGATTGCATCCGCATTCCAAGAAAATCCTGAACCATAAGTTCTAATCTTAAGATCTAAATCGCAAGCTGTTTTGACAACATCTTGAAGGTGTTCAACTGATCTGGCTTCAACATAGTTAACATTTTTAGTTGCAGCTAATGTTGATAATTTGCGAAAATTTGACATTTGATTTAGCAATAATTGTTAAGTCAAAATATGTTTTTATAAGCGAAGCAACCTAATGGTAAGCGAAGCAACCTAATGGTAAGCAAAACTAATTGTTAATGATAAACTATCAAACCCAAACAACTTTTTTCCATAGCATGTTCACATCTGGGAATAAGAGTTAGTTCATGCAACATTTGTCTCTCAAACAATGCTTTTTGGTTGAAGAAATTAGGACTAATAGGACGTCTGCATATGTATTCAGTTTCGTCATAAGTTCTCAAAATAGACTTATTATTATGGATTTTTTCGAAAACAAATGATGCAAACAGAATAGCATCAGTAATAAAATCAATTTTACTCTCGGGGTCTGTTATTTCACCACTAATACCAAACATTTCAGGATTTAGCACAGAAACAGCTTCATTTACATCTAGAGTTTGTGCGATGGGTCTGATCTTGTGCCACAGTGCATTCATTGCATGAACAAAACTTCCATGTGTATTTAGATAATTTACACCATTAATTGTCACCTGACCGTTTACTTTTGTTAGATAGACAGGCGCAGAAATGCATTTAACAGGAATTTCTTTTATGTTGGCATCAGACCGAGTTATAAAGTTAGTTCTGCTCCACAAAAAGGATTTCCTAAAAGAACCATTCAACATGAAATTCTTGTCCATTACATGATAATTGTTTTCGGTTAGATTTAAGATCGGTTTGTAGAACAAGCTCATGTTTACAGTATAAAATAAGGGAAACATTTTGTTGCCAAATAACGCATCCGAATCTCTGAATAAAGGTGCAATTGTATGAAGAGCATGGTCGCCACTCTTCAATCTAAGAGCAACACTAACTTTAAAACTATCAACAAAGTTATGGAAAGGCAGCATTCTGAAATTCGATTCATAAATTTCAAAAATAATTTTCGCATTTAACCATTCACTATCAGTTGGTTTGATCTCCCGATCCAAAATAATTGAAATTGGTTTCATATCAGCACTAACATACAACTTGGGTCTAAAAGCCATATCAGTTCCTTCAAAGAACTTGCCCAAATCATAAACAAAATTACCACCGTCTCTTTCCAAAAATAACAAACTCATGTTTTCCACAAATAATCTGGACATGAATTTTCCATCAGAATAATATTCGGCATCCAAATCGTAATTACCTTTTGGTTTAGTGTTAATCAATGTATTGTAAACGGTCAAATTCATAAATTCTACCATGGAATTCAAGTGCGGTCTAAACCACCAATTATGTGATGCATTCCAGTTTCTCATAGTTTGAATGATCCAAACATATGTCAATCTGTATCGCCACACAAAATAATCCAATCCAGTTAAGTTCAAAAGCCATCCTAAAAATATGCAACCTAGATCAAAAACATGTGATGAACATCTTACAATAGATTCCATTGTCGTCGGGAATTCTTTGAATTCCCTCCAAGATCTAACGATTGTGCTTACAAAACAATAACGCTACATATTTAAAACGCAAAAAATTGCAAAATTTAATTGAATTACATCTAAAATGCTATTATGCAATTATTGGTCATCGCAAGCTGTCAGAACAACTTTCTCTGAGGATCTTCGCAAATGAGTGACAAACAATCAGTAACCTATGAAGAATGTGTTGACGTAATAATGAGCGGATCGGATTTTGATGATAAAATTCAGCGATTCGTTGATTTGTGTTATGCGAAATGTGTTAAGCATGACGTTTATATGCAAATCGTTCCATCTGTTTTGGATTATGGATCGATCGAGACTTTTGCTACGTATCATAATCCACCTATCTGCAGAATGAAATACATTCTGGACATATATCCAATTCCTAATCCATTGCCGGATATTATTAACAACACGATTGTATCTACGCTGTTTAGAGGTAAATCTATCACAGAAATTCATAATTTTTTAATGAAAATCCCAGAATGGGGAATTAAATTAAAGTTTTCAGATGGTCGCGTAAATTCATTTTTTGCACAGATATTTAATATGCGACCAAATTTAAATTTGGGAAAATTTTCCGATATGGTCCAAATATTTATGGATATGGACACACGGAATTTTATGGATATTTTTTGTACAATTTTCGCAAAAACAAATGTCGATCCGAAATACATAGAACATCTCACTGAGATTGCATTACAATATAATTTAGATGTTTCCAAAATAATAACAGATAATCATAATTATTTTGATGAGTTGATAATAGTGCGCACGCCAGTTCACATTAAAATATTGTTGGATTTAATTGATCCAAATGTTGTTGCGGCATATATTTTGACTGTCAAAAGCAAAGGTGCATATGGCATATCATCAAAAATGTGCAAAATTCTTGTCGAATGCGCAAAAAGGGGTGTAGATATTTCGACTTTTTTGATAGAAAACGAAGATAAAATTTGATCAAACATAAGTTCGATCAAATTTATAAAAAATTGCATAAATAAACTGAATAGTACCTAATACAAAATTATAGTTTTATCGTTGGCTAAAACTGGAGATGAGCGATTTGCACGTCGTGTATGCAACCTATGAAGAATGTGTTGAAACCATAATGGGTGCTAAAGAGATTGAACCATCACAAGATCTAGATTCAAAAATTAAGCGATTTGTAGGACTTTGTTGTGATAAACGCGTAAATCATGATCTTTTTATACAAATTGTTCCAGAAGTGCTGGACTATGAATCTATTGAAAATTTTGCACGATATCACAATCCTCCAATGTCTAGATTAGAATATATTTTAGATTTGTATCCAATTCCTAATCCATTACCATATCAAATTAATAATTTAATAATGGGAACATTGTTGCGTGATGTTAGGACTGCAAATGAAATTTATGATTTTTTAATGAGAATGCCACATCGAAAATTAAAATTAAATTTTGGATGTGATCTTGTTCGAATTGTTGAAAAAATGTTAAATGGCGGCTTGATTTTGAGTAAATTTCAAGATGTCGTTCAATTATTAGTAGACATGGACATACAATATTTTGCAAATATCTTACATGCATTATTCAACCAACCAGATGATTTTGATACGAGTTACATAGAATACGTATCTGATATTATTCCGCAATATAATTTGGATATGTACCGATTACTTCAAAATAATTTCGCTGATTTTTTGGGGAAAAATAATCCAACTTACATTAAAATATTACTTGATTTGTTTGATCCTCGTGTTGTCGCTTTAAAAACAATGACTAAAAGAAGTAAGCATTCCAATACGGCAACCGAATGGAAAATTCTTGTCGAATGTGCAAAGAGAGGAGTCGACATATCCGCTATTTTGATGGAAAATGAAGACATGTTTTGATTGAACATACGTCCGGTCAAAATTTACAAAAAATTGCATTCAATAACATTGTTATTATGATGTTAATTTGCTGCATTATTCCAATTCACAAAAATGGCGTCAGCTTCGGACGAAAAAACTTGGAAAGATATTCCGGATAACAAGAAAACTATTGAACATTGGCAGGAATTCTTTGAAGACACAATTAACAACTCAAGGAAATATGAATATTGTGCAACCCGTTTTATTGAAATGGAAATGTTTCGGCAGATTGTGCCAACGATCGTTGATTACAAAACAATGGAGCAATGTGCAAGATGGTTTCATTATGAGATAAAGTTTAAAATTCTCCAATATTTTGTTGAGATCTATCCTATGGATCAAAAAAATTTCAACAATCTCGCACATAGAGTCAGACTCGGAGGCGCGACATTTAATGATGAGATAGGTGATATAGTGGATTTCTTTAGCACCCATTTTGCATTGTTTTCGGAGCGAGCGCAAAAATCTTTTTCTGTTAAAATTTTGGAATATTATGCTACATTAGATGATATTGATGTTGGTGGACAAGAATTTATAAACATATTGCTCAATTTGGGCATGAAGGTCAAATTAATATTGGAAATTATTTTTCAATTTGACTACCTCACCGGCACTAAAGAGTCTGCAAACTTTCTTAAGAAGGCCATTGAAAATTTGCAGACTTCAGGTCTTGATTTGAATGAACATATGGATAATGATTCTATCATCAAGATTTTGGGAAGATCTTATGATACAGATCTTCTTTTTCAATTTTGTGATGCAGAAAAAATGACAATTTGCATATTGGAATCACTGATGTCACACGAATGTGCATCATCTCATGGTGAAGGCGATGATAGTTGTTGTGCTGATTTGCTAATGACCTGCGCAGAAAAAGGTGTTGATATTTCAGCTGTGTTGTTAGCGAACAAACAAAAATTCTTTCCATCGAGATAAACTAAATTAAATTTACATTGATTCAATGCGGATTTAATACAATTGCAAGATTTGCGAGTAAATTGATTTTTCAATTTAGTACAAAGCATAAATAATGGCCTTGGCTTCAACCTCAAATTGTTCAGCATAAAATGTCATACTAAACATATCAGAAAAGATTTCAGCTATTTTTGCAGCAAGAGTGGCTTCATCTGGTTTTGTTCCTAGTTCTTCTAAATATATGTCTACCAATTTGGCTTCAGGTTCATACTCGTCAATTGGTGCAGGATAATCAGATACCCTTGTCAACACAAGTGCATCCGTCACTGCAAAAATCGATGTCAAGTATCTTAATCTGAAACTCATTTGCGTGATACTAATTTATATTTACTTCGTTTATACGATAGAAATTGAACGCAATTTTTTCAAAATCGTAATCAATTAGGTAATTAATTATGATTTTAACAAAAATAAACATTAAAAGCCATTAACAAACTCAATCATGTCGTCGAAACTTCCAACAGGATCAACTTTGATACCCATCACAAGATTTGAAGCCAGACTGATCTTTGCATGATCTTTAACAACGAGCAACTTTACTGCATAAGAACAGACTTCAGTATACAATTCAGTTCCAGACATGGTGTTAGACAATTCCAAATACTTGTTGAAAGCGGCAGATTTAATTTTGGCCGCTTTCGTTTTGCCTGTGACAGTGTCGATAATAAGTTTGATACGTTCGATATTTTTCTTATCGGATTCACTTTCGTCATGAATATCATGGATATCATGAATAATTGTTGTGGAAATAACTTCTTCTTTGGAAACAAGAACTTCATCTGTAGGAAGAGGTTCAGTGGGCTTGATATCTTCAATATCTGCTTCTTTAACATCTTCTTTAACAGGTACAGGCAAAGTTTTGATATTAACAAATCTTGATGGTTGCTTAAACTTGAATGTGGGGACGATATTTTCGGATGGCACGGTGATTTTTTTCACTGAGTGGCCTTGATGATCCTTTACAGCGAAATTTTTAGCAATGGGCAACGCCAAAATGTTATCATTGACTAACTCCACATAACATCTTAGAATTGTCTCAGATGAACCTTTTGGTTTGTACGCATAAGGTTTAACAATAACACTCACAGCTTTGTTAAGTGGCACCGGTGTGCTTCCTGATTTAACAAGTTTCATCGCATCAAAATTGTTGAGGAAGAATGTGTTGGGTGCGGCATATTTATCGAGTTTAATAGGAATTGGCGCGCCTGCAGCCAAAAAACGACTTTTGATAACGTTTTTAATTACAATTCTAGCAGAAAAGTATTTGCACGTGTGCACATAATCACCACCAAATCTCAATTTACAAGTAACAGGAACATGCGCAAGGTGCGCAAATCTGCCAACAGGTTCCACATTATCAGCCAAAACGATAGATTCCAATACAGGGTTACTCATGGCAATTGTTTGTCTTCGTTCATAATAAGTGTTAGCCATAGCTGAAAAAGTTATTTTTCCTTTCATGAAATCACCGAATTGCATATATTCAAATTCAGGCAACACATTAGTTTCAGCTCCAAAAGCGACTGTTTTGAATCCTTTTTGGGCAGCCTTTTCAAAACGACCCCATTTGAAACTTGGAGTGTAAAACTGAGAAATTTCTCTCTTTTTGTAAGAAAGAGCTGCGCTGTTTGATGAATACAATTTTGCGCAGTAGTAATAACTTTGGACGTAATCCAAATCAAAATTATTAACCACATCTTCAGCATTTGTCATATTTGTGAAGATCAATTGCACGTTTACATTCTCACCTGCAAACTTAATATCAACAACGGCAGTTGTGCTTGCACCATGAGATGCGTAAGTTGCATCAAGGTTAAGATCACGAATACATGTGTTAATTGTCAACAAATAAGACAAACATTTAATTTCATTATCGCAACCCAAGAGGAATACATCAACGTCACCAACAGTGGACTTGGGGACAAAATCATTGAGTGCATAAACAAGAGCTCCACCTGTAACCACTCCCAAATTTGAGAGTTTAGTCAACAAAGTTTTGAACTGAGTTTGCTTGTTAAAGAGCGAAAGCAAGCGGTCAAATTGTGATGAATGCATCTTGATTGCCTAGAATAAAAATTAATATTTAAGTCTAATATGCGGATGAAATTTTGGTTTCAATTTTTATTTTTGGAGTTTAACTCCAAAAATAAAAAGGATAATTTGATAAAAATTTATCTTTGTTGAATTTCAATTTTTATCCACAAAGATTATTTTTGTGAATAAAAATTTCAGGGTTGTTCAGAAATAGTTGGTCCGGTATCAGAATCGGTTTCTGTGTCAGTGTTGATTTCGGCATCGTTTTCTTCGATATCGGAATCAGTTTCTGTTTCTGTGTCAGTTTCAGCATGCGTTTCGGTTTCATGTGTGCCATTTTCCGAATTAGAATCAGTGTCAGAGTCATCAAGTTCATCCTCGGCAATATATTTGTCATAACAAAAGACATATGGACAGGCATAGTAACTCATCAATCCGAGCATAATTACTCCGAAAATAACAGCTCCTGTGATAATCATGGCCTTGAAACCAGTAGTTGGTTTAAAAACGGCGATAGTCAGAGCGTTTTTGGTTTGGCTCAACTTGTAGGACTTACTGCACTCAACATTAGCAAATTGCATGTAAACAGCTTTCCAATAACAGCTGGCACTGCAAGTCTTGTCAGTTGCGACGTTGACATTGCAATTTCCGACCAGATTGCTGTTGGCCTTCGATGCTGTTGTAAGCAATATCGCTCCAGTGATAATCAGGACAATGGCCACCGACACCATGAACAGAGGACCGATTTTGAAAGTCATGATGTAAGTCCAATCAAATTTGGATTTTTCTTGAACTTCAGCCATCAGGCAATCAATAATGTTAGTGTTTGCTTTGGATTCTGAACGAAGGGATTGCTATCAAAATTATTATAGCACTATCACATAGTTTATTTACGCAATTTTTTAACTGATAATGCATAATAAAAATTGCAAATTCATTTATTAACAAACTATTGATCAATAATAAATATTATCGGAGCCGGAAATGTTTGCATTAAAATATGCTATATCAAAGGGTGATACCTATTCTATAGGGCAAGCTATTCGCTATGGGACAGATTCTTTCAATACAAAACATTTTGGAAAAGCTGCATCATGTGGTCATTTACACGTCATTAATTTTTTTATTTCATTGGGATATGATTTAGATGAATATTATGACTGTGCTTTGATTAAAAGCGCCAAATATGGTCACTTGGATATTGTAGAATTTTTACTAAATAGTAACCGCTGCTCATCATCTGGTAAAACTGATGCATTAGTAAAAAGTGCAATAAACAAGAAATTTAATGCGCTAAATTACATCTTGCATGGTATTTATGAAAATGAAGAGATCAATATAACGTCTGATGAAGCTCTGAGATCAAGCATTGAATCAGGTTATTTACACATAGTTAAATATTTTGTTGATCATGGTTGCAAACTACAAAATACTCATCTGCAATTAGCTGTTAAAAATAAACATTGGCCTGTTGCAAAATATTTAGTTCATAAAGGTTGTAATATTGATAGCGTTGGTGATATGAAAATTCCAATTTGTATTGATTTGGAAGATTTTTCTGATGTTAGTATTGAATTCGATACCAGTCCAAAAGTCAAATTAGCACTTGCAAAATCAAAACCAAAAATAGCATCTACGGAAACCACTAACGAGCGAAGTGATTGTCACGACGAACGTAGTAATCCAAAACTATGTGTGAATAAACGTAGTAATCCAAAGCAATGCGTGGATAAATGCGTTATTTGTCTGGATTTTGATAGAAAAATTGTTTTGTTAACATGCAAACATTTTGTTTTGTGTGCAAAATGTTCAGCAATTGTCGACAAATGCCCAATTTGTCGGACACCTTATGGAAAACATCAGACAATGGTAATTTACAAAACTTGAAATTGAATAAAAGTAAATTATTATTGAATTATCTTGAAATTAATAAATGAATTCACATTTATTTATTAATTTTAACTTTAATCAACTTCAGGTACGCTTACACGTTGAGTAAACATTTCTTTTTCAGTTTGGGTTTCATCCAGATTAGCTGCCGCTTCTTCAAGAATATGATCATAAACTGAATTTTCTGTTTGGTTTTGCAAATCAGGATCTGATACTTCAACTAATTCCTTGAGAACAGTTGAACTTGTGGACAAGTGGAATACTTCGGTTGGATGTTTTTCGGTGTACAATACAGCTTTCTCATAGATTGGGCAAAGCAAAGTTTCAAAATAAGTTGGTAAATTGAATGTTTTAGGTCCGGTAGTCGAAAATATTCTGGTATACTTATGTTTAACAACAGAACTATCACTTTCAAAATTCAATCCACGAGTAAATTTATTAATGTATGCCTGTGGAGTATCTCCACCAAGTATGGCTCTAAACATATCAACAATGTTAAAGAAACCATATGAATCCACAATGTTGCGAACATTACTGGGGACAGATTCATTCAATTGGTCCAAATATTTCCTCCTGGAAACACATACGGCCAGATAAGATTTCAATTGTTCAATTTCGCGATCTGCTTCAGCTTTACGATCAGCAAGTTCTTGAACCAAATCATCTTTTTGTTTTTCGATATCAGTATTCAATTTTGTAGTAAGTTTAGCAAGAGCATCTTCACGTTGCAGTAAAAGTGTTTCTCGCATGATAAGCGCAGCTTCTTTTTCAAACAAATCTGATTCCTTTTCTTTCAGGAATTGTGAAGTGCGATTAATTTCACGCTCATAATCGCAAATTTGTGCCGGTGGTTGTTGAATATAACACTTGTTGTAAGACATTTTTGGGAAAACTTGAATAAAAGTGTCTGATAATATATCAACATTTTTATTTTAAGATCAAAATGGTTGCAATTTTTTGATTTTATATTTGGTTTTTAATCATCAGTTTGGGCAGACGATTCCAGTGTAATTTCAATTTTGAAGTCAGAATCAATTGGATAATCACGTCTATCTGATTGACCGAAATATGCAATCATGTAATCGTAAACAATTTTTAATCTGCGTTCGGAAAATAATGATAACAATATGTAATGTTTTCCATCATTTGCACGGTAAGGCAAATTATGTTTGACACTTGTGTTTGAAATAATATATGGTTTAACTTTGTTGGAAATAAATTTAGCAACGCGGTCGATGTCAATATCTCTATTCCAAATTGCTCTGTACATTGAAATTATATCAAAATAACCATAGTCATCAATAATGCTGAAAATTTCAATTGGAACGCCTTCATTTATCAACTGAATTAGATTGCGTCTGTTTCCGAGTGATTCTGTGGCAGTTGTCAGTTCAAGTGTTTTAATCTTGAGTTCGGATTGGGTTTCCGCGAGTTTAACTTTTGCAATTTCCAAATCAGATTGAACTTCAGCAAGTTTCAAAGCCTGATCTCTAAGTTGATCTCGAGTTTCGGCAAGTTTGACGGCTTGAATATCGAAATTGGCCTCGACCTTCATCAAATCCATTCTGGTGGCATCCAATTCCAATTTTGTCTGCGTCAATTCAGCTTCTAAGTTTCGTGGTGTCTCTTTTCTAAGATCACAAGGAATCAAACTCACCTTTCTATGTCTGCACATATCGCAGAAAAATATAGCAATTCCATTTACAGAACGATCCATTTCAGTTGCAACAGGGCGAAATTTTGCCCGACCTTCGGAAGAAATTACGCATGTTGAACAAACGTAAAAATATTTATCCATTTCGAAGTTGGCCGGAATAAACAATGTTATGATCCGAAATGAATCAAGCAATTTAATTGCGCAATTTTTATTTGTAAAAACTAATTTTGCAAATAAAAATACTTAAGCTTCGGTCTTATTTTCCTCAACCTGTAACAGCGCTAAATTCTTGTGCAAATATAGTAAAATGACAATTACTTTGAATGTCTCATTTATTACGTTTGCCACAACAAACACAACTACAGAATTTGTTATTTCAATTTCTGAGTTGAGCACTTTTGACATGGCTGGGTCTTATACAACGCCTGTTGGAAAGACTTTGACATCGGTTGGTGTGGAAATAAATCATATTGATATCAACGTTGTACCAATTAGTGCTAACGATTGCAATTTAACTGTTCATGTTCCAGATGGAGGAGCAACTTTTGTTGGAACCTTGAACGACGCCACATCATTTTCAAGTCCAATCACGGGCTCGCCAGTTTTTGGTCCATATCTTATCACATTGGATCCAGATCGTTTAATTTTGTTTAATTTAAGTCCAGTAGCTGCTAACCCACCCCCTCCAGGTGTAACTGTAACTGAACCTGTGTTCAGCGGTCCTGATTATGGTATTTTCATCAAAACTGGTGACATTCTAACCCAAATTACATCGCTACCTTCAAGCCCAACTTTGTCTGTTTCGCCATTTTGTGTGCATCCTGATTCACTAGTTCACACAACTAGAGGCTTAGTAAAGATTTCCGATCTAAGATCTGATCAGGATGTTACTTTAATCGATGCAAATGGCCAACTTGTCAAAATGATTGCCAATGCTAAATTTACTCAAACTAACAAATTTGTTTGCATTTCTCCCGGAGCACTAGGACCAAATCAACCATCAACAAAGCTCTTGATTACTGGTGGACATCCTGTTAAGTTTGGTTCGCATGAAATTATCTCTCAACGATTGGTTAACAATTCAACTGTGAATGAAATTCTATTGGATACTTTTGTAAATGTTTACAGTATGTGTACCACAACAAGGACATTTGTTATGATCAACAATATTCCTGTTGGTACGTGGGATTATGATGTGCTTCTTGCCAAACAAAAAGCTGGAAAATGTTTGGTTGAGTTTCTTTAAATGGTAAAAAATTGCATCAACCTAACTCTTGAAATCATAATTGGTTAAAAACTAATTATGATTTGTTGCAGAAATGGCACAATCGCATCATATTTTAGGAAACCTGTCTAGATATTTACATGAACGCATGCCATGTACAGATATCAAGATCCTCGAAGCATTTGCAGCTGAAGGTATTGATCTTAGAATTTTTCAAATAGAACGAACAACACCAGTGGAATGCTTGCGGTTTTTATTTGAAAATGATTATCCTTTTACAATTTATTATTTGCACAGATTAATGAGTATGAGCAGCGATTCAGATCGAAATTATATTGCAGATTTGATTATCCAAAAATATTCAGATAAGGTTGACAACAATCATTTATTTTTTGAAATGAATGAGTTTGCATCATATTTCATACATCATTTGAATATTTGTTCTAAAGAAATTGTCAAAATTTTTATTCATAATGTGAAATTGGCATTAAAACCTTCAGTAAATTTGCTTGAATATTGCGTTCCAGAAGACTACTTACAATCAGATTTATTTAAAAGTGCGTTTTTGATGGGAGATATTCATATTATGAAATTTTTGATTGAAGCAGGATATGTTATTCAACCAACTGATTTTAACTACGGATGTTACATGAGCACATTTATATTGTCACTTAAGTATTTGAAGGATATCGGTCAATGGGATGGTCTAACTTGTGATTGGAAATCGATTCGCGGTCTCGTATCTTCGCACAATATCAGATATTATCAATCATCATATGATTGGCTAAAAGAAAATCATTGTCCACAAGAATATCTTGACAAATTGTTTGTTAAACAATAATTAAAAATTGCAAACTCGAAATATCTGACCATTTGCGCTGACTAATTAACTATCAGTTTCCGCAAATGGCACAACACCACCATGTTCTGGGCAATATGCCACAAAAATATCACTATACCTTACCATGCGATGATTTGGCAATGATGCAAACATTTGTTAATGATGGCATTGATTTGAGAATGTTTGATGTTACTAGATGTAGGTCACCCGAATGTTTGAAATTTTTATTGGAAAACGGTTATGAAATAGATATGCCAACATTCCGTCATTTATTGTTAAACTGTCCCGTTGATGTGAGAATTCAAATAATCAAAGTAGTCATGGACAATCAAGACATTGTATCCAAGCTAGATTTAGATACTTGTTTGTACAGTTGCGTTGACTTAAGTGTGTCTCATTACGCTGAAAAGAAAATTATGTTTGAATTTATTGCTGCAAATTATCCACACATTTTAGTGGGTACAAAATTTTTTACAAAAAATATCGAATTTGCATCCATTTTCGATCAACACATTAATTTTACTCAGAGGGAATTATATGAAGATATGTTTGAAAATGATATCGGACGACGTGATGGTATTTCCATCATAAAAATTTTGAAATATTGTGATCCTGCAGATTATCTGAACGATAAAATGTACTGTACTCTTTTTTCAGATGGATGTACTTCAGTAATGGAACATTTTATTAAAAGTGGATTCGAACCAATACCAAAAGAATTTGGCAAGTTATCTGATCAATCGATCAAATCTCTACAATATTTGGAATCAGAACACGCGTTAGACATGAAAACTTTTGATTGGGATCTGTTTAAAAAATATGGTGAACCTGCTTTTTTATCATTTTATGCCATTGATTGGTTAAAAAGAAATGGTTGGAATGGTTAATTTATTTACAATATCAATTTGATATCATAAAAAAAATTGCAATAATAAATTATCCACTTAATATTACACTCCGTTAATCGAGATTACGCTCCGTTAATCGAGATTACAATCGCATACTAATAGTATTCAACCTAAAATGGACATCTTGAAATCTCTTCCCGAGAAATACAAACGACGATTAAATTGCAGTGATATTAATGTAGTGAGATCATTTCTTGAACTTGGTGTCGATCCAGAATTATTTGATCTTCTAACATGTACTGATCCAACATGTTTTGAACTTTTGATTGAGCATGGTTATCCTATAAATAAATTAGAAGATGTTGACGAAATATTTTTGGCAAATGGTGACATATCTACAGAAACTAAATGTTCTATTATTAAATGTTTGATGTCAGACCAATCACTAGTTGATAAATATGATCTCAACCATGAAATTTTTAGATTTGCAATTTATCATGAATGTAAACCTAAAAAAGTATGCAAATACATAATCAAAAATTGGCCGAATGTTTTGATGTCGGCACATTATTTTTACAGTTCAATCGAATTTGCATCCATGGTGCATCCGTATGCCAATTTTACATCTAAAGAGTTAGTCGAAGAATTTATTGAAAATCCTTGTTATCACTCTAATGAAGATGCAATAAAATTATTTCAATACTGTGATCCGATAGATTTACTTACTCCAAAAGTATTCAAGAAAATGTCAAACAATGGATTAATAGAACTTATGAAATACTTAGTTGGACTGGGATACAATCCCACAATAGAAGATATTCCAAAAGTATTCCATGACTACACAGTTGCATCATTTGATTATCTATGTGAATTGGGTGTGTGGGATGGCAACACTTTTGACTGGCATGCTTATGCAGCAACATTAAAAAGGCAACCAACCATTGATGAAAATGATATCACATGGTTTGATAAAAATGGTTGTCCACCAGAACTTTCTCAAAAGTGGATTAAAAAAAGATCACCGGCTCCAAAACCCAGATCCAGACGTAGAGATTGGGATGTTGTCGATGATTTTTCTGATTTTTGATCAACCCAGATCGCAATCCATTTAAAAGTTTTACAATAAAATAATTTATTGTAAAACTAAATGGCTTCCAGAAGAAAATCCACCAAGATCAATTATGAATTAACAATCTGTTTTAATCGTAGCACTAAAACGTTTAGTTTGAATAAATCAATGTGTGCTGAATATCCTGGCAGTATTTTTCATCAAGCACTGAGTGCTAACACAAGAAAGATTACGCTCAAATGTGATCCGGATGATTTCGAACCCGTTTACAATTTGTTAAATGGTCAATACAGTATCATTGATAAAGAACTTTTATTGGAGCTTGAAATTGATGATCCTAAAATTGCTGCATATGAATTGTTATTTGATGATGCTTCAATGGAATTTAACAGAAAGATAGCATCATACAATATGTTTCTAACTGGAAAGATCCAAGTTCTGCTCTTCGATAAAAATCTTTACACACAATTTTACGACAAGTTCGCAGAAATTCCTAATGTTATCCCAATTCAAGTTATGTATGAGAAAGATTATGGTAAAAATAATGCGGCCGAGTACAAACCTACATATTTGAGTATCTATGATAATGTTCCTATTTACTTTGATACTCAAGAACAACCATGGTCTTGGATTGAGATTTCAACTTTGCCGGTAACAAATGGCAATCTCGAAACAAACCATTTGAGAGAACTTGGTGTGCATCGTTTGACAAACTGGTGTCTTTGTGAAGATAAAATCACAAAAGATGGCACAGGAGTTGTTTCTCAAAGAACAATGGTTGGCACAAAAAAGCCAAACGTTAATAAGACTTTGTACATGCCATTGGATGTAATTGGTTTTGAATCTATTGCTGGTATTCGCTTCCAAAGTATCATTTACACCAATCACATGGAATATGTTTTCAATAACACACAAGCCTTATTTAATTGCGATGAAGTGGATGTCTTTTACACAAAACCAACTATTTTTTCTGGTAGAAAACCACAGGCAAAAATAAAATCAACAACAATTCCTTACACAACAGTTGAGTCTGCAATTGATGCACTAGAAGCAAATGATAAAGATCTAATTAACAGAATCGGTGAAACATGTGCACAATATCCTATAACACAAAGATATGGTTTAGTGTACGGTTTTATTAATATTGTTTAATTTCAATGAAATTAAACAATATTAATAAAAGCGCAAATCGATGACTTTGCAATCGATTTACGGTTTTATCAATATTACTTAATTAAAATTAAGTAATATTGATAAAATCACAAATTAATCATCATTATGATGATTAATTTGCAGTTTTATTAACATTGTTTAGTTTTTAATAAATTCATTAATGTTTATTAATGAACTTATTTATTTTTTGAAACAATCTGCAAAGCTGACGTCTTTTGATGCTAAATATTTCATGACGCTCAATACGTTTCCACTATCAGCTTCATCAACTTCAGTTAGATGACCAACTAAGAATTCACAAATAGCTTCAGGACCAGTATGCAATCCAATAAATTCTAATTTTGTTGCAGGGTAACTGATAGATGCAAAATTAGCACAAGATGTATCACCAAATATGTCACATGCATCAAAAATATAGCCTCTGGTTTCAAATAGATTTAAAATTTGTTCGTAAAGGCTGACATTAATATTATCAGAATCCCACAGAATGTTAAAAACACAATTGTAACAACATTTGCCCAAATTCACATTATCCATTTTATCTAAACATACTTCAATCAGTTGAACAATGTCTGCCAAATCTTCTAATTGTGGTTCCAGTTTCGATATAATTTTATCAAAAGTTTGCAGCACAAGCTTTGCATTGGATTCGGTCAGTATGTCTACAAGTGAATCTATTGCGGAAACATCAAATCTTGTCCATTCAATGTAAAATTGAATAAATTTGTTGAATATGTCATCATCATATGTTGATGGTGGATAGATTTCCAATAGGTAATCTGTTATTTTCGATTGACCTAAATTTTTAGGTTCGAAATACACACTAAATGTTATACCTTCTATTGTGACAGTTTCCAATGTGGTCCAAAGAATGCGTCTGATATCTACAACGTGTGGAACGTAAGTTTTAATAAAAGCAAAAACAGAATCCTCGTCAAATTCCTTATTCAAAATAACATAATAAACAAGTTGTTGTTTTAGTGCATCGGATATATCTCGTTCCAAATATCCAATAAATTCATTACAATTTTTCTTTTTGGTTTGTTTTATTGATTTTCTGTGTTTGCCATTTCTATTAAATGCACCAATTTCAACCATTTGTTGGACGAAATCGTCAGTAAAATACGGTACCTCATCTGAATCGCTATCTGAAGACATTTTGTTTTAGGAATAATACATTATCCAGATTAATAATATTAATCGCATTTGCAATGTGCAATTTTTAACTATGAATCCATAATTAAAAATTATTCATCGCAAACCCATCTGCAAAATTTACACCTTTCGAGGCTAAATATTTTATCATATCCAAAACATATCTGCCATCTACATTATCAGCACTAGTTTCCAAGTATTTGATCAAAAATTTATAGATAGCTTCTGGACCAACTTTCGATCCAAAAAATTCAAGATTGCCATCAGTACAAGAAACAAACTCGAAATTATGTTTAGATGTATCTGTCAAAAACTCTTCGGCGTTGAAAACAAAACCTCTGGTTTCAAATGGAATTAGCAATTGTTCATAAACATCAACGCTAACATCATCGTCCCATAAAATTTCACAAACACACTTGTAACATTTTTCCAGGTCAGGATTGTCTATTTTACTCAAACAAATATCAACCAATTGTAAAATATTATCAAGATCCTCCAATTGTGGCTCCAAATCACATATTATTAATCCAAATGTTTCCAGCGTAATTTTCGCATCAGATTCAGATAATAACTTAATCCAAGACTGGATAGCTGTACTATCAAATCCAATATGATTATTATGAACAACAATATATTTTTCAAAAGTTTTGGTATCATATGTTGATGGTGGATAAACTTCTAACAAATAATCAATTATGCGTGTTTGGTGTAGTTGTGTGGAATATCTCATAGGGAAGCTTGATTTTCCTAATATTTTGGAACCCAAATTACCCCAAAGAATAGGTTTAATATCTATAACGTGCGGCACATATTTTCTAATCAGGTCATAAACATCATCTTCGTTGTATTCAGTTCTTGGACCAGTTTCAAAAACCATATGATAAACAATAGCCTGTTTAATTGCATCCGATGAATTGCCTTCCAACAATTTAATAATTGGGCCGCAATCTTTATAAGTTATGGTTTTTTCTCGAGTAGTCTTTCTTGCAATTAGCTCATCCTCTCCACTAATATAATTAAGTTCATCAGATTCGATATCGTTTGATGACATTGTCGTCTAAAGTTGAGACAACTTTCTCCGAGATCTGACGATTGTGTATAGCCAAAATGAAATACTCTGCCAAACGAAACAAACATTAACAATACTTACATCACGCAATTTTTAATTATAAGAACCTACAGTCAAACTTACTTCTTTGGAAGCCAAATATTTGAGTGCATTAAAAACATAACTGCCGTTATAATCTTGATTTCGCAAACATTTTAACAAAAAATGTAAGATGGCTTCTGGTTCAATGTATGATCCAATAAATTCCAAAAATGCGATATCAGAACAAACTGATTCAAAATTTGTTTTTGATGTGTTTTCCAATAATTTTTTCCCATCGAAAACATATCCACGAGTTGTAAATGGAACCAAAAGTTGTTCATAAACCTCAACACTTGCACCACCTGCCCATCTTATAGCGATGACGGTATTACAACATTTTTCCAAATCAGGATTTTCCACTTTACTCAGGGAAATATCTATCAATTCCAAAATTACATTTAATTTTGCTGTATTAACGTAAAATGTGACAATGCTCATAAATGTTTCCTGCGTAATTTTGACGTTGGATTCGTTTAGATATGCAATAAGTTTTGGAATATCGTCACATGTTATCCAACGTTTATAATTATAAATGAAATGGCTAAACATTGTATTATCATATGTCGACGGAGGATAAATTTGCAATAGGTAATTAGTGATACTTGATTCTCGTAGGTATACATTCTTTGTCTCAAATATTATGTTACTAACTACAAAATCTGCCATCGGAAGCCATAGTATATCTCCTATGCTAATAATATGTGGCACATATTTTTCCACAAGTGCAAATGCCTGATTTTCAATGTAACCTGAATCTAAAACTATGTGATACAATAATTTCTTTTTGTTTTCCGGGTCGACCCTGTCATCTTCTAATAAAAGCTTCACTGGATTTATTTCCCGAGCTCGCCTTTGAACCCAACTCATTTTGTCAAGTCCGAATAGTCATGTTTGTAAATGATGAATCCTGTAGCTGATTGGTGCTGCAATTTTTTGGAAAATATTTTCCAAAAAATTGAAAAGATTGTTTTTTACTTAAATGCCACAGAAAAATCAACTCCATATTGCGCAATTATCTTAATTGTATTGTAAACATAAAAACCATCCACATGCTCATTATTTGATGTATAATTGGCTAACAGTTCTGCAACACCATCAGGACCCATCTGCGCACAAAGAAAACTTACACGAACATCTTCACAGCAAATGCTTTCGAAATTACACGGCTTCATATTTTCAACAGTTAACACCAAACCCTTAGCTGCAAATGGTTCGAACAATTGTTCGAAATAAGTAATACGATCCAAATCGCGTGTATTATTAATTACACCAATCCAGGCTCCAATCAAATCAAAATCTGGTCCAACTTTTCTTAAACATGCATCGATAAGAAATACTGCAGTTGAAACATATTCTGAGTTTACATAATTCCATATTGATGTCCATTTTATTTGAGTTAATGTTCTGTCAAACTTGTTAATCAAGTCGCACAACTCATCCCATGTTTTTTGGTAAGCATGTGTTTCAATGAAATTCCAAAACATATTTTCTGATAAATTGTTTGGCGGATAAAGTTCTGTCAAATATTCCAACACATCAGAGTCAAGATGGAATATAGGATATTGCCATATCTCATCACTAATATCAAATTCGCATGGAACATATTTTTCAACAAGATCCAAATTCGCTTCTCCATCGCGAAGTACTTTTATGAAATCGCATTTTTTCAACAATTTGGGCTCGGTATCGCTATCTAAATGATCCATCTAGATTTTGACAAACCCTGTATCGAGTAATATTTAAAATCGCCAGCAGTGGAAGTTTATTTATCAATTTTTTTTAAATAAAAATTGCAAATAAAAACGACAGGATAAGTTTTTTATCAAACATACGTAATCCATACAAAATGTCTGAACAAATAATTGCACCACTAAATTTGAAGGCTGTCAGACTTTTGTTGGATGCCAATATTAACCCAAACATGTTGGATTTTTCTAAGGTGATTGGTTTATTTACTGAAGAAGATCTTATTCAAAACCTTTTAGTTGAAGGATGGAAACCCAGTGCAGTAATTTTGAATAAATTACTGCTTAAATCCTATGCGCGCGATGAGTGCATGAACATAGTGATCCATAATATTAAATGGCTAATGCTTGGAGGGTTGAGCTGCAAACCCACTGGTAATATGAATTTAAGTGTTGCATTTGAGGACTTATTTTGTTGGAAAGCTGATCCAACAAACATAAGAATAAAAGCTGATGTCAAAAAAATGTCAATTGTTGATTGTTTATTAGCATCGGTTGAGGTGCACCAACAATATGATCATGAACTAATCAAAGATTTTATCACAGAAGCAATTACTCATGGCTACGCTGTTGTAGAACAACATCCTAAACCCAATATTTTATTTTTGCAAAAAATAAAATATTGGGGTTACGAATATACTCCTCTATCATTAGCATTGCTTTTGGTCATTGATAGGGAATTTGTTCACGATATTTTTGAAGCCAGAGACAAAGGTAAATTGACTGATCCAGAATTCTTTTACATGTTCTTTTTGCATATTACATTTTATGTATACGATCAAGATATTTTTTCTGAATTCACATCCAGACTTAATCTTAATGAAGTTGCTGGAAAATTATCTCAAACATCATTCGTGAGCATACTAACTCATATAGGTCAATCATCTATCACACCCGAAAAAATAGATGCTCTTGTTACAAATAATTTTACCAAAAATGAAGAATGTAAATTTGCTTGCAGCAAAGATTGGGCAGCATTTTACAGTAAATTTGGCTTAATATTTACTAATGTGGACAATGACGACGAATTGGTCGCTCAATAATATTTTTTATTAACAAACAAGAAATATTAATTTAGAAGTCTCTTCTCGCCGAAAGTTCTAAACATGGCATAACAACTCTCAATACCACATACTGCACCCTTAAAACAAAATGCCGCGGTACCTATTACAACATATGAAAAACCTAAAAATGCCGCTGATGCTGTAAAAAGATTAGGATCTAAGTGCAAATCCATTACAAAAACGTCGGTGAAAACAAGTGCACCAGTCAAAACAATAGGCGTATAAATTGTCGCATCGATTAGACATTTGTCCAGATTACTATGAAAGATTTCGCTCTTGAAAGTTGGCTTTTCATAAAATTTTGCGTATTCTTGTGCAATTCTATTGCATTCAAATTCACGTGGACATTTTTTAACAGTTTTTGGCACAAACTTCCTGGAAGAATAGGGTTTACAATATTTTACCGCTTTAGATGCAAACATGATTTTGTAGGAATAATTTCCATACCATACTTTTCATTCGTGGTTGATTTTTTATGCAATTTTTCTCACAAAAATTGCACACTAAAATTCAAAATGGATGTTATTGAATAATGTTAAATAATATTTTTAGCGAACCGCAAACAAAATGCTAACAAAAAAGACAATTAAACCATTGGACTTGACTGGTTTAAGGACTTTATTGGATCTCAAAGTTGATCCAAATATATTAGATTTGGATAATTTATCAGGTTTGTTAACAGATCCGAATTTTATTCAAGAACTTATATCAGGTGGATGGGATTGCAATAATAACAATATATCGCAGACAATATGTTTGGTAGCATTTGATTGCGAAAATGTCTACACAATTTTGCAGAATGTTAATATTTTATTGTCAAATGGTTTGGATTGTACAATTAAAAATAGGACTCATTTTTTGCCAATGAGTGATTTTGATTGGATATGCGATCGAAATTTACTAACTATTAGTCTGAGAGGATTTGATTTAATTGATGTTTTTATTATGAAAGCAATGATATCAAAAGCTTTGTGTGTTGACGATTTAAGAGATTTAATTTGTAGTGCTGCACATAATGGATATGTAATACCTCCTTACACATTATTTCAATTGGTAATGACATACACTGAATTCAGATATGATCTATTCGAAACGAAAGATAAAGATATTGTAACAGATATACAGTATTTTTACATTATGACTCAATACATGGGTACACATGGATTAGATATGACAACATTTTTGGAATTTGCCGAACATATTGATTTGGGAATGATGGCTAGATCTATTTCCGATGAAACATTTGTAATTGTGGTAAAACGAATTATTTTAACGTGTGATGATGATGTCAGGTGCGCATTTGTTGAAAATAATTTCGTAAAAACTTGTGTTGGTACATCTAAATCGTGCGTTTTACGACATATTCAATTTTATTACAACAATAATACAAAACAAATGTACGAACAATTTGGTTTTACATTTACTGAAAAAGATTTGAGATTAATCTCAAATTCTTATTCAGTTATTGATGAAACACCGTTGGCAAAATCCAATTTTAATAAACTGAGAACCTGTTAAATTTTTTTGTGCAAAAAAAATTGCACAACGAAACTTTAAAGCATCAAATTTGCATAAAAATATTATTTCAACCGCTGAAAGCATGTCATCTATTCTAAAAACTATCAAACCATTAACATTGGATGGCCTACGAAGTTTGCTTAACGCTGGTTTTGATCCTAATACATTAGACTTGGTCGATGATAATCTGGAAAACATACTATCGGACGAAAATTTAGTTCAGGATTTGTTGGCGTTAGGTTGGAAATGTGAGCACGATCTGGTGCTAAAATTGTTACAAAATACATCTTCTGAAAAAGCTGAGACCATCGCAAAAAATCTCCACTCAATATTGTTAAATAATCCTGACCTTAAATTTGATTGCAGCTACAGACCAAACATAATTCCAAAAACTGATCTTGATTGGAATTGCAGATATACTTACATGGATAATAAAGATAAACCCGAGAAAAAGAATTTGGTTGATGATTTTTTGGAATCGTGCGATTATGGTGAAATTACTATTGATTGCACACAATTGGAAGACATGATTCTCGAAGCAATGTCACATGGTTTTGAAATACAACCATCAACATTGGCTTATTTAGCAGTTGCGTGCAAAAATTTTAACCATTGGGTTCTAAACGCCAAACACAAAGAATTAATATCTGATATGGAATATTTTTACATTGTATTTCAATATGCTAGTCGTCAAAATAGTGTTGATGAACAAACATTTTTTGAGTTAGTTTCAGAAATAGATGTTGCCCAGATCGCAGAACAACTTTCAACAGAGAATTTTGTCCAAATTCTTTCCAGGCTAAAAAACAATGACGCACCAGAGTTCGCTATTGATTATTTGTATTCTCACAATTTCAAAAAAACCAATCCCAAGGACGAAATTTGGCGCATTCCATCAAGTTTTTCGTCAGAAAGTCGAGAACATTATGAAAAATTTGGTTTAATTTTGACAATCGTAGATGACGTTGATTATGATGCTGATTAATAAATAATTTATTTGCAAACAAATTATTTATTGACGATTCTCCACTACATAGAGAACATACAAAACATTGAAATTCGTTCATTTTCAGAACGAATTATTAATGTTTCTCCACTATGTAGAGAACATTGAAATTCGTTCTGAAAATGAACGAATTACTAATATTTTGCATGTGGGAACATTAATGTTCCACCACATACAAAACATTGAAATCCATCCATTTGAAAATGAATGGATTACTAATGTTTCTCCACTATGTAGAGAACATTATCCCTAATCATCTTGGCGTAAGTTTCATCACCGTATGTGCTAACATATCTAGATACAGAATCTATTGTGTATTTGGGTTTGAGTTCGAAGTTTATAATTTGGTCAATTTGTCTATCAGCCAGGATTTGCAGCTTGGAAAATTGGTTTTCGTTTTTCTTTTTGTAAATGATGGTGAAGAACAATACTGGATTCAGATCCATGACCCATTCTAACTTAACGGCTGTTAGGTATGTTGGTGCATTGATTGCACCCGGGATATTTGATGTGTGATAAACTACATATTGTGACATTGGCATTAAGGTTGTGGTTTCCAAGCCTGACCTGAGAAAATTTGGGTTCAAAAATTGTCTATGTACAACATCCAGATAAGCAGAACCAACGTTTTTTGCAAAATTGTATCCATAAGTTCTAATGTAGGTTTCCAAAAGTCGAGTCCATCGTTTATCCATTGCGCTTCCAAATGAATTTTGGCCAACAATGACATCTGGAATTGCCAAGTGTGCTTTTAACCAAAGCAGATCATCTAATGATTTTTGTTCAGCAGATGTTAACGAAGTTCCAACATTCTGATTTTTTACCAGCAAATTGTTTAGGTTAGATTCGGCCTCTAATGTTTTGCTGGTATCAACATAAATCTGCCAAACATTTAGCATCAAGTCAGGCTGAATTGCATGACTTTCTGCAAAGATTTTTATTAAAGCATTTGTTTTGGGATCTAAAGTTGAAACGTTTGATGTTGTTCTTAATCTTAGCAAAGCAGTTTTTTCAGCGTCAGTTGGTGTACCTTGCAGACTTATTTGTTGTGTTTTGTAAAGTTTATCCAAGACTAAAAACTGGTCGAATGGCAATTTACCATTCAAATAAACTGATTTTTGATTTAGAATATCAACATTTGCCGCTGAAGTTGAATTTGGATTTTTTCTCGACAAGAAATCTTTAAGATCAAGCCAAAGCTTCCATGCAAAATAAATATCTCCTCTAGGATTGCCGTGTAGAGCTAGAAATTTGTTACTATCTGAAGCTAATCTTGTAACAATTGCCGCAACAGCCATAACCGAGTAAACTCCAATCATATCATCTGACAAATCTCGGGCTGCAGCATATGCATACCATAATGCAAAATTAGTATCGTAATTAAATGCTTTTGATAGAGATCTTTGATCAGATAACCTTTCCAAAAGAGCTGATTTGACATAGGTTACATTTTTGGAATAAGTATTGGTTATTTCATTTGCATAAAAACTGATCACACTGTTAATTTCTTCATTTGACAGATTTGAATAAAACACAGCGATGGTAGCCAATTCTACTGTGCCAATTTTAATAACTAGAAGTTGTTGATTTGACTGGATGAGAATCTCATTAAAGCGACTGATTTTGTAATTAATTGCTTGTGCAGGATTTGGTTTGGGAAATGTTATTTCATCTGATAAACCATTTTCACTCAAAACAAAGTATGCATATTGATCTGACACGTAGGAATTGGTTTTCAAACCTACAACCTGTCCGGTCAAACCATTCCTAATAAGCAAATTCTCATCAGGACTTATGAGGAAAAATGTATGATCAAAGTCACACAATATGAAACTGTCATAACCTGTATATGCTCTAGAATTAAATCTTAGTGTTGATTGGTAACCGTAATCATCATGATTTTCCTTGAAGTAATCTTGACTTAATGTTTCAAGATTGGGATTAAGATCACCTTTTCCAAAATATGTGTAGTAATAACTTGGAACATTTGGACCGGCAAACAATTGATATTGGTGCGCAATTAAAGCAGAATGTGGAACAGGATTCAATCTCAAAGTAAATTCCAATGGAACATTGTTACTGGTCATACCTTCATGGATAGAGCTCAAAATCCTGAGATTAGATGGATCATTGTCTGTTGTAATAAAAATGGCATCTGAAACATCAGCTTTTAATAAATTTAACAAATTATTTTTGACATCGGTGTTAGCAATTCCATAAGCAGTTTTATTTCCAAAAATCTTCTCACGGTCGTACATGTGATAAACTTCTCCAGAGTCAACTCGGCCAACACGTCCTTTTCTTTGCGTTGCGGAACTTTGCGATATGGGTAAAGTTTTAATTGTGGTCACACCTAAAATAGGATCAAAAGTTGCGAAATTAGCATAACCCATATCAATAACATATTTTAATGTTCTCAATGTGATACTTGCTTCGGCCACATTTGTTGCAACAATAATTGCTCGCTTGTAAGTTCCAGGTGGAACATCAGATGTTACATTTGGATCTTTATTTTTGGTAAAATTCTTCAATCTGGAATCAATATTTGCAACAAAATCTTTTTCTTCATCAGTCAAATTTGAATAAAAACCAACAGCAATTGTATCAGCTCTTGTAGCAGCATTAATTTCTTCAACAGCTTGTGTAATATCCTTTTGACCAGACAAAAAGAGGATAATATCTTCTCGTTTTAAAAGTCCCGTTTTATTTGCCAAATCAATCGTTTTTTTAATTCCGATCTCGACGTAATTTTTATCATTGATCGCATCGGATTCAGTCTTTGATAAATAATGATCAACAATTTTGTATTGAGTAGTTTCTCCTGGCGGCGAAATATGAATGCGTCTATCCATATTGGCCCTATCTAAATTGTTTATTGCAATATGCATTGATAATGGATAAGACAAATTGTCATTAAGACTTCGATAATAGCGTCTGTAAATTGGTTCATCGTCATCCATTGTTGCGCTTACAATAACTAACTTCAACGAATTATTTATGTAAGCGATGTCTCGCATCAAAGTTAAGATTAAATCCATATTAGTGTTATGTTCATGTGCTTCATCCACGATAATGATATCATAAATATTTCCCGGATAGAATTTCTTAACAAAAGATTTAACTGTACCATCTCCTGCTTTTGCATTTGGATCCGATTCTTGTGAGCAAAGAAGTGGATAGACATTCAAATCTGATAACAATGTTCCATCTGTAACCAGTCTCAAAAAAGAATTTGTTCGCATCATATGTGAATCTTTTTGATAGGCAAACTGAACATAAAAATTTGCGCTTGGTATTTCTCGTTTGTATTGGTCAGAATATTCCAAAATACTAACGCCTAATTCTCGAGAAATTGTTCTGGCATTACCAACTGTAGGTGCTTCTCTAGGTTGAGTACAAATAACCTTGCCATTTGTTTTGAAATCGATCATTTTTTGTGAATACATTAATAACTTTGGCGTTTGTGTAGATTTACCAACGCCAGTTGAACCTGTTACATAAATCACTCTATCGTGCAAATAATGATGGTAAAAATTTAACTGACTAACCCAATTCATCGCATAAGTAAAAGTCCATCTCTGATCAGGTTTTGTGATTGAATCCAAAAATTTTACTGTGCCATCTGAAGTCTTGTCCGAAATTGCACCATATGGTTGTCCTGTTAACCAATAATATGATTCAGTTGCATAAGATGGTTTCATATTTAATTTTGCAATTTGTTGGCGTTGGAAGTCAATAATTTTATTTCTATCTGTTGTTCCCAACGAAGTTTGTATTGAATCAGCGTTAGAAATTTGTGGTTTGGGAGTCATTATGCTAAACAATCCATGATAGATACCAGATTCAAATACGTAATCAACAATATTATTTCTGAGAATTTGTTCTAGCTGTGTGTTAATCGCGTCAACATTTTGTCCAGGGTAAAATTTTCTAATGTAACCCTTGATATTAAACCATTCCAGATCTTGACCATCTAATCGTTTTCTAACAATGTCAACAAATTCTTGATTTAAACTTCGCCATTGCAAAGGAAGCGTTTCATAAATTTCTTCCTCAGTGCCATCTGGCCTATCTGTTACAAAGGTTATGTGGCATAGTGATTTTGCATAGTTATAAACATTTTTAACTGTGAGTACAGAATTAATCTTTGACTTGGAAATTTTAGTCTTGTAGTAGTACCACGTTTTTTTAAAAGCAGATAATTGATCATACAAAAATAAATAAATTTCAGAAGCTGGAACATTTTTCAACCCTAACTTAACATCTGACGTCAATGTTGGAGTAATTCTTTGGGTTTCTATTTCGTCATCGTCAACCAAATTTAAATTGTAGGCTCTGGACAAAATTATTTTACCTGATCTAATTAATGCCCGGGCATTGACATGATATTTGGCAAAAAAGTAAAAGAACTTTGTTAGAAATTCTTCATCCAAAGCATTTGTGGAATTTAATAATTCAATCCATTGTTGCTCAAATTTAGTTTTGGCTTCTAACTGTGTCTGTATCCAAGGAATTCCGGCCCAAATAGTATCCAAATTAACTTTTGATTCGAGATGTGATAAATAAGTTACAAGAGTCGATCCAGATCTCAAATCAAAAATTATCCATTTAATTGCAACAATTTCGTTATACAGATGATTTGCTATTATGTTGTAAAAATCTTGCAAAGTTAACCCTTGTCCCAAATCAATATGCGAATCAAACATAGGAATTTCATTTTGAAATTTTGTTTTGCTTTTCAAGTAGAGTTCTGATGTTGCATATGTATCCATAGATTCAGGTAAGATATCAATCCAATTAACATATAATTTGTTTGCAGATGCATGAATACTTGACAATAGCAAATGTAAATGAGTTTCAAAATACTCTGGTAAATATGGTCTTAAGTGAGTATTTATGATATCATCGCCATTGTTAGATTTGTATCTAACACAACGGTTGTATTGTGAATTCGTAAAATAAAATTTTCCGCTGGGATCCTGTGCGGTGTACAAATCTGATAATTTAGTTAACGTTCGTTTTTTGGTATCATGTTCGTCATCATCAATAAATGGTAACATTAATCCAAGAATTGCGCGGAAATCTCTGTTGGATTGCTGAGAAAGTTGTGTGAACAGTGAATCTGTTGATCCAGTTGCAATGCGCAACTGGATCATATTCAAAACTGATGCTAAGCCATTTGTCAAGATTCTCTTATCAGATGCAACAAGTACTGGATAATATGTCGAAATGATCGTATTAAGAAAGTTGTATTCATTGCTATCCAATTTTATCCAGCCATCTTGATTGTTCGGGAATAATATGTTTGCAGATTCAGATATTGAAAGAACATTGAGATTTGATGAAGGGATTGAATCACTACGTGACATTGGTTGATTATAAATACGTTTCAAAAATTAGTTTTGCAAATGTCCACTCTTTTTTTGTTTTTCACTTAAATATGTTGTACTTTAAGTAAACATTGCATCTAGCGAAAGATGGCAGATTTTGATTTCGACTTTGACGACGTGACTGATTTGTTCAAAGCAGTAGCTGAATCTAAAACTAAAGTTGAACACAAGATTTATTCAAAGAAAATTTTGTCAAATGAAACCATCTCAAAGCTATTCAAATATCAAGTTGACCATGTTTCCAAACTAATGCAAATTTTGGTTGAACATAGAATTGCATTAGATGCCAGTGACACAGGTATTGGTAAAACTTATGCAGCAGCCGCTATTTGCAAAGAACTCGAAAGGAGACCCATCATTGTTTGTCCCAAAACTCTGATACCAAATTGGCAAACTGTTTTGAAAATTTTTGGTGTTAATGCTTATGATATTGTAAATTTCGAGACCATTAAAAATGGTAAAACTTACAAGAATCTGCATACTAACACAAGAATTGCTTCGCCCTTTGTCGAATTAATTAATCCTGATCCTAATGACCCCCATAAATACATGCACAGGTGGTCTGTACCATCGGATGCAATTTTGATTGTGGATGAAGCTCACAAATGCAAATCTAGTAATACTGTAAACGGGCGGTTTTTGATGTCAGCCAGAACTTTAATTGAAAAGAAAATTCCAGTACTATTATTGAGCGGAACGATTTCAGAAAATGAAATCGATATTAAAATTCCATTTTTCCTTATGGGTAAAATAGATGCCACCAGAGAACACAAAGCGTTTATCAAATCAATGCAATTGCGAGACGAATACAAAAAGTTTGTTCCAAACAAAAGGAATTACATTAATAACAAAAACCAATATGAAAGGGCAAAAGCTGCAGGCATAGCTATGATGATTAATGCTGAACTCAAAGAACATTGTGCAAGAATTACAATTAAATCTTTGGGTAATCTATTTCCATCCAATCAGTGGTTTGCTCAACAATTTTATGTTGGCGAATCAGCAGAAATCGCTGAAGCATATGCTCGCATGGCAGAACTTTTACAGGAACTTAAAGATAACCCAGGCAAAGGCACTCTTGGAGCAATTGTTAAACTCAGACAAGAAATTGAATTCCGCAAAGTTCCCATATTTATTGAACAAGCGCGACTGTACATGGATGAAAATAAATCAGTCATTATTTTTGTAAACTTTTTAGATACACTTCATGAAATTGCCAAACAATTGGCTATCAAATGTAAAATTTATGGAGAACAAAAATTGGCAGAACGCCAAGAAATGATTGATTTGTTCCAATGCAATAAAGAAAAAATTATTATTTGTCAAATCCAGGCTGGAGGTGTTGGTATTTCCTTACACGATCTATCAGGAGAACATCCTAGAGTCAGTCTCATCAACTATCCAACAACCGCCTCGCATCTTATTCAAGCCTTAGGCAGAGCTGCGAGATCTGGTGCAAAAAGTCCAGTTCTCCAACGTATTATCTTTGCAGCCAATGTTGAATATGAAAGACGAATTATGCTAAGTATTAACAAAAAATTGGATAGCGTCGGTGCAATTAATGATGGTGATTTGGACGTTTACAAGTACAAAATTAATGAAGTTAAACGTGTAAGAGTTAAGAAAATAGTTAACGTTTAATTGAATTAATTTGATTTTTCGTTATGAAAAACAAAATTAATGAAGTTAAACGTGTGAGAGTTAAGAAAATAGTTAACGTTTAATTGAATTAATTTGATTTTTCGTTATGAAAAACAGTTAAACGTGTAAGAGTTAATATTTTTGCATTCGCGATGAAATGAAAAAATCTATCAATGATGTATAATGGCGAGTTCAGTAACAAATACAATCTACAATGTTAATGGTACTGTTAAGGGACCAATTAATGTGCCTTTGAACATAAGTTCTTGGGTCATACCAGCAGGACAACCAAATAGCGGTTCAACAATTGATCAAATTGTCAAAAGTGCTGCACAAAATAATCAATTAGTAAAATTCACATACACCCCCATCATTTTACTAAATACATTTGGTTTTGCGACCGTGTTACAAAATTTAGTACTTACAGATGGCACAAATTATGCTTTCCCTGAGGCAAAAGTATCCGGGATTGTTGGAATTATTGGAACGACAACCACACCAATTATAATATATGGTACAACTCTACCAGCAACTTATGGCATAAATTTTGGAATTGGCACTCCTACAGTTAATTCGTTGAAAGTTGATCTCAAAGTCAGCCTTGAATTAGTGAATCCAACAATTGGTATTTGCACAAATGCTGCTAGTATTAGAGATCCTGTTTGTGTAGCATATTTAGAAAAAAATAAAACAGATCCTGCTGTGGCAGCTGGTTTAATTAATTATTGTGCAAAATTTCCAACTTTAACAGCAATCAGTACCGCAGATTCTGTTGATCAGAATTTGTGTGCATGTAATCTTAAACCTGAAGCTTATCAAGAATTTTTAACAGCACTAAAGAAAAGATTCCCAAATTTATCCGCAAGCGCCGATATCAAATGTTTGCAACCATTATGCGCACAATCTGGTTTTAGTCCTGCCGGATGTGGAAACTGTTTGCAAGGTAATATCTCTTATACGTCGGCTGGAATTGATGTGTCGGGTCTTGTTGTCAATTCAAATGAAAATTGTAACAGGTTAATTTATGGCCAAGCAACTGCTCCAATAGATACAGGCACTGGTAGTGGAACAGGTACAGGAACAGGTACAGGTACGGGAACTGGAACTGGAACAGGTTCTGGAACGGGAACTGGAAATGGAACCGGAACCGGAACAGGTTCTGGTAGCGGAACAGGTACAGGTACGGATACAAAAACACCTGAACCAAGCTTTTGGCAAAAGAATTGGATTTTGATCTTGATATTAGGAATCCTTCTCATCGTGGTCATTGTGTTATTTGTACTTGGATACCAGCGCAGAAAGGCTTCAGCACAGTTACCTGCTTCGTCAATTGCAAATCAAGTGCTGTAAGAAATTATTCAAATTAATTTTATTAATTGGAATAATGTTTGTTTCAAAATTGAAGTTCATCGCAAATCGAATAATGTTTGCTTCCAAATATTTGTCACAAATCTTATCCGATCTGATCTTTTGAAGGATCAGATCGAATAATGTTTGCTTCCAAATCTTATCCGATTTGATCCTTTGAAGGATCAAATCGAATAATGTTCACCGACAAAAGCAACAATTTCATCGTGTGGTTTGGCACCAGGTAGTTCATAAGTTTTACCTTTAACTTTGAGTAGCATTGTTGGAAATGATTCAATGCCTGCTTCCAAAGCCTGGTCTGCAACAGAACTTCCTGTTCGTGCATTAAGACTGATAATTTGTAGATCAGGATATTTTTGCTCCAAAGTTTTTACAACTTGAGGCCAATAACCCATCAAACGCTTTGAAAATCCGCACCAATCTGCCCAATAATTCAGGAAAACTGGTTTGCTTTCGTCAAAATTTTTGATATCAAAATTGCCAACAACTAGTTCCGCAAAATCATCTCCTGGTGGTTTAGATGGTTTAGTTTCCAATCCGGATGTTGCAGGTTTAGATTTTGCATTGGGAGATTGTGCAACTCCACCTTGCAATGGGGTAAATTCAAGCTCTCGTTGTAATCGATCAAGATTTTCAACATCAGACGTCACAATATCAGCCTCAAATTTAGTGTTGTTGCGAATTATGTGCAAAATTTCTGTAACTTTTTGCGTTAAAGTCGTTGTCAAGCATGAAATTTGACTAACAACAATTTCATCGCGTTGAGAAATATGAGCTTCGTTACTCAATTGTCGAAGCCTTTTATTTGCAGTTAAAATTAATCTTCCATGCAAAGATTGAATTTTATTAACTGCTTGAATTGCAGTTATATTTCGCGATTGCCATTCACTTTGAGTTTGATCAATTTGACTAATAGTCTCCGCAAACTTTTTATCGAAATCACTAAATGATTGCATTATATATCTACTAAAAGAGATCATAATTATAAGCACAGATCTCCGAGAGTTTTAACGAGCACAGATCTTTGATCTCTGAGAACGTAAGTGAACACAGATCTTTGAGCTCTGAGAGGTTTAACGAGCACATCAAAAAATGTCAACAAGGCCAAGATCAACCAGAAGTCAAAATAGGCGATCAAGGGCAAACGAAACTGGTAATCTTAATGAATCATTCCAAAATACCAAATCAAAAATTCACTTAAAATCTGCTCACAACAAACGTTGCCTGACACCATGCTACAAACCATATCAAGGGTACATTCACCCAATTTTCATGACACCAATCAGAAGTAGTTCTGCAACGTGTGCTGTTGAACCGGCATACAACACAGATCCTGAATCAACGATTCCTTCGTATCGAGGTCTAACAATCACAGACAAATGTCGTATTGAAGATAATGAAAAATATCAACTACCAAATGAACTTGAATCTATGTTATTTGGATTCTTCTTCGATTCGCAAGATTTCTTGTTTTCAACTTATGGTATCAGAACATTTGACAGCACGATTAAATGGACTTTAGATAACCCACAATTGCCATTTGGCACAATTAGACGTGTACATAATTGTAGCTGGAAAATTTTTGGAACAAATTTGTCTGGTATTGTTGTAGATTATTATTATGACGTTGCAATTGAAAATTGGTTGGATAATTACATCTTGGAACTAGAAAAGCAATTTAGTTTCGACGTTGAATCTGATACTAAGAGTACCACATTAAAACAATTTATTATGAGGACATACTTTACAAAAAGTTTTTTTTCAGACACACTCCGCAAATTTGTTAAAACATATGAATCTGATTGGGATAACATTTTTAATTACTATGACATGATTAAAGTATTCACTTACGACGAACTTGTCAAGAAAGTATCTGGTGAAAAATTGGCTTAAACAAAAAAATTCCACACATAATTACACTTCGTAGGCATCGACTATTACTTCAGTCACAATGTCCAAACGTGGTAAAAATATTTCTACCTCAACTTTAACTTCAAGTCCAAATTCTATGCCTAGACAGAGTTTATCTTATAAAAAAGGCGATGAAAAACTTGTTGATACCGTTTACTATGAATGTCATGATGAGTATGCCAGTATGTATGGAGAGAAAACTATTATCTTTGCGCAAATTGGAAAATTTTATGAAGCATATTTTGATCCAAGAAAAAATCGCGGATATTCTAAGTTGCACGAACTGGAACCTCTTCTTGATGTCAAATTTATTAAAAAAAATCCGCAAAGTGGCATGAGCCAATTTGGATTTCCAGTTAATTCTCTAATGGAAAAATTGGAAATTCTGACAACGAATGGTTACACAATTGTTATTTTTGATCAGCAAACAACTGATGGTGAGTCTTTTGAAAGAATTTGTTCTGGAGTTTACTCTCCAGGAACTGTTTTAACTGACAAACAAAAGTTAGATGCAAATTATATTATGTGTGCTTACATTTGCGAAGAACCCCAATTAAAAAGTAAACCATTATTTTCAATTGGCGTTTCACTAGTGGACTTGTCTACAGGATCGTCTATTGTACATGAATTTTATAGTGACAAAACAGATGAAAATTTTGGTTTGGATGAACTTCTTCGTATGATTCAAATTTTTAAACCTGTTGAAGGAATTTTCTACATGAAACCTATTGAATACGATGAGAAAACGATAAAACATATTGATACATATTTGGAGCTGGAAAGAATCCGCTACAAATATTTCTGTGTTTATCATCCAGATTCACCTAGATTAGATCATTTGAAGCTTTGGAACAAATCTATGTTTAAGATATCACATCAAAATGAATATCTATCCAAAGTTTTTGATCTAACATCAACACAACTTACTCTAAATGGCGGACAATCAGCATTAGAAATTATGAATTTGGAAAGAAAACCATTTGGCACAATTTCTTACTTATTTGTGTTAGAATATTTGGCAAATCACAATCCCAATCTTTTGACTAATTTGTCACTGCCCGATATTTATGTTTACAATCGTCATATGATTTTAGGAAATAATGCGAGCGAGCAACTTAATATCTTGGAATCTGGTGGTTTGGAACTTTACAATAAGAAAATTAGAAGTTTATTTGATGTTGTGGATGAAACTTCTACGCCAATGGGAAAGCGAGCTCTCAAAGAAAATCTACTTAATCCACTCAGCCAAGAACGCAAACAATTAATTCAACAAAGATACGATTTGATTGAGGAACTAATTGAAAAAGATATGTGCGAAAAACTCACATTGGAGCTCAAGAAAATTCAAGATGTTGAACGTTTGCACCGTAAAATGAGTATGGGATCTATTACTTTTAATGATTTTGCTAAGCTAGATTTTTACTACAAGCGCATTAACAAACTTATTTCTGAAACAAGAAAAACTAAATTCGCTGCGTTACTCGGACCTCAAATTGCAAAAGTTTTTCTCAAATATCAAATCGATTATGAAGCCGAATTCCAGTTGGAACTTTTGCCTGATTTAGATGAATCCATGAGAAATCCTTTCCAAAAGGGCATAGTTCCTGAACTTGACGATCTGCAAAATAAAGTGGATTTTATCAGCGAATCTTGGTTTGCGATTAAGAATTATTTCCATCAACTAATTGAATCCAAAGCAAAAAAATCTAAAAATAAAGAAATTATTGAATCAGTGAATGATGCCACTGGTTGCAATTTTACGCTAACAAATACCAACATGGCACTTTTGAAAGATGCTTTGCGTAAAAAATCTAAACATACAATCGAATTGGCATCTGGAGAAATTATGTTGAGCGAAAGTGATTTGTCTTATACAGTATTCAAAACGAAAACTAGAGTTACACTTCCGACCTACGCTAAAGAAACTGTCAAACTGATGACCTACATAACTGATTTGAAAAAGCTTGTTAAGAAAACTTTCATAAAAAGCATGGTTTCCAAATACAAAGAATTCAAACAAATGCTTAGGTCTATTAATAAATTTGTTACCGATGTTGATTTCTTAGTTAGCGGTGCCATTGTTGCTCAAAAGTACTACTATTGCAAACCCCAGATTTCAAATACAGGCACAGATAAAAATCCAAGTTTCATTAAGGCCTCACAACTCAGACATCCAATGTTAGAACGCCTTTGCAATGAAACTGAATTTGTTCCAAATGATGTTGATATTGGAAGTGTTGATTCAAAGAATGGTATTCTATTGTATGGACATAACTCAGCTGGAAAATCTAGTTATATGAAGAGTATTGGCACAGCATTAGTTTTAGCTCAAATTGGATATTATGTTCCAGCTGAATCTTTTGTTTATGAACCTTATTCAGCAATGTATGCCAGAATCACAGCAGAAGATAACGGTTTCAAGGGTTTATCTAGTTTCGCATTGGAGATGACTGAATTAAACAGCATTTTGTTTAGAGTTGAAACTAATGGACCAAATACTTTGGTAATTGGTGATGAAGTGTGCAGAGGAACTGAAAACATTTCAGGTAGAAGTATTGTTGCTGCAACATTAGTTCAATTGAGTAAGTGTGATTGTAGTTACATTTTCTCAAGTCATTTACACGATGTTCCTGAAATTCCTGAGGTAAAAGAATTAGACAACTTGCGGATTTATCACCTGAAAGTAGAATATGATCAAACTAATGACTTATTGATTTTTAACCGTAAACTTACTCCAGGATCAGGTCCGGATGAGTATGGATTAACTGTTGCTAGATATTTTATCAAAAAGCCAAAATTTATGGAATTGGCTGAATCGATTAGACAAAATTTTTCAGGAGAAAAACTTAGTATTGCCACTACCACCACCTCAAATTACAACAAAGATCTAGTTGTTAGAGAATGTGCTATTTGTGCATATCAACCAACAACCGATACTGATAAGGAATTGGAAAGTCATCATATTCATTTCCAAATGAATTGCAATCCTGACGGCAAGATTAAGGAAAAGTTACATCTGCACAAAAACAAACTTTACAATTTAGTTGTTCTCTGCAGAAAGTGTCACGTAAAGGTTCACAAGAAAGAAATCACAATTAACGGTTACAAAGATACGTCAAATGGCCCAGTTTTAGATTATGCAACCGAAGAAAATATTGTGGACTTGGAACAAGAAATTGAAAAAATCACAGATGCTCGTGTAAGTATTCCTAAGACACGCAAGTCCAAAAAACCTGTAACTAAGAAATTAAAAAAATAATTTTATTAATAGATCTATCAATAAAATTAGTCAAAAAAATTTAGGTCTCATGTTTTAATGATTTGATGAGCGTTGATTTTACCCATAACTCTAATAACGCAACATGGAATTAGATCCATTGATTTGATAAGTTTTGAGTACTTTTCAGATTTTTCTTGTTCGGTCAAATCAGGATTATTGCGAATGTCATCTTCTTTTTTTTGGTAAAGAGCTCTATTGACACTTGTAAAACGACTGCATGATGGACATTTAATGTAGATAAGCATTTAAGTGGATGTCGTAACAGTTATTATTAGCAACCAATTTATATCAAATATTTTGCGTGCAATTTTTTAAAATTACCAATTACCAATCACCAAATTCACTGGTAAAGGATATGTTTGATTGCCAACATGGAAATCGGTCATCGCAAGTTGTCCCAACAACTTCCTCTGATAGTCTTGTTCGACCCCGAAGGGAACTTGCTTTCCGAAGGGATCGAGCTGTTGCGAGACCGTCATAGGAATTAGATTATTATAATTTTGTGTTGAAATTTGTTGACTGGATCTCTGCGATGTCATTGGAACAAGATTAGGTTGTTGTGCAAATGTTATACGTTGCATTGGTGGAGGTGGAGTTACAGGTTGCGCAGGTGTAGGTATAGTTGCAGTTTGCACAGGCGTAGTATTAATTATGGTTGTCGGTTGTGTTCCTGTGTTAATTGTTGCAGCTAGTTGAAATCTGGGCGGAGTGCTGACATTTTTTGCAGTGTTTGTTTTTGTTTCAGTAGGAAGAGTATCTGGTTGATATCCTGTTGTGGCAACTTCAGGTTTTGGTTTAGGTTTTGTGCCAAGCCACCATGTTCCCATAAAGTAAATTAAGAAACATCCAGCAACCAGCGCAGCCAAACCAGCGATACTGGAAATTTTGAATAATATTAGGATAATCAAAATGACAGCCGCAATTAAAAACCACACAAACACATTTGTCATGAACCTAACGTATCATTATAATTTGTAATTATTTTTTGCTCAATCAAATCCTGAAAAATCCAAATTCGATAACCAATTATTGGATTCACATCATATAGTATAATCTAAATGAGCTACGTTGGTAGATCAGACATTCCGCCAAACGTGCATAAGTTGTACAATTTGTGCGTTGGTAAGAAAAATATGTCTTACCTGCAATCTGCAATTGGAGCACGAATTTACCTGAATGACAAAATATGGAACAAATGTTACACGCACTTAACAAATCAAATATGGAAACAGATTTCAAAATTACAACAAGTTCCAATGTCTGAGGTACAAATTAGAGAATTTGTAACAGAACTTAATTCTCGATGTTGTCAAGGTATTGTTGAAATGCTTTGTCAGAAATATCCCGATCTTAGAAGAAATTCAGACAAGCGCAGTCCTCATGACAAAAATCAACAATCAAGACCATCGTCATCCAGACGCTCTGTCTCCGAACATGGATATCCTCCTAAACAAGAAATTGTTGCATTTGATGGATCTATGTCTGGGCGTGGTGGGTTTGAATTGGCAAATTGGGGAAATGATTCCCAATCGCAAGATTTTGGTAGATACGCATCGGCATTTGGAGATGTTGGCATGAGCGAAATTTCCAGAATGGCAAAAGCACAGGATTCACGTGGTGGTGGAGACAGATTTGACTTGACGGCCAAATCTATCGAGCCTAGTCGAGACAGATTTGACATGTCCATCGACAGACATGATGGAAGATTTGTTGATACCAGAGGTTCAAGCACTTTCCGAAAAGGAAGATCAAGTATTTCGGAAAGTGGACGCGAGCCTATGGGTTCTTATGAACAACGTGATCCCTATATGAGCACCAGAAGCCAATCTTATGCAGATCCATATAGACGCGGAATGAGTAAAAAATCAACTTCAGGAGATTTTTACGATGACGGTCGAAGACCCTCGGAGAAAAAGTCGACTTCAGGAGATTTTTACGACGACCTAATCAAAGAACGCGATCAAGAATTAGGAATCAGAACTGAACATGTAGAAATTCCTGATTTTTCTGATGATGGTTCCGGATCCAGACCAGAAGTTTTGGCCGAACGAAAAAGAAGATTGGATGCATATAAAAGAGGTCCAGCCGGTTCAGAGAAAAAATCAACTTTAGGAGATTTTTACGATGATAGGCGAGATCCTACACAAGAATTTGGGTATGCTGGTTCTCAAGAGCAAAATCCTAATACCGATATTTATGATCTGTATTTTTCGTCATTAGGACAACAGCAACAAAAATATCAAGATTACCAATCTCCTGAATCAGATCCGCGTGCACATACTTATCGTGATGATGAAAGGAGATTTGCGGATGAGGGTTTGGATATAATTGGTCGCAAGTTTGACGCATCGCATTCACGTTCACAGCATATGTTGCCAGACATGGGTTCAAGTTCTATTGAGACTGATTTTCTGACACCACAAACAAGTTCAGCTTCTCTTTATGATAACTACGAAGGTAAACGAACTGCTAAATCTTCTGAATTAGATAAATGTTTGGAGCGAGAGTTAGCCGAAAGAGATTATTTTGACCGAGAAACCAAACAACCAATCCAATATACTAAACGTCCAGTATCTATTGATAATCTGCCACAAATGTCTTCTCACCAGAGTTCCAGTGGTGGATTCGAGGCCGCACAAGATGGAAATTTTTCAAACTTTGGATTTGGTCAAATGCCACAAATGAACCCACATGAAATTAGTTTGCCGACATATTAATTTTGCGTTTTAATAAAACACGAAATTAACTAATTCATATAAATCTACCAATCAGTAAATAAACATAACAACATCGGCTGCATGGATACTGGTGAAGATGAATTATTTGACAGGTTACTGTCAGTGGAAAATGTTGAATTCCTATTTAACATGGCCAAAGCAAAAATAAATATTAATCCAGCTTTGTTTGCACAATGCGAAAAAATTCTTAAAATTTTATTAGTCAAATGTGGAAAACCATATGCTGCGGAACCAGCATCAGATGATTTAATTGGTTCCATAAATAAGGCTGCTTACATGAAATTTGAAGCACATCTCATGAAAAATATCACAGGTTCAGGACATCAAGATCACGCACCAAGCAAGCGCAGTAATGATTGGGATAAACGTGCTCACGTGGAAGAAATTTCTCTAAATATTTCCAGTGGTAGTCAAAGTCCAGAACATATGGACACATTCGGAAGAATCGAACCGCATCAAAATGCTACTCACCAACCAATCGATAACAGTCGAACGAATGTGAGACCTTCGGAGAAAGTTATTTCAGCAACTTTCGATGACGGTCGAATGTCAATGAGACCCTCAGAGAAAGTTGTTTCAACAACTTTCGACGACGATGACGATATCGTAACTGAAGACGAAAAAAATAAATTAATTGCAGAACAATATATTTCAATTAACAATTTGGTCAGTGCAGCAAACTCAACTGATATCACTGGTAAAATTCTCACTTATTTATCCCATCCGTCGATTATGGATGAATTTATCAAAATGATTGAACAAATTAACAAAATATCCATAAAACCCAAACTCGAAGAAGAAATAATAACTCGAGAAGAATTCCAACATATCATGATCGAATTTTATGGTTTGAAACCGCAAATTAATATTTCACCAAAAACTGTCCACAAACCTATCGAAACTACCATCCAACCAAAACAACCAGGAGACACCGAAGGCAAACTTGCTGCAGGGATCGAGTTACCACGAGACACCGGAAGAACTATCAGTTCTGAAGGGATCGAGTCACTACGAGACACCGGAAGAACTATCAGTTCTCCTGCGGAAGGGATCGAGTCGCTACGAGACACCGTAAGAACTACCAGTTCTGAAGGGATCGAGTTACCACGAGACCCACTTATCAGCAATTCTGAAGATGTATTTGATATTGATCTTATTGTTTCAAGTGAAATATCTGTTCCTAAGAATACTTTTGAATCGCCGCAAAATTCTACAGGAAGTTTATCTTCTTCAGAGGTCAATCAACCATTAAACATTACATGTCCTGTAGACTTGGCTAATATCAAATCATCAGATTTACATTTAATAAAAAAACATTTGACTGCTCTTGATTCATTGTCGAAGAATTCTGCTCCTGAAATCAAGATTAAAATAGATTTGGAAAAGAAAAGAATAAAGAGTGCCGTTTCTAAATACAGTGAACATCTCAGTCAACAACAAAAAGATTTAGAAATAAAAACAACTGAAGCGAAATCCGAAGGAATTAATGCAATTGAACGTTCAAAAGATATATTAACATTGGCCATTGTGCCTAAATTTCCTGATGTATTGAGAAAATTTATTATTGATTTGGACAAGAAAACCAAAATTCATGAAATTGCACTCAAATCGCATAATATTCAACTAAACAAAAACAATATCAACAGATTTAATCATAAGTTTTCTTGCATACATCAATCAAAAATTATTACACATGACATACCATATGGACTTTATGACATCACTAAACTATTTGATGTTTTGCACGAAAAATTCTCATTTTTGCAGTTTGCAACTAATGATCAAAATATTGTCACAGTAAAATCAGATGCGAAGTTTGATCTTTTCATCAAAGACGATGATACAATTTTTGAAATTTTAGGCTTTGTCGGCAGAGCAAGTTCTTATCAAAACAAAACATTGTACACTGGCTCTAGGCCTTTCAATCTAACAGCGAATGAACATCTTGTTTTGAGGCTGGAAGGAACACCATCCAATGAATGTCAGTTAACTTTTGGATCGGAAGAAAATGTTCATCATTGTGTTAAAAAGTCAAGTGGAGGAGTGGAATTAAAACATATTCATTTGAAATTTGTTGATGCGCTGGACAAAACTTATGATATTGATACTGAATTTAAAATTAGTTTGTTAATAAAAGATACTGATGTTTAAGTTATTTAATCACACTAAATAATTTAAATTGATATATTTCAACATATCTCAACATATCTCAACACATCTCATGTGGATTTGTTCCAGTTGGTTTATTTCTAAAGTATGCATTTCTACAAGAGGAAATTTCACTAAAATTCAATGGATTGGATACAATATCTTCAAAGGATTCTCCGCGAAGTGATCTTATTATAAAGTTACAACTGTAAACTCCACATTCAGATTTATCTTTTTGGTAAGAATTTTTATTGTAGGCGTATGTCGGTTTTCTGTTATAGGTTGATTCATAATATTGTTTGAATGCGTTAATAAAATTATTCATATTCGCTTTAGGTTGTTTACCTCCTGAATCGCAATAGTAAATTGTTCCATTATTCAAATCGCAATATGATGCAGTCCAATGAGATCCACCAGAACCATATTTCCCCAAATTAAAAATAATGCCAATTCTTTTAATTCCACCTTTGTCTAAATCTGCAAAGTTAAAATTAGACAAAACACAAAAGTCTCGTTCATCACAATCTAAACCAACTGCTCCTAAAAATCTAAAATCAGGATAAACGTCATGATATTGTTTCATAATTTCATCAATATGCGAATCCCACAACCATTCATTTTTCTCTGGCCCAATTGGTCTGTAATTTTTAATAAGAGTTGGATATGCAGATCCGACAATTTGGTTCATAAATGCCTGTTCAGATAAACAAACTTCATCACCGTGACAAATACTTTCAAAACGAGATTTAAGTTGCAAGAGCATCTGTCCAGGACTAAGTTTTTCAATATCAATTGGAATCAATTCTATTTTCAACCTTGATTGTGTTGGATGTAAATTAACTTTTGTTAAATGTAGGTTATATGCTCTGATCATTGATAGAATTTCGTCATCGGCCAAACACGAATTTGCATTTGCATTATATTTACCTGGTGCGCAAGTATCATGCAATGACTCAATGGTGCTGGCCATTGCTTTGTTTATATATACTTGTCAACTAAATAAATAAATCGTCTAATAATATAATGGACTTACATAAATCAGAAAATTTGATTGGATATGATCACCTAAGGTTCGTTTTATCGGAATTTGCAGATAATCTGATAAGACTTGCTTTAGGTCGCATGTCTGGTCCATATATTTATGATGGAGATACTGCGAATAAACTTTATTTGAATGCTGGGTTGTACATAAATTCTAACAGATCCATTTTGTATGTACCTGATCCCAATACTTTTGGAACAACTTTGGAACATGAACTTAATGATATTGTTACCAATATGTTGCCTGCATACAAAACTTATTTTGTAAATATTTTATTGAGGTCCAATTTGGAAATTGCTAAATACTTCTACGAGAAAGGTAGTATTTTTAAATTTGCAAATAACAAAATCAACATAGTACTTGTTAGTGACGATAATGTTTTTGTGAAACCAGATGGCGGTGAAACTGACCGATATTTATTGGATATTGTGTCTATTGAAAAACTTAATAATCTTCCATCGGCAACAACAAATGTTTATGACAAAGTTTTATTTTCTCCATATGAATTTGCGATTGGTTCAACAGTAAAAACTTATGATTTAACGACTGATTCGACTGAACGCCAAATTTCCAGAGTTAATTTAATTTTGTACGCAACGCCAGATTCTTATAATTGTGCATTTCAAGTTCGCGATAATCCTCCAATAAATGAATTTATTTCCGGAACCATAAAATCTGATATGCAAAGTTTAATTGTAGGTGGTTATAATGCTTTAATTAAAGGTCGAACTTATGAATCTGTTGTTAAAGCAATTGCAGAAAGCGCATCTAAATTTAATCTAAAAAAACAATGTTCGTCGATGGCAGTGCTTGATTCCAGTGTTGGGAACAAGAATATTATTCCGAACTTGACACCTGATTTGTTAAACTATTTCGAACAAATTCTTGCTTCTGAAGATAAATTTAGAGCCATATTATTTTACACCACACCACAAGGTTACATGTTAATGGGTTCTTTTTGTGATGCAACATATTTTGGCTATGATAGAAATCGCCAATTTGACCAAATAACGACCCGAACATTAAATATTAGACACACTGGTGGTCAGGTTAAACCCTATACGATAGATTTTGATATTAGCACCGATCCAGATTTGCTCACGGAAAATTTAGTTGTCGATGTCAAAAGATTAATTAGTGAAATTAAAACTAAACCTGAATACATTTATGCACTCAAGCAACTGAACCGGCCTTACATTACAACATATCGATTACAAAATTTTCTGGTAATAAATTCTCCAAATGGGGACCAATTTGATCCAACGATTGCACAAGCTGGTAGTATACTTTATTTACCAAGATTTATTAGCAGCAGTTTTGTTACAAATTATTCTTATGAGAGATTCACTTATGCAAACACTTTTATGTTCAGAATTAAGTTGCCAATCAATTCAAAAAATTGGATTTTCCTGAATGCTTACTCAGAATATCCAACCGAACGCGAAGTTATGATTAACAAGGATTGTTATTATCTGGTAACAAATAGAGAATATTTGCCAATTGGATTTAAAGGCGGGTATCGTGATATGTTAGTTTTTGATTTGACGTTGTGCGATGACCTAGATAAAGTTATGTCAGAAGCCAAACATTCTGGGTTAGATTTAACAAATTTGTCTCTGCTTAATGTCAAACCAAATTTAAATACTTCGTTTGAAAATAAATTTACCTACTTGCACCCTTATAAAGAAGGTAGAGCTAAATATACTGATGATCTGGAATCTGATATGAAAGCGTATGAAAAATTTTTGAAAACACTGGAGAGAGTACCTGATAGGTCAATATATTTTAAAGAAATTGTTGCAACAAGTTCAAAAGACATTTTAAAACCGAACATGAAATTGAGTTATTATCCAACGCTGAATTCTGTACCCGCGTCAGTTGCAGCGATGGCTGGCGGTGTATCTGCTTTGAAACGAAAAAGAAGTAAACATAATTAATTTTATCTGATGATATCAAATAAAATTCTTATTTTGTCGAAGAAAACTTAAGTTTTCTTGCTGAACTTTCCACCGTATTTCTTACTCTTTTCCAAGTTAATAGCATCGTATTTAATGCGCCATTTATTTTTTTCCTGATGCAAGGGTTGCCAGTCATTTGGATGGAATTTGGAGTATTGTTTGTGGATTCTCTCAAAGATCATATCGGACTTGAAATCATATGTTCTGACATCCAAACCTTTGACGTAATCGACCATTGATGTCATTAAATCTGGATGCGTTCTGTAAAATTCAACATAAGCCCAGAATTGTTTAAGTTTAGGCAAAACAGATTCAAATCTTGCATGATCAGCTTTAACTAAAGTGCACGTAACTTTTGACAGCCGCCAGTAAATTATTCTATCGATAGCATATTCATTGTGAAGCTTATGGTTATGATAATTCATTACTTCAGTTGCAATCCATTGTTGAGTTTCATCGTGGGACATATGCATTTTTGGCGGATAGATATATTTGGCATTGTAGATAATCATGGCTTTGGCTGGTTCTTTTTCTCCGGCTTCTCGATTAATGAATTCTGGATCCAAACTCAACATTTTCTTTGGTAACAGTTGAATTAAACAACCTTTTTCGTAATTAGATGAAGCAGATAATCCTGGCATATCTTTTTGGGAATCGGCTTTGTATGCATCCCAAGATTCATATTCTTCAATTTTACACTGGAGAAAATCACATTCATCCATTTTAGTTACATACAATTGCGTGAGAATTTGCCAATAATAATAATGTGGTACAATATCACCATCAAGTGCACCTTCAGTTTGGATTTCGCGACTTGTAGGAAATTTTATTTCAAGCAACCTGCCAACAAGTTTACTTAATGTGCCACTTGGAGTTAATTTTTCGCAGATTCCATCAGGACTTGCTCCGATAAATTTGTAAGTATCATCTTGAAGCAAACCATAATCGGCAACTTTGATATGATTTCTGAAACCGTAATGCATGGAACCGATTTCTTCATATTTTTTTCCATGGTGAACATTTTTGTTTTCGATAAATTTCTTTCCTAAAACTTTCTCCACAATTAAATCCCAAGGACTGGAGTAAGGTTCTTCATCCAAAGCGATAGCAATGCCTGTTGCTGTGATACAATCTTTGCGTTGATCTAACCAAGCTTGAGTACCTTGTTCATGTTGAGGAATATCTTTGATAACAGTAATTCTATTCTTTCGCCTCAAATAATCTGACCCTTCATCAAAAACTTTCTTTTCATAATCATGCCTATGACTTACCAGATTTGCTGGAACAGAAAATTCAACTTTGTCTGGCAAACTATCCGAATCATCTAAAAGTTTTGGTATGGGTTTAGGTTTATTCGTAGAAGGAGCACTTTTCTTGGGTTTCCTTTTGGGTTTTTCTGCAACATTAGCCCCACCCAATTGTTTTGCAGGTTTTTCTTTTGCACTGGCACGCTTTACACGTGGAGGTTTTTCCAAATCTTCGATTTTAATTTTAGAAGTTCGTTTTACTTTTGGTTTTTCTACTTTGACTTTTGTTAGAAGTTTTTTTACAATTTCAGTCGAAGCCATTATTAAAAGTACTTTTGGATCTGAAATATTACTCCGCGTGTAAAAATTGCACATCAATTTTTTAAATAGATATATGTGTAACAATCTCGATTAACTGAGCGAATCAGATGAACCTCAATGTTCACGATTTGTATAAAGCAGCCCGAAATGCTGACATTAATGCGATCGATAAATTTCTTGGAAAAATATATGGTGGGTGTTTAAATGAAAGTGCGCACGGTGGACATATCGAATTGGTAAAATATTGGATAGGAACGGGATTTATTACGTATAACGATGGAAATATAGCGTTATGTACCGCTGCCGCACGTGGACACTTGAATATCTGCGAATATTTAGTTGAATTAGGTTTTTGTGAATATGGTGGACATTTTTCTTTAGATGAATGTTGCGAAATGGGGTACATAGATATCGCAAAATATTTTTTCGGTTTGGGATACGCGCCAGATTATTATATTATGAATAATGCTGGAGAATATGATAATTACGAAATTTTCCAATTTTTTATCGCATCGCAACCGAAACGATTTGTTTACTCATATTTACAAATTAAGTTGCCCAGCAAAAATATTTCTCCTAATTCACAAGATAAGAAGTTTCGCTACTACTTACAGAATAAGAAAGCAATAGATCAACGTGACTGGGAACTTTTTGTTGAACCATCCATTCCAATTATTGGCAAAAAAATTCTTGCAACGAATTCTCTCGTGAAACATAATATTCTTAAAATAGTACTTCGCCCAAAATCGTTACGAATGCAGATGATTTTGATTGCATGATTTGTAAAAAATTGCGGATTAAAAATATCAAAATGTGATAATCATCGATTGCATAGCAACCTAATAAATTATTGATCTACAAAATATGGATCTTGATATTCAAGATTTGTATGAATCAAATAAAAACGGTGATTTTGAAGAGGTTATTGAATTTTTACAAGAACAATATGGTGAATGTTTACTGCAAAGTGCAATTAATGGCAAATTTAAATTAGTGAAATATTGGGCAACGTCTGGACAGATTACACAACAATATGGCAATCAAGCATTGCATAATGCAGCTACATATGGACATGTTGACATATGTAAATATTTAGTTGAATTAGGTTTTTGTCAATTGGATAATAAAATGATACTTGATGAATGTACTCAAGTAGGACATATGGATGTTGTCAAATATTTATTTAGCCGCGGATACACACCTGATTATTATAATATGGATGGTTCCAGAATGCATGGAAATTATGAAATTTTTTATTTTTTTATTTTATCACAACCAAAACGTTTTGTTTTGGCTTATTTGCAAACAAAAGTTAATGAAAAATATTCGCGCGAGCATGAGTGGGCACTTTATGTAAAACCATGTATTCCAATTATTGGCAAAAAAATTCTCGCAACAAAGAAACTCAACAAACACAATATCTTAAAAATAGTTTATCGACCAAAATCATTGCACATTCAATTGATATATTTTTAATCAGCAAAAAAATTGCAAATTAAAAATATCTAAGCTTATCAAAGAATACATATTAGCAATTTTGTCAAAAATGGCCGACCGTGAGAAGATTAAATTAGCGGTCAAACATGGCAATCTTTCCACAGTCAAAACTGTCCTTTCCGAAATTGGTTGTACAGGAAAATATGATGAAGCTCTAATACAAAGTTGCAGGTATGGTAAATTAGATTTTGTAATTTACCTGTTAGATGCAAATTTAGTTTCCAAACAATATCTCAATGCAGCATTCAAACGCGCAGTATCAAATGGACATCTTCACATTGTTAAATATTTTGTTGAAGTCATAAAATGTGATGATGACAATGCTAAAGCAATGCCGGCTAAATATGCAACCATGGATAATCAACTTGAAATTTTGAAATATTTGATTTCCACAGGATTAAAACCCCAGTGTTATGAAAATATGCTTTTGAGGTCAAGTGCATATTGTGGGCATATGGACATAATTAAATATTTAGTTGAAGATTGCAAAGTATCGGATGTAACTGAATCTTGTTTAATATGCATTAAAAATGGTCGTCTGGATTTTGTTGAATATTTTATAGCACATGGTTTTGATATTAAAAAACATGGGAATCGTGCTCTGGAAAAAGCTATTAAATGTGGACAATTGGACATTGCCAAATTTTTTGTCAGTATGGGCTGCGATAACTCATCTAACTTGAACATTTTTCGCGGTGCCGCCTCAGCTAATCATATGGACACCATTAAATATTTTGTTGGATTGGGATACAATGCTGCTCTTTGCTTACTAATTGCGGCAGAAAATGATAATCTTGAACTTGCGAAGTACACTCTTGAACTGGGCTATGACTCAGATATTGAATCAGCACTTGCTCAAAGTCTGAGTTATGCAAAATATGGTATGACTAAATATTTAGTGAGTATGGTTCCTATAGTTACTAAAAATGTAATACCGCGTGAGAAATGGCATTACAGTTCAAATACTGGCATGGAAATTATTATGCCATACTTCCGCAAACGTGATCTATTCAAGATTTCTAATAGAGATTATAGTTATATGATTTTAAAATATGTATCCAAACAGCTTGTAACAAAGAAAACTTTATTGAAAAACAATCTGTTAAAATGTGTGTTGAAACCAAAATCATTGGCTATGCAAATGATTTTGATTGAATAAGAAATTTATTACGAAATTCAACCAAAATCATTACATTTGCAAATGTAATGATTTTGATTGTGTGAAACAAAGAAATTCATTATGAAATTTGTTTATGTTTTTTATTCACAAAAATTGCAAATAAAAAATATCAAGAGCAGATTAACGAATTAACAACCTATTCTATTCACAAAGATGACTGACAAAGAGAAAATTAAATTGGCCGCTAAATATGGCAATTTGAACACTGTTAAAACTGTCCTTTCAGATATTTACGACCGAAGAAAGTATGATGAAGCTTTAATTCAAGGTGCTCGTTATGGTAATTTGGAAGTGGTTTCATATGTGTATGAAAATAAATCACCGTTGCCCGAGCACATCGATAGTGCATTTAGACGGGCTGCATCAAATGGCCATCTTCAAATTATCATATATTTACTCGATGTAGTTAAATCCAAACATGTGGACATACAAGCGGCCGGCGCGCGTGCTGTTATTGGTAATCAACTGCCAGTTCTAAAATATTTGGTTAGTATGGGATTAGATCCCCAATGTTATTCTAATATTTTTTTAGAATCAGCTGCCAAATGTGGAAACATCGATATTATTAAATATTTAATGGATAATTGCAAAATACCTAATGTGACCAATATTTGTTTGGTATCTATCGAAAGTGGCCAATTAAATTTAGTTAAGTATTTTGTCAACAACGGTTTTGATGTTAAAACAAATGGAAACAATGCTCTGAAAAAAGCAATGCAATTTGGACATTTGGATATTGCAAAATATTTTGTTGAGATGGGTTGCAATATGGCACATGATTTGGATATTTTGGGAACAGCAGCTGTAGGAAACCACCTAGATATCATTAAATATTTTGCCAATTTGGGTTACAATACAAGTTTTTGCTTGAACATAGGAGCCAAATATGGTAATTTTGAGATTGTTAAATATGCATTGGAAATTGGATGTGATCCAGATGATAATGAAGCTCTAAATAATAGTTTATTTTACTGTGATACAACATAGCTAGATATCTAGCTGGAGTTATTACCGTTATCCATAAAGATATTATTTTTCTTGCAAATCGATGGCAGAATGATATTAAAATTTATTTTGAAATTTTAGCACCGTACTTTCGTAAAAGGGATCTATTTTATATTTATCGTAAAACAAATTATTGTGGTCAACAATATATCATTAAATATGTATCCAAACCGCTCACAACAAAAAAAGTTTTATTAAAAAACAATTTATTAAAATGTGTACTGAAACCAAAATCATTGGCTATGCAAATGATTTTGATTGAATAAGAAATTTATTACGAAATGCAACCAAAATCATTGGCTATGCAAATGATTTTGATTGAATAAAGACTTGTTTTGATTGTATGAAACAAAGAAATTTATTGCGAAATTCAATGAAAAATTGAAATATGAAAACCGATTAAATTGTATTTATTAGGCTGAACTATTATCGCATTAATTTGATGAATAGCTTGCACTTAAAACAAGACGGTGTCTTTTGTTTTGCTGAATTAGAATGTATTTGCAGTTCAGCAACATTAAAGTTATTAGATGAATTATTCAAACGAGGATTTTTTATTACAAATTGGAATACTTACAAATTCAGTTATAATGACGAACGCGGATATGATATTCTTAAATATCCTCCGAAGCATTTCGAAAATTTGATAATTGGGTTACTTCCGAAGCGCGATTTATTATTGTACTTAAGCAAACAAGCTAAATTAAATGTTGGATCAGTCGTCCATTACATATATAGCCACGGATTATATCGACCTAATGTGATGCCTTCACAAGATCCATTTGTTCCAGATGTGGTTTTGGCAACAAGTCGCAGAATAATTATGGAATTCACCACAACCAAAAAGAAACACTGTATTCTAAAGCGCATACTTGTGCCAAAATCATTGCGAATTCAATTGACCTACTTTTAATTTTGCTAAAAAATTTTAACAAAATTAAATTAAGCATTTAGGCATTTAAGCATCTAAGCATCCCAATCAATTTCATACAAACCAGTTTTCTTGTTAAACACAACTGATGTCACACTTGTAATTGTCATGGCTACATTATCATAAGTGATTTCTGCTTTGTTTTTGCCGTACTTTTTTGTTTTGAGGCCATCAATTAGTTCCGCTTTAAGTTCGGCTTTGTTAGCATCAATATCAGCTTGTTTTACAACACGCTTGCCGACATGTGTTGGATATTCTAGGCTATCGATATGTTCTCCAATTTTTGTTGCTTTATGAAATGGTTGAAGTTTTTTCCAAGGTACACTGTATGCTGCAGCCTGGATTTCATCTCCATAAGAATCGCCCATTTGTTCAATATCAGGATCTTTCACATGGGCAAACATTCCATATTTTGGTGGAGCTTTATCCAAGCCCAGTCTCCCCTTTATGTAAGCATAATAATCAGGACAAATGACATAACTTTGTTTTTCACGTTCCACAAAGAAATCACATTCACGAACTATCTTTTCTTTAATAATTGTTCTGTGTAAAGAGTAATATTCAAAATTTGCCATAAAAATATCTCTGTTTTTAGAATAAATAACTTTATTTATTTATTGTAACCAATATTTATGTGTGATTTTCTTCGCAATTTTATTTTACAACCAACGAATATAACTTATTTGAGATGAGCAAATTTACTGATAGGTATTATGGGGATAATATGTATGATAGACCTCCACAACTGGGTCGGCAGGCCTACCCAATTAGTGGAAATTCTGCAACGCCAACTGCTGATGAAGCATTTATTCCAAAAACTCCAGCATTCACAACAAGTGTATTTGCATCAAGTCCCATGGCACAAACACAATCAGCACAAAATTTAGATTTGCAGAACATAATCATGTCTGGTGGAATTAAAGAATACAATATCATGATTGACAGCAAAGATCGTAATTACCAAATTTACCCAAACCCATTTTCTTACACAGTTAATTTTAACCCGTTGCCCAGATCTGTTTCCAATGGAGTTGTATTTGAAACGCCTGCTCCGACAATTAATCAGGCCATTTCCAACGTCAGATACATAAAATTGGAATCGGTAATATTTCCATTTTTCAACAAGGTCAGAAGAATTATTGATGTTGATGACGATGGCATGGAGTTTTCAAGTTTGAAAATTAATCCCAGACTTCCACTTTCAGATAATCTTTATAGTGTGATTTCCATCGCAGAATATTCAGATACACTTTACAAATCAACAAATGATGTGCTATCAAATAGTTTCGCTGCACTTTATTTTCACAAGAAAGTCAGTCCTACACATTATTGGGCTCATCCATCTGGTGGCGTAAAAATTTTTTCATTAGATAATCTTGGTCGAATTGATAAATTTACTATTAGTTTCATGGATCCATATGGACAACATTTGGATGTCAAACATTTGGATCGCAAAATTAAATCCAATATGATTTGCGATTGTGAAGATCCCGAAGGAGATGATAATACAGATTGTTTTATGCATAATCTTAGTCATCCACTGAATCCAATTTTCCAACATCATTTATTTTTTAGGGTTGGAGTTGTCGAACCAAGACTTGTTAAAAATTTCTAATCAAAGCACGCCTTAAATATGTCATAATTTGGATTACCATTTCCCGATAAAACAGCAAATCCAATTTCTTTGAAGCAATATTTATAAGATTCAATAATGAGCTTAAACATATTGGCTATGACCTTTGGTGGATTTTGGTAAACACCACAACCAAGAGCTCCAAGCACTAAAGATGTGTGACCATGCAACATAGCAACTTTAAATATCATTTCAATTTTTTTGAACGTAATTAACCACTCACCGTCGTCAGCAAAATCTCCTGATATCGATTTTTTAGGGAATTTAATAGCCGCAACTGCCAAACAAGACACATTAACTGGTTTTTGCAAATATTCATAATTTGAATCTTTCAGAATTGAAACTGTTGGCGAGTAAACAACTTTATCCATACTTAATGGATAACTGACATTCAACATTGAGATTATGTAATTTGATTTTCTAAACAAATCTTCTTCTTGCGCTGTGGCTCCATGTTCAACTCCACCACCAGCATGTTCATAAGATGCCAGATTCAATACCAAAGGTTTAGTTTTTGTTCTGAGTGCCATTGATCTGGCCATATCAAATGAATCCACATTTTCAACAAAAATAGTTGCAGGTTTTGCATAGGGCATATTTGGATCAACATTTTCAGTGAGGACTTTTGCAAAATGTGCTTGGGGTGAATTTAGTTTAATTTCAACATAATCATTGTCGCGGAATACATATCCAAAGTCCGTTTGTATGTATGAATATTCAATTGCTTCTTCCCATTCAGTTTGATACTTTTTGCAAAAATTTAGTGTATCAAGCCAAATGTCAACATTTTTCTTCGCTTTTTGTTGTGCCATTACACTCAGTTTGGGTAATTGATGATTATATCTTTCATTACAAATGTAAGATATGATTAAAGTCGCGATTAAATGATCAATTTGTCAATTAGCGCTTGCCTGATTTTTTTGCAGATCCATTTGAAGCCTTTTTCGCTGGAGGCCTTCCTGGACCAGCTTTCTTAGCATTTGTTTTTTTAGGTTTTGCTTTTTCTGTTTCCTTTTTGGGTGGTCTACCGCGAGCTTTTCCAATTTTTTCAACAATAATCTGAGGCATTTTCTTTCCTTTTGTTTTGGTACTGATATCAACTTCAATGGTATCTTCATCAATCTCGTCGTCCGATTCTGAAACTTCTTCTTGATCATCAAAATTATCTTCGTCTTCTTGGTCTTCTTCATAATCCTGTTCTTCCTCTTCTTCTTCGATATTATCTTCAGGTTCTTCTTCAACGTAATCATCTTCAGGTTCTTCAAATTCTTCTTCCAAGCCATTAACATCTTCCTCCGGTTCATCACTAAATTCACTGTTGACAGCATTCAATTCTTGTTTGGTTAAACTAGTCAGCATCTCGTCAATTGTGATTTCCTTTTTTTGATTTGCAGCTTTAGTTTTTTTTGCGGGAGTTTTGGGCTTACCTACCTTTGGTTTGTGTTTACTTCCGTTCTCAGAAACCTTTGGTTTGTGCTCATGATGTATCTCAGAAACCTTTGGTTTGTGTTTACTTCCATTCTCTGAAACTTTCGGTTTGCGTTTACTACCATTCTCTGGAACCGTGTCATAATCCATATTGGGATTTGCCAATCGTTGGACTACCAATTTAGGTTTAGGATTAGGATCAACTAAATTACGATGTGTGGGATTTTTTTTTACGCTTTGTGTATGGTGAACTTCTGATAAAATGGCCTCTTTTTCAGCTTTCATTTGGGCCTTTAATGCCAATAAGTAAAATTGGGCAACAAAACTAATATTATGGTAAGGATGATAATATGGACCGGCTCCAACTGAAATTTTATCACCAGGTATATGTTCAGGTTTATTTAAACTGTCAACTATGCTATCAGTACCAAACCAAATGCCATAATAAACACAAAAATTTTGAATAGCAACACTAACTTCCATTGTGTTACATCCTTCTAATCTGATATAATTTCGCTTGGTTTTGTTAACAATGAAATTTACAAAACCTTCTGGAGAAGGCTGACGTCCAATTGGTAAGTATTTATATTGTGCCGCAGAATTCATTTATCAAAATCGCAAGATATGGGATAAAATTTAATAATTTTTAATGATTTTTAATGACAATCTGACACTTTAGTGTGATCTGTTTTGCTATTTATAGCTTATGATTTTATATTTCACTTATGATCTCGTTATATTTGTGGGTGGGAAAATCATAATTGATTACTAAATCAATTATGATTACACTTAGTTAATCGAGATTGTGTAACAATTGATGATTACATTGCTCAGATTTTGAAAACAAGCGTCGCGCGTGCTTGACCATTTTGTTGCATATTTTGAGATTTTGCATAACCACGCATACTCTGGAATCCAGCTATGGCCAAATCGTACCAAATGTATTTTTTGGAATTGTATCCAACAAGCCAATCTCTGCGACTTCCAAAATCAATCATTCCATGCAAAAAATAAGCAGAACCATCCCAAAAACTTCTAAAATGTTTTGCGTACAAATAGTTCACATATGCAGTAGATCCATATGCTGCAGTTTTAGCAAACAATTCCCAAAATGACCTGTTGGTGAGAACTGATGTTACTGCACCAACACTAGAGCCTACACCAGATTTAAATCTCGACCAATATCCGGGTTTGGTTGCTGCATCATTTTGTTCGATCGATGTGCAACCGGAACCGATTCTTCCATACAAAACGTAAATTTCCTCATCAGAAGTATGGATCGAATTGACAATGACTGCATCATAAATTTTATTTTGTTGTTCGGCATTTGTGAACCGATCTTGTTCTCTGGTTATTTCTTGGAAAATATCTTGACATTCATAAAAATGAATGGCTTTGCAACTACGTAAATTTTCATGTTTTGCCAAAATGTTATCATAGACATACACAGTCAATGGATTAACATTCTGTGTATCGCCAAGCAAATTTTCTCCATCGAAAGCTAGTTCACCGCGCGATTTTTGCTGTGCTGGAGGAGGTACTTGAATAAATGTAACAAAAATTTCTTCACCTGAAACCAATGGGTTATTCAAGATCAAATGTTGGTGCTCCATTCAGTAATTTTCACAACTTATGTATACTATTAACAATGTTTTATTTGAAAGAAAATCTTATTGAAAATAATTCCAATAATGTTCGTTTGCAAATTGGAAATAATTTCAATAATATATACTTTATGCTTAGCTCATCAACCGCGCAATTTTTTATTTCATATCCGACAGATACGAAATAAAAAGTCACACACTATCACCAAAATCATAATCAAATTCTTGGTGTGATTTACCATGTACAATAATATGCAAACACAAAAATTTGGTATCAGTTGTGAAAATTTCTAAATTAAGTATTGTTGTTGATGCGATCTTACACAAATCAACAAAACGACCAATATTATCAACAACCTGATCTTGTGTAAGTCCACAAATTTTGCCATCATCCTCAACGCCAATGTAGTAAACGGCTTGATTGGAATCTAAATTTTGTCCAATTCGCCAAATCATTTGTGTTGCATATTGTTGAAGTTTTTGTTCCGAAGCTAACATCAAAGTTTTTTTGTACTCAATGTGTCCATCATCATTTTCACTTGGCATTGAAAATGTGGCATCTTTTTCAATGACATCAATCGGAAAATTTGAAAATTTCTCACTGAGAAAAGTTACAAAACTAATATTGGTCATTGAACACGAATAAGCCAATAAAATTGGATTATTAATGTTTAATAGTGCGCTCTGCTAAAAATTTTGGTCCGCAATTTTTAATTTGAAACATCAATTTAGAAGTTCGGTAACTTGCCCAAATCCTTTAGTTTTGCCGTCTCTGAAAATAAATGTTGTGCCAGGTAAAATTAATTCAGCCTTTTTCAAAAATTCAAAACTTACTGTAGTTTCCTTGTTAATTTCCAGTGGAGTTCTTGATGCAGGTTCTTCTGTAATGAGTCTGGCTGCTTGACGAGTTGTTCTACAATGTATTGTTGATTGATAACCATGTCTGATAGTTGTACCATGATTTGGAAGCACGACAATTGCTTTGAACTTTTTCGTAGTGTGCTTTTTAGCAAAAACAACATCAGTGACTGCAACTTGACCTTTGTTAAACATGCTCCTGGCATAAATATGTTTAGATTCAAATCTTATTCCAATGGATCCAGCCTCATTGTCTCTTAAAAATGTTACATTTTCTCTGATGCTGTTATGCATGGATTTTATTGTAATTGTAACATATTCACCACCAACTGGACCGAGATATAACTTTTGACCCACATTAATTTGAGCATATTTGTTTGTCCCTGATAAAACAAGTCCAACACCTCTCACATTAAAGATTGTATCAATGTAAAAAATTCCAGCAGAAGCATGTGAATTCAATACTTTTGGAATGATGTTCTTTGCTTCCAAATAGGTTCTTGATCTAATTTGGCACAACACATTTCTAAGTTCATCAATGTTCAACCCAGTTTTGTTACTGATCTTTACGATCGGGACCCTGCGAAAATTATCTCTGAATTTGAGATTTTTGTCGTTTGCTTGTGTGAACCCATCTTCAAAGATCTTGGGTATGACTGTTAAATTTTCTACATGCTCTGGAGTTCTCTTGTTTTTGATCAGAGTTGCGTTAAGTGTGTTAATTGTCGATTGCAAAACGTGTTCGGGACAAATGTCATCGACTTTAGAAATGACAACTAAAAATGGAATTCTTCTGGTGATCAACAAACCTAAATGTTCTCTAACCATCCCAACTAAACCCATATTAGCACCAATAACAAGAATTCCAAAATCCGCAAACAAAGCAGTGATTCCAAAAGCTGTTGTTCCGAAATATTTTTCATGACCACACAAATCAATCAATGTTGTGATTTCATTGTTTTCAACCAAGTAATAAGGCTTATGTTTAGAAGTTCGACCTGTTTCCAATTCCTGTTTGCTTGAAACGCACTTTTTCCTAGCTGCACCATTTCCATCATCAAGGATTTTGTTTGTCATAACACTAATGAAACTTGATTTTCCTGCATCAACATTGCCCAAAACAATGAACCTAGCCGATTCAATTTTAGATTCAGCAGTAGCATCCAAAGCCATTTCTGCTAAATATGAAGTAAACAATTTATTATTATCGGGTTCACAAGATATTTTTATGATCAATTTTATTTTTTGCTAAAAAATTAAATTGATAAATGAAATAATCCTTTTGATAAATATTAAATGGCCATCTAAAGACCAGTTTAGCTAGTAATAGTTATACCTCCGCTAATACCAACACCTAGAGTTGTTGACAACAAAGATGATATACCACGGACAACCAACAACACTCTTGTTCCTGCGACGATAGGAACTGGAGTAAATGCAGATGCCACTCCTTGAACTACGAAATTGGGTGCAATAAGACTTGGCGCTACTGCATTAGTGGTAACTGTGGCAGTAGTCGAAGTGAAAGTATTATCAGTGGGGTTTGCAGGAGAAGTCCAAACCGTTGCATTGTATGAGATTGTTCCCAAAACAATAGTAATGCCTCCTGAAACTGTCAGACTTACGCCTGTGATATTTCCGGAAATCGGACTCGTGAATGCGAAACTAGCAGCATTCGGCGAGAGCAAGATGGATAAACCAGCAATTGATGTGAGAAGTGCACCCGAACCAAAACCGACAATACCACCAGTAGAAGCCAAGCCACCAAGTCCCAAACCAACGGCAAGTAATGTATTACCAGATCCATATGGAATTATATCTCCAGATGCGCCCGGCAGACCTTTATTACCTTTGTCTCCAGTGGCGCCCTGTTGTCCTTTATCACCAGGAGCTCCCGTGGCACCAGGTTGTCCCTTCTCTCCGGTAGCTCCAGTGGCTCCCGGTTGACCTTTCTCTCCAGTAGGTCCTTGAGCACCTTTGTCACCAACAGTTCCTTGAGTTCCAGGTTGTCCCTTCTCTCCTGGAGCTCCGGTCGCACCAGGTTGGCCTTTTTCGCCAGTAGCACCAGGTTGGCCCTTATCGCCGGTAGCTCCAGCTACTCCTGCGGCACCTTTGTCACCAGGCAAACCTTGTGTTCCTTGTGCGCCTTTGTCGCCAGTTGTACCTTGTGCTCCCTTATCGCCAGGCAAGCCTTGGGTTCCAGGTTGACCTTTCTCGCCTGCAGCACCATTGGCTCCAGGCTGTCCTTTATCACCAGTTGCACCGGTGGCTCCCGCGGCACCTTTATCACCAGTAGCACCTGCGGCACCTTTATCACCAGGTAATCCTGTAGTTCCTTGGGCTCCCTTATCTCCAGTAGCACCAGTTGCACCTTTGTCTCCAGCAGCTCCGGGAGTACCCTGAATACCTTTATCACCAGGAGCACCTTGTGTACCCTGTTGGCCTTTATCACCATCAGGACCAGTCGCACCTTGATTACCTTTATCACCAGTAGCGCCAGTTGCACCTTTGTCTCCAGTTGCACCTGCAGCGCCAGATTGACCTTTATCACCAGTTGTTCCTTGAGCACCCTTGTCACCAGGAAGACCTTGTGTTCCCTGCTGGCCTTTATCACCGGGTGCTCCAGTAGCACCTTGTGCTCCTTTATCGCCATCAGGTCCAGTAGCACCCTGGTTGCCTTTATCACCTGTAGCTCCTTGATTACCTTTGTCACCGTCGGGACCAGTTGCACCTTGTGCTCCTTTGTCACCATCTGGACCGGTAATACCTTTGTTACCTTTGTCACCGTCAGCTCCAGTTGTTCCTTGTGCTCCTTTATCACCAGGAGCGCCAGTAGCACCTTGTGCTCCTTTATCTCCTGGATCTCCAGTGACGCCCTGGGTTCCTTTGTCACCTTTATCTCCATCTGCTCCGGTGGCTCCTTGCTGTCCTTTGTCACCAGTTGCACCCGGTTGCCCCTTATCACCGTCAGCTCCAGTAGCACCTTGAGCGCCTTTATCGCCAGTCGCACCTGTAGCACCTTGTTGACCTTTATCACCAGGAGCTCCTTGAGTTCCTTGTTGACCTTTGTCTCCATCAGGACCGGTCGCACCCTGATTACCTTTGTCTCCAGTAGCGCCTGTAGCACCTTTGTCTCCGGGATCTCCAGTAGCACCAGGTTGACCTTTTTCGCCCTTGTCTCCAGGATCACCAGTCACACCTTTATCACCAGCCTGACCTTTATCACCAGGAGCTCCTTGTGTTCCTTTATCACCATCAGGGCCGGTTGCTCCTTGATCACCTTTGTCTCCGGGAGCACCCTTATCACCTTGTGCACCTTTGTCACCAGGATCACCAACAGGACCGTCAGCACCTTTGTTACCCTTGTCTCCAGCTGCTCCAGCTTGGCCTTTATCTCCAGGATCACCATCAGCACCCTTGTCTCCTTTATCACCAGTATCACCAGTTGCGCCCTTATCGCCAGTAGCTCCTTTGTCACCAGGAGCACCGTTTTCACCCTTGTCTCCAGGTAATCCTTTATCACCAGCTTCTCCTTTGTCACCATCCAAACCAGCTGCTCCTTTTGTTCCTTTATCACCATCCAATCCGGCAGTACCTTTGTCGCCTTTTTCTCCAGGATCACCAGTGATACCTTGATCACCCTTGTCACCTTTATCACCGACCTCGCCAGTTGCACCTTTATCTCCAGGTAAGCCTTTTTCACCAGCAGATCCCTTATCACCTTGATCACCTGCGATACCTTTTTCTCCTTTATCTCCGGGGTCACCAGTAGTTCCTTTGTCACCGGCAGATCCTTTTTCACCATCGGCTCCTTTTTCACCAGGAAGACCCTTATCACCAGGCTGACCTTTGTCTCCATCTAGACCAACAACACCTTTGTCTCCTTTATCACCGGGTTCACCAGCGGATCCCTTGTCGCCATCAGCTCCTTGGTCTCCTTTAGATCCTTTGTCACCAACGTCACCAGTTGCTCCGTCGGCTCCTTTGTCTCCTTTTTCGCCGGGAGCACCTTGAGTTCCTTGTTGACCTTTATCTCCAATCTGTCCATCAGCTCCTTTGTCACCCTTGTCTCCATCGGCTCCCTTATCTCCTGGGTCTCCTTTTTCTCCATCGGCGCCTTTGTCACCGGCATCTCCCTTATCGCCATCTAAACCTTGGACTCCTTTGTCACCCTTATCACCAGGCAAACCTTGAATACCTTGAGCTCCTTTATCACCTTGCAGGCCTTGTTCGCCTTTATCTCCATCGACTCCTTTATCACCTTTGTCTCCGGGTTCGCCAGTAGATCCTTTCGTTCCCTTGTCTCCGGTATCTCCAGTAGCTCCTTGGTCACCTTTTGATCCTTTGTCTCCGATTTCACCATCGGCACCTTTATCTCCAGGATCACCTTTTTCTCCTTGGATGCCTTGTAAACCTTGTTGACCTTTGTCACCCTTGTCACCGTCCAATCCAGCAATACCTTTCTCACCCTTTTCACCAGGGTCTCCAGTTTCTCCTTGGGCTCCTTGCTGACCTTTATCTCCGGTTTGACCTTTATCACCAGGAGCACCTTTATCGCCAGTAGAACCTTTATCTCCAGGATCACCAGTTGTGCCTTTATCACCTTTATCACCTTCAGGACCATCGGCACCCTTATCACCATCAGCACCAGCAATACCTTTTTCTCCTTTTTGACCGTCGTCACCTTTTTCTCCATTGGCACCTTTATCGCCGGTTTCTCCTTGGTCTCCTTTGGATCCTTTCTCACCAACATCACCGGTTTGACCTTTATCACCAGGCAGACCTTTTTCTCCATCGGCGCCCTTGTCTCCTTGTTGGCCTTTATCTCCGGGTAGTCCATCAACACCTTTTGTACCTTTATCGCCATCTGCACCTTTGTCTCCAGGCAAACCTTTGTCACCAACTTGACCTTTATCACCAGGTTCACCAGCAGCACCTTGATCACCTTTTGTACCTTTATCGCCATCTGCACCTTTTTCACCTGCTGTTCCCTTCTCTCCTGGATCTCCAGTTGCTCCTTGGGCACCTTTGTCACCTTTATCACCAGTTTGTCCAGGAGCTCCATCGGGACCTTTATTACCATCAGGACCTTTATTACCATCAGAGCCCTTATCACCGTCTGGGCCAGTTATTCCTTTGGAACCTTTGTCGCCAGAATCTCCTTCGGGGCCATCTGTACCTTTTTCTCCTTTGTTGCCAGTATCACCCTTTTCACCGTCAGCGCCTTTAGTTCCAGTTTCGCCTTTTGCACCAGGTTGTCCTTTCTCACCAGGTTCACCATCGGGTCCAGGTTGACCTTTATCGCCCTTTTCTCCATCAGCACCAGGTTGACCTTTTTCTCCAGTGTCGCCTTTTGCACCAGGTTGGCCTTTGTCACCTTTTTCACCGGCACCTCCATCATCACCTTTTTGGCCTTTCTCACCCTTTGGACCAACAATGCTCAGTTTAAATACCCAAACACCACCGATCTTTGTGTAAGCATCACCATTAGTTTCATCGATGTATGTATCACCATCGACACCGTCTGCAGGATTTGGCGGACCACTACCGTATAAAATTTGCGATCCTTCATCACCTTTATCACCAGCGTCACCTTTTTCACCATCTAATCCTTTTTCACCTTTTTGACCTTTTTCGCCATCCACACCATCATCTCCTTTTTGGCCTTTATCACCTTTTTCGCCCAGATCACCTTTCTGGCCTTTGTCACCAACGCCATCAGAACCTTTTTCACCTTTTTCACCAGTATCGCCCTTTTGGCCAGTAGTTCCCTTATCTCCGAGATCGCCTTTCTGGCCCTTCTCCCCGTCCGAACCTTTCTCACCATCTGAGCCCTTTTGTCCAAGGTCTCCTTTTTCACCCTTATCACCAGCAGAACCAGAATCACCTTTTGTACCTTGAGCACCTTTTTCTCCTTGAGGACCAGTAATATTGAATTGTAATACCCAAACACCGCCAATCTTCTGATATACATTACCATTAGATGTGTCGACGTAAGTATCCCCATCCGATCCTTGTGCTGGATCTGGTGGTGTTGCTCCATACAAAATCTGAGATCCAGTATCACCTTTATCACCAGGTTCACCCTTTTCTCCAATATCACCTTTTGTACCTTGATCACCTTTCTGACCCTTCTCGCCAGTAATATTCAATTGTAATACCCACTGACCATTAATTTTTTCATAAACATTACCAGTGGTAGTATCAATGTAAGTATCTCCATCCGATCCTTGTGCTGGATCTGGTGGAGCCGCTCCGTACAGAATCTGAGATCCAGCTTCGCCTTTTAAACCTTTATCTCCGACTTCGCCCTTTGCTCCATCTGCACCTTTGGCTCCGTCTGCACCTTTATCGCCTTTATCTCCTTTTTGACCTGTGATATTCATTGTAACGACCCATCCGTTTACAGTCTTAGTATAAACTGTTCCGGTGGATTCATCAATATATGTATCACCTATGTCTCCGGTTGAGGGATCAGGAGGGCCATCTCCATATAAAATTTGGGATCCGGCCGCACCCTTTTCGCCTTTTGAACCGTTTTCACCTTTCTCTCCATCTGAACCTTTCTCTCCTTTTTGACCTGGAGGACCAGTAATGTTTGTTTGATAAATCCATTGACCATTTATCTTGGTGTAAATAGCACCAGTAGATTTGTCAATGTAAGTATCGCCATCTGATCCTTGAGATGGGTTTGGAGGTCCTTGACCATAAATGATCTCAGAACCATCTGTTCCAGCTGAACCTTTCTCACCCTTTTCTCCAGTTGAACCTTTCTCACAAGTTTTCTTGCAGCATTTATTATCTTTACCGCTGAGATTTACTTCAAAAACCCAGGTGTTATCAACCTTTTTGTAAAGATCGGAGTTGTCGGTATCAATGTAAACATCTCCATTTTGCCCATTTGAAGCTCTGGGTGCACCACGTCCGGTTAAAATTGTAGCATTTGATGAGTTGCTTGAACTCGCTCTTGCGCTTGACGGACCAGCATGAGAGTAAATGATTGCTTTTTCAGTTGCAAGCTGTTCTGTTGTTGTTTTTGTTGATTGTCTACGTGTTCCTGATCCACTACTGGACCCTGAACCGCTAAATGGCCCACCAAAGCGATAAGCCATGTATATATATATTTAGACTTTTATTCAGCAAAGGGAAAATTGGTATCATAATTAATTCATTAATTAATCATGATTTGATTTAGACGCGTCTGGGGCGAGATGAAGATGCTCTTTTGTTATCAGCCAATACGAGCTCAATATTGCCGACCTTGAAAACGCTCAACAATGTATCTCCGCGTTCGGGATTGAACAAGATTTCTGCTGGAGGAAGAGAATCAACAAACAAACCATCAGTAACCGCACGGAATGCACCACGGAGACCAGGAACCTCAACTGCCAGCAAAAACTCCAAAACAACATTGCCGCGACGCAAAACGGTGGTGATCTCCTGTCCAGGATCTCCTGAAATAACAGGAGGGATGAACAAGCTCAAAACGGGGAATTGAGATTTCTTATTCAAATCTTCCAATGGGAAATCGACGCTGTAAAATTCGATGTAGGGCACATTGCTGCCATCTTCATTAAGGACAAGACGCTCAGTTGCGAAGAAATTTACCAACAATGCAACCTTGTACCATCCAGTTTCAGGGAAAGTCAAAATTCCAGAAACGGGATCAAAGAATCCAGGCGGAACAGATACACTTTCGGTCCACTGAGCAAGAGGAACCCATGTAGCTGTAGGAGAAATCATCTTGGTGCGGGTGGTCAGACTGGGGATCACCAAACGAGTGGTGGGATCAGTGCCTTCAGCGAGAATTTCATCAACTTCAGTTCCGGGTTCTCCCTTTTGTCCCTTTTGTCCGTCAGTTCCATCAGTTCCAGGTTCACCTTTAGCTCCGGGGGCTCCAGGCTCTCCTTTTTGTCCAACTCCAGGTTCTCCCTTTTGGCCCTTTTCACAGCAGCAATCAGGATGATCAGGTGTGATCTTAAGTTCTACAATCTCATACTCTGGCTCATCACATGCTTTATCCTGGCAAGGATTACATTTGGGATAAGTATATGATGAAGGTTGTGGTTTGCCACCACAATTTCCAGTTACGCAACGATTACCTCTGCTATGCATATTCGATGAACTACCTATATGTCAGATATTTCTTAAAAAACGAGCTGGTAAAATTATATTCTAACGAGCAAGATTTGTAACTCAGGATTCGCGTTGAATAATAATTAATAACAAATTGATATTTTTGTTTGACTAAATTTTTAGTTAAACGAGAATTTAGTTGGGTTCGTTTTGGTCATCGCGACAATTTTGGATGCAAGAGCTTTGTTAAAATTTGATCTTTTGATATCGTAAGCGCTTAATTGGTTAACAAAACAAATATTTGGATTTGCAATGAACCTTTTTGTTTTGATAAAATAAAGTACTTTGTCAAAATTTACATTCGTTGTTTTCATTATGTAATAAGATAGCACACTAACTGATCTGCTGATTCCAGCCATACAATGAACTAGAACTTTGGCATTGGATTTGGCAGCTGATGCAATAAAATGTGAACCAATTTCAATCAATGGCTTACCATCATATAATTTATAAAGATCCAATGCATTTTTTGCACAATCTATCGATTTGAAAACTTTGGAAATTTCTATTTTGTTTTCATTGAGTTCCCACAAATTTTGTTCGACGTCGTCACTGTAAGGCAGATAAAGAACAGTTAAATTTGGCGTGTGTTGGAATAGTTCTTTATGTGCAGATCCAGCATACTGACTTGATACACAACTTAAAATATGTGTTATCCCTAGACTTGAAATAATTTTAGGATCAGTTTGCATTGGATATGCTCCTGATAAATATATATTATCAGTAATTTTGCTGATACAATTAAGTTCTTTATCTATGGCTGGATGCAAAGTTGTGGTACTCATCTTATACCGACGTATCTATTAATAATTGGAGTTATTTATTTGTTGATTTATTTATTTTTTTTGTTATGGAATTCAATTTCTCCTTGCAAGCATTCTAAGTATATTTTTTGAATAATTTCCTTGACTTGTGTTTTAGTATACATATCAAATGTTCCAGCTCTGCAACCGATATCTATAAGATTTAATTTGCACTTCTCTTGCAAAATTCTAGTTTTAGTTTCAGATACACCACCTAACAAATAATCCATTATTCTATGTAGCAGAACGAATGTTGAATTAATTTTCAAGTATGATGGTTCAGGATTGAATTTAAGGTTGTGAATTGCATAATCAGCCAAATTTTCTTGAAATAAAAAGTAGTCAAGCGGATTATTGCTCGCAAGTCCACCATCAACTAAGCTGTTCAGTGTTGAGTTTCCATTTGAAACTGAATCATAAGAATCTGTTTCTGAATCGTAAAACATATCAACTGTTTTATAAGCAAGTGGAATAGAACTTGATGCTAACATAGCGTTGGCTAACGTGATGTTGTCAGATTTGGCATCTAATGTCGTAAAGAACACTTGCACTTCACGACTAATATCAACGGCGTTTATTAGCAGATGCTTATAAATATGTGGCTTTGTTGTGATAAGCATTCTTACATGACCAAATGTTAGTTCAGTACTTTTGCTAACATTAATTTCAGGATTGATTTCATTAAGATCCTGTTTGATTTTTTGAAATTTTCGATCTAAGATTTGATTAATTAAGTCAAACCTACCGATATCATTATAAAGATATCCATGTGTTGTAAGCCGATATATTGAAAACAATTGCCAATAGCCTGTATCTATTAATTTGGTAGTATCAATATTTTCAGATAAATTATCAACATCTGACTCATCAAATCCCAACGCAAGAGCTGTTGCAATATAACTTCCAACAGATGTTCCGCCGAAAACATTTACATCTGACATCTTAAGATAAGAATTTTTTCCCTCCAAAAGGTACTTAACAACACCAATCGCGTAAATACCTTTAGTTCCTCCACCTTCAATTAGAAATGCTCGCTTGTTTGCATTTTGTTCTCGATGAGTAAATTTGACACTAAAATGCCTGCTTGGAAAATCTTGCGAAGCCATTATTCGCCATAATACTTATAGCGAAAATTAATAATCGAATAAGAATCCGATCATTAATTCAAATTGTAAACATAATTTTGGCAAACATACATGTATTCATATTTAGTGATATCCAGATTTTCGACTAGGTCTTCTGGTAAGATAACTTGATCAATGCCTCTCTTCAGGAGTTTGTCACATGCAAACTTGAACAAATCCGATGGATTAAAACTTGCTGCGGAAAACTTTTCCAAAATAGCTGTTTTGAGAATTCTGGTTGGCACAAGTTTAGTTGAAGTATCTGGTTTTGCAGATTCGAGAAATCCATTCCGAGGTCTTTCTATTGTGAGAGTTTGTTCATATCCTTTGTCAACAAAATCACAAACACTAAAAACTAAATGTGCATCAGATTCAGGAACAACGTATGAATATTTTACTCCAGAAACAGATTTATAAAATGTATGGCCAAATGGTTCCATATGATCTGGTTTTATAATATCCGGGTCGGAATTTTTTGTAAGTTCAATAAGTGGATTTCCTTCAAGAGGAATTTCAGGTGGAAGTTCTGTTATGACATTCATTTCCAATAATTTACGCATATTTATTGGTACAATAAATGTCTTCTTTTCAGTATGAGCAATTAGATGCACGACATCCAAACAGGGATATTTACTTACCAAGGCTGAACCAAGTTTACACCGTTCGTAAATCTTTGCTTTGAAAAATGTTTCGACAGGTTTATTATTAAAGATCTTACGTAAAAAGTAAAGTGGGACATTTACAAAAGTTTGTTTTGAATTTCCATCATAAAAAATATGGCAAGCGAAAACACCAATTAGCTTATCTGCATAAGTCAATCCAAAACACAATCCTGCTGGTACATTCTCAATTGTTTTGAAAATCCAATAAATTGACTCAATAGTTGGTATGTGGCAATTAATCTCATCCGCATCAGATTGGATCAATTGGTAAATTAATTTTGCATGACACTTTTCCAGTGGAATCAATTGCAAACTCATATTTGTTTCGTTTTTTATATCAACCTTTAGCAAAATACTAATGTTTAGTTATTTATTAAAAGTTTAAGTTTTTGCGTGGTGATAAACCTTACTATTCAAAATAAGTAAACTGGATAAATAAAGAGGTGGGTTTTAATATTGATTTCAGATAATTATTTTTTCGTCGCGCGTTTTGTAAAACGAATTTTTCTCGCAGACCATTTTGTTGCACACCTTCTTCTTTTGCACCATCCCAATCAACGATTGTTTTTTCGAAACCAGTTGCAGCAACTCGCGTTGTACCTTTTTGTTTGCCATTATAATATCCTTCTCGTTCCAGTTGCAAAAAAAAATCAATATACATTACTTGTTTGGGATTTTTAGTCGCAAGAAATTTGCATTGGTCTCTCTTAGTGGCTAAACTAAACATCAGCTTGAAAATTCTTCTATCAGATAAATCGAGACTTAACCAAAAAGCTTCACATTGGTTTACGGTCACATTACATCCATGTTCAATAAAAAACATCGTCATATCTGATGAATTTGCTTTAATCGCGTCGCATAAAGCCTCATTGCCATTTGCTGCAGGATCACAACCAACTTCAATCAGATATTTTGCGATAGCAAGTTTCTTCCCACGAGAACATTTAGCTAACAATGCATATTTCTTGGGATCACATCCTTTGCTAACTAAATATTTTACTATGTCCAAAAAACCACACTGAACAGCGTATGGTAACAAAATTTCGTGTCCAGGTAAACTATAATCCCAACCTTGTTCAATTATTGCTTTTACTGAATTAAGATCTCCTTTTTTAATTGAGCCAAATATGTCATCGTAAGTTGGAACAACTTTCTCCGAGGGTCTCACATTCGTTCGACCGTCATCGTGCCCAAAATACAATTCATTTTTGTAAGCAGCCATTGTTGGTAACCCTGAACGTTGACGTTCAGGATTAGCCGCAAGTGAACTTGACGGGTAACTATCTTAACAGCCAAATTAAAGCTGTCGAGTGAAATCAAAATGCAATTTTTTTAGTTAAAAATTTGATTTGCAAATTAAATTTTTAATCAAACAATCCGGAACTCCATTCAAAAATAAACGAACTGGATAAATAACGATGTGGGTTTTAGTATTGATTTTAGTAGCCGATTTTTTTGCTTTACATAATTCAAAACAAATTTTTCTCGGATACCATTTTGTTTAGCTTGTGGGCGCATACCTTCTTGCACATAATTTAGATCAACAATCGTTTTTTCAAAACCAGTTGCACTTGGTCTTAGTTTGGCATTTGTATGTGTTTCAAAGTGTTGTAGACGGAAACAAAAATCAAAATATGTCACTTCTTTGAGATCTCTTGCTGCAAGAAATTTGTTTTGGTCTCGATTGGAGATTAAACTAAAAATTAACTTGAAAATCTTTCTGTCAGGTAAAGTAAGACTGAGCCAAAAGATGTAGTAGTTGTTAACGGTTACATCACAACCTTGATCAATAAAATAATTAGCCATCACAAGCGAATTTTCTTTGATTGCAATTTGCAAAGCGAATCTATAATTTACAGCAAGGCCTTTCGGGTCTCGTGGTGACTCGATCCCTGCAGCAGGTATGCTTTCGGGGTCTCGTGGTGACTCGATCCCTTCCGAAGGAAAAGACAAGCTTCTTTCGGGGTCTCGTGGTGACTCGATCCCTCTAGAAGACAAGCTTCTTTCGGGGTCTCGATGTGACTCGATCCATTGCTCACGAAAAGACAAGCTTCTTCTAGGGTCACATCCAGCTTCTTCGATTAAATATTTTGCAAGTGCAACATTCTCTCCACGAATGCATTTTACCAGCAAATCACCACTTTGGACATCAAAACCCTGTTTGACTAAATATTTTACAATGTCTAAAAAACCACACTCAACAGCATAAGGTAACAAATAACAATCCTCAGGTGAACTAAAACCCCAACCTTGTTTGATCGAGGCTTTTATTGAAGCTAAATCACCTTTTTTTACCCAAATACCAACATCGGGATGCGACTGCGACATTGAGAGAAGCTTAGTATTGAGAAATAATCCGGTGAACAAATTAAAGTTTAAAATGCAATTTTTTTGGATAAGATATTCAATTTTTAAAAAATATTTTTTTAAAATTAAATATATTGTCTAATCAAATGCCAACATTTGGCGACTGATCGATCTTGGTCTCAGGACTTTGGTCAAGATTAAGATGTTGTTCTTTTTGACGGTATTGTTGAGAACCCTCTTCGATTTGTGGTTTGCGGCAACCTTTTCTGGTAGGGTAGTCAACTTTAGATAAGATTGTTTTTCTTGTGGAGTCATGGCTGTAAACACATTTTGGACAATTGTTTCATTTGCTCTGCGCTCACTGGCGTTCTCGGAGACCGAAAGTCTGTACATAAGTGAATAAATTTGTTTTTTGCCTAAGGTCAGTCTGCATCCAAATCCAATAAGAAAATTAACAACATCGACAGCATTTAATGAAATTGCCAAAACAAGCGCCATGTCACTCAAATTAAAACCGTGTTCCACTAGATAACTAATGCTCTTGATATCACGTCTTTTGACGCATTCTGTAAACAGTTCATTTTGATTTCCACAGACAGGAACATTTTCAGCTAAACATTTTGCAATTCCACTGTCTGGTGTTTGAGAATGTGTTAATAATAACTGATAATGTTGTTCTGATGGAATATGTCGAGTTTGTAGCACATACTTTAAAACTGGCATATTTGTCTCTGCAATTGCAATCGACAAAATTGTTTCTGTAAAGGAAAGCATGGACAAATTGTAATAAATAAGGCGACTCAGATAAGACAAAACGTTTACATGTCCATTCTTTGCCGCTTGTTTTAACGCTTGATCTCCCTGGTATCCAATGTTGCATCCATTTCTTACAAAGAATTTTACAGAATTCAAAAATCCGTGCTCTGCTGCGTAAACATAAGCTTCATTAATATCAATATCACCAAATTGGATTTTCGTACGCCCACCAAAATCAGCGGTTTTTTCAATAAGATTTATGAAACTTTCCATTATTTTAGAGGTGGACTAATAAGTTAACCATTAGTCCATCTGCAAGGTGTTGGGATTGGCAATTTTTTTAGAAAAATTGAATTGCGATCTGCTTAGATTGAATTTGTATTTGGTTAAGGTAGTTGAAAATGTCACAAGATAAGGTAATGTTAGCCATTTCTCAAGGTTTAGTTCAAAAAATAAAGGACATTATTTTAGACGACAAAAATAAGGTCACCTTAAACCATTACCATTTGTATTTCGCGGTTGAACATAACCAATGTGAAATTTTCAAATTTTTTTACAAACTTGGTTTGTATTATCATCCGCGAGATTTTGAAATGTGTATTAAAACTGCAGTTAAAAATAATGCAAGTGAGATATTGGATTATTTGGTAAATACAGATATTAAAATCGATCGCAAACATCCAATAAAAATTAGTCAACGCACATTGATGACCATTGTAGAATATGGTCGCGTTGAATTATTCAAATATTTTGATGACGCAGGTTTTAATTTAGATGAACAATGTGAATATATTTTAAAAAAAGCAATCGTTGCAAACAAAGTTGATTTTGTAAAATACTTTATTGATAACATACGTGCGCAAAAATATTTGCAAACTTCTATGTTTGATGATAGTCTAAAATATGAACGCTTCAACATAATAAAACTTCTCATAGGAAAAGGAATTGATTTTACATCACTTTATCGTACTACATCAATTTCAGCATTAATGGACGATAATATTAAAATACTGAAATTTTTAATGCAATTGGGATTCAAACCAGCGGTTGAAGAATTTATGTATTTTGTAGTTGTTTTTAATCGTGATAATGGTCAAATGCTAAATTTTTTGTTTGCGATGAATTTGGTCCCGTTTGATAACATTCGTTCACTTTTTACCTACATTACTAATGCACCGACAAAAAAAGATATGGTCAAACTTTACCATGTCATGCAACATATTTCAAAACGTACAAAATATTCTTTTCTTCAGCGCAAACATTCAATAATAAATCAAGCAGTTAATTTATCACAGTTCGAATTAAAAAATCAAAAAAATTTCCTAAAAAACAATCCACTGAAAAGTTTTTTGAAACCAAGATCATTACACATGCAAATGATTTTGGTCGATTAATAGTTTCTATCGGATCATCGCGGGACACCGGAACAACTAGTTCTAGATGGATCAAGCGTAAACGAAATCCAAAGTGGACGCATTATTTTCCCACCTGTTAATTAGTATAGGTGTAATAATTAAAATGTGTGGAATTGCCGGATGTGTTGGCGAAACTCAAGATGCTGTGCAAGTTGTGTTGGATGCTTTGACGGCATTGCAAAATAGAGGATATGATTCTGCGGGCATCGCTATTCTTGATGATAAAGATATTTTGATTGACAAATATGTTTCAGCAGATGGTGAAAATGCTATGGTTGAACTTTCCAAAAGTTTGATTTTGGAATTGAAAACAAATGTTGCAATTGGACACACTAGATGGGCAACTCATGGAGCAAAAACTTTGGAAAATGCTCATCCTCATAATACAGATATGAATTCCATGTGTTTGATTCATAACGGAATTATTGAAAATTATCAAGAATTGCGTGATATTCTTACAGATTCAAACTACACATTTTATGGAGAAACCGATAGTGAAATCGCATTAAAATATTTGGATTACACTTTTAGGCAAGGAAAAAACCTCGCGGATTTCAGCACCGAATTAAAAGGATCGTGGGCAATGTTAATCCTTGATAAAAACAAACCTGGAACAATTTCCTTTTGCAAAAATGGATCTCCATTGCTTGTTGGTAAAAATTCAACATCAACAAAGATTGCATTTGCATCTGAGTTAGCTGGTTTTGGTTCAGACATCACTTCCTATGCCATTGTTCTGGATGGCACATTTGGAACCGTTAATTTACAAAATATTAATGATTTGGGTTTTGATTTTCGTTCAGTCCCAGTATTGACATTAGAAACTAAACCTGATCCTTACCCTCATTGGACAATCAAAGAAATTAATGATCAACCTGCAGCAATTGAAAAACTTCTTGCAGAGAGACTATCAAATAATGATGTTATGTTTCCTGAATTAGACAATCTTATTGAAAAAATTAAACATACAAATCAACACATTCATTTGACATTTTTGGCATGTGGAACTTCATTCCACGCAGCTCAAGTCGGGTGTAAAATTTTTAAAGATTTAGCTTTGAAGATGACTATTGAAGTTATTGATGGAGCAGATTATGAATTGCATGATATTCCAAATGGAACATTTAACATTATTGTTTTGCTTTCACAATCAGGCGAAACAAAAGATTTGTACAGGGCTTTATGTATTGGTCGTGAAGCTGGTGTGGCAAGTATTGGAATTGTTAACGTTGAGAATTCTTTAATTGCTAGAGAGGTTGATAATTGTCTATATTTGAGAGCTGGTAGAGAACATGCCGTTGCTAGTACAAAATCTTTCACAAATCAAATTGTAATGTTAGTGTTGCTTGCAGTTCATTTGTGTAAGGTTCATAACAGTAAATCAGAAAAGATCAATACCTACATACAAAGTTTGAAATCTTTACGAGAAGATTTTAGCAAAATTGTTCCCAAAGCTTTGACTGAAATAAAAGGTTTTGTTGAATTTTTTAGCGGTCAAGATAACTGTTTCTTGTTGGGAAAACAAGAATCTGAATGGATTGCAAAAGAAGGTTCACTCAAGATTAAAGAAATTTCTTATGTTCACTCAGAAGGATATTCTGCAGCTGCACTTAAACATGGACCTTTTGCACTTCTTCACAAATATATGCCTGTCATTTTCATCGCAGCTAATGATAAGTTTTACTCTAAGGTTGAAAATGTGACATCTGAAGTAAAATCAAGACAAGCTACTGTGCTCTACATTACAAATAATCCATTGGCGTTAAAATCTTCGGATGTTGATAAAGTATTTTATTATGAAACTGATTCTGTATTATTCCCATTGTTGGCAATCGTGCCGCTTCAAATTTTGGCATACTATTTGTCTTTGCACCGAAAAATTAATCCAGACTATCCTAGACATTTAGCAAAAGTGGTTACAGTTGAATAATTACTAATGTAATTATTCAATTCCAACGCTTGCATTGACATTTGCGTAGCAATGCTAATGCTCACGTTATTGTCGAATAAAGATTCTATTGAATAAACGTTATTAATATTTATCCAAATCCCATCAAAATAAAAATTGCATTTTCGAACTGAATAACGAAAGTTTTACAATAAAAATCAACAGCTCACCTTCAAAATGACGGTACCAAATGTTATTTATGAATTTTTGGACATCGGTTGTATTGGGCTCTCTATACAAGAAACTCCACCAAATCCCGTTCCAGAGGAATTGATTGACATTGAAATAAGTGATATCCCAGATAGTGACGGTCAAAGACCCTCGGAGGAAAAATCGACTTCAGGAGATTTTTACGATGACTACCTGGCTGAATGCAAAGATGAAAATTGCGTTTTTAACAGAGAAAAACACATGTTCAGATCATTGTATGAAGATAATATGAAAAAACAAATAAAAGCTGGAGACAAAGTTTTATTTTTTAATTCTTTTCACCTTCTTCAAGAATGTATTTTATTGGAACAGATTGATGTTGAATTATCAGAAATCCACATTTACGATAAATACTATGTAAATTATGACACCCACACTTTAAAAATGATTTTTACCCAATTTTGTAACAAACTCATCAAATTAGGCCATGGAAAAACAAAAGTTTATGTACATTACACTAAAGAATCTTTGAAAACGATTAACGATATTAATGTTCTTGGTGCGGTTGATTATTGCGTCGGCAATGATACTTTAACGTGTTACCAAGAATTATGTTGGGTTGCGCGCACCGTACTAAAAGAAGATGGTTTGATGATTGCTTGTCAACATTGGAATGATCAAGTTGATGTGCGAACATTGAAAAGAAGAGATCCTGATTTGCTTATTGATAGCATAATTGAATACGTCAAACCATCACATTATGAGTCAAGATTATACGCTTCACTTGGAAATAGGATTAACAAAAATCCCGAAGATAATGAATACATCGTGACATCAAATGGTAAAGTGATTTATGCTTTGATCAAATTTGAAATTTAATTAATTAGTTTGATTTTTTGCATAAAATTAAGTTTATTTAGTTTGGTGATAGGCGAAGCAATCCTTGTGATAGGCGAAGCAATCCTTGTGATAAGCTAAGTAATTCTTTTAAGGATCTATCACGGTTATTGAATCAATTTAATTTTATTGCAAATATTGTTTGCAATAGAATTAAGCCGATTTGGTTTGGTGGTAGGTTATTCCATTGATGATGATTTTTTCGGCGTTTGCATCGACACCTCTAACAGTCAATTCTTGAATCTTGGGAAATTGGTTTTTCTGTGGAATACGTTTAACAAAACCTTGTTCAGGAATTGCAATGATGTCGCTGTTGATTTGCTCCAGATCAAAAATGATTTTCTGGAGCTTAATAATAACGACATCATCAAAAGTGAGGTCGTTTATGGTGGTTGGTGACGCGACTGCAGGGATCAGTTGACACTGGATGTTGTTCACAACATCTGTCAGTCTTTGTAGAATCACGCGGATGACTTGTGAAATAGATGCATCCTTAACTGTGAAACCAAGAGGTTCCAGTGGATTGTAATCAGACCTGACTCCGTTCACGTAAATCGTGCGTGTTTGTTTGTTTGAATACCACCAGCTAAACAAAAAGTCTGCTTCTGGGTTCTCAGGATCTTCGGGGTTCTTCTTCCTATGACAACCAAAGATCGTGTGGGCTAGGCTTTGTGGTCTGTAGATTGCATTGCAGACCAAATCGTAAACGTCAAGAGCCATTGTCTTGATCATTACGATCTTTTCAGGCTCTGTGTCGATGTCAAGTGCTGCAAACATTCCTGAGAGCTTGCTGGCAGTATTTGGGTTGAAGTACGATTCCAAATGTCCATCGAATCTTCCACCAGATGCTGACAGCACCTTGAGAATCAGTAGCGAGAAAAGCTTGCTGACCGAAATGCGATTCAGATCTTCTAGGCCAATTTTGGCAAAATTGACGTCGTTCTGTGGTTTTTGGGGTGGTGCTCTTGCTTCGTATAGAGCAACCTGTTTAGTCAGGGTTTTAGTATCCTCTGAATGGAGGGTCATCTGTGAAAGCAGACACTTGGCCACGAAATTGGTCAGATCGTTCGCAGGCAACATTTTTAATAGTGTTTCTATTGACTTTCTTTAAGAGAATTTTGCAAGAAACTCAAAAAAATCGTGCAGTACAGGAGAATACTATTGAATTCTATAAGACTTTAGCAGTGAGATTAAACAAGCAATTTTTATTTCAATAATAGATTTTCAGAATTTAATCAAGCTCAGACTTGATTAAATAATGTAAATCATAATTGATCTGATAATCAAATCAATTATGATTTTCAGAATTTAATCAAGCTCAGACTTAATTAAATAATGTAAATTAATATTAATCCGTTGGTTAATATTAATTTTCAGAATTGAATCAAGCTCAGACTTAATTAAATAATTTTCAGATAAAATACGATTGCATTTTCAAAGATTTAGGCCTGAGAATACATTTTAGGAAATTTATTTTGGAACGATTTTGTTTTAAAATAATGCCTTTGGTAAAATCGTTCCTAAAAAGTTCATTAGAAGATTTTGCGAGAGCTATCTGGACATTATCGTGTACATATTTTGCTGATTCAGTAGGATCAAAAAGCTTAAATTTATCCTTTGGTGATAAATAGGCATAAAATAGGTGAACCATCTCCAAATCACCAAAATGTAGGTAGTATCTTATCGGAAAATAAAATTCACCATTCAAACTGCACCCCAATTGCAACATTGTTTTTATGATTTGTCTATGTGTATCTTTTGTTAAAAAATCTTTCAAAATTGATTTCAATTGACCAGCAACAAACAATTCCTCGATATCAATTGTTGTCATCATGCATGCCATTGCCGACACTCTTCGTATTTCATTTCTAATAGAACACAATAAATAATCGCTCACGGATGATATGTAACCATTAACTGCACAATGATCTAATTTATTTTCAGGCACAAAAGAAACCGGAAAACCTTTTTCGACTAAATATTCTAAAATATCAGTTCCACTCTGCACAATTACACATAACATATTATATGACATCCCCGACCAATTAATACCATCTTTTGCTAAAAATTTTACCAGTTTTATTTGATTGCTTACAATGCTTTGTGAAAGTGCGCTCATTTTATTGCAGCCGATACTAATTAAATACTTAACAGTTTCAAAATGCCCAAATTCGGCTGCAGCACGTATAGCCGAGCGATCTTTTTTATCAAAATTATATCCAGTGCTAACTAAGTATTTAACAATTGCAAGATATCCGCCACGCGAAGCTCTATATAGCGCATTACCGTTAATTTGGCAACCGGCGATGTAGAAAAACTTGACAACATCAATATTACCACTTGTTATTGCATTCAGTAAACAAATATCATTATCACATCTGGGATTTGCACCATTTGCAACTAAAAGTTTTATGATATCAACATTATTGTAGTTCGAACTCAAAATTAATGCATCATTATCATTTATTCCATATCCAAACATAATGCATTTTTCAACTGCTTTAATATTCGACGATCTTATGGCTGAAAGTAAAGTTGCATTCATTTAAATTTAACTTTTGTAATTGAGATGTTTTAAAATATATTAAACTATTATATGCTAATTGGTTTAATATCAGATGGCGTCCGATAAAAATTCAACTCCAATAGATGCCAGTGTGTATATACGCAATAGAAATAATGCATGGATGGAAGATAACATGGTCAGTAAGTGTTATGGATGTCAAATTGATTTTACTATTTTGAATAAAAAACATCATTGCAGATCATGTGGAAATATTATTTGTGAAAAATGTTCGCAGTTTATCAAAATACCCGATTTCATGACCGATATTCCAGAAGAAAAAGATGTTTGGAATGTTTCTTATTATTTTTCCTTTATGCGCAAGGATGAAAAGCGTGTATGTCAAAATTGTTACTTAGCCATTCAAACACGAATAAACTCGCATGACAAAATTATGTTAGTGTGCCGTAATTTATCAGATATTGTAAAAATAAAATCTCTGCCTGATGTTCAACTAGATGTCAAAAATTATTATTTTGATCATTTCAGAAATATCCAATACTATTTTCCAGACCATATTTACTCTGAATTGGACATTAAAATTTTAGAAATAAATGCACCATACATATCTACTCATAGTAAGTATCTTATGCACTTAATAAAATCAAGAGATTGGTCAACTAGTCAACACTCGGATAATCTCAAACTTGTTATTGCCACAATTAATGGTCAGCGCAGGTGCGGCTGTGATGAAATTTTTTGCACTAGAACATGTCAAGAACGCTTGTCTTTTGATGATGTTGTTAATATTTTATACACACATGCACTAAATTTACCCGATGATTTATTGGATTATTTGTGGAAAATAGTTTGTCAAACTCCTGATCTCATCATTAGATGTCATTTATCATTTTTTGTAAATTTAGTTAAAATAAATGGCACATCCAAAAAACTTGTACAACATTTGGTTAATTTACTGGTTCGAAACAATACCACAATGTATCAAACATATTGGTATCTAAGAAATATCTTATCAGACAATGTCACAAAACCAACTGACCAAATAAAAACGAATATCGAATCGTTTTTGAGGTTGCTTCCGTCAACCCATTTGGAAATCATGTCTAGCTCGTATGACTTTTTTGAAGGTCTGATAGAAAATTTGGATCAAGCAATTGTTTATTTAGTGAAAAGTCTAAAAAAGCAAGTTGTTTTTCCATACGATCCAGATATACATATTTTGGGTGTTGATTTTGAAAATATCAGCTCAAAGCAAAGTTACACTCAACCTGTTATAATTCCATTTCACACTAATCATGGAATAATCAAATTACTTTTCAAACGTGAGAACGTTATGAATGATATTGCAGTTTTGAATTTGATGACATTATCAGATATCATTTTAGGTGAAACCTTGAATGATTCAATTCATCAAACATTTGGTCATGATGATGCATTTGGTAGTGTTGTGTATCCAGTTATGGCTTTAACTGCAAATTCTGGTGTCATAGAAATTATTGATGAAGCAGAAACAATCTACAACATTAGTAAAAAGAAAAAGTCAATCCTTGAACATATTATTTTTAATAATGTTGAAAAAAAACCTGTTGAATTTTTAACCAAGTATCAATATTCGCTAGTTTCATACACAGTACACTCTTATTTATTGGGATTAGGAGATAGACATTTGGAAAATATTATGATAACAAACGATGGAATGATTTTCCACATAGATTTTGGTTTTATTTTGGGATCAGAAGCATATCCGCTATCTGGAACTGAAGTAAAACTTTCAACACCAATGTTAGATGTGATTGGTGGTAAAGACAGTGATATGCATGATTTGTATATCGATTTATGTGCAAAGAGTATCATTATTTTGAGGAAATATTTCAATATGTTCTACATATTATTAGTTTTAAGCGGTCGTTTCCCAAAAGATCATGTGGCAAGTTTTATTATGTCTAGATTCCAAGTAAGACAACCAGATGAAGTCATAGTGTCAGCTTTGATGGAAATTATTGCCAAGTCACATGATGCATTTTCTTCACAAGCAAAGGATTGGTTTCATCGTACAAACCAAGAACAATATTTGCAAACATCATTAACTGTAGCAATGTCAACTGTAAAAAGTATTTTTGGGAAAATTCCATTTTTGAATAAATAATCAAATTGTATTTAGTTATTTATTTTTCAAACTCAATTGTTCTTAAAGTGACTGGCATCTAACACAATATGATCATCAAGCTCTATTGAGCCTGTCTTTTCCATAAAGTCGTTATGTTTAAGACTATTTAGGTCCACTGAAGCGGTCTTTGGATTATCAGATGTTGCAAAACAAAAGCAGCAAAAAATAAGACTCGCTATTAGGACAACAGGCATAATGATTACCAAAAGCAAAGCTGTCACCGATAGTTCCTTATAAGATTCGTGTGCTGACCAACTGTTAGTCTTCTTGTCATGATAACAAGTGTAGACATAATTGATTTTGTAGTGGAAAGGAATTGATGAAAAGACTCCAGGTTGTTCGTGGAATCCGAGTTCACGGAACCATCGAATTTTTTCTGTGTAGGTAAATCTAATGTCATATTTATCTTGTGGTACAACAAATTCTTGAACCACATTTTGCGCCAAACAGTAAGATTTGCATTTAACTGATTTCAGCCATGGGCATGTACTGCGTTCAGCAGAACCAGTACTGCAACAAGATGTTCCTGTTGGGAAAGTGGTATTTGAACAACTGGGAAGATCCACGCAATCATCACACAAACAATATTCTGCATTGCATTTTGGATTGACAAGTGTTTCAGATACAGCCATACAGTTGACTCCATTTTTAAACGGATCAAGACCAGCAACCGTAATCAAAACAATGCACGCAATGGCAATGGTGGTACACACCGCAATTCCCACTTTTTTGCCACAGGATAGCGACATTTTCTTTTCGGATCTTAAGAAAAACTACTATTTGAATTATACAAGTGCACTGTACAAGTACTTTATGTTAGCAATTTTTTTTACATTTGTAAAAGAAATCGTTAGACATTATCAAAAGGAAAGTCATTCACATCAGAAGAATCTGGATAAAAAATAGCACAACATAACCAGATCACCAATGTAACAAACCACGAAACAGTCGTCATAATGATGCTGGCATTTGACATTCCACAGGATTTGCAATTGCTATCTTTGAAAGGGTCAAAGATGGCGACAATCATCACAACAGGCGCCATAACAAGTGCGATAAATGCCACGCACAATATAATTTGACGACGTTCACGAATATTCATTTAAGGTTTACAAAGAAGATGGAATATGGTGTAATATCTTATAAGCTTGCCAGTGGATTTATTTTATCAATTTTTGTTAAAATAAATTTTAGTAAGTACTCAATAAGTATCCGTTGTTGTTATTGCATAATAACGCCATCTACTTATTGAGCTTCCACTCAATAAGTGTCTGTCGTTGCAGGTAAACTGCAATCCCATCTACTTATTGAGTGAAAGCTCAATAAGTGTCTGTCGTATCCGTTTGTCTCAACTTATGAACTGTAATAATGGCCCATACAATTACAAAAATGCCAAAGAGCGCTGTATTTGGTTGACCCATAATCCAATTGTATGTGTAATAACCTATTAGGCCTAGTAGTACCCAATAGAATGTGTGTTCAAGGTCAATGTGGCCTCCAATGTTTGGACCTTTTGTGTAATTCCACATTTTCTTTCCTTCTTGGCATGTGGAAATTTTTCCACAAAGATATTTTTCACCAAGATAACCACCTATCAATTCTATTACATTAAATAAAATGGCTGATATAATTGCAACTGTTATCCAGCTCATATTTGGGAAAAATTTCCAAAGAAATCCTAAAAATATTCCACCTAAACCATAAGCTGGTGGAAAAGGTAGCCAACAAACATCTTTTGATAATAAATGTTTGAAAACAGGATTACAGGAAATAAACTCTTTGTCAGTCCAATTTTTTACTGATTCTGCAGTCCAGCCAAGAAAACTGTAAACTAAATAACCTTTCACAACAGTCCCAAATGCTGAAGTGGGTGTTCCAGGTCCAGTTGAATTTATTACTGAATTAACCTTATCCGAGATACTGGTTCCTGCTCCCATTATTATAAGATTTTAACTATATTAAGCAACGGATCTAGTAAAAGTTGTTTAAACTATTTAATTTATTGTTCAAATAGTTTAAAGTAGGCTTGCCTAGTTTAAATTATTTGCTGATTTTATTCAGCAAATAATTTAAAATACCCTTCGATACTAAAATCTTCTTCTGTCAGTGTTGAAATGTATTGCCATTGTGCAAGTTGAGTTTTTTTTGATACGTCTTGAAATTCCAAATGAGATTCATGAATAGTGGATTCAGTAGTTTCGTATGAAAAAATTGGAATGGAGAATACATTAGGTTGGCTATAAATAATAGTTTCGCTCGTTGCATCTGCATTACCTTTAGCTAAGAGATTGTACATATTAATAGATTTATCAAAATAATCAGCCAAAATAGTTTCTGCTGTTGATCTATTAATCAAATACGCAGTACACGAGTAAAATTTATCGTGTGTTGCTCTTTTTCTCAAATATAGGGGTACCGGCAAATAACTTGCAACAGCTAATTGAATAACTGACCATTTCTTTGGTAATCGTGCATAAAAATCTGACCAATTGAATGGAATTTTATCAAGAAATTCTGTTGAAACATCATCTTCACAAATTAAAATTTCATCTAAATTTGTTTTCTCAATAAAATATCTTAAAGCTTCTAAATGGCTACATGCACAAGCTGCAACTTTGGGATCACCAAAAGGATTATATTTGCAGATTTGATCGATGTACGATGGATTTGAACCATCATAGGCGTCAATCCTTTGGTTTGCATATTGGTCAAAAATTTTGTTAATTTTCAATCGTCTATTTTCACTGGATTTCAAATTTATCCATAATATTAATGGTATCGTGTCCAAAATCATCTTGTTATTAATCTGGACACTTAGTTAATCGAGATTATGTAATAATCAATGATTACACTTAGTTAATCTAGATTATGTAATAATCGATGATTACACTATATATTTGCAACATTATTCGTGATATATGTATAGATCGAAGTAAACAATAAATAATAAATGACATCTAGAAATGATGACCGAGATAGACGTAATTTACGTGAAAAATATGAATCACAAATGATAGGACATAGATCTAGACGTCACAGATATTTGCATGGTGGTCTTGATGAAATTCAACCAGTTGACTACTATCCAACAAGAGGACGCGTTGTTGACACAACACCAGAAAACAGATTTATGGGTTTAGTTTATGACACGGTCGAAGATATTTCGCCAACATACAGTAGCTATAGAGAAGACCCAGCTGGATTAAGTAATGAAGCCATTGTTATCCAAAATTTGGATCCTAAGATTGATGCTGCACTAGCTCAACAGGAATTGGCTGATGCGAATTATCTGGATGATGTGTCTCCTGAAAAAGCTATTACGGCTACCCAATATGGTATTGATGAAGATTTGGAACAGAATCATCAATACTTCGTGGAAACACTACCAATTGGAAACCTAACTGGTGGAGGAGCGTGGGCTGTTTGGTCAAATGAAAATGATTCAACTGTTGATGCTATCTACCAACATTTTGGTTCTGACCCAAAAAATTTAGCTTTGACTCAAATTAAAAAAGGCTTGGGCAAAGTATATGCTGAAGCTGATACCGAATTGAAAAATTCAAACAAAAACAAGAGCGCGATTGTATGTTTGCAACACAATGTGAACTATGCGTATACTGGAGTTGTAATCGGTTTGCTTGTATCAATGGCACATATTCCACTGGAATACCTAAAAAGAGCTTTATCAGATTCTTACAGAGATTACATCAGAACTTGGTCCTTAAAAGATGCTTCTGGTTGGAGATCTTACAAGGAGCGTCTGGATGCTGTTGCGTATGAAATAAGAGCTTTATCCTATGCAATTCAAAAAGGAACTCCATTGGCATTACCAGATAAATATATTGATTCGGATGGCAAAACTGATATGTCCAATGTCAAAAAATATTTAAACAAACTCCAAAAAGACGGAGTAACAACATACATCGACAAAATCTATCTTGTCAAAACCAGAGCAAAAGTTCCATTATACATGCCCAAAAATTCTGCTATCTATGAACCACTTTTGGATGCACAAATATTAAATTTAGGAATTGTAATGGAAGGTGCATTTGATCACGTTAAGAAAACTCAAGAACAACCGATGTTACGTAAATATTATGTTGTTACACAAAAAGGAACCAAGCGCACATGGAAATTATTTGATACATTCACAGACACAGTTACAGGATTGGTCCCAAGTTCTGTTTTGGAAGACATTTTTGGATCAAATTTGAAATTTTATTAAACGGTTAATTATTTGATCAAATTTCAAATTTGATTAAACAATTAAACAAAGTACATTTGAATATGCAAACTCGTTGGCTTAAGTATGCGTCTTAGAAAATTATGTTTGTGATGTGTTTTTTCTAATTTAATTTCTGGCTGCAATAATTAATCTACATTCCATTTTGTCTGCAATGAATAATATGTTTACATCTAGTTTATGGTGTAAACATATTTCTTGCAATTTTTAATTGATTAGTTCCTCTAAATTAATTGGCTCGATTTGTAATTTAGATCTGTGTTTAGAAACTTTGGCGAGTTCATTTTCAACTGAAGTAAATTCTTGCTTTTGTTTCGCAAAATGTTTGCGAGCTTCACAATAAATTTGTATTTGATCAGTAAGATCTTTTTCTGCAACAGAATTTAGATCCAAAGTTATTTGCTCTAAACTTTTGATTTCAGTTTCGTCTTCGTTTTCATGTTGTGCTGTGAGAACGCCTATCATAGAATCATAATTTGCTTTTAGTTCTGATAACCGCTTGTTAGCCTTTTTGTGCAATTTCACAGCAGTCGCCGGATCAATTGTTTTTGACAATTTTGTTAAAATCTCTTCTAAAATTTCGTCCTGCATTTTCCGAGTATATGTGTCACATGCAAAATTAGTTTAAATCAAGCGAACTCAATCCAAACTGAACTTAACAAGCCCATCAGAAAATTTAATAACATAAGTTTGCCCTTTGACAATCTGGTCAACAGATTTAATAAGTTTTCCCTTGAGTGTTGTAATTGTGGGCTGTGATGCATTCATTAAACTATTTGAGTATGAATCTAAACAATTTGATATGTCTGTTTGGTGTTTGTCTAGAACTTGTTCTAAAAAATTTAATGCTAAATGTCTATTTTGAAGAAATGCTTTGGCAACTGCTTCCAAAATTGAAATTGATGATCTAATGTATGCTGACGTGTTCATTATATTGTGCTGGATTGCTAATCCATTTGCATTCAAAGTCGCACTTGTGCTAGACAACGAATTACGTGTTCTAGCAGTGAACATTTGCATTTCCGTTTCCAAACGATTTACATAAGTATTTATTATTTGTGCGTCTGTCTGAAGCCTATTGATAATATTTGATCTGAGTTGGGCAATATTATTTTCCATCTCACCTGTTTGTTCAGTAAATAAACCTTGGGCTGTAGCTGTTGGTGTAATAAAACTTTTTGCCGAAACCAGATCACTAAGAGAAACATCAATTTGATGTCCAATACCAGTTACAACAGGTATTGTGCAATTGTGAATAGCTTCAACAATTTCTTTCGAATCAAAACATGATAAATCATCTTTGGACCCACCTCCTCTAATAATAACAACCAATTCGCAAAAATTATGTTCTTGAGCTAAAGCCAAAGCTTGAGGAATTTCTTGAATCGCTGTCGGACCTTGGACGCTAGCTGGGTACAAAAATAATCTTCTTGACTTCGCTCTGGAATTTAATGTGTGAAGAAAATCTTTTAATCCGGCTGCATTTAAACTTGATATAATACCAACTTTTACGCAATCTATTTGCACTGGTGGTTTAGTTTCCACATTAAAATAACCTTTGGCTTCAAATTCAGCTTTTAATTTTGCCAGCGATAATGATGATATACCCATGCCTATTTTTTCGTAAGAGTCTATGTTGAATTGTAATTTTCCTGCGTACAATTTGAATTTTCCTTTGGCTTGAATTTTATCACCATCAACTAGATCATGATTATAACTTTTAGGGTAAATAACTGCGTCAATTTTGCAATTAGTTTCGCTGATTTTTAAGTAAACTAACCTGTAAACTTTAATCTCAGAAATTTCCACTTCTAGCGTGACATTTTGAAATGCTGGTTCAGAAGAAATTTGCGCTTCTATCAGACCGTAAAGCAAACTTAAGCTCGCAGCCATTACTGATAGTTAAAATATATCTTCCATATTTTGTTAAAACAAAATATGGAATTAATGCCTAAGACCAACCGACAATATTAACTATTATGCCGCCAACAGTATCTACTTCAACCCAATCTAAACTGTAATCAATCGATTGGCTCACAAGTACGTCATCTTTATATCTTATTACTATATCTCTATGGGTTTTGTACATTGCATCGACATGATTCAAACCAAGCAAACGTTTGGTTTCTATATATCCGCGACAATCTCCTCCAATGCAACACAAATTGCCCATTATTAATAGTGAGTGGCAAAATATTTTAGCCGAAGTTCACAACGCGCGAAATAATACCATTACTAACAGCAACATTCAAACGATCTGGTTGGTAATCCATAGTAGTTGGTAGAGGATTGCCATCTTGCTCAACAATTCGAATATTCGGGTAAATCAATCTGGCAAAATCCAATCTCATACCAACGAGAGGTGGAAGTTGAGGTTGTTCTGGACCAGAAGAACATACAACACGACAGGTTTGTCCTTGTGCATTAGTCCAAGATGCAGCATTTGCATTTACATTTTGCTGATTTACAAAATCAGCCCACCAATTAGTTCTGTTTGACATTTAGTACGCAGCACGTTCTATTATAGGGTTTGAATTAATTTTGTTTTTTGAAATTTCCTGTTTGTAAACGGAAAATTGCATTAAATTAATAATGTTAATAAAAGTTCAATTAATAGTTGCGTGCGTTACGACAAAAAGTTCATCAACATTCTTGAATGTTGTGTGCAACTTGATGGATACTTCTTCAGCAATGTAAGTTGCATTTGTTCTCGGGGTTAGGATAAAATGGCATCCATTATTAAATTTTATGTTGAGTTTGCCATTTTTAAGAATTTTCAAATGATATCCATTGTCACCTCCCAATTCAGTTGTGAAATCATAGATTGTGAATTTCTTTTTGCCCAGATCAACGCAAATCGCGTCAGGGTTTGGGAACAAGTGCTCAAATAACACATCTTTACGATCTCTTTTGCGCAGAAGGGTATTGTAAACAAGTTCGATAATTGGATCGAAAATAATTTCGCGCCTACTTGCTAATTCAATTTCAGAATACTTAGCGAAATCTTCAATGCAGGCATAGGCATTGGATCTAAATTCTTCATACGCTTCCCTGTAAGCTTTAAATTTGTTACTATTTCCACCATATTTGCAAATTCTCATTAATTTCTTTGGAATTACATCGCGAACAGGTTGGCTGTACTTGAAATTAATGTAAGTGCAAGTTTCATCGTGTTCTTGATCACCAGCTTCATCATCAGTCGGTTCAGGTATCCACGTGAACCACGCCTGAGAATCAGGATGATCTTCATCATCTATCGACAATCCAAACATCTGAATATTAGGTAAATATTCTGCGAAAGCGCTGGCGAGTTTTGATCCATATTTTGTATAATAAATTCTGGTTTCGGCAGACAATTTAGCAAAAGGTTTAAGTGTATTTTTTTTATGATTGGTTGCATTATCGTCAAGTGCGATATTATGGGTATTCGCAAGCTCGCTAATCAAAACATAAAGCAAGTAATCATCCATTTCTCCATTGATAGTTGGGTTCATTTTTTCAATTGGTTGCCTATTGAAAATACTCATACGATCTGACTTTTATTTAAAGACTTTTTTGGCTGCAATTTTTCAGAATTTAATCAAGCTCAGACTTGATTAAATAATGTAAAATAACATTAATCCGCAAATTAATGTTATTTTTCAGATAATTAAATAATTGCAATCCTTACACCAATACATTTTAGCTAGTGTTGCAGTAAAAATATTTTCTTCTCGTTCTAGTGTAAAATTAATGATAATACATGTTCTGAATTTAAAAACACTTGTTTGTGTATGCTCACTAACACAAACATAATTTTTTAAAAAATACAGTTCTAATAAATCTCCATTACGATTAAGGTAAATAATTGGCGTATCTGAATCTTGACACAATATCATGCTTGGATCGGCTTCTGCATAAATTTTATGAAGAATCTCCAACCCATAAAAAAAAGTCATCTGGGTGCATAATTCTAAAAGGATTAACTCCAAATTTCCATATTGGTTTTGTAAATTTCTAAACTGTCTAACGTAAGTTGTAAATAATTTCAGCGATTGGTACTTACCAAGATTTGAGATGTGTATTGTCATTCGAGGATAATCAAGTTGTAATTGACGTCCGGCAGACTTACCGGAAACTGCACTGAGAATTTTATTTACGTCCAAATCATTAACAAAATTCGCATGCAATTTTGGGATTGCATCTAAATGTAGTTTGTCACAATTAATTAGTGGTAAATCATCGTGCAGAAACTGCATTTCTCCAAGATCTAACAATTGTTGATATAGACGTTCACAATAATTTGATTACTTGTTATTATATATGGAACACACTAAAGAATGTTTTGACGAAGTCGAAGTTTCACAGATTGTTGAAGAGAATATCTTAGTAAAAAATTTGAAAACTAAAATGAATAAATACGGACGCAAGGCTATGGGAAAAATATTTAAAATTATATTTGATCAAAAGACATCAATTGGGTCTAGTGGTGACTCGATCCCTGCAGCAGGTATGCTTCCGGGGTCTCACAACGGCTCGATCGCTACAGAAGGCAAGCTTCTTTCGCGGTCTCGTAGTGACTCGATCCCTGCAGCAGGTATGCTTCCGGGGTCTCGTAGTGACTCGATCGCTACAGAATCTGTGGAAAATGAAATTATTAGCACTGCGAATCCCAAACAACTCTTAATTGCGGAAAATATACAACACGAAGCAAGATACTACATGATTGTACTTTTTTTCGTTTTGTGTTTATTTGCCAGCGAAAGTGTGGGTAATTTTGTTGCGTTGCTGTGTCCGGCTGTTAAAACTTTTTACATTGTAAAATCAGATACAGAAGTTGATTTTCTTAAGGTAAAATCATGTTTGTGTTATTGGATGTTGATTGGGTTATTTTATGGTGTAGGTTTTTTATTTGATGGTTTAAGTATCCCTTTCATTTCTTTTGTAAAAATTATTTTTTCTTGCGCAATGATCCAATCGGATTTTGCTTTCGCATCAACAATTTTTAATTTGGTTGCGAAAATTTATGACAGTTGGTCAAGCAAAAATACTTTTGAAGAAATTTTGACCCAGATTTCAAAAGATTTCGGATTAAAATAATAGACGAATTGAAATTTATCTATTATTAAACATCCGCGATAGATGAATAACTTTGCACAACAGATGTGAGGATGATGTTGTGATTTTGCTTGAAGATAGGTCGTGGCAAGGTGGAATTTTGTGGTATGTGTTTCTCGCAATAAAATTCCCAATCGTACATGGATGAATTTGTCACAACAAAACGTGGAGTATGCGTACATTTTAGATATTTGCATTTTGGCAACCTGTAGTAAACTCTTGAGGAGCAAACATTTTCCTGATCGTGAGTTTCCGCTTTCCCGGATGCTGATGTGGAGCCCGATTCCTTCAAAACTAAGAGTTCTTTCGGTGCCCCTATGTTCGATGATACTTTTTGCAAAACAACAAAAGGATGTTTTTTGCAAGCCGCATCGATTGCAGCTTCGCGTTCTAAACTTACTGAATAGAGATCTTGATCGGATTGGGTTTCCATGGAATTTTTGGAGTGCAATGTGAATTGTGCAAACAATCTGCGCAAATTTTCCAAGACAGTGTTTTCGATGATGTGATGTTTCTTGCATGCGCCATCCCATAGACCTGAACAGTTTTTTTCTGAACAAACTCGAAGATTTGATTTTTCACAAAAACTTTGGCTGATTTGTGCAGAACGGACGCGATTGGAAATCTGGCATGATTCGTCAAATGCACCAACCAGTGCAACACAATCACCAAACTCATTCAATGTTGACTTGAACCAGATATGCGAATTTTCCAGCATTTCGGTTACAACATTTTGTGATAGAATTTGTTGCTTTTGGCATGAAATAATGGATTTAATCAATGTCTGCCTTTGTTTCAAACTCAAAACCAGATTTGGAGGTTCACAAATCACCCCGAACAACAATGTCTTAAGATGAGAATACGTAAGCTCCAAATTCGTGGTTCGTTTTTTGAGACCAATAACACGTCGAACAAGGAGATCATATGTCGACTCATTTGTTCTCCTGTCAATCAGCAAGGTCAAAACATTTTGACTCAAAACGCAATATTCTTCGAAATTGACAATAAACTCAACAATCTGTTCAATGGAAAAACGCCTTCTACTCAAGAAGTAGATCAAAGGATTTCTGTTTTTGCAACGCATTTTAGGCAACCGGACTAATAAATATGAAACTCTATGTAAACTTCAATGGAAAATAACCTGCAATTTTTGCGGATTATTTACAAAAGATTTACATAGAAGAGGATTACTTCGCCTATCACAAGGATTGCTTCGCCTATCACAAGGATTGCTTCGCCTATCACAAGGATTGCTTCGCCTATGCACTATTGACGCGCTGGATGGCTTTATAGAAAGCTGAACCTTGTGGAGTTAGTTCTTTCTCGTCGGGCTTGACTCCGCATTTCAGAGTGAAAACAGCGAGTTCCTTGTTTCTGAAATTGAAGTATTGCGAGGAGACCTTGGATTTTGAAGGCAAGGGATAGCATTTTTGCAGAAGCTCCAAGAGCTTGACTGTGTGGTCGCTATTGGTAAGGAACCAGTATTCGCGCTTCAGGAAATCTGACCAAAATGTTGAATCAAAGTTGTTGACCATCTCAATGATCAAGTTCAAAGCGGATCCGTTTTTGATGTCGAACATCTCCAACGCGAACTTTCTGGTTCGCTTTGAGCAAGTTTTCTTCAAACGAAGATCGCGTTGTCTATGCTCGATGAGCTTTTTAGCCCACTTCTTGGCTTCGTGTCTGGGGGTTTTGGGTGTTTTTTGGGCAGAAGTGGACACAATGTCAATTGTCGAAACAACTGCTTGCTCAACAAATGTGAAACTGGCTTGGACTTCGGCAATAGCTTGCTGAACGGAGGTGTTGGGTTTGCACAGCAGATCACTGCAAGTCTTGGTTCTGCGCATGGCGATAACAGGGACGATAATTTTTGAAATAGGAGAACGTTGTTGCTCCGCATTCAAATATGAATCGAGTGATGACATTTCAGTTAAATGCTGGAAATAAATTTGATGAGTTGTTTTGAGAGATCAAGAATAATGAATTTGTATAATCAGACTCTCAGTGAGATCAATTTTGCAATTTTAATTCAATAGAAGCATTCTATTGAGAATTTCATTTATTCAATAGAAGCATAGAGATCTCAATAATATTTAACCAACAATAGTATTGTCAGTTAAATTTAATAAAAAAATATTTAGTGTTTGTGTCCACAGCAACCATCGTGATGTTCATGACCAGCACTATCAGCCATAATTTCTTCTTCGGAATCGTCAAATAACTTTTGTTCATGAACATGATGATGACCACAGTTACAATGTTCATCGTGCTTGTGTGGTTCTTCTTCGAGTTCTAGGCCAGTGTGTTCCACTTTGCGGATTTTTTCAAAAGTTTCCTGTTGTTCAGCAAGAGCTTCATCTGTTCCATAGGTTGGGTCAATAGATCTCATGTATTCAAGTTTGTTACAGAATTCTTTACCATAAATAACAATGTAGACTTTGTCCACATCTTTTCCAGGAATAGTAAAAGTGTAAACCTGTGCGTCAATAATCAAATATTTAACACTTCGGTATTGGAATTCAACAAAAGTTGTGTTTGTGCGTTTCGTCAAAGTAAATTTAGTCTTGAGTTTTGCATGAAGAGCGCGAGATTGCTTGTTTCCAGTAAGTGTATCATTCTCAGAAGGTTTTTCTAGTTGTTTCTCAATAGTTGGTTCTTGCAACTTTTCAAGAATATCTCGTGAGTGAAGAATTCGAGCTTCAAGCTCAGTAATCATTTGCTGATGAGATTCGATACCAGCAATGACAGCATCTGCTGTGTTTACACCATTTGGATCAATTTTAGACATTGTGTCGATAAGAGCCGTTTTAACAGCTTCCTTATCAGATAGATCACAACCAACCAACATTTTAAATTCTTCAAGTTTATCGTTGTGAACGGCAATTTCTTTTGTGTCGGATTCAATAAATTCATCACAACTTTTGATCTTATTGAGTCTGTCTTGTTCCATTTTTTCGAACTTTTCTTTTGCGACTTTCTTTTGCAAAGTCACCACATCATAAGTTTCATTAATATTTTCAGCCGGCTGTTCAGGATTGCATTCAATCATATACAATCCATTACGCATATTTGCCTTGATATCAATAAAGTTAACATTAGACGCCAAACCATCATATGTTGACATAATACATCTCTTGAATTCAGTGCTAGTTAGTGTGTTTTCATCTCCGACTTTGATCAAAAAATCCAAGTCGGGATTTACTTTAATAATTCGTTTAGTTGATTTTGCTCTAGCTTTCTTGATTGACGCCATTATGGTAGCACCTACTAATTCACTTGTATTTATAACACAGTTTAGATAATTTAGTACGCAATTTTTTCTAATTCATCTTTTGTCATATTTGATGATAGCATCAGAATTAATCTTAATTCTCCATAAGTAAGATGGCCATCTACTGTTGGTGGTATGGAATTTTCTCGCATTTCTTTAATTATTTGTTGGCAATATCTGTTGCGGTCACACCAAACTTCTTTATGTTGGTGTTTTATTTGTTCGGCAGTTAGATTTTGTTGTTTGGCAAAAATGTAGAACATTAACCATTCAGGTTCGATTGCATTTTTGTTGATCGCAACGAATTTATCAACTAATTCTACCGGAATTAACGGCGGATCATGCGAATTCAATTTTCTAAAACTGAATGCTTTGTAGTCTAATGGTGATACACATCCTTTTTGTGTTGATCCGGGTTCTGATTTACATCTAGCTCTGAAACTTTCATATCTATCTACAACATCTTCATACGAAATGCCATAATCAACGCCTAGTTTTTGATTTACTCGTTGATGAACATCATAAAGCCATCTAGTTAATGTTGCTCTTGATTTCATTACATCCATATTCAAAATTGTTGGTTCAGATTCGATAAATATTTTGTAACTTTCTCTGCAATATCTGCAAGGCAAAATGTTCCCTAAAGATTTGAAATGGGAAAAATAATCTTGCTTTTGTGTATCAGATGGTTCCACCGGATATCCAAACGTAACAGCGTGTTCAAATTCCCAACCTGATGGTCCCCAAATTTTTGTTATTAAACCATTGTGTTGATTTGGATCATTATCTTTGGCATTTGATGTAACGTATCCAATATCTGATATGTCGCCGCCAAATAGATTCTCCCCAAATAAATCAATATCAACGTATGTTATATTTGATTTCAATGCATCAACATGTCCACAATTTGAACAATGTTTTTCCATAGGCGTAGCAAACCTTATTATATTAGTAACACCGATATTTTGAACTTTTGCTAAGACAATTAGAATTGTTTTAACAAATTATTTTAATTTTGGTTTGTCAGGTTGGAATTAGCTAATGCATTACAATGTGTATGAACATGATCATGTGTGGATGTTTTTTCAACTAAACAATATTCTTCGCTGGCATCTGTAGTAAAACACTCGGCGCATTTTTCCGCTAGCAATCCTCTACATAAACTACAATACTTATTTGGATAAATTGGTTCCCTTACACCAAAAGGCCTAAAAGAAACGATCTTAAAAAATGGTTGATTGGAAGGGGAGTCACTGCGAGACATTTTGGCAGAATAAATATTAGTATTGCAACAAATATTTTATAAAAGATCCTGTATGCAATTTTTTCTGAACGTTCAGAATTGATTTTCAGACTTGATTCAATAATGTAAATCAATTATGATTTTCAGAATTGAACCAAGCTCAGACTTGATTCAATAGTGCAAATCCTAATTGATTTGGTAATCAATTAGGATTTTCAGTGAAAAATTTCTGATAAAGCGCACATGTAATCATTTTCCGGTCTGATATCATTATGTAAACCTTCAAGTTTAAACATTTTCGTATTCGGGTGGATACTTTTAACTTGTGTATATAAATTTTGACTTTGAGTGTAAGGAATAACTTCATCTTTAGGACTGTGTGCAATAAATATTGTTGTTCGGCTATCAATTTTCTTAATGAGTTCATCGGTTTGATATTCATTTCCAATTAGTGATCCAACAAGTTTGCCAATTGTCCCGATGCCAAATTTTCCTGCAAATACTTCCATCATTGATTTTAGTGAATAAAATGGTGCGTTTAAAATCAAAGCATATGGTCCGCGTTTCTTTTTTTCATAAATATCTGCTGCAAGAGCTGTTGCAACCGCACAACCAAGAGAAACACCAACAAGAGCAATATTTTCTAATTTGTATCCCTTATCAAGTGCATAAGACAAAATCAAATTTGCGTCTTCTAACAAAGCCTCACTAGATAAATCAGATTTATTTCCACTTGATCTACCATAAGATCTGTAATCAAAAGCAATTACATCGGCATATGTTCTTAAAAATTTAATCGTTTCAAATGTTGATGCCAGATTACCAGCATTGCCATGACATAATATCATGCAACGACGTCGTGGATTTGTAGGATGTTTGACTAAAACGCTGTCCAATGTGTATATTGGATTTGGTGTTTCAGTTAGCTTAGGAACTTGCATTTTGACAACATTTTCAGAACCAAAACTAGTTTTCAAGTCTTCATAAAATTCTCGATAAATCGCATCATTTGCTTTTTCTGGATGATAAAGCATAGAAGTTTTGGCCTTATTCAAGAAAATATAAATGATGCCTATGATACCAATTATTATTGCGACTTTGGATAAAGATGGCATTTTACCTATACGTTTCCATTGGAAATTTGATCTAAAAACAAAACGCATATTCTATTCTTTGGTAGAGTGTTAATTTAATTTGCAAATTTGATTAGTAAATTAAATATTAATAACGACTTGACATTATTAAACATTAATAACGCGTTTGGTTTTTCTGGCAACGACTTTCTTAGGTGCAGCTTTAACAGCTTTTTTGGCTGCGGTCTTCGCACGAACTGCATCTGCAATAGTTGCTTTAGCATTTTTCTTAGGTGCAGCTCTAGCAGTTTTGGCAGATTTTTTCGGGCGACCAATTATATTATCAATAACATCATCTTCGTCTGATTCGTTATCAGATGCATCAGTTTCATCTCCAGAATCTTCATCAACAGGTAGATCAGCATCTGCATTTCCATTTGCTTCTTTGTAAGCCTCATACTGTTCATCGATGAGTTCGATGTTTTCATTTTCATGTTTGGGTGGATCAGTAACAAGCCACAAGTCATCCATTCCTTCAAGTTGCATTGGTTCTTTAGTTTCAGTTGTTGCTTTATTTTCTGTTTCATTTACAAGATAAATGATTTTTAATGCAGATTTGCGACCGAATCTTTGTCCTCTACCAATAACTTGAACTTCAGTTTCAGGTTTCATTCTGTGCAGCAAAATCAAATATTCCGCATCTTGCAAATTGTGACCAGAACCATAATGCTCAGAATCCAACATCAAAACGTTCAGGCGACCATTGCGATAATCATCCAAAACTCCGGCCACTCTCTGAGGGGTGCCACTAATTGTAGAATGTTTAAGACCAGATTCATTAAGCATATTAGCAATCTTATTAAAGGATTGTGCATAATCACTGAAAATCAAAATGCGGGGATTATCTGTGTTTTCGGCAATGTATTTCAAAATTTCAGCTAACACGTCCATTTTTTCCATTTTACCAAATGGTTTGGCTGGAGAATTTTTTGCGACTTCTTTTTTAGGCTTCTTTTCAGATGCTCCTACGACGTGATATTCCTTAGGAGATTTAACTTGGTGTCTGCAATAAGGACACATATTATTACCTTTTGCCAAAGCCTGAACCAAACATTTTAAGCATGAAACAGTCTTACAACAATCAATAATAGTTGGCGATTCGAATTCATCACTGCAAATAAAACAACATTCTGTTTTGATTGATTCAATGCGTTCGATAATGGTATTCAACTTAGTTTGGCATCTGGAAATATCCGATTTCAATGTTTTTACCTTATTTTCATCAATAGGATCCATTTTTTCTTCAGCACTCAATTTAACTTTCATATTGTGCAATTCTTTCTTGAGTTTTGCGGTCATGACGTCCATAATATTATCTTCAGTATCAACATCACAATTCAACTTTTGGATCGCTTCTTGCATATTTCCTGCGTTAATAAGCTTAAGAACATCAGCAGGAACCATGTCTTTAACAGCAGCTGCCAGTACATTCATAGCAACTTCAACAAAGTAAACATAAGGTTTGGGTAAAACAACGCTCGCATTCACATAATCTTCAGTGTTTTTTACTGTGAAATATGTGAGCAGCGATTGTCCGCTAGATTTGAAAATTTTTGTAGCATAAGATCTTGAAGATTTATTAAAAATGCCAGTTGGAGTAGCAGTTAGGAACCAATTAAAATTTCCAAATTCATTAAAATCAGTGGGCAACTTCGCAGAATCCATTTCATCAATAATTACTCTAGCCCATTGGTGATGAGGGAATACTCTGCGGAAATCTTTGTAACGATTTACGTTCAAAATAAAAACAGTATTATTGTCAATTGCTTCTTGAACTGCTTCTTGGTTCAATGTGTATCTACGATAGGTAACTTTCATAGCTTTACCTTTGGTACGAGAAACTTTGCATTTAAAATGACATCCTTTTAACATATCTGCTTCAGACCGTTTGTCAACTTCATCTATGTCATAGAATCTGTCAAAACTATCAGCCCTATTAAATAGGAGATAAGGAAGTGCAGCGTTATTCATAAATTGAGCCCATTGCAAAGCTAAACCATGCGGGACAACAATTAAGTTAATATTAGTTGTTTCCTTGGAACTAATCATTTTAATTGAATAGTTATCTGTACCATTAATTACACGTTCTCTGCGCACCGGAACATTTTCAACCATAATCAACCCAATAATTTCGTAAGTTTTTCCAGCACCAACTCTGTCAGCAAGAATAGCTGAGTTTGTTTGAATGATGAAAGTTGAATTTCGTACCTCATCTGGATCTCTAACAACATATCTCATTTCATAGGAAATAGGAGCATGATCATCTGGTTGGTCAATAATAATCTTTCCTTCAGTTTCTAACTCACGCATCGCCGCAATTGATGTCAACTGATGGGGTTTCAATTTTATTTTCATACCTTTCGGTTGAGTAACTTTTGGGTATTCATCTGTTAAATTATTGAACATTATCGCGAGAACTACTACGTTTGGGGTATTTTTTGAGAAACAATGCAGTGTAAAAAGATTATGTTTTAATATCGAGTTTTTTAGAAAGATTATTTTTTGCGCAATTTTTCACAAAACCACATCCCATAATATAAGTGAGATTACTGCATCTATGGGCATTAAAAGTTTGAACACAGGCAGAAGAGGTTATTTAACCAGACCTGGTGGGCATGACCTTTACATAAAAGTTGGTTCTCATGTTGATGGGGAGGTTCTTCATGTGGCTTATGATATTAGAGTTGAAGGTGTAACAATTTTGCCAAAGGGCGCTATTGTAATTGGAGATTGGATCACCAATGAAGAAGACCCTACACAAGCTATGTTTATGACCAATGAAGTCTTTGTTGAAGGACAATTTCAAGAGTTTATTGCAGATTCAGATATTTATAATGAAATTCATCGGTTCAATGCTGATAGGCTTTCTGATCCAAGTCACTTTTACTTGACATCAACACATGGTGCAAATCACAGAATTATTAACAAATGCCGTCACATGACCATCAGATCAAATCGCGAAGGTGATCCTTACATTAGGATTCCAGCCCAAGAAATTCCTTTCACAATTGTTGATAGTTTTGTGACATTCAGATCCGGCAAGTATACTGATATTGATGAAGTTAGAAGACCTTCCATGGGGTGCCCGTCCCCCATGGAAAATCGAGCCATGTCGAGACCTTCTATGGAAGATCGAGCCATGTCGAGACCTCCCATAGAAGATCGAGCCACGTTGAGACCTCCGATGGAGGATTTATCTTCTGGACCTTATTCAATGGATAGTGATAGAAATGAATCAATTCCCAGAATTGTTCCTCCACATTTTAACCAAAGACCAAATCAATAACCTAGCAATTTATGTTTGTGCTCACTTTAGGATGTGATACAAAAAGCAAAAATAGCGCTAGCGCATTCAAGTTAGCTGCCAAAAATGGACACCTGGATATTGTCAAATATCTAATCCAGAAGTCAAAATGATTTGGCTTTACGGTTGGCCAATGAAAATGGTCACACAAATGTCGCTGATTATTTGGTATCTGTCGGATGTGAAATCAGTTCAATTTAAATTGTGATAATAGTGCATATCTACAATATTATAATTATAATATTGCAAATATATAGGTATTCAACAAAAGTGAAATGCATTTTGTTAAAAGAGTAACGTTTGATGAGAAAAATGAATATGTGGCATCACAAATTGTTGATCACACAAACAAAACAATTAGTGTGGCATTAGGGTTGTTAACAGATATTGCAAAAAAGTTTGTTCGAGAAGAACTTGGCAGAGAAGCAGGTGAGAAAGCAAATATTATTGAAATCAATAACTTTGATCAAGTTCATGAACCAACTACGGATGCAATTTTGCTTTACAAATTAGTTTCAGATCCTCACAAAATCCATGTTTTCCAAAAGAAAACTCAAGTATTAACGGTTGCTGGATGGTTTTCAACAGGTCCAGTTGCAGATTCAAAATTTAAGAGAATTTGCATTTATGAACTGGAAGAATATTCAAACAAAATGATTATGGCATCTGTACCATCAAGTTTGCCTGATCATGAATTTGTTCCAATTGGACCGGCTCAAATTAAAGTTCCAAAAGGTATGACTATCTCCCCCACTGCTGATTTAATTAGAGATCTCAAACTTTCTCCGAAATTCATAGCAAGAAGCATTGTAAAAGTTGAATAAGCGCAACATCAACATTTGTAAATAATGTATTTTAAAACAGTTTGAAAAGTATGAATAAATCATAATTAATTGTTAATAATTAATTATGATTTGTGATCTCGGATTAGAGCCGTTTGCTAAGGTAAATGATCTTGTCGACATTAGAATCAGATCCTTTAATCTTGACAACATTGTAACCGCGACCTGCGAAGAATTCAATAAGATATTTTGCATTGGGGTTGTCCAAATCAATTTTCTTGTGAATAGCCACATAACCGTTCACTTTGAAGAACTCATGAATAAATTTAAAGAATGCACCACGCACACCAGGGCTTACATGAATTTCCATAAGTTCGACCGCATTGTTAGAAACTGGTTTGTAAATGCAATAAGCAACAATTTTATCATCGAGTTTCATAACCAGCAAACCTTTCTGGTTGGGTCCGGTGCTAAGAATATCAATATCCAGTTTGTTTGCATCAAAGTAATTTTTGATTTCAGGATCACCTAGTGACATTGTCGAGAAAACAATAGTTTTGCCATCAACATAATAAGGCTTGCTTACAAAGCTTTCAAATGTGCAAACTCCATCTTCATCGCAATCACGTTTTCCAGCAAGTTGTTCATATTTGTATCCAACCAAATCTAAACCATCAGGTTCTCCTGCAAGTCTATCAGTTAAATCATTTGGATCAGAAAGAGCATCAACAGAGTATGTTGTCGGATGTGCCAATTCGCTTGGTGCAACTACTCCTCCTGTTATACCTGTAAGCCATTCACGTTGATATCTGCTCATGGGTTGGTCATCTCTTCCTCCGGCTAAACCACGTGATTTAAGTTTGCTGTAAACTTTTTTGGAATAATTAACATCATCAGTGAATCTATTTGCATATTTGGTGCTCGATTGCAGATTTGAAATTGCAACCAAATGTTGTTGAACTTTTCGTCCACCTTCAGGGTGTTCATACATTGCCTCGCGAATTGCTCTGTGTCTCACCTCATCTGGGGCATTGATAGAATATCCATACTGTGACAAGTGAACATCTCCGCCAACTGGAATCAGTTTAGGTCCTTTTCCAGGCTTACCTCTGTCTTCAATGCAAGTCGGTTGCACAAAAGATCCCCTTACAGTCGTGCCATCTAATCTCGTGTAAGGTTTCCTATTGTAACCACTCTTTAAAATTTGACCCGGTGGGCAATGATCTTCTGATTCATCGTAAGAATAAGACATATTTAAATGATCCTATCTTAAGATTCGATTATATCTTTGATATGATGGTACATTTGATTTTAGTTAAATTCTTGAACTAGGACCGGGCGTAAACGGTGATCCGTGTGGCAGACTCGCCATGGCTAACTTTTTGGCGTTATCTTGATGAACGAATAAATAAATAAAATAAATAATCAAAGCCAACACAACTATTCCTAAGATTATCCATGCGATATATTTTAGATATGAAGTTTTTGAGGCGTATGCCTGTGTTGGTGGGTTAGTTTCTGGTATTGGGCTTGTTTGGGGAGTTGTTGTAGGTTTTGTGTCAGGTTGGTTTTCTGGTGGAGTTATTGAACCAGTAATTGTCACATCTGCTTTTAATGAGACATAAACATTCTCCCATGTGCGAAGATCATCATTTCCTGCACAACCACAGCCAGGACCATTTTTACTAGCTGTCATATTTAAACTTGACGGAACACCATTTATGTTTTGCGCAACAAGGTACCAACCAGTAGGATTTAAATTCCATGCTTTGCCATTCTGACCTTGATCCGAAAAAACCTGAATACCAACAGAATTATAGTTTGGAATATTCAAAGATGCGATTTGTGCGTGTGTGCAATCGCATTGGTGAGCAGGAACTTGTCCCGAACCTGAAATGTAATAATTAATTTTGATATTTGGTTGGCCAACTTGCTTAATCAAATCAGCTAAATTCGTTATTGTAGGATAATTTGCTATTGGCGACATGGGTAAACCATTTGCAAATGTGTAATTATTAACACCATTTGGACTATTTAATCTCAGAAAATTTGGTGTTATGAAACTAAATGTGTTTGATGCCATTTGATCGCAAACTGTACTAATTATGTTATTACACAGTGATAATAAAATTATCCAAACGTCGATAATTCCATCTATATTTAATGGAAGCGTATAGTAGAATAGTGTCTGCAAAATGCCAAAAACACACAATGAAAATGCAAGAAACAAACCGAAAGTTTCTGAGAACGTAAGTGAGCTCAAACCCTATAACAGGGTTTCTGAGAAGCATTGCGAGCTCAAACGTCCTCAGAATTTACTTGAAAAATTTTTGGGGATCAGAAAAAAGAATCTGACGCGAGCTGATATCAAAGCTCAACTCGCCGATCCTAAAAATAAGAATTTTCTTGGCTACAGACTTGATATGGGTTTAATTTTAGTAATGTGTTTGTGCTGCCTAATAATTTATGTCGAAGTTGATAATTTGTTTCAGTACATCACCAAAAAAGATAAACTGTTAACTCTTGCATCTGTAGCAATAATTATGATGTGTTTCATGTGGATGCTCAAACATTTGTTGCTGCATCATACGAGTGTAGATCTTTTCGAAGTTGCTAAAGTCTCAAAATCATCAAAACCATCAAAACCCACAAATCCAGCACTTAAATTTGCACAAGAATGTATCCCAACAATTGTAAAATGCGCAATGGGCACATATTCGATAATTTGATAAATCAAAATCCAATAATTGCATACAACTTGGTTCATTTACAAAAAAAGCATTATTTTTATGATCTTAGTATAGACTCATCGGAATGACTAATTGGAAAAATCTATGGAGTGTGCAAGGTATTGTTGCATTGATTCTCGGTATCTTGGGTTTGATCTGGTTGATTAATGCGTTATACAGATCATATAAGATTAGCCAAATCAACAATTGGCCTAAAGTTGATGCTGTAGTAGTTACATCGTTAGCTAGACCAGCTAATGCTGGCACAGGGGCACAATACATTGATCCTGAGAATTTGACTGTAACTACTGGATCAACTGATCGTTTTGTTCCAGTTATCACTTACAATTACACTGTTGGAGGAAAAGATTACCAGTCAGGAAATGTTATTGTCAACCCTGCCAGATCTTACTCTGCACTTGATACTAAAAACTTGATTGGCAGTCTGCGTCCCAATTCAAGAATTTCTGTCTACTACAATCCCAGAAATCCGGCTGAAGCATACATTTACAATGCCACTACTAGCAACTGGTGGGCGATCTTGATCTCCGCCTTGATGACTGCTATTGGTATCTACTTGGGATACAAGGTTGTGAATAACCCAACTGGAGTATCTTTCTCATCAAAGAAACCAGTTCAAGGCCAACCTTCCTACGCATCTGGTGATTTTAGTTTAACAGATGCAGCTGCTGCCGCTGCAGCTAAACCAGCATATGTTGCAACTGCTAGAAGGGGTCACTTTAATTAAAATGCAAAATGATGTTTGAATATTATTTCAAACATCATTTTACAGGAGTACTGCTTTGTAAAATATGAAGCCAGGATGGGCTGCGTCAATGTTCTGCAGTTTGTGTTCAAAACGAACACCTAAATGGGAAGCCATGATATGTGCGCAAGCTAGCACAACATCCGCTTCTTCATCGGTAAGGGCAAATGAAATCTCAACCTGTGAGTAAAAGACATTTCCTGTATCAACAAGATAGTCCATCGACTTTCTCAAAGATCGCAGAAACAACGCTTGATCATCATTGTTGTCACAAATCTTTTCGACATCAGACCAACTTTGTGGTATGGGGTTTGGCGGTTCTTCCCAGTGGAAGCTCGTGTCGCAGCTCTCGGTTAGCGATATGCTTTCATCCAACAGAACTTCTGGTGTCAATGGTTCCAGCAATTCTCCTGTGATCACAGGAGCTGGCTGATGTAATGCTCTGGATCTCATCGGGATTCGTATGACGAGATCTGATTTGGCAGGTTGAGAAAGTTGTGCAGGTTCACCTGGTGGCAACTCTTTGGGAATTAACCCAAGTAACAATTGATTTCCTTGAGTCACCAACTTAGGAAAACAAGTGTCATCTAGTTCTTCTTCAGAACTAGATTCGTCTGGAATGAAGCTTTCGTCTGACGTCGAATATTCTTCGCGCTGGATTTCATTTGTGGACCTAATTTCCAGGAGGCGCGCTTCGATCTCCTTTTCAAATGAGACGAGCAAGTTGGCCTTCGCATTGGGATGCTTTCTAAGGCCCTTCATACCATGCCTTCTACTCAAAAAAGACTCGAGTTTAGGTTCGATCACGATTTTCATAGGCTTGCGATCAGCACGACAAGGAGTGGCCTCCAGAACTGTAGATTCTCCTACGGAAGGGATCGAGCCACGTCTAGACATTGAGTTGAATTGTTTGAGTGTTTTCAATAGAGTGTGAAATCGTCACTTGCTATGCAATCTAGATTAACGAAGTGAAATCGTTAATTGCTATGCAATTTAGATTAACAGCGTGTACCCATTTTTGTATGAAGGAAACTGCAATACTTTTTGGTTTGCAATTTTTAATTTAATAATTTTAATAGAATTTCTATTGAAATTATTCAGCATCAAGATCCAAACCATATCTTTTCCCGACAACTTGACCATAAGGACTGGGATTATAAGCTTGCCCGAAAAAACCAGGATTATTTCCAGCAAGACCAAGCTGCTGTTGTTGTAGATATTGGGATAATTGATCAAACCCTCCGAGGAACTTATTTTGATAGAAGATAATAGGTTTTGTTGTGTGGCTAGGATCAAATTGCAATTGTTGACCATATTGATTGAAATAATCTAACACACTTTGCAAACCACCAGCATTATCAATAACATACCCCTTAAATTTCAAATCGGGCCTACTTTTAAGCAGGTCAATTGCACTTCTAGAATATCCACAATTTGGATCGTAGAATGTAACAAAACAATCTGGTTCAGCATTGAAAATCTTGGAAATTGGTACAGGATATCCAGCAAACTGATCTGTAAAACCAGATGTAACTACAGGCATATTTGGTCCTTTGTACAACAATTTGGTGTCAGGTTCGAAGCTCATGTTTGGCTATATTAGTTTATTAGAAATTAATCATCCAGAATGTTAATTTTGTACAGTCATTACATGACTCTAGAAAATAAATATATTGGGTGATCTTAATCATCCAATATATTTATTTTGTACAGTCACGCGGTGACTCTAGAAAATAAATATATTAGATGATCAATCATCTAAGATATTAATTTTATACATTTGCAATAACTCCAACAACACCGTTCTAGGATCAGAGTTCTTTCTTTGAGTAAAGAATTCTGGACTATTTTGATAAAGTTCAATAGCAAAATTCATAACATAAGATTTTTTTGAAACGGCTCCAGTATGTTTTAATTGTTTAGCTGTAACTTTGAAGGCGTTCATTAAATTTTTTTTAATAACAGCCCTATTCTTGGGTTTGCGTGCACGAGTTTCTGATAGCAAAGCTTTAATAAAATATAAATTTGCACCATAAGTTCTAAAATCTTTTATGCTAAATTCTTGTCCCATATGTTCTTGAATGTAATCATTTAGATCAGTATCAGTTACTCTCTTAATTTTACCAAAACCGTGTTCATCAGTTTCGACATATTGGAACAATGCATCTCCTTCTAACTTCATCAAAGTTTTTATGGAATCAACATAATATTCATCTCTGATTGCATAATTTAGCCGCTGGTTGGATTTTCCTTTGAATCTCAAATAAACAATATTGCCATCAATTGTAACATGTTTCTTCCTCAAACTTGAGATTCCATAAGATTTATTTGTTCGAGCATAAACTTCTTTGCCAACCCTCAATTGATGATCTCGAACAATTTGCAACATCAAAGCTCTAATTTTGTCTTTGTAGTAAAAGGGCAGTTGATTATCTTGTTGCATCTGATGCTCAAGTTTGGGCATGGCTCTGATAAAATCATTTAACCTAAGAAACTTTTCTTTTTCAGCTTTTTGAATGTGAACTTGATGATAGCGATATTGTTTGCGACCTTTTGAGTCAGTGCCAACAGCTTGAATTGTTGATTCAGGATCACGCGCAACCCAAACATCTCGCCATGCAGGAGGAATTTTTAATTTTTGAATTCGATCTAAATCTTTTTGGCTAACATTTTGGTTTGTATCCACATAATAATAAATAAATGCATCTCCGCTCTTTTTTCTATGGATTCCCTCTAGAATATGTTTTTCATCATAAGACATTAAATGTTGGTTCAATATGTCAATATAATAATATATCATAAAAATGTATAGCAATGACTGAAGACAAGATGTTTATAATAGATCCACTTACAACTTTGTGCAAATTGGCATTATTGTATCTTCTGCCAGAAAAAACAAAGTTGTCTATCGGTGGACATATCTTATGCATACAAGAACCAACTTTCTATCAAGGACTCCAACGTTTGGGTAATAGAGATTACAGAACAGATTTATCTTATTTAAATGCTCCACTTTATAAAGCAATGAAATGGTATCTTCTTGATAACACCGATAGAGAGGCTATGGAAGAATCAAGCATCGCAAACGTTAAAACTATCACGCGATTTGCAGTTGCTGGTTTGTCTAAATTGCAAAAAGGTGCTTACAAAAATGACATGTGCATGAATGTTATTTTGCAATATTTCATCAACATGCTCACCAATGCTCTTGATGATGAATGGAATGAAAAATATTATGTAACAGATTTTGGTGAAAGTGTACTTACAAATAAGATTAGGAGTTCTTATGAGAAATCCACAATTGAGTCCATTGCTAAAATGTTAGGTGATGCACAAAATGCTGATTCTGACCTCACAAATAAAACTCTCAGTACATGCATTTCCAAAATGTTGGATACCAGAGATGTTGTGTTTATCCAGATGATGAAGGATATTAACACCATTCTTTGAAAGGATGGGTTAATATTTAGGCACTATTTTCTTCTTCCAAAATTAATTTTTTTGTGAAAACCAAAAAATTAGTTCATATTTAATTTGCCCTGTAGATAATTTTCCATATCACATTTGTCAATTTCAAATTGCGGACAGAATTTGCAAATCCAATCCTTAAAAAAGAGCCATTGATCAGTAAATGGCATAACTTTTTGTGAAGGAAATCTGCAATAGAAGATTGCAAATAATCTATTTTTTTCCTTGCAGATCTCAATTTTCTCCAAATGACAGATAAGTTTAAGTTTGTCGATATTGTATTTTTTTAACAAATGTTCAAGCAAAAAGTAATCATCAATCGGTGGCAAGCATGGCTCATAACAATCTGATTCATTATGACATACAGGTTCGCGTGAACACTCTGCTCTGGGCATATTTCTTGGTGGACATCTACTACAATTTCTACAGTCGGGATTACGACATGGTTCATCACACCTATTAAATGGAGGTGGTGAATATTTTTCATCACAAGGACCATTGCGTCTTCCTACATAACCCCTTTCATCTGGACGATCATCATAATCTGGCTCATACATATCAAAGATCTAACTATTATATGGGTGGATAAAGTTTGTATATTTAAAAAATGCGTTAACATAGATATTTTATCGAATCATCAAATGGCATCAGATTTACAATTTGACGAATTGCAAATGCTCAGAGAGTATTTTGACAAAAATGAAACGGAAAAATTTTTGAGAAAAATTTCTGGTCTTGTAAACCTTGAATATGATTTGGTGGTGAATACTGGTGGAATTGTTGAAATGGCAGTCACAGAAGGTAACCTATCTGCAGTTAAATATTTGACCACTAAGGTCGAAGGTTCATGGGATCCTAAATCTCAATTTGCCACACAAAGTTTAATTCAAAGCATAAGTGATGATAAATGCGATATATGTAAATATTTGGTTGAAATTGGCTGTCAGATAACAGTTGATATTATTTATCAAGAACATGTTATTGATCCGACTGGACAAGCACAAGACATCTGTCTTCGTATTAAAAATAATGTTGATCCTCATACCATGATCAAAGCACTTATGGTAAATGGCTATGATATCAAATCTCTTGGAGTGGAATTGCTTGTCAAATATATCAATTATTGCACTCGATTAGTTAATGATATGGACCCCGAAAGATGTTTATCACAAGGATTATTGCATTTATCTTCTCCTGCTACTGTCCGTAGAACAGCAACAGATGATGATAAAAAATTATGTAATGACCTAATTGACATCTTTATCACACAACCAGAATTCCCAAGGAGCAAAATCACCGAAATGTTAACCAATGCGAATATGCAATCAACACTGGATCATTTGAATAAATTAGGTGAAGTTGTACCGGTTGAGACAACAATAATTGCTCATCCAGCTCCAGTTGCATCTTCTTCAAACGAAGCAGCAATAGCACCTATCCTCCCACCCGCATCCATTTCTTCGATAAATCCTGAACAAAGCCAACAACTGGCAACTAAAAAAGTTTGTAGATAGGCGAAGCAATCCTTGTGATAGGCGAAGCAATCCTTGTGATAGGCGAAGCAATCCTTGTGATAAACTAAATATAAATCACGCTATAAACGCTTACAATATTTTTTAATTAAAACATATTGCAATGAATCATTACCTATTTTCACCTTTAGAAGAAAAACCAAAAGTGGACGAACTCACCTCTTTGAAAAATTATTTTTTCAAAAATGAAATCATGAGCGTTTTGTCTAGAGGATTAGATGCATCACCAAATACAATTTCTGGTAAATATTTGTCCCAATCAGTTAATATTTCTGGATCTGAATATGCACATCATTCGATTAGCGAATTGTTCAAAGAATCCATTTTGCAAAATAATACATGTGTGTTTGCTAACATTATTACTAAAATAACTGATTTTGGGAAAAAAGTCACCGTGCAAGTTCCATTTGGTTTGCGACAGATGCCCGAGCCACCACATGATTTTTTTTGGTTTTCTGTTCAAGTTGGTCGAATAGATTATGTTTGCAAATTAGCAGTAAGTGTTTACCACAGAAATGAATTCATGACAAAAATTCTTATCAAAAAAGGATTCATTCCATCTTTCGACATTGCAAAACAACAAGGTGCAGTTAATCACCACTTTAATGGCATCCTTATGGTTAACGAGTACGATAAAATGTTTCCCACATACAAAAATTTTTCACCCGATGTCAATTTTCTTTTAGATTGTGGTTTTAATTTCAATAACCTAACATATTATGATTTTCACAATTTTACATCTTTATTGGACAAACAAGTATTCGATAAGTTAATTAAATGTATCGACCATAAGATGTTCAAATATGATGAATGGGTAGATATCATAAATAATATTTTAACCGGCGCATTTTATGAAGGTCTTCCAAGAAAAATGTCTACTCGACAAACTCTAAAATATTTGTTTGAAAATCTAAAACCAGAACGCAATGAAACAGATCGTGAATATACTAATATGATATTAAGTGGACAAACAAAGATATCCAAAGTTATTCACCTACATATTAAACCAACAGAAACAAAGATGTCATTCATAAAAAATATTAAAAGAGCGTGTACCAAACAAATTCTGAAACCAACTAGTTTGAAAATGCAGATTTTCGGATCCGTGTTCTGAAAATTAATAAATGAATATACATATTCATTTATTAATTTACATTATTCAATCAAGTCTAAGCTTGATTTAATTCTGAATTTCAGAGAAATACATTATTTTAATAGAAGCTTAAGCTTCTATTAAAATTCTGGGATAAATATTAACAATAATCCTTTACTAAGAACTATTCAAAATGGCGAGCGAAATTGATAAATTGAGACAGTATTTTCTAAATGGTGAAATTGCAGACATTCTTGCAAAAAATAATTTAGTAGGGTCAAATATTGGTGCTCAAATGATTACTCGTTCTTTGGACTCGTGTAATGATTTGAGAGTCAGTGAAACTCAACAAGATAACAGTACTGAAAACATGACTATTTTCAGGGAGGCTTTGTTACGAAATAATTTTTACGTTTTCAGACATATTGCACCTAAAATACCTAGTCAAAATCAAATTTATCCGTGGTTTACTTGGTTTGTTGACGATAGGTGTGATATTCCAATGTTACGGCTTGTTGCTGACCGTAAACAAAAACAATTTGCAAAAATTTTAATAGACAAAGGTTTCATTCCAACATTTAAAATAGGCACGGATGCGATTAGTGATCTCTCTAACGAGATGCAAATAACATATGACAATTTTTCTAATAATATTAATTTCATACTAGATTGCGATTATGCATTCGAGAACAATTTGCTCGCAGAAGATCTTCATAATTTTATGGCGTTATTGGAACCAAAAGTTTTACATAGATTTTTATCGATAATAAATCTCGAAGCATTTTCCATCGATGATTGTGTGCACATAATAGAAAATATTTCACGCAACAAATATTATTTACCGATTACGTACAAACAAAAATCAACCACATCACAAATCTTAAGTATGTTCATCAGTTCAACTAATTATGCAAACCAAGAAATTCTACAAAGAAACTTTGCGGCTATTCTAAGAGGTCAAACCAAAATGTTACCATCAACAGTAAAACACATATGGCCTATCAACACAAGGCACAATCTAAAACGCGAAACTAAATTTGGTCTCACAAAATTAATTCTCAAACCAACCAGTTTAAAAATGCAGATTTACGGATCTGTTTTTTAGTAAGCGCGGAAATCATCAATTGTTACACAATCTTGATTAACTTAGTTAACATTGAATAAAATTGATATGAAATTCACACTTAATAATATCTTTTGTTGAAAAATATTATTGGAACGTAACGTAATGGCCGATTGGAATAAGACAACATCGTATGCTTACAAGATTATCAATAATTTGCAGACTCTGCCAACTTTAGCCAGAATTGCATCATTTGATCTGGATGATACATTAATTATCAGACCCATTGGTGCGAAAAAATCTGCAAAATGGCAGCTTTTAGATACAAACTTGCCAACTAGGATAGCCACTTACGTCAAACAGTCGTACTTGATAGTAATATTTACCAATCAGTCGAGTTTGGATTCTAAGCCTAGTTGGTTTGATTGTATGGACACATTGATCGGTGATCTTTTCAAAGGATTAGATCAATTTTACGTTGCAATTTATGCCGCCAAACGCCACGACATTAACAGAAAACCTAATTTAGGCTTATGGAATTTGATGGTGACACATCTTGGTGCAGATGTTAAAATTAGTGCCAAATCCTTTTATTGTGGAGATGCAGCTGGCAGAGTTAAAGCTTCACTTCTCAAGCAAAAACATCATCCAGGTGCTCATACAGGAGACTTTTCTGATACAGATAGAAAATTTGCAGAAAATATTGGAATTAATTTTTACACGCCAGAAGAATTCATTTTTCCAGAAAAACAACAATCCGAAAGATTTGTTTACAAAGGATTCGACCCTGAAGCCATGATTAAAAGTCTAAACGTAAAACCACATGCCTACAAATTCATTGGTCGTGAAATGGAAGTGATTGTTTTAGTTGGTCCACCTGGTTCAGGTAAAACAGAATTTTGTGCTAATTACTTACCAGAGTATCTGCATGTTAGTAAGGATGTTATGGGTGCAAAATATTTGGATTATTACAAAGAATATATTGCCGAAGGTGCAAATGTTGTTATTGATGCAACAAATCCAGATGCGTTATCCAGGATGAAATTAATTGCTTTGGCAGAAGGTGCTGAATATGTTAATATTAGATGTATTGAATTGGCAACAGATATTAATTTGGCATATCATATGAATAATGTTAGACATTGTTACGATGTATTAAGTGAAGCTACAATCATTTCCAGCAAAATACCTGATGTGGTTTACCATAAATTCAAAAAAATGTACGAAAAACCAACAAAAATCGAAGGATTTGATGTGATAGAAACTGTTCCATATATTTTTGATCAAAGCAAACTTGAAGATGAACTCTGGTATCGAGTATTTATGTGGAAGAGCGAATTTATTTAATTTTTTATTGGAAAAATTCCATCAAAAAATCAATTTGATTTTCTAATTCGTTTGTATCATCTGACGATGCAATAAGCGAATCAATCAAATCAAATCAATTTGATTTTCTAATTCGCTTGTATCATCTAGCAATAAACGAATTATAAAAATCAAATCAAATTGATTTTCTAATTCGTTTGTATCGCCCGTCTGGCAAAGGGATAAATTTGTCTCCATTTGGTCCAATAGTTGTGCCAGGTGGATCGGCCTCTTCAATTGTAGGTTCGGTAATATTTGTTTTAAGCAAACCCATTCGGTGTAAAACTTCAAAAAGTGTTAACATTTTTTTAATTTGATCCATGGATGCAACAATATCCGATTCCAAAGGGATAATTGATCCGTTGGTAGTTCCTTTGGAAATCGCATTTACCATTTGCTGAACAGGAGCTGGATACGTTTCTACCTGTGCAATTTGTTTGACTTCTTGTTTTGGTGCGTACATTGCTTGAGTTGCTAGTTCCATATTTTTGGCTTGGATTTGTTTTTGTTTGGCAATTTGTCCTTCCAAATAAGTAGCCAAAGAAGATTGTTCACCCAAAACAGCTTGGAAAGCAGCTGCATGTTGTTGAATGTGTTTAATAATTTGTGCAACAAAATCTGAATTAGATTTAAGATAGGCTTCAGAACTTGGACTAAAATTTTTTGCTGATTCGAATATGGCATTGGCAATTTTATTTGCATCAACTTCAGAATTAATTGCTGCAATGGATGTTTTATTTTTACTTGACATCATAACTCGTTGAGCATTTGCTACAGAATTATGCAAATCTTCCTTTGAGGAAAACATTCTGGATTCTATTATGTTTCCTTGAAAATGATAATTACAAATAGGCAATGATCCTGCAGCAAATTTCGTCACATATGGGCTATTTCCTTGAAAATTATCAATGTTTACCATAAAAAAGAATGAATGACGGTTATGTTCTGCGATTGTGATAAAAGAATCCCTAAAAATATTTACGTCAACATTGTGTTGAGAATAAATCAATAGCACAACAACATTTTGTTTCGACAATTCCATATATTTTGCTAGATGAGCTGCATCTGATACTGATCCATAATTTTTCTCCATAGGAAAGAGTGTAATTAGATATTAATGACATACATATTTATGTCAGTTAGACTAGCCGCAAAAAGAAATTTCATTTATATGGAATTTTGGTTTGCGGGAAGAAAGAAATCAACTGGAACGAGTTGTGCTGAACAAGCTCCACGTTTCAGTGAGCTGAGGATCATTGATGGAGTTTACCACTGTCGAAACGTTGGATTTGGTATCGGGACCAAAGTTGCGAGAACACTTCCCAAAGATGAAGTTCAGTGTTTGGACATTGTGATCATGAGCGCACTTCTTGATTTGATGTGGCATCAAGCTGTTGGCGACCAGCGTGGAGTTGTTCTCAAGTGCAGCATAAAGTGCACCACTTTCTATGCTAGGATGCGACTCAGGGTAGATTTCAGCGATCTTGGCCATCACAATGAGCAAAAGTGCGAGGTTGTCATTCGTTGCTGCCACTTCAGCAGCGCGTCTCATATATGAGACCTGTGGGCAAGAGTTGTTGTCAAAAAATGCTGACACTGATGCAGCATCGTTTTGCTCAACGATCTCTAGGAAAGTTTTGTCGCAAAGGTTATTACGTTTATTAGTGTTCATTCGGAAGGCGAGAATAATATCGAAAATTATGTGAGCTTTACAATTGTTTTACATTTACAATTTTATTTTTAATAATGATTTATTATTAATGTTCAAGTGTGAACACTAATAATTCTTTATAGAAAAAACTTATCATTGTGGAATTAATATTTAACTATGTTAATAACTCAATAAATTCTATTTTTGGCAAAATAAAATTTATTGCGGAGCAGAAGAACTATCAGAATCGGCTCCAGATTCAGGATTCATATTCATAGATCTGATAAGTTGCTCGATTTTCTGAGGGTCAATAGAGTCTCCATTTTCTGATTTTGTATAGGCATGGAATTCGGCGCTGGACATACCCGTTTTTTCAATAAATTGCTGGATTGTTTCCATAGTTTCAGGGTTTTCCATAGGATTTTGACCGGCAGCTGGATTTTGCGTATGATCAACAACTTTGGAGAACAAATGACGTAGCTCTGGAGGAATGCTTGATGTACCTTCTTCATCATCTTTGAGAGCCTGATTGAAAGCACCACAAATTCCTCCAATCGTATCAGAAATGTTTGCACTGTTAGTATCAAGCTCTGATTTCATAGAATTCGCTACATCACGAGCAATATTGAACATATTACCCATCATATTTCCTTTCATTTCTTTTTGACCAAGTTTATCTGTAATTGAGTCAATCATTCTATCCAAAGATGGATTTGCACTGACTCCTTTCTTTTCAAGCATTTCTTTAACTTTTTCTTTAGCATCGTCCATCTTGATTTTCTCGATGGTGTTCTTTGCCAACGACGTGTTTAAGAAATAATCTGAATCAAGTGTTGCATCAACTCTGAGGTCTTTTTCAAAATCTTTAATAATGTTGATAACTTTTTGAAGTTGCATCAAATTATCTCTAGCTTTACCGAGTTCTTCAGGCAACAAAAACATTTCAGTCAAATGGAATAAACTGCGAAGATATTGCCAAACAACTTGGTCCATCTTTCCTTTGGCATTGACCAAAATAAATGACATGGGAATTGATGGCAACAATTGGATTTCTGGACAATTTTTTTCCACATAAGCAATATATTTTTGTTTATGACCACTTACAATATGTGGATTTCCATTAAATGAAATCAGATTTTGTTGGTGGTCTTGACTTTTCAAATCAAGTGGTTTACCTGCTGTGTCAATTTTAAGAACCATATTAATTCGTTTGACACATTTTCTAATAAAACTTACAGATGCCTCAGCATCCAAATCAACTTCAATTTTCTTGAGACGATTGTACGTTTTAATTGTTAGACTTAGTGCATCTTCGTTAATAGTTCCCTTGTTTACAAATGTTACGAGTTTCAAAAATTTTAACAACTGGTTAACAAACATCAAATTTTCGACGTTGACATTTTGAGCATTTTCGGGAGCAGATTCGAGAATGGGTTCAGTGGTTCCAGATGTCTCGGTGGAGCTCGATATTCTTTCGAATGTAGCCATGGTGATAACTATAGTTTGATTTGTTTTTATAAAAGCAAATCAAATCGAGAAGCAGTTTTTTCCAAAAAAAAGATTATTGGCTCATGCTGATGTATTGTCTATAGAAGAAGCAAAGTGCATGGAATGTTACCAAATACAATTTGTCCAAAATAGCATCTTTTTGGTATCCGGCTAAAGACTTCCACAAAATTTTGAACATTTCGGAATTGATTACAGCGAAACCATTATCATCATCTCCAACTTGTTGATCTTTAATGCTCATTCCAAGAACCTTTTCTTCTTCGCGATTGAAAATGTGATGGCAAAACTTGAGCAATGTCAATGTGAACTTTTCGGCTGGCAAATCCGGATTTTTCTTTTTAGCTTTATCGAAGATGTACAAATATTGGGGAACATCACAAATCTTTTCTTTGCCAATGTCTTTACTTGTTTGATGTAGCAAATTGAAAAAGTCAATTGCCGCTTGGTTGAAATTAGCAATAATCTCATTTCTGGACGTTCCACTCGCTATAGCCAATGCAGCAGATCTAATTTCGACTGACACATATTCCAAACAATTTTTGATATCAGTTAGAGTCTTTGCGTCGTTTGCCATTTTAATCTAAACGCTTAAGTGAGCGATAATTTTATATGTTGAAAATATTAAATCAAGTCTGAGCATGATTCAATACAAAATTTATTTTACCTCAATTCTTTCGTTATCTGTAGATATCTCAATTCTTTCGCTATCTGTAGATACCTCAATTCTTTCGCTATCTGTAGATACCTCAATTCTTTCGTTATCTGTAGATACCTCAATTCTTTCGTTATCTGTAGATATCTCAATTCTTTCGCTATCTGTAGATACCAGAATCTCTTGTTATCTGTCCAGCTCTCAGATCGACACCATCTGTTAACCATTGTGGTTCTTGTTGGGTGAAACCTTGCAAATCAAATCTAGGTGACATAACAATTTTAGAAGATGTTGGCATTGTATCATATCTTGAACCAGTTGATCTGAGTCCGGATTCTGTATCGATTTGTCTATGATGTGGTTTTATTTGCGGATCAACATGTGGTGAATAAAATACAGGTTTAGGATTTGGCTTGTATCCAACATCATAAGGATTGTGATAAGCAGGATTTTGTTCAAGAGCCAAAATCGATCTGGCTGATTTTCCAAATCGCTGTTGTTGCAGAACTTTGTCAGTTCGAATTTTATCCAGATATGAAATTAGGTCATCAAGCTCCGCAACAGAAAGGCTTTCATAAGATTTTTTACCAGAACTCATTGCCTTTACGATTATCTTATTCTTTATAATATATATCCGTGTGGTAAAAAATTGCACTATTTTTTTCATTAAAATAATTTTAATTCTGAAAATTAATATTAAGTGACGGGTTAATATTAATTTACATTATTAAATCAAGTCTGAGCTTGATTTAATTCTGAAAATTTAGCAGCATTCAAATGGCACATACAGATTTAAAAAATGTGCGCCGTACTCGAGAATATTGGCATTTGCACAATATTTGTTTGAAAAAATCTGACGAAGAATACTTTGGTAATATCGTGACGCTAGCACATCCAGTACTTATATTTTTCATCTTTGTGCTTCTGTATTTGTTTGCTGACATAAAAGAAAAAAATAATCTCACAGATTTGGCATTTGTCTCCGCGATACCAATTTGCTTATTTTTGTACAAATGGAAGTATTCTGTTAAAAATTTTTACGCCAATCAATACAAGAATCTTATTAACATGCCAGATCACAAACTTGAACTTCTAATAAAAGAAGCCCCTTTTAGCATCGGTTTGGAAGAATATTATGTTACCAAATCTGAAGGCGAAAATACAACACTGTTCCAAGAAGATTTTGATAAAGTTAATGTTGACAGATAAATATTTCAACTTGCTTGAAATATTTAGATGTTAAATTTGAATAAGTTAACAGATAAATATTTCAACTTGCTTGAAATATTTAGATGTTAAATTTGAATAAGTTAACAGATAAATATTTCAACTTGTTTGAAATATTTAGATGTTAAATTTAAACAAGTTGACAGATAAATTAACAGATAAAAAATTGCACAATCCATCAACCTGAGACATTTCACTAAAACTAAATAATTAGTTCCAGTTAAATAACCTGTCATTAATGGATACACTATCAGTCTCAAGATTTAATAAGTTTTCACCAAAATCCGAACTTGATGAAGACATCCCCATTCGTAAAACTCAAGAATATATGGTTCTCCGAAGTGAATGTGCAGAGAAAGCAAAACAGGAAGATCGTGAAAATCAAGCGTTATATGCGGCTAGTGGTATTGTAATGTTCGTAGGTGTAATATTGTGTGGCCACGGATATGGTTGCGATACTCCTATTCCGATTTTGATGGGAATTGGAATGAGTGTGCTGTCATTTTATGCAACAAAACAATCAATTACCCGTACCTATGCACAACAATTGGAAACAATAGAAACACTTTCTGATGAAAAACTTAAATTGCTTATGGACAAACTTCCTTTTGGTCGTAGTTTGAGCAGTCATTATGTCTCGAAACCTAATAATGATCAACCTATTCCATTGATGACTTTCATCAAAGAGGTTGAAGCACTCAATTGTTAGATTTAATTGTAACGAAGTTTCAATTAAAATATAACTTGCTTAAACAAAAAGTGATTACTTATATCAATACCAAACGAAATGGACTCGCCTGCCGAAGAAATCGAAATTGACCAAGAGAATAACCAAATGTTTGGTATGGCTGACTTTTTATTTTCACCCAATTATAATGGAGAAGCTATTTTGATGGCAGATGATGATGAAATGTCTATGGCTGATATGTTTTGTTTTGTTCTGGAATTAACATTGTATGGGTTGGATTTTGTAACAGAGTCAAGTGCAAATATCTTTGATTTGAAATCTGAAAACGACCCACTAATAGATCGACTTAACCAAAGTCTGGCGAAAGCTGGTTTTAAAATGTATGTAAATGAAGTAAGCGAAGTAAGTGAAATAAATGAAGTAAGCGAAGTAAATGAAATAAGTGAAGTAAATGAAATAATTCCCACGTCAGATGATTTTTACTGCAAAATACATTCAAATTTAAAAATCAGATCACCATGGAATATCTTATCATATGCTTTTGAACTTAACAATAATTTTCCTTTTGAACCAACAACTTTGTTGGAAAATTTTACAGCAAATTTTAATGCCGGAAGCAAAACTTATTCGATTTATTTCAAGAAAATTTAATGTTTATAAATGGAAACGATCATTGTAAAATGGCATCAAATTCAAATAAAGGATTGTTCTTTTTTAGTTCGGTGTGTGATATGTCAAAACATTTACTTGGACTATTTGAATCAGAAGGTTTAGTAAAATATTTTATTTTGGTGGATGTATACAAAAATCCCAAAGTACCACCACAAATTACAAAAACACCAACACTTGTTATTAAAAATATTCCGACACCATTTGTCGGTCCAGAAGCTTTTGATTGGTTAGCTAGAGTAAAACAATGGAAAATGCAAACTTTAATGACACAAGCTAACCAACAAATCATGGGTGCGGCTGCCACAGAAAAAGGCGAATTGTTTGGGTTCAGCAGCGCAGAAATGAATTCAGTTTCAGATAATTTTTCATGTTTTAACAGAGACATAGATAAAGAGTACACTGAGGCAATGCCTCAAAATTATTGTGCAGTTGACACGTTCGCAAATAGTAGTCTAATTTGGGCTGCACCTGAAGTTGATAGTACTAAAATTGAATCCGAAACTGAAGCCAAGAAAAAATCTATCATCGAACAAAAAAGAATTGAACGAGAGCGTGCTGAACAAGATTATTTAATTAAAAGTCGCACTGATGCTATCAGCAAAGATATCCAAACAAAACTTGATGCCGAGCGCACAAGATACCAACAAGAACAAAGTACCAAATTTAAAAATCATCCTGCAAATCCAACAAAATCACAACAACCAAGAAAATTTGCCCCTAATCTTCGTCGTTAAAAAAATTGCACACCCTTACATCTCTAATATTTGTCATATTTTATGACAAATATTTCCAATTACCACTGTGAAATGACTGAGGAAGCTATTGAGGAATTCTTTGAAGACCTCGATAATGATGAAAATGAAACAAAACCTACCACAAATATTCACACAAAAACTGACCTATTTTGGCTTTATTTGTCATATAGTGGATCAGCGTCAACCAAATTTGTAGCACAGGCTGAACAATTACTGGATGATGGTCTTTCGATTGTTGTGAAAGATAGAGAACAACTCGTACGCATTTCTAAAATCGAGGTCCGTAATTATGTTGGTTCCATTACTTATCATTCAAACGTCTTTACCAAATCGTATATGTATTTTGGAAATGCTGACGTTTTCGATCATTTTGTTTCAAACAATCTTTTGAATGGATCTGTTGACAAAATAAAATCATATATCATGTACTTCATAGGACATGCTATGTCAAACGAAAACACAGGCGAGCTTGAAAAATATTTGGATTATTTTGATGAAAAATTTGACATACCTGGCTCAAATGAAAAAGTCAAACGAGAATATCTTGATTACGTGTTAAAGGTGATGATGAAATTAACTTATTCGACAGATCACGATTGCATTCCAATAATCGAAACACTAATTGGTTACTTTTTTACAAGATATGATGACATTTCGTATGATTATTTTGATGAAGTTGAAACAATTCAACCAAATATCAGAGGTCAAAACAGGATGCTTGAACTTTTTGTTCAATCAAAAAATTTGGCAATGGATGAGGTTGGTAAAATTTATTACAACAGATATTTTAACCTATTTGTATTTTTGATCGGCAAGTGTGATTTTCAAGTTAATGTTAGTTATTATTTTGAAAAAATTATGCACCTCGAAACTGAAGCTCCAACTTTCAAATATCGCACATCGGGTAACTTGTTTGCACATTTAGTTGATTTGGAAAAATTTGGACATTTACAACATCTGATTGATGTGGGTTTGGATGTTACCCATGGGTCTGTTATTGAAATACTTCTGCAATTGGACCCACCTGATTATTGTAAGTTTACCAAAAAAAATATGGGAAATCCTGATCTTAACTACATGAAGAAGATAATTTCCATTTGCAAACCTCACGCAGACTTTTGGGAAGAAAATTGTGCAAAAATTTCAACAATCGTGTGCAATTATATTCTTGGCTCTGCTTTAAAAATTAGTGATAGCATGATCCAAGAATTTGTTGATTTAGGAATTGATTTTGCTCCAACTTTAGAGCGAGAGTTACATAAACCTATCACAGCAGTATCATCAACAGATTTAACATCAGCAATAAAGTTATGGATTCTCTACACAAAAAAACTAACCAGCATCCCAAATGGAAATCCGACACATGTTTTTTGTGTATGTTTGTTATCAGGTCGCAGAGATTTAGCTTTGGAAATGGTTGAATCTGGTATGACAATAGATCCATTTACTGGACCTTCAAAAGTTGCACCACATGGTTTTTTTACGCGCGAAATTTTTAAAGATTTCTTGGTCAGTTTGTTTGCTCCTGAAATTTTTACATATGCTCATCTGTTTGGTTTTGATAAAGAAAGGTTGACATTATCATTCGATTTGAAATCAAAAAAGAATCTCGCGCAAGATTTGAATAATTGGTTATTCAAAACGAACGGCAAAAGAAATAATAAATTATTGTTACCCAAATTTTTTACTGACAGACTCACTATGTGCATAAATGCAGACAAAAATATGATAGGACGACACACATTAAGAGCAATCATCACAAATATTGATTTTGATAGCAAATATTTAGATTTACTTTCGCCATCGATTACAAAATACATTAGTTATGATTTTGGTCATATTGGAATTGATTATCAGCAACTGTTGGAATATATGATGGAAGTCAAACATTTTATGCTTGAACCTGTTGTTTTGGTGATTGAGCATCTCAGGAAAAATGGTGCAAGATTAGAACTACTTTATGATCAGTTCAGGAAGATGTTGATTGAAAATTGTTCTATGGTCGTGTCAGCCAATGATGTTTACTATCCAATTGTCCAAGATTGGTTGGATTTGGCTAATTTGAGAATAGATGAATTGATTGAAAAACTTTACACTTTGCCAATAAATGAGCTCATGATATTTAACAAAATGATGGGTTTTACGTTGAATAATTATTCGAAAATGTTGCCTACTGAAAAACGTAGATCACAATTACTCGTAGATAGTATTACTACGAAAACAATTGTCACAATGATATTCAAGCTGGAGTATTATTCAACAGATCCAGAATCAGGTGCTGTTTACAAAGATATATTGATAGATTTTATCGAGAGTGGATATTTTAACCTAAATTTGCATTATAAATACGTTTTTAATAACATTAAAGCTTTGTCAACCCTGACAATCAATGATATTTATGATGTGTACCAATCATTGTCTGATCAAAAGATAGATATTCGATGGTTTTTTGATAAAATGTTTTCGTACAAGAGACCTTATGAAATATGCTCCACAGTTATTGAATATCTTATCGAAAAGTATGTACACACACTAATTTAACGACCATTGATTTATTGTAAAAAAATTGCAATGAATCAATGCTTATTAAACTTTGTAATAAATATATGTCACTAATTTCTGTCAACAACATGCAACGTTGTGAAGATGAAAGTGTAACAGATTTTGTCGACAGACTTTTTGTTGAAGATGCGCTGGATACTTGGACTGAAATTTTTCCGATTATGATTGCAACAATAAAACTTAATCCAAATATTGCCCCTTTGAGTTTGCTGGTTAAATTGGCTTTGCTAAACAGGAATTCATATCGATTGGTTAAGGATCATAGAATTAGGGTAAAAAAATTTTTGGATATTTATGCTTTCGATAAAGCAAATCGGGCATTTGAACCTGTTGCTTTGGAATTAAAACCAGCATATTATTCAATTGTAAAAGGAAAGGTTATCATGACAACAAACTCGAGAAATTTATTACCAAATTCCACACCAGTTGATCTACCAGAAATTCAATGGTTAAGACTTGATAAACAAAATTGTTCAATTGATTACACATATGACTCATATATCAAATCTGCAAAAAGGCGATGTGCGTCAATAGAATCAATTCCGTGCACATTTTTGTATTGTTGTCATATTACAATGCTCAAGATCCACTGGTTTTTTAGTTGGGATATTTACAATTTGCCTGAAGAACTTGAAAGATTAACCATAATCACCGACCTCGCGGTTAAACAACCCGCCATACATTGTAACAAGAAATTGTTCTTATCAAACAAAACCAGAATTCGATATTTAGAGTACACATATGGTCACTTTGGTTTTTTCTCAAAAGAATCATCCAAAAGCCTTTTTGGAGCCTTTCCAGAATCTATCACTGAAGTAAAAGTTATGGGTGGACTTCGTCATACGCTCATCAACACCGCACCCAAAATGATAACTCGTTTTACAGTTCTACATGGATTGCCAGAGTATAACATTAAAGATTTGGAATGTTCAGGAATTTCCATACCACAAGAAAGACTTCGTGATACTTTTTTCATGAGATCACTTAGGCGGTTATCCGTCTATTCTATTGGTATGGAAGCTTTGTGTGTTATTAGGACTAGCAATTTAGTCGTGATATCTATCGGATCTTTATGTGTACATTGGCATTCGGAACCAAAACCTATTGAATTTGCAGAATTTGCTGAAGATAAATCTGCAACATTAAAATCATGTTTTCCTGAAACATTAAGAGAACTATGTATTAATGGTCGCAATTATGGTTGCGCTGAGTTAGTGAAAAACTTTAATGTACCATCAAATCTGCAAAAACTTGAATTACGTTTCAAAATTGCCAACATTACTTTTGATGCCGATTCCAAACTTCACACATTTTACCATACATCAAATTCAGAAGTTGATGCTTATCCACTATCTTTACAACATTTGACCGTGAACTTCGAACATCGATCATCTGATACTATTGCTGGTTCCAAATTGCCATCTATTAAAACATTAGGTTTATTAAATTGTCATGTTAATTTTTTGAAAAGGGCGCCTCCATCACTTAAAAAAATCTACACGTATGGCAACTTTTTGGAACCTGACTTAGCACCAGGTGTTGCAAAACTTGGTCTTGAAATTTGTAAAGTTGAACCTGGATTCTATCTTTGAAACAGAGCTAAAAAAATTGCAAATCAAAATAACAATAAACTATTGTTATTTTGATTTCAGGATCCGTTTCAAAATGTCTAAATTATTTTGGCATTTAATTTCTTGTCAAATTAATAATCGAAAACAGATTCGTGATGCTATTGATAAAATTTTGAAGTCCGGGTTGATATTTGATGAAATTGATAGTAACGCTAGAAAACTTACGAACCACCCAAATTTAGTACAAACCTATCGAAAAAATTTTGTTTTCAAACCTAATGAGTTAATAATATATATTACAGGTGTCGATAAACAATATGCAACATTTGACTACCTGAAAGCCAATGATTTGTTACCTGAACCTGAATTTTGTTTTGATCCAAATTTTAATTCGGGTGCTACAGATCGAAAAACTATATTTGTTGAAAAAAAACCTGATATTATTTTTGCGATGATATTGAAACATTTTGAAGATGAAAATCGTGCAGAATTTCAAAAAATATTGAATTATGTCGATGGATCAAAATCAATTTTGTCTGCACATTATTTTGATGTGCTTATGTATATTCTGTTTCCAATTGCTTTATTCAACAAAATTTCAGTGAATTTCATTATTTGTGCGCTTAATATTTGCCAAGAACATTGTGGTGCGACATATTTTGAAGAATATTCGCCAGGTAGAACCAAAATATTGGATATGTTCTTCAGTACTAAGTGTGATAAAACGGTAGTGGATTTTGTAAAACAAATTTGTATACAAAAAAAACCAACCAAATTAGAAGATAAACCAATCACAAATATTACAGACATAATCAAATATGTATTATCAGAAAGTGCACACATCGAAATAGATACAGATTATTATTTTTCACTTGCAGCAGAAAATTTGTTACCAACAATAAATAATGCGGTTGAACATCCAAACGCAGAAACGGATCCCATGATGTGTTGTTTAGAATTTTTCTTAAAAACTTTGCCGTTAACAGATTCGAATGTCAAATTTTTGACAATGTTAAACTGCAATAATATCCAATGTTACAAACACATTGCAAAAGTACTTATTGATAATGGTTCCTGGAACTCAACAATAGAATTAGATTTGATTACTAGTTGCATAATTAATTGTCGTTTGTCTGTAGGTGATATTGAAGATATGGTCTCTATTGGTGTGAATTGCGTTACCGTAACTGAAAGTTTATGTTGCATATCATTTAGTTCAAAAATCATTACAAATGGTAAACATTTATGGGAATATTATACAAAATTCATGGATGAATTACCAGAAGGAAATCCTTTGACATTGTGTATGATGTGCATGATAATAGACAGAAAAGATTTAGTGGTCTCATTATTAAATTTAGGCTTTGTGTTTGATGAAACTGAATGCAAAAAGTTTTGTCCAAATAGTTTCTTGCTAGAAAATTTTAGTCCGGAAATTCTGGAATATGCTTCACATTTTCATACAGACATAACAAAATTTAAGTACAGTGGAATAGATCTTCCAGTTGTATTTGTTGATGGTGTTCCATCTAAAGGAACGGTTGATGTTTTATTTTATGTGACATTATTTTATGGTAACAGTTTGAATGTTTTCAAAACAGTTTTAAAATCTAACAATTTTTGTGACTGGCAAAAATTGTTAAATATTGCATGCGATCGATATATCTACTACGCACCTCGTATGAATTTTTACATTATCAATTACATAATTGAACAAGGTGCAGATCCTTATGAGTGTTTGGAAAGTTTCAAGCAGATGCTCGAGTTATGCGCAGATGTCCTTTTTAACAAAGATGATAATGTTTCCGTTAATACATATACCTCGTGGTTACAATTAGCTAATATCACAATGGCTGACATATATGAGAAACGCATTACACTTTGTAAAAAAAATAATGAACCTATCCAAATTACTGGATCAACCATTATGTCAAGCCTCGAAAAGGGCGAAGAATTTTTGAAGAGTTTAGGTAAAACATCTCATCGTAACGATACAATTGTACATGAATTTGCATTTAGAATTTACAGAAAGCATGATTTTTCTAAACTTAAGCAATATGTGCAATCACTAATTGATGCAGGAACGTACAAACAAGGATATAACTCATTTATTTTCACTGAAGGAGAACCAGGTCGGCAAATGTTATCCAGAAATCAAATTGATGAGTTAATTAGTTGTGGTCTTGATACAAGTACAGACCTCCTGAGATGTTTAACACAAAACACTATCCACAAATTGGAAGAAAACTATGTGCAATATTTGCTTGATAAAGAATTTGAATTAAACTAAAAAATTGCAACAATGAATTCACTAAAATATTTATTTCCGAATGCAATATTAGTTACATCGAAATGAATACATCTATTCGCAGAGTCCAAAATGAAACCAAAGCCTTGTGTAAGTGCCAAGAATTTCCTCCAGAAAAAGGATGGACTTTTTCCATGATCGCCGACAGTTTGTATGATTGGGAGGTCATTATGCCTGGTCCAATTTCAAGTCCTTATCATGGGTTTGTTTTCAAACTGAGTTTAAAAATCAGCCAAGATTATCCACTTACTCCACCCAATGTTAAATTTATCACAGCAATCGCACACGTTAATGTTAACCCACAAGGTGATATATGCACTGATCTTTTCAAAAAGGGATGGTCGGCTGGAAATGATCTTATCAAAGTCATATTAACAATCCAAGCACTGATGTCAGAACCAGATTTTTCAGACCCGTTCGATATGGAACTTGCAAAAATTGGTGAATCAGATAGAGCCATGTACGATGCTCATGTTTTAGCACACTGTCAAAAAAATTGTAAAAAGATTTAATTTCAAATGAATATTGACCTATAGACCAATATTCATTTGTATTTCGTTTTTCTATTAAAAAAATTGTAGCAATTTAATACTTGTTTAGCTTATCATAGAACCATAGTATACTCTGTCAATCTAGACAGCGCAGAAATTGACAATTAGGCGACTTTTTGCCAGAAACCAAAATGGCTCGTTCCATTGATTCTTTTATCGATGATCTATTTAGCGACTTTGTAATGGATTCTGTTACTTCGTCCGAGGTGACAGACAAAATGGAAATTGATCTTGAACCCACGGTTTCATCAGCTCTAGGTCGTGAAGTTTTCACAATTTTGGTATTAAATGCAAAACTCAGACCGGGCCTGATTCCTATCGTCACACTTACTCAAATGGTTTGTTTAGATAGACAATCCTATTGCACAATAAAAGATGTTCGATTCGAAGTCACTCAGAGTTTGGGTGTTCACAACTTCGATAAAGCAAGTAGAGCATTTGCGCCCATTTCCTTGGTTATAGAACCATTTTACTCAGCGATCGTCGACGGCAAATTCACCTTTGTCTCTCCCAAAAATATTTCAGAAAAAAATACAATACCACCAAATTTCATACCAGCAAGCACACCAGAGGTAGACTGGTTAAGATTAGAAACTCAATCTCAACAAGTTGACATATTAGAAGATTCACACGCTGGATCCACCAAAAGGAAATACACAATGGAGTTGATTCCGTGCGCTTTTTTAAATTGTTGTCACATTACAAACTTGACGATTCATTGGTTCTTTTGTTGGAATATCCACAACTTACCCGAAGAACTTGAAAGGTTGACTTTGATCACAAAACCTTACATGAAAGAGTTTTCATATCAGCATTCAGGCAAGAAATTGTTCTTGTCTGAAAAAACTCGACTCCGATATTTGGAGTATGATCACGAACATGTTGACATATGTTGCAAGGAAATACAAATGCATGCACCACGGGATCATTTTCCTAAGTCGATCATGGAAATCAACATAACAGGATCAGATTCGCATGTGCTACATCGAACTGTTCCAAAGATGACAACAAATTTTGCAGTGCGGTATGCAATGCCAGATCGCACACTGACTGATCTAAAATGCAAAAGTTTGTTTTCACACCTAGCACCTTTTCCTGACGTTTTCCCGTTCAGGAATTTAGAAAGATTGCACGTTGGGTATTTGCAAACCGAAGACTTACGGTTACTTGTAACAAGTAGATTGATCAAATTGGAAATTGGATATCTTGTGGTTCATTTTTTTTCTAGTCTTTCTGATCTGGTGGAATTTGCAGAACAGGCTGATGTGCGTCACCAGAATTGTTTTCCAGAAACACTCAGAGAGTTATCAGTTCACAATCGCAATGGCGTTAGTGCATGGAAAAGGCTCAATGTGCCGTCTCATTGGCATAAACTTGAGTTACATTTTGTAGTTGATAAGATCGTGATTGATTCCACCAAAAGTGAACTTCACACATTACGCCATACATCGAATTCGAATATTAGTCCAGCGGCTTACCATTCAAAGTTAAAGCATCTCACTGTGGACTTTGAAAATCGCACTTCTGACAGGATTGCCGGATCAAAACTACCACCAATCAAAACACTTGGCTTGCTTAACTGCGATCTTGCTATCCTAAAAAGAGCTCCAACATCACTCGAAACAATTTACACAACAGGTGATTACACTCGAAAATATTTGTCACCACAAATTGCAAAATTGAACCCAAAAATTTGCAAGATTTAATTTTAATTTTATTTTGTATTTTTATTCAAAATAAAATTCATTTATCTTCACTGAGGTTGGTTAAGATAATTTGAAACAAGTGGATCGGAGTTTCTGTTAGAAGCAGCCCACTGACGCCACAAATCATTTAAATATCCACCATCCTGTCCTTGTTGTGCTTGTGCCTGTCCTTGTTGTCCAGGAACAAAACCTCCACATGTTGATCTGGGTTGGTATTGTTGCTGTTGCTGTTGCTGTTGTGGTGGAACCTGTGAAGCAAATGGTGAAGCTGCTTGCAAAGCCCATTGAGGAGAAGCAGTCGCCTGCCAATCATCTGTGTTTGGAGTCCAAGTGTTTGTTTGCATTGGAGAAACACGATCGGAGCTTACACCATCTCTGGAACAAGCTTGGGGATTAATTGTTGGTCTAATTCTGTAATCGTTGGGTAACAAACATCCTTTTGATCCGCAGTTGGGATATTTATCTTCATCGCAATCAGAAGCAAGTCTATCACGACCAGATAATGCAGAATCAATATCAACAATCAATAGAGGACTTTGATAAGAATAAGCCGTATCCGGCATGCAAGAATTATTTTCACGGACAAATTTATTCAAATCTGTAACGTAGTCAAAATGTCTGGTTACATGGTCGGCATTTTGATTGGCGGCGCATGGATCATACATCTTACGAGTTGTTCTTGATGCCATCGTAATGATCGTAAATTCGAATATAATACTAACAAAGATTTTTGTCAGTATTATATCTGAAAATTAATAAATGAATATGTATATTCATTTATTAATTTACATTATTTAATCAAGTCTTAGCTTGATTTAATTCTGAAATTAAACTTGGTCTTAATTTGATTTACTTGATAAGCTCGGCGAAATCCTCAGGCAAAGCCATCAAAGGACTCTTTTCGGACAATGATTTAATTATTTCGATTTTGGCCATTTCGTCATTTCTTGGGCCATTCAAAACAAAGTTAATAACATATCCTTTTCTTCCATAGCGACCACTTCGACCACATCTGTGGACATAAGTCGAAAAATCAACAGGCATATCAAAATTAATGACAAGATTCACAGATGGGAAATCCATTCCTCTAGCCATAACATTTGATGCGATAAGAATTTTTGTTTTTCTATTTTTGAAATCATCCAAAACTTTTTGTTTGTCTATGCTGCTAATTTCTCTATGGTAAACATCAGCAGGAATTGGTGGTTCACATGAGCTCAAACACTTTTTAATTCTGTCTGCCATCTCAATTGTGTTGGCAAAGATCATGCACTGATCAACAGTGGCTTGCGTAAAAACATCACACAGGACATCCATTTTAATTTCAACATTTTCGCATTCAACGTAATATTGTCTAACTCCTTCCAAAGTTTGATCATTTTCCATTGATTTAAGGAAGAAAGGGTTATGTCCTCCCAAAGTTTGAGGTCTAACATATGATGAAACTGTTCTCAAATCACGATCATCAACGGTTGCAGAATAAAACAAGCGTTGAGTATGTTTGGGAAGAAGAGCAATAATTTCTTTAATTTGTTCAGATGTACTTTTTTGTTGGCGATTATTTTTATTGGATTTTGCGTTCACAATGCAATCAAATTCATCAATACAAAACATTTTGAAAGAATTTGTCAATGTGATGACTTGTTGGTTTACAAGAAAATCGTGTAGCTTACCCATTGTACAAATTAAAATTTGGGCGCTTTCGACAGTCTGTTTTTCACTGTGCTTATTATCAGTTCGACCTCCGGATCCTCCAGAAAAACCAGAAAAACCTCTAGATGATCTTCCAAAACTGGATGACGAACTTTGTGATTGTGCATCCTTATCACGTCCAATGCACAAAGCAATTTTAACATTTGGACCGACGAATTTTTTGACTTGATCAATAATTTGTTTAGCAACAACTTGAGCATTTACAACAACAATGATTTGAAGATTTGGATCTTCAGGATCAAATCTCCACAACATTCCAAAACTGTAAATGAAAGTCTTTCCAGTTCCTGATTTAAATTGAACAACAGAATCATTGCCTTGGATAACTTCAGGAATACATATTTTCTGTCCCATGGTCGGATATTCAAATCCATTTTTAAAAGTGTAACCAATCAATTCTGCATGGTAGGCGCTTCTTTTTTGGAGAAATTTAGCAATATCTTTAATGTGATCATAACCATTTATTTTTAATAGTCTAGCAGGTTCAGATTCTCCAGCCAAATTTACATGGAATCCGAGCTCTTCATTGTGTAGCAATACTGCTCTGTTAAAATCAGGCAACAACTGTGGTTCTTGTCCAGCAGCAATTGGCCTATTTGTTTGTCCTTGGTATTGACTACCCAGAATCTCAATTGTGGACCAATTGATGTCCGTTACGTCATACATGTCACTCATTTTTTATTCTTAGGTTTTGTTTCAAAGTACCCGGTGTTAAGTAAAATTGTGTATGTTTTTAAATAGTATATTATGAATACTTTTATTAAAAACCGTTTTGGTTGATGCAATTTTTATTTTTCTAAAAAAATTGCGCGCCGAAAACGCTTGAAGAATACTTTATAAAGATATATGTTATTCGGCTCTAAAGCAACTCGGCAAGAAATGTCCAAAACTGATGAGAAGCCAATTGAGACTGCGGAGCAGGTCGACCAGCCTGATTCTGTATCTGCGCAACAAAAAGCTCTAAACCGTCAATTTTCCATCTGTGCCATATTAGTAGTGGCATTCATGTGCATTGGTGTTGGTATTGGTGCCTATGGTCTTCAACATGGAGTGTGTTGGGTTGATCGCGAGCACATGTATACGGAGCTCAAATGTGTGGATGGTTCTTGCCACAACATCACAAGATTGCAAACAACATTCCTTACTTCCTATCCACTAGCTTCATCATTTGTCAAAGATGACGCCTGCACTTATGAAAATGGAAAACCTGTTTGTTGGCAATACGACACCAAACCATTCAATTGCTACTATGATAAATACTACGATAAATTCATCACTGGAAAAACTTATCCGGCGTTGTATCTTTTTATTTATGGATGTGTTGTACTTGGCTGTGTTGTGATTTGGTTTTTCATTAGCCCTTGTTATTGCTTTAACAAGAAGAAGCTCGAACAAGAAGAAGCTCGAACAAGAAGAAGCTTAAACGAAGTCTTAAATTTTAATCCAACATAAAAATGTTTAATTAAAATTTCACGAAAAATTTTTCAAAATTTCGCGAAGGATTTGCATTGTAAATACAAACCTAAGCTTAATTTTAGTTTGATTAAAATCAAACTAAAATTTCGCGAAAAATTTTTCAAATTTTAAGCTCAATTTTGAATTGATAAGATCAATTCAAAATTTCGCGAACCCTTTGGATCCAACTGTTCCACTCGCCGCACTGCTCTTGTTAAAAGGGGCTTCTTCAACAGTATTCGTTGAAGTTAGTGGTAATGACCATTTTTGTCTATGATTATCTTTTGTGTACATTCTAGTATCAAGTGCAAAGTTATTCATGATATTACATTGAGGATCGAACAATGGATAATCCATTCGCATATCATCAAATTCATAAACTCTGATATCAGAACTAGGATGTGTGTATCTGGAATAATTTGGTGCTAAATAATCTCGTGAAGTTCCGGATCTATCACAATCTGGTGCTGCATAAGGATTAAATGTAGAACCAATTGGAGGATTTTGTCTGTGTTCTTCATCTGTTGATTGAAGTCTGACTTTACTAGCAGCTCTTAGATTTGAATCAATATCTGTTCTAGTTCCGGCATCCAATTGGTGATTATTAACAGGCCCACCGGAAATGCCAACTTGGGGTCTGCAAGCGGCACCGTCTGAAATATTAGAAATAAAAACAGGATCTAGTGAATACAATCCTGTTTGCATCATTCTAATAGCTTCTTCATTTGTGTATAGCGGATCATATTTGCAATTTGCCCACGAACGGTCATATCCGAAACCTGCGCGTGAATTTTGTCCTTGCATTTTTTGCTATTGCTATATCTAAATGATAAATCTTTACTTTGGATTCTATTGTTTAATCAGTTGAAATTTAAACTCAATCAAACTCTGTAAATTAATATTTGGATTTGATCGATCCGATCATTAATTTGCATTGTTTGATCGAATTTTCAATCCAATCAAACTCTGTAGTAAGGTTGGTCATCAATCCCATTATTAACCAAATCTGATGGAATTAATAACGGACTGGATATGCCCAAAACCCAACAAAGTTTGTCAATGAAAATGAAACTCCATTTGCCGCTGTAACAAATTTTAAATATTTTTCTGTTAATAACCATTACATATTTGTTGACAGATGCATTTTCCAAAAAAATATCTGTTTCAAATAAATTATGTTCGACTAAATCTAGTTCTCCTCTTTTAAAGATGTAATCATCCGCACAAATTGAAAATATGTAGAATAGCACATAGTTTAGAACTGTATGCAAACATAAAATAAGTGAAGTGTAAAAATAAATGTGTTTGTAGGCCTCTTTATATGAGCCTTTACTGCTATTTGCAAAATCAATTAGCGACATAAATGCCAAAATGCTTGGCAACAGAACTGCAAATAAACATTTGCGAACATAAAACCACATTTTTTCTTTGGGTTCTCTCACATAGTTCGTTTGACTCGCTATATGGTTCATTATTTTTCACTACGTATAACATATAATTAAGATCCAAACTGTAATTAAGCATTTTACACAAACAATGGATCTCAGCGCGAATACTAAAACTTCCAGTAAAAAACCCAAGAAATCCAATCTGAAGCGATCCAGAGAAACTGGTCAAGACAATCTCGATGATCTTGAACCAGATTTTTTGGCGCAATTTGAAGAACAACGCTTTGAAGATTTCCCTGAAGGATCTAGACCATCGGCATCAAATGATGTGACTGGCTACGGTACACCATCAATAAAAGATCTGTTTAAACATCAAATTGCATCCGATGGACGATGGAGTCAATTTCGTGATGCTGACGGAACATATGGTTTGACTAAAGTCACTGCAGATGGTCTTCTGCCTTTGTACAGAAATAAAGGATCTTATGGACCAGATTCACAAACAAATATTGAAGAACGAAATCAAAAATTGGATCTTTTTACTGGTACGTTAAAAGATACTTTTAGACAAAAAGAAGTTATCGGACAAATTTTTGAACCAAGACCAATGGATGACCCTTATGGTGGAAAAATTTATTCGGCATCTGATTTGAGATCGAGGGTAAATATTGGTGACACTTACAAAGGGATTCAACCAATGGAATCTCAACAAGTTGCACCAGGTTTGGGTTTAGGATATGATGGTTCTAAAGGTATGCATGGCATGTATGATATGCATAGAGAAATGCCAGCAACCATTGACGAAATGAGATTTAAACCTAAAATAAGCTACGAAGGTCGAATTAATGAAACTGTATTAAAACATGTAGAACGACCAATGGTTGCACCTGTCATTTCTTACAGAGTTCCAACATATACTCAAGGCAAAAACGAAGACATGATGCCCAAGAGATCTGATCGTCAAGGAGATCCTTTGGAACACAGAGCAAATCCCGAACTCAGACCAACAGACAGAGTTAATCAGCTGACAAGTTATGCTGGACATGCTTCAACAACAACTGGATCTGCAGGTCATGCCAAACCTGAAATTCTTCATGGAACTCATGAAGAATCCCGAAGACAAAATTTCACATTGCCAATTGTCGAACATCGTTATTCCAAAGATCAAACTAAATTTAATTCCAACACACAAGATTATTATGTCCCCACAACGATGCGTGATGTTCATTCTGTGCAACAAATTGGCATACCAACATCCAGCATAACAGCTGCTAAAGTTCAAGATCACACACCATTGGACACAACATTAAAACAGACAACATTACACACAAGTCGACAGAACCTTACAGCACCAAATCAACAATCAGCAACAGAAACACATAATTGGCATCCGCTAAAAACAACTATTGGAGAAACAACTGTTGCCCAACCTAGATCACTGATGGTCACAGGTGATTCCAAAGGTTCAGCAGCTTGCACAGCCCCAAGAGATGCTTTACCAACAACTTTACAAGAAACAACTTTGCATCAAGGCCAGATTTACGTTACAGGTCCTTCTGCTAGTGCAGCTGATACTCAATCAAGAACTCCATTGAAAACAACACTGCATGAAACAACATTGACATTGCCTAGATCACAATTTATTACTGGTGACTCCAAAGGTTCGGCTGCATCCACAGCATCTAGGGATGCTTTACCAACGACCACGCAGGAAACAACCCTACACCAAAGCAGGTCTTATGTGCAAGGTCAACAACAAGGAGCAGCATCTACAGCATCAAGAGATCCACTTAGACAGACTATGCAAGAAACTACTTTGCATCAAGGTCGAACTTATGTTCAAGGTCAACAACAAGGTGCGGCATCTACAGCATCCAGATCACCTCTTAGACAAACTACACAAGAAACTACTTTACACCAAGGTCGACAGAATTTCACAGGACCAGATGGTTTTACAACAGATACAGCAAATTGGTTGCCGACAAAAACAACTAGACATGAAACAACACTGCATCAAGTTAATGGTCAATATGGAGTTCAAGGTCAAACGCAAGGACAAGCTAGCAGTTTTGATCGTAGTCCCGCGCCAACAACTCGAGCAGAGACACTTCTACATCAACGTAATGGCCAATATGGAGTTCAAGGTCAAACACAAGGACAAGCTAGTAGTTTTAGTAGAACACCAACAAAAACAACCAAAGCTGAAACACTTCTACACCAACGTAATGGTCAATATAGTGTCCAAGGTCAAACTGCAAATCAAACCAATACTTTTGACAGAACTCCCACTAGGACAACTCGCCAGGAAACAACTTTGCACCAAAATAATGGCCAATACGGAGTTCAAGGTCAATCAGCAAATCAAACTAATACTTTGGATAGAACTCCAACCAGAACAACTCGAATGGAAACAACACTACACCAACAAAACGGTCAATACGCCGTGCAAGGTCAGAGAGGTTCAACAACTGATACATCATGTTGGATACCGGCAAAATCGACGTACAGACAAACTACCGGAAACCAACCAACTAGATCTATGGTAACGGGAACAACTGCATTAACAACAGAAACTGTTTCCAGAGATCCAGCTAAAGCAACACATAGACAAACTACTGGAAATCGACCAACTCAAAGTGTTGCAACTGCTGTTGACCAAGCTCAAGGATCAGCATCGACATTTAGTTGGATTCCACTCAAGCGCACGCAAAAGGAAACAACAATTGATGCACAATATATTGGCCAAGCTGATGGAACAAATGTTATCGGCAAAGGTCATGGTTATCTAACTGAAAATCATAGCGTACCAGTAACTCGCCAAGAAACGACTCTCATTAAAGATCATGTCAAACCAATTCGTGGTCCAGATGCTCAGGTTATATATGATTCTTATTATGATGTTGAACTTCCAGAAGATAAGATCACTCTATCAACAATTAATAGGGCTCCAACGGCTTCTAACGTTAGTTTAACTCCAAATCCCGATCACGTGAACTATCAACTCAGATCTCGAGCCAGCGAAAATGATCGTGAAATGTATCCAACCCAACCATTAGATCAGTTGGTCAATTTGCCAACCGAAAATAATTTCAAAACCGTCACAGATATGTCCAGAGCAGATCGCAGTTTAGATGCAGATCTGGTTACAGGCCAGCTTGCATCCAATCCCTATCATCAAAATATTTTAGTTGGTGGTGCTTTAGGATAAAAAAATTTTTATTTTTGTTTTCCGAATTAATTTCTATCATTCATCAGAGCGACAGAAATTTCCGAAATCCTAATGACAATGGAATTGTCATTGGATTTAGTTAATTTGATTGTTGATTGAAGTAAATTCAATCAACAATCAAATTTCCTAAATAAAAATTGATAACTAAAACTCTCTGCAAAATTCATATTTATTGTATAGTACTTTCCCATTTGAAAAACTTAAAATGGCGCACGCTATCGAAATTCCAACCTTAGACACTGATGCTTTGGCGACGAAGAAGCTTTCTGAGCTTGAAACATCTGAGCTTTTTGACATTTTTTACACCACAGATGATTTGCCCGATTTGACTTGGTCTGGCGATGCAGCCAAAAATCTGGGAAATGTCCTGTCTTACATTCCAAAAGACAGAGGATTTTGTGATCAAACAGACAAGAAGTTGTCGGAACAACTTTTTGGAAAATCCACGCCAATCGACATTCTAGTTGAAATTGTGTTGCGCATTGGTGCACTCAAGCGTCAGTTACCAACATTGAAAACCACCACGATTGTTGGATTTACTGAAATCATTGGTGTGTTTTGCAGAGAACTGGTGATTGTGTGCTTTGGTGAAATCAATCTTTCTGTGGATATTTGCGCATTATTGGAAGCTGACATTAATGTTGGCACCACATTGCTATTTGGGTATCTAGCCCAAATGTTCACTAGAACTACTACTATGTACGAATTTCGTGACAATACTTATTACACAAACAATCAAGCAACAAAACGTGCAAGAATTGCTGAAAGGATTGCAAATGGATGCACTTCGAATGCAAAAGCAGTTGATAACATGCGCATCAGAATCACTAACGCGATAAACGAGATCACGAGATCACGCTAATAATATTTGCTAAAATAATTTAACAAATATTAAATTAAACCATGATCATAGGTGCATTTACCGGAAAAGTTTGATTTTGATTGGTTTCATCGTAATTTTCAAAGAATTCATCAAGTGCTGCTTCAATATCAGCGGGATCAATATCGACAACTTTAATTTGATTGTGATATCGTTGAAGAATTTTTGTTATGTACTTGTAAGCTTCAATAATCTGCGGCAACGATTTTACACCAGTAATTATAATGGCTCCTGTATGGAAAACAAAAATAGATGTTTTGTGATCATCATCATATGAATGTTTGATATCCACACATGACCTGCCTCTACTGGTTGCATGTTTACACTCAACATAACCAATTTCTTTGTCATCAGACCTCATGTGATGAATACTTTTCAAAAGTGAGTAAAGGCTGAATCTATCGATCTTGTATCCGAGTTTGTAATCAGAATTAATCATCGAAACTGAAATATTTGAAAGCGCAACTTTTTCAGGATTAATCGCATAAGTGAAGTATTTAACTTCGCCTGTTTGAGAATTAAGGAGCTTGTTTGATCTTATTAAAATTTTCATCAAACGATCAGCCACATCATAAAAATCGGTCATGTCTTTACATCCAGTGATCTGGAGAGAACCGTTTTGGAACAATTTAATGTTCATGTAGTTTCTATTCTTATTTTTAGTTGGTCTCATCAAAATAGTTACTTGATTAAAGAAAACTTTTTTCGACGCCTTCTTTTTGGGTTTGATATACACAATTGTTCTGTTTGTTGCAACACAATTACGTTCACCATATTTAACACTAGCAATGCCATCTTCAGTTAATTTAATTGTGCGAGCCAAAGTGTAAACATCAATTTTCGACCCCAATTTGCAAACTAGGGTGCTGGTTGAAATTGCGATTTTGTGGTCTGTTAAAAATTGCTGGCAAGTTTTAAGAGTTTCAATCATGGTGGCAAATTCAGCTACCATTGTTTCAGGTGGTTGCATAGTAGGTTCTGTTGTGAAAACACACCTGACTATTTCTACCTTCTTCTTTGGAGCAGCAGCATTTTTTCTTCCAGATGATTTTGGCTTAACAGGTTTACCTTTGGTGATTTTTTCTACCATTGGATTGAGTGTTGAGTGTTGAGTGTTGAGTGCAAGCAAAAGAGACCGAGCGCCGTTGAGACCTAAACACTAGTTTTGCCAATAAATTAATTTTTATATCAGATAATTACTTTGCAATTTTTAACAAATTTGTTATTGGTTCAATGACAAATTTGTTAAAACTCAACATCAATTTTTCTCACGACATCTCTTTCACCGGCCTTTTCAATTTCTTTCATAAATTTTGATTGATAAACTTTTTGCGGAGGTCGGCGTGAAAAGATCCATCTATCACCTTTAAACCATGATGGCTTTGAAATAGTAGCATACGAAGTAATTCTTACATTGATTAATGTTTTGGGGAGCGCGTCAACGTAATCACACTTAAATCTACGTGTTGAATTGTGAACAAAATGGAACTTTTTGAGGTTTGGTGGCAAATGTGGAATAAAATCAGCTGATATACAATCAACTTCCATAGACAACGTTTTCATGCTCGAAGGCAGTGTCATGATCATAGTCTTGATTGATATAGAATGAGGGGCAATGTAATAGTAACTATGATTTTTTCTGCCACCCGTTAAGTACAACTTTTCAAGCAAAGGCAAATTGTTAAATCTTGCATCACAACATCCTGTGCTGGCAAAGAAATCAAATCTGGCACGCAATTTTGTTACACTTTTTGGAACAAAATTTATTATTTCAGATAGCACGTTCTCAACATTGAGTTTGGTTAAACACGTAAAATTATTCAGATTAGGCATATCAATCAGATGAATATCATTGCGCATGTTAAGAGATTTCAAAAGAGATCCACTTAATGGTAAATCGTATCCTGAATATTTAACAACCCGCGTGTAAAGTTTATCAGTGGGATCTATTCTGCGACATGCAGTCACATATATGACTGTTTCGGGTACAGTGGATATGTCACGAAAATTGTATCCACAAATTTTTCTGAGCCTAGATTTGGTCTTGGTAAATTTAACATCGGCCATATTTGAATACAAATTTATCATAGAAGGATTTATTGTTACTTTGCAGTCTACACCTGAAAAATGCACATCGTCAATAGTTTCTGGTAAACATGTCAGATTCAGTTCACGATTACGCAATCTAATGTAAAGACATTTGAGATTGATACCCAATTTTTCAGTAAGTCCAATGCTTGATCCAACTGCTATGCAAGCCATAAGCGTATTTTCGGTATGTGGGTTATTATTGACAGCCCATGTGTAGATATCACTGTATTCATATTCAAGTAATTTTGGCTCAATATCTTTGGTGTGAATTCTTGTCAAATTTGGAAATTTGGAGAAATTAATGCCCGATAAAATTGCTTTGCATGGTACATCAAATGTTTTCAGATAGGGTGGTAATTTGTTTACCTTAAAATTTGTAATTATTCTTTGTTTGATTTTAATTTTGTGTCCGTGGACCAAATAATGACGAAAAAAATCTGGTTTACGGTAACCTTCTATTTCAATTTTCAAATTTTCTAGCAAACTAAACTTGTAAACATACGATGGAAAAATTAATCTGGAAACATATTTACCATAAGTGATAGTAACACTTCTAACATTTTTGCATATTGTTTCATGCAAATCTTTGTTACCAATTAGCCATAATTTGCCGACCAGATCACCCGTTTGAAGGAATTCTAATACAATCTTGAACACATAAACCATGACGGTCGAATGGATGTGAGACCCTCAGAGGAAAAGTTCCTACAGAACTTTGACGATGACGGTCGAATGTCAATGAGACCCTCAGAGAGAATTGTTTCAACAATTCACGATGACGTAAAAATGCAAATAAATACAGTACCATTACCACTAAGATAATATACAATGCAATTTTTTCAATTTATTACCCATATATAAGTACTATGGATCCTATCACTGAACACTTTTATGGAGGCTATTCCGGTCTCAGCGAATCTATCGGACTAACAACAATTTCTGATGACAAGCATGTTCCGACAAAACGCAAAACCACTGAAAAAAAACCAAAACATTCATCAGAAACTTCAGAAAAACCACTCAAATTTCAAAAAGAACCTGTCTCACACGAAGACCCGGAATGGAATTTGACTGAAGTAGCACACACCAGAAAATCGAAACTTTCTGGAGGAAACAATATCCCAATCAACCCATATACCGTTCATCCTGGTCAAGAATATGACGGCCAAGTGATCACTGGTCCATCTCTTGATGATAGAACTATGTACAGGATCACTGGTGATCCTATCGAGTCACATCGAGACAGAGTCGCTAGCGACTCTATCGAGCAGCGTCGAGACAGGATCACTGGTGATCCTATCGAGCAACGACAAACCAAAAAACCGACCGAAATTAAAACTACTGCAAAACATCAATCAGATTTCAAAAGTCCAACCAAAGATGATGAGTTGCATTTCTTATCTGAATCCAGGATTCAATCTCATTTGGATCAATCTTCTGAACTGATGGACAAATATGCAAATGTAAAATCACTAGTTGGTGCAGCGCCCACTGATACTAAAGCTGAAGAAATTTCTGAAGAATCCATTTCTGGTATTTCGTCTGAATCCGAATCAACTATTAATTTTGGTATGGATGAACCTATGGATGGTAAAAGATCCAAATTAAGTAGTGAGGCTGTTAGAAATAAACCAACAACAAGACGTGCCAAAGCTGAAAAGAAGCCTGTAAAACGTGGTATTAAGATCGATCTGGATGAAAATGATTTGAATAATGCTGCAGAAGAAGATATTGACGATGATATTAATTTCACCAGTGTTGAACAACAAAGATATGGTAACAAAGATAGAAAACCGAAGCGAAATAGAAAATAGATTTGAATTTAATTGTAATATAATTAAATCCAAACGAATCGCGTAATTAATCCTTTAAAAGAATAACAATACATTTTTATTAACTCAATGGAAAATCAACCCAAACCTGAAGAAACGTCTCTATCATTTGATGTCGGAATCAAGAATTTGGCATATTGTGCTTTACCTTATGACCACGAAAAATGTTGTGCAGGAGACATTGCGGCATGGAATTTGATAAATTTAGTTGAAGCTGAAGATGACAATCTGAAGTGTTGTGGTGAAATTCGTCAAAAAAAATCAACCAAAATTTGTTGCAAGATTGCAACTTACAAGTTGACTGTTGGAGATAAAGTTCATGGTTTTTGTAAGAAACATTTATCTGCACATACACAATTTTGGACCAAAGAACAAGTTTCTGAAGAATACGCTCCAAATAATGTTGGAATGTGTTGTCATATTAAAACAACTGGTGAACAATGTGGTGCGAGATCAAAACACAAAAAAATTAAGAACGCGTCCCACAATCCACTTGAGCCAGAATTTTATTGTGGAACGCATTTTAAATCACATATTGCTAAACGCATAAAAGCAGAAGGTCCACAACTTCTTAAAAAATTAGCTGCTGATAAACATGCTGTGCTTGATTTGCAAAAATCTTTGGTTGAAAAACTTGATGCTCTGCTACCAGAATTTGTTAGAATAAATGTAAAAGAAGTTGTTATTGAAAATCAACCTTCGTTACTTAATCCTCGAATGAAAGCAATTGCAAGTGGCCTTTACATGTATTTTATAATTAGAGGTATGATTGACAAACAAGATGGTCTAAATCTCAACTCTGTGCAATACATGTGTCCAAATAACAAACTCAAAGTTAATCAAGACAATACTATTGAAGTGCTATCCAGAGTAAGTAAATCACCTGACTCCAAAGGAAAAGAAAAATACAAACTAACCAAAGCTTTGGGAATTCAATATACTCGACAACTCCTCAATGAAAACCAAGGTGAATGGTTGGAATTTATGGAAAAGTTTAAAAAGAAAGATGATCTATGCGATGCTTATTTACAAGGTCGATATTATTTGGAATTTATTAAACATAAAGCAGATAGACCAAAAGAAACAAAGAAACCTGTTAAAACTATTAACAAGAAAACTGCAGCAAAAAAGACAGCCATTGCACCAAAAGCAAAGAAAGCCGCTGTTCCACCAAAAGCAAAACAAGCAGATCCCACAGTAAAACCACGCAAACCCAGAATTAAAAAGGTTATTGTTCACTTGGATTGAAAATAATTATCAATGGAAAGATATTTTCCATTGATAATTGACATTAACATTGAATAACTTCAATTACCCAAACTTAAGATCAACTCTCAACAAAAACAATTTTTCCATTGATAATTGACATTAACTTTTGGATAACTTTAGTTATCCAAAGTTGAGATTAATTCTCAACGAAAAATTATTTTTTCGTTGATAATTAACATCAACTTTGTTTTTGATGCAGATTTTTTTAGAGGTCCGCAGGACATTCTTGTACTGCCTAAATATAGGCTAAAGCTATTATATTTGCGCAGCGCAAGATGTACCTCCCTGTTTCATATCATACACCTGTGAAAGGGTGCATGGATCATTGTCAAACAGCAACAATAATCATTTAAGAAAATGTCTTTGCCAGTTCCACAGCCGGCAAACAGAGCAGCTAAGTAAACGCTTCACACTGATGAACAGATAGTAAAACGGATGGTTGGCTAACTGCACCAACCATCAAAACAATTTTGGTAATATTAAACCTTGAATGGATAAGGTTTTTTTAAGGGAAATCATCTTCTGGGCACTTAAATCCGTGCATGTAGGAAAATGAATCCGGGTCCGTATTAACTCAGACCAAAGGTAATTATAATATTGATCCCAATCATCAATCTTGAACATCACACACATCATCACATAGAGTCACAGCCGGGTTGAAAGCCCAGACAAGTCGCTAGCCGGAATTGAAAGTTCCGCGCGTCTGCGAACCGTGCTCAAAAGTTCAGTGTTATGTCCATTCTAGCCTAAGACCGATAGAAAGGAATACTATTAAAATTTCATAGGGACTATTCAATGTGTTCAAAAGTGCAATTTTTTTGACGGCTTCAGATTATTAAATACAAAATGAAATTCAATAAAACAAGTTATTATTGAATTATCATCCTTAACAAATAAAAATTGAAATTCAATAAAACAAGTTATTATTGAATTATCCTTTTTATTTGTTAAGACAAGCTTAACAAATAAAAATTGAAATTCAATAAAACAAGTTATTATTGAATTATCCTTTTTATTTGTTAAGACAAGCTTAACAAATAAAAATTGAACCTATTCTTTGCTTGAACATCTCTCTATAAAAACTCTATAGTACTTGAGTTTTCTCAAAACAAAATGGATGGCGTTACTAAACGTCATCTGCTATCAACAAAACCCGGCGAGCAACATAGTGCAACACTTGAGGTTATTGCTGCCCTCATGCTCATTGATGCAGTTCGCGTCGATGATAGCAAGGCCAATCTTTTGGTCAAAGATATAGCCACTAAGTATCAGAAGTGGATTTCTGCTACTGGTAAAGCTAAGGCTGTTACCTTTGCTAAGTTCAAGCGTGCGATCGGCGCCTGGAACAAGTTTGCTGCCAGAGGGTCGACTTTGCCCTTCATCAACAAACCTCAGGACAACTCAGAGACATTGACACCAGCAACACCAACGATCGGCCCTATTCAGACCGTCCTAAACCAAGGCATTGATACGATCATGGATGAAGACGCAAACACTGAGAAATCGGTCCCAATCTGCATCAAGGGAACAAGGAGACATCCTGTTGTGTGCTGCGTCGCACAAATTTCCACTTTGGAACAGATGCTCAAGACATATCTCACCGATCCCAGTAAATGGAATATTTGCGACCCATTTGAGCAGCACAGCTTCGCAAAGTACGTCAAAACATCTATCCGCTTCTTGTCTCTTAGATGTGATAAACGTGAAGCTGATGGATCCCAATGTGGTTCCGTTATCCCATTGCGGACTTTGTGGTATTTGCTTCCCAGAGATGCAAGAATTAGGCTCGATAAGACAGACTTTGGACCCCTGTTTAGGTCTGGACTCGGCAAACACAGGGTACTTTATTGCCCGTACGATAAGTGTCGTGGTTCCAAGATTGGTGTTGTTTACTCCGAAATCGAGGAGGCAACCGAAGATGATATGTCACCTGCCATCATCTTTTGCAAAGAGTGCAAGTTTAGGCATCATGTTCATGCTCACCAAGTCACATCTCAATGCTGCAAAATGTCTTTTTGCAGAGTTTGTGGCCAGGCTCCATACCACTCAACTGAGGTTTGTCGTGGTGTGCCCTCCCTTGAGTTGGCACCAGAACTTCTCAACAAGATCAAGAAGTGCCCTTCATGCGACATGCCTCACGAGAAAACAGAGGGATGCGACCATATGGTCTGCAGATTCGACCACCGCCTTAATGGTGTCGCCATAGGTTGTGGATCTCACTGGTGTTGGAGATGCATGCAGATCTTGGATACTGAGAATCCGTACCAGCACACATGTTTGCCTACAGGTCTGGTTGCTGGCGAGCAAGATCAAGCTTACCATGACATCGACATGCGCCAGTTTGATAGAATTGACGCAGTTCCTTTAGATGTCCAGATCCCGGCAATGAGACACATCGCGGGTAATCTGGATTTTGACGGTGATGAGATCCAAGATTTACATTTGGATGACGACGCTGATGCCGAACAAGCCCTTGAGCAACAGATTCGCAATGAATGGCTCGATATCCTCGCTCGCAACGGTTTGCTTGAGCGCCGCAATTAAACAACACAATTTTCACACAAAAATATTTTGAATGAAAATTGAAAATTAATTTTATCGCTTCAGCAAATGTTCCATACCTTTCAACCCTGATGTATTCTTGATAGTATGTCCCTTAGATTGAAGTAGAGATTTTTCCTCAATAGTTATTTGAATTGGTTTCATCGGAGGAATATAAACAATAAATTCTGAATGTGTTAAACACTTACCTCTAAATTGTTCAATTGTTTGATCACCACCTTTGACTTTGAGAATACTCCAATGGGGAGCAGCTGGGATGTTAACGGGTGTATCCTGTGATAAACCATAAATTTCTCTGTAAAGTTTAATCATAAGATTGTATCGAGTATCAACTTTCGTATCCGCTAAATCATCATTGTATGCGACTGCACAGGATCCAGAACAAAAGTTTCCAATAATTTCATACACCCTAAGAGGTTTAGGAAGCTTGACACCTGTATCAGAAAGAGTTTGTTCAATACAGTTCTCAACCAAAGGCCAAGGCATGCAACTAAAAGGATGATCACACCACCAGCACCAAACATCCGTTTTTGTTAGAACACGTTTTTTCTTTTTGTCAAAAGCCACAAAATTAATATTATTGTAATGAAGCTTCCTTGGTTCAGAACTTGGCATAAAACCATCAGCTTTGTATTGTTCAATTTCCTGTTCCAAAACTTTGACACGAGACTCTAAAGCCAAACATTTGGAGCAAGATGCAATGCTGTGTTCTTTTTCATCAGTATCCAACATTTCATCTCCAAGTTCAAATCCTTCAGATTCAATAGATCCAATCGACTCGCCATCATCAAAATCAGCATCTGTTTCATCAAGTTCTGCTGTTTTGTTGAACTTCAATACGATAGGAATCCCCCTTGACAAAGGTTTTGGCGACTCGGTGGCTGATTTTTTGGCTGTCTTAGTACCGGATGTTTTCTTAGCATTGAGTCCAGATTTGCTTTTGGATGCAGTTATTTTGGGATCTTTTTTTTTAGACAGCATTTCAGGAATAATTCATTATGGTGCCATTTTTTTAACATGAAAATTATGATCAATTTTTATTTATGATGACTTGTCATCGTAAATAAAAAGGATAATTCAGTAAAGTTTATTTTTGCTGAATTTCAATTTTTATTTATGATGACTTGTCATCATAAATAAAAAGGATAATTTTGTTATTGTTTGCAATAGCGAAATTTCAATTTTTATTTATGAAGTCTGTTTTCATAAATAAAATATTTAAGCCGCAGCATTTTTTCTTTTCGCCTTTTCGGAAGTTTGTTTTCCTTTGCGTTCGGATTTTGTTGCTGATTTAGTCAAAGTCAATAGTTTATTAAGGCTTTCGTCTAGATCATCAAAATCATCAAAGGTTTTTTTGGCAACCTGAGGTGGTTCGGGTAGGTCAAAATCATCATCAATGTTCTCTTCTGAGTGCAGAATTTCTTGTCCCAAACCAATGTCTACATCGACATCATCTTCTTCATCTAAGTCCATCGCCATAGGTGTGATATTGGATTGCGGTAATAGAACATTTTTAGGTCTATCAGAGACAGCACTCAAATAAGTAGGTTTCTTTACCGGCAGTAAATTACTAGCGTGTTCAGAAAGATTTATGGGAATACCGTGACGTTTTTGTATTTCAGATTTTTCAATTTCATGTTTAAGTTCCACATTATTTCTTCTCATAGTTTCGGCATTAATATCTGCTTGACGACGCAGTTCGAGTTCCCTTCTGGCTTGTTCTTCGGCAAATTGTTTTTGAGCAGTCGCTTGGTTAAGTTTTTCTTCCATTTCGCGAAGTTTTCTGTTTACTTCAGGATCAGGTTGAGGTTTAGATGTAGGTGTGGGTGCGGGTGCAGGGGCAGGAGCATGGGTTCTGTTTTGACTTTGTTTGATGCGTTGCAAAATATCATCATTATTTGACGGAGCCTGTTGTTTAGATAATCCGCCAAGCAAACCAGATAATGCACCGGTATTCTGCCCCATAACATCGGACATATTCGGTCCCAAGTATTGCGTAATGTGGAAAGTCACACCGCTCCATAACACCATACCCATAAGTCTGGCTTCAGGACCCATCATGGAAGCTGTTTTTCCTTTGTACTTTTCATAAAGTTCTCCCAAAACTTCATCATAATCATCAACTTCATTTTGGAATTGTCTACCCCAACCCTTCAGTTTGAATTTAAAAGGATCATATTTGGTGTTGACAAAATCAATTCCTGTAACCATTGCCGTCAAAATTTGTTTGTAAAAATTTGTTTGATTTTTTTTATTGCGTCGATTTGCATGCATATCGTATTCTGCTTCCATTTCATCTGGATCATCATCGACCGTGTATTCTCTGGTCAAGACAACATCATATGATTCAACTAATTCTCTGAGTTTGTTGTAATTTTCACGAGCCCTACAACGTTTTTCTTCAGGAGTTTCCTGATATTTACCCATGTCACCAATCAGCGTATCACCAAGTAATTGATTTTTGTCGATGACCCTTGAAGGAAGTGGCTGATAAACAGAATTAGGAGCTTGCTTTTTTTCAGAAACTAACTTTTTTCCATAAATTTGTCTTCTGGAACTTGAAACAGAAGCATTAGATTTTTCAGTTAGAACTTGTTCTTGTTCTTCCATTTCATTATCTTGCTCATCTTGTTCATCGCCATCTTCTCTCTCATCATCTTCTCCTCCTACAGATCCTCCTTCCATTTCAACATAATGATCAGAACTGGGCAAATCGTCATCATCGGAAACTGGCGGAACATATGCAACAGGTTTAACAAATCCTCCTTCTTTGGATGCGATTTTTCCTTCGATTTTTTTTTCAAAATCTGACATCATATTCGGTTGAATTTTTGATTTGTCTGCAAAATAATCAAAAAGATAATCGACCACATCATTGCTAGTTTTTTTAGCTTGTTTTTTTGAATTAGATGACATGAATTGTAGCAATATGGGCAAAAGGCTTCAACGGAAAAGATTTATCTTTTTTTTTAAACAGTTTACTATGTTATAGTTTCATAAACTTAATTCCTATATATTGCGCGTCATCAATAGATGATTTTACAAATTATCTTTTGTAAAAAACTAAAAACAGCAACAAAACAATAATTAAAATTGCAAAAACTATTAACATAACATCTTTTGACGAATAACCTTTTTGTTCAGTTTTTTTTGATTTAGGTTTCGCTTCTGATGTTACTTTTGGAGGAGGCGGGCTTGGCACAGGAGCAGGTGCTGTTTGTATTTGTGGAACAGACGCAAATTGATATGGTTGAATTTGTTGGAAAGGTTGTATAATTGGTTGAATAGGTTGATTTAGAGTTTTCAGCTTGTGGTCAAGAAGTGCATCATCCATAGTTTTTGAAACAGCATTTTTAATCATGGATTTGAGTCTACCATTACATTTATCACAATTATCAATATGTTCCATTGCATCTTTGCAACTACATTTGACAGGAGAATCATCATTTCGCGAGTGTTTAACATTTTCATTTTTGGTTCTCTTTGGCACTGAAGTAAAATCACTTCCTGTGCCAACTAATCTATCGAGTGAATCTAAACTAATTTCTCCAGATTTTCCAAATGATGATGTACTTGCTAAGTAATGATATGGTGTTCCTGTGATATCATCAGAAGGTGTCGGTTGAAAGTAAGATCCCCAACTTGTATCGTGTATCTGTTTTTTATTATGCGAATCACTTTGTAGATCACTTATATTAGCAGGTTGATTCGCAAACATTTATCATTAAGATTACTTCGTTTAAGATTAATATTAATGAACATAAATTGCAATTGATTAAATTAATCAATTACAAATATTTTTCAGGAATCAATTTCTCGTCTCCAATCAATTAACAACCTATCCTCAGTTATTGATGTGATTTTCAAATTTGAATTTAATTTTGTCAATTTATCGATCAAATAAATAGAACAAGCATCAAGATTAATGACTGGCATGCTTGTTCCCAAAATAATTTTAGGAATTTCAAATTCGCAATCCAAATATCCAACCGAACTTCTATTTTGGATTGCTCTTAGACATCTCTTGTAAATTATATCATATGTGGCTTCGCGGGATTTCTTCATTTTGTCAAATTTTCCATACAAAGTTTTATTAGACAAAGCCATTAGTGCAATATTGTTATACTATATTTTTGGGTAAGCACGAATAACGCTAATTTTTAAAGTTGATTGCGAGCAACAATTCCAAAACGTTTGAAACAAGTCCAAACTTTTGTGATCGTCTTATCGTGAACGATCGACAATTCTAAACGTTCAAAATAAATTTTGAAGTTTATCATTGTATAATTAGCAGCATGGCTGATATCAAAGAAACAACCCAATCTAAAAAACCGGCTCCAAAATTATCCAATACAAGTTCACCAAAAGCTAAAAGTAATGAAAAGATAGAAACACTAACTGAAACAGAAGTTGTTCCATATGATAATCTGGTGTTAAGTGGAGGCAGTGTTAGAGGGTTGTGTCATATTGGTGCAATTAAGAAACTAATTGAAGCAAAATTATTAGATTTATCCAAATTAAAAGCGGTAGCAGGAACTTCAGCTGGAGCCATTGTATGCCTATTTATTGTATTGGGTTATACAATTGATGAAATGTGGGAATATATTATGAGCATAGATGTTTCTAAACTTGTCAGTTTGGATTTTGCTGTGTTCGCAAAAAAGTTTGGTGTCGATTCCGGACAAAAGTTTTACAACATAATCGATGAGATAATCCAAAAGAAAACAAATAATCGACACATAAATTTCAAAGACTTGTATGACAAAACTGGAGTTCATTTTACGGTCGTAGGATCTTGTTTAACAACCAAATCTGAAGTGCATTTTGATCATATATCTAATCCAACGTTTAGAGTATCAACTGCTATCAGAATTTCTATTAGTATGCCTGGTATCTTTGCTCCAATAGAAGTCGAAGGTAAGAGTTATGTGGATGGTGGTATGTTAAATAATTATCCAATGAATTGTATTCCAAAAGATCAATTAGATAAAACAATTGGAATTTTAATTTCAAATGAATACAATACATGTTTCACTTCAGTAGAAGAATATCTCATGGCCAACATGAATTTACTGATGCATAAATATTTTGTCGAAGCTTACAAGAAATATGAAAAACATACCATCCAAATACAAACTGTTCCAGGTATTTCCATGGTTAGTTTCGATATCGGTGCAGATAAAAAGAAATTATTATTTGATCACGGTTATCAATCTGTTAAGGATTATTTGCTTACGAATGCCACCCAGAAAAATTGAATTAATTATTGATTGTAACATAAGCAATAATTAATTATTAGTTTCTCCGTGATGAACAAGCAGATTTTCTTGTCAGCATGTTCTGCAGGTCATTTGGATTTGGTAAAAAAATGTGCTGGTAATATTTTGAATTCTAAAAAGAATAATGGTTTAGTGTTAAGTGCACGACATGGTCATTTAGGTATTGTTAAATATCTTATTGGATCAGGTTGCGATCCAAAACGTCGCGATAATGCTGCATTGGTAGAAGCTGTCAAATATGGACATTTTGATGTTGTGAAATATCTTGTTGATTGTGGTTGTGATCCCAGAGTTAATAATAGTCACGTTTTATTACTCTGTGTACGCAATTCACGATGGCTTATGGCAGGATATTTCTTAAATTTAGGCTGTAAAATAAATTACGATTGGGAAATTGTTGTGGAACAGGAGGCAAGAAAAGGGAATTTGGAATCCATTAAACTAATTATGGATAATGGACACTGTTGCGTTAGTACATACACTTATAGCATTATTTATGCTGCTGCAAAACGAGGATTTGTTGACATTGTGAAATATTTGGTATCGATTGCGTATAATTCACAATATCATTATGGATGCGTTTTGATGAAAATCGAGTGGTATAATTTCAAAATTTCGAGGTATTTACTTGAAATCACTGATAAAAGAACTAAATACAAATGTTCAAAAAAATATTCGTACGTGGCAAATTATTTTGTTTCTCAAAATACACTTTGCGTTAACCATAATAAGAAAAAACACAATGTTTTGAAACATATTTTGAGGCCAAAATCTCTGCGGATGCAGATGATTTTGATTGCGTGAAATAGAGAAATTTATTATGAAATTCAATCAAAGAGGTTACACATCCAAATGATTTTATTTTAGAAAAATTGATATAATGGAATCAATTCCATCAACAGAATTTGTAAATACTATTGATGAAATTACAATGTTGTCACAAAATTTCCTTGCCGCTTGCAAAAAGGGTAACATTAATTTAGTCAAAAAATATATTGCTGAAGGCTTTAATCCAAAATACAAAAATAACCGCGGATTAATACTATGTGCAATACATGGCCACCTTAAGATGGTGAAATATTTTGTTGGTATTGGTTGTATGAGCGGATCTCGAACTGAACTACAAATGACTTCTGATAACAGCAATGCAGCATTGGAAATGGCAGCGGAATATGGACATCTGGATATTGTTGAATATCTTGAAGATTTAGGTGCCGACTTAAGCACAAATGATAATTATGCATTGAGAAATAGTTCTTACAATTTCCACTGGCATGTTGTCAAATATTTGCTTAATAAAGGATGTGACCCTAATGTTGGTGAAGGTTTGGTTCTGTGCCGAGCTGTTCAAGATGGAAATTTAGAAATTATAAAATTGGTAATCAGCAAAGGCTGCGATCTTAAATTATGTGGTTATGATGCGGTTGCAAGAGGCGCAAAATATGGACATCTCAATATTGTCAAGTATTTAGTCAATTTAGGATGTGATTTCAAAAACAGTCGCACTTTAATATATGCTGCTGAAAATGGACACCTGGAGATAGTTAAATATTTAATTAGATCAGGCGACGATTATTATGAAAATAAATTATTAGCTCTGAACTTCAGTTGTTCTCGTGGACGTTTGAATGTCATCGAATATTTAATTAGTAATGGCAATTATTTCGTACTTTGCAAGGAAGCTTTTATTGGTTGTCTGAAGTATGGATACTACATCGCGTACAAATATTTACTCACGTTAAACTACGAATGGATAGATTTCATGGCTGTTATGGAATTCAATATTGCTAAAAATTTAATTAATTCTGCTGAGAAGAAAGACCAATTTAACAAACATTTATTGGAAATTACTGAAAAACGTTCCAGGTATTCATATTTGGTCGGACATCATAAAGCTTGGTATGTATCACCACTTAGATCAAATATTAAAAAACATTGTATTTTAAAACAAATTTTAAGACCAAAGAGTTTATGTATTCAAATGACAATTTTCTGCAAATGAAATCATTAACTGCATTTATAAATACTGCTGATGATAGGAAAAAAATTTATTCGTCGCCAAAACTATCCATGTAACCAAGTTTAATAAATTCTTGAAATTTCTTTCGATATGCAAACACAATGTGTGAATTGTCGTCAATTGTGAATGTATGTGACAATGAAAAATTTCTGCAAATTGTATTTATTATGCTTTTGGTCGAGATCCCTTTGTGATGTTTAATGAAATTTTGAATTATGCTATCATAAAGATTGGAATTTATGGTGAAAGTTGAAATTCTGACTCTGGTTATGTGTATGATAAATGGTATTATTTCAACAATCCTATTTTTGATAATATCAATATTAACATAAACATTCAAACAGGACAAATTAAGTTTCGAAAAAACGCTTAAATCAAATGTATGACCTACATGAAGTGTAAGTTTGCGAAGCGTTGGCAGATTCAGTAAACCTATTTTATTTTCGACGTAAGTTGACTGCCCACAATCAATTTCATGTACCTTTTTGCTAACAATTTCATCAAAGTCAACACCGTAATTGTACTTAAATTTTCGAAGATTTGTAAAAAAATTAAGTACACCGTTAATATTAACGTTTGAATTGTGTATATCCAAAACTTCTAAATTTGAACCACAATGTTTGGCAAAAATATTTAACCAATTTGAAGGAAAATACGTGCCTGTATGATAATCCAAATAGAAATCATCTCCGTTAAATTTAAATTCTCGTAATTTTGTGCAGTTAATATTGTTGATATCGATAGAAATACCACCCCAAAGATTTAAACATTCGATTGCGATATTGCCCATTTCTACCACAACATATCTATCGCTAAGTTCAAATACACGTAATTCGCGCAAATATTTGTGCGAACTGAGATCAATGGTACAGTATGACATATCTCGATTTACATTGATTCCAACATAGTGACCATAATCAAAAAATAATTTCTCCAAATTGGGAAAAGGTTTTAAATAGTTTGGATTACCATTTGTAACATATATTTGCAACTCAATAATATTAGGGAGAACGACGTCATTTGGCACACCATCAGCCAAGAAAGAAATATATTGCAAGTGTGGCAACTGTCGAATTATTTCCAAATTTGATATCGTACCACGAGTAAATAATTTTTTCAAATTGCCAAATGTGCCCAAAAACGATGGATTATTTATGAGAGCTTCATTTGCGCATAACTCTATAACTCTGTTTGAAGAATAATGCTGCAAATCAACACATTCAAATAAATGAGATATGTACTTATCAAAACATGATGGCAGCAGAGGCTTTTGTTTGATACTCGATTTAACAACAATTTGTCGCAAAGCCAAATCCAATTTTTTATTCAGATTTACATTTCCTGTTAGTAATAGTGCCATTGTATCACCATTTGGACGTCTGTAGGTCAGAGCGTCTACAATAATGGCCAATATTTCAGGCGGAAAATCCTCAAGTATCATGATTACAAACTGATTATTTACAAAGTTTGGCTTCGTAAATAAAAAGGATGATTCAATTTTTAAAGGGTAATTTTATTATTGTTTCAATGACGAAATTTCAATTTTTATTTGGGGAGCTTGTCTTCGTAAATAAAAAGGATAATTTTGTTATTGTTTGCAATGACGAAATTTCAATTTTTATTTGCAAATTGCTGAATTGACCAACAAACATTTGTAATAAATGTTATCAAACGTTCTAAGCCTGCACCTAATAGAAAGTGACTACTGAAAATTGTATCCGATACACCAACATAAGCAGCCGTTTTAGTCGAAGTTTGAACAACATCGCTAATAACATTCATGTAATAAAGTCCTGGTTCAATAAAATTAAATCTAATTTTTCCACCTGGATTTGCAATCAAAGCTGTTTTCAACCCTAAAACAATTTCTTTGTCTGAAAACAAGTCAGTAATTATGGCCATCAATGCATCAACATTTTCGGCAATTTTATAACATTTATTTGCAAAGTGTTTAGCAATCTTAATATCATTGTTCGAGCTCAAATTTACTTCAACAGCTGGATGTGTATATACACCATTTTCATCAAATACTTCAATGTTCAAGAAATATTTGAGATCAATCTGATTTTCAGGCCAAGTCAAATATGTAAGATTTCCAGATGTTACAACTTCAAACCCTCCATCAGATATTTTTGGAACTGCTGTGTTAAATGATGGATTAGTTTTATTGATAAAAGAATTTTTAAAACGTCCTCCCGTGCAATCAAAAACGATATCAAATTGGCCTTTTTCAATCAAAGTTTCAATATCTGTTTGTGTTTTGAATTCGTCAGTAAACAACATATTTACTCCATTTGCATAAGCTGTTATGAAAGTGATGTATTCCAAATATTTTATTGGAATACTTTCTCCAGGGTAACAATTTATGTGTGGAAAAAATGAACTAATTTTATTTTTGTCATAGGCATAAAATCTATTTCTGTTAAAAGGTTTGCGTGTGTATTCTTGTTGACCAATTCTATTATCAATAATGTAAACTTCAAATTCAACACCGATCATCATAGTGGTTTTTAAGTAGTTCGAAATATACAAACCACTTGGACCACCACCCAAAAGTAAAACTTTGACTCTAGTATACCCTTCCAAAGGTTTAGGAATCGTGTATAAATCTTTTGTGGTAATGGTCGACGGTATCCAATATTTGGCAAAATTATTAAGTTGGTCAATTAGCTCTGTCCATGGAATTATTTCACCCATCATTTTATTATAAAAATCCATTATCATTTCATGAGTTAACGTTTCGGTTGGCATATATTCGCAAATGGAACTTGTAAGATAAGGTTCCAATTCATCATATGAACGTTTTGTTTTGTACTCTGTGGATTGTTTAATACTTTTCTCTCTGGATATCAAAAATTCAATGTCTTTAATGAAAATATGTTTTTTGATTCCATTCACTTCAAATTGCAAATAATATGTCAAGTAATTTTCCCAAAGTTTATTTACATTTGATGCAAATTTTTTTATTGATGACGATTTCATTATTAATTTACCTGTAAAATAATAAGATTAATACATCTATACATGCGAAACCGATAAATGATTAATGATTTGTTATCAAATTAATTGGAAATTAACTTAAGGCATAAGTTAATTCATTCAATATTATTTGTCGAATGAATCGATTTGATTTGGACAAGGTGGACGTTTACATAAATTCTTTATCAAAAGATCGTCTTCAAAAGATAAAAGAGAATGCTTCCAATAATCTTTGTCATAGTGGTTATTCTTTGACAATACGCACTAAATTGAAATATTTGCACATGTTTGCTGCCATTCTTGATAATAACTTGGAAATTTTAGAATATTTAATTTTTGGTAAGAAAGTAGAAATACGGCAAATAGAAATTGCTTTCGCATTTGCATGTTTTCATAATTCATTGAATGTTTTAGATTATTTGGAAACAATATTCAATTTTGAAAATAACAAACATATTTTACGTTCGACTCTTAGAGATAAAACACATGCAAATTATGAACTAGTCAAATATTTATTGGAACATATGACCAAATTAACTAACAACACAATGAGATACATTACGAGATATGGTAAGCTCGATTTAGTAACGCGAGCTTTGGAAATTCGCAAAAAGAAATACAAATTTGACATAACATGCGCTGTTGAATCAGGGAATATGGAACTGATTATGCATGTTGCGAATTTACAACCAAAAATTACAAAAATCGATATGGAATGTTGTATGAGAACTTGTGCAAAACATGGATACATAGAAATTGCAAAATATATTACCACCAAATATCAATATGATTTCAGACCAAAAGCCAAATTTTATGCATTAGAATCCATGAAAACTGGACAAATTGATTTTCTAAAATTTTTATCTGATTCAGGTGGTGATATTATTGACAACAAAACAAACATATGGGCTAATGCTATTCGATCAAAATCCATTGATATGTGCAAATTTTTAATTGAATCTGGTGCAAAGATTGGAAATGGAAATTCAAATGGATTAAGCGAAGCATGTCACGAAGGTTTATTGGATATTGTAAAATATTTTGTGAGTCTAAAACCTAACCTCAGCCAGATATTCGAAGCACTTGATAGATTCCACGTTAAACACAATTTTCAAACGAAGCGAGAATTGCACAACAGAAAAAATGCACCGTGTAAAATTTTTATCCGCAAGGTTTTAATTAAAATGCTCATCCAAACACAAAATAAATCGAATGCAAAATTATTGGAAGAAATATTAGCAACTGCGCAAAAATACAATTACCAAGATATCATTAATGTGTTAACATATTAGGTTACAACAAAAAATTGCAACACAAAATATTTTATGTTAATATCCTCAGTCTAAGGAAACTACATGTAAATCATGTCGCAAAGTTTGTTACTCAATTTACCAGATGATATTTTTGATATACTCATTAATCAATATTTGAGCGAATATTATTCACTTAGTGAAGAACCAGATGAAAGTATTTATAATGAATGGTTTGCAGAATACAGTAATACCAGGCTCAAATATAGCAGAGTGTATCAACGTTATAGAGATTACAAAATGTATCCACTAATATCTTTAATTTGTTGTTTTGACCGCAAATTAAATCAAAAAATTCTACGATGTACCAAATCCATTATTTTGGATCGGTATCAAAATTATTTTTTCCAAAAATTCTTAAATTTGACATCAATAAAAATTATTTCTGGTGGTACTAGTGATTTTATTAAAAATCTTAATCCCAAACTTACCGAGTTACACATATATGGATATTACAATTTGACAATATTCAAACCGTCGGACCTACCACAAAGTTTGACAAAATTATGTTTGCATTTAGGATCTTGCGTGTCACATCTAAATGAAAATGTATGGTTACCTAATTTAATTTGCGCCAAAATACCACACAAAATTGGACGTAATTGGTTTGAAGGTGCGCCTAATTTGATTCATTTGGATATTGGAAGTGCATGCATAAATGATATGCCTTTAATTCCGACAAATCTAAACACGCTAAAAATGCGTACATGCGACGATTTCATACCAGAAAATTTAGAATTTTTGAGAGAACTTACAATTACGCGATTGATTAATTCTGATGCGGTAAATAAATTACCTAGAGCCATTAAACATTTTGAATTGGATGCGTGTAATATTGGTGGTCCAAAAAATGCGTATTATCTAAACAATATGCCAAATAGCTTGACGAGTTTGATTCTGCGTAATGATAGAATTTTACACACACAAACAAAAATTCTTCCAAGAACATTGTTAAAATTTGTGCACACATTCAAAAAAAATTGTTTACCAAACGGCATGACCATGTGGGGAGATTTGCAAAGACATCCAACAATATGCGAATATGACAAATTAAAAGAATTTTGTCCGCGACTTAGCCAAATGCAAACTTATTTGGAAGATTTACCTCCAGGTCTAGAGGTTCTAAATACCGAATACATAATCCAAGGAAAATATTTGGCCTATCTACCACAAAATTTGAAAACACTAATCATACCAACTACCATTCCGGCTGCAAACATAAAATCCGTTAAAGTATTTTTGAGTAAATTTCCCCCGTCTCTAACTAAATTGCAAATGTACACGTCGAAACGCGAACCTGTTATTGATTACGTAAAAAGTTAAACAATCTGCACATTCAAATGATTTTTATTTAACAAAATTTATCAAATAAAAATTGGACACCAGAGGAACTGCAAGTTTCGAAGATATCGAGTTACTGCGAGACATCAGAGAGAACTACTGTAAGTTCCAGATGTCGAGTTATTACAATTCATCAATCAATTTCATTAGCAGCACCAGGGAGCATATCATATGACATCGATGGTAGACCTTGCGAGAAAGAGTAAGGATTTTCTTTCAAGTAATCGCTTGGTTGGAATTTATTGTAACGTTGGGTATCCGCACTGTAGTCCTTAAGCTTTTGTTCCATTTCCTGATAATAATCATCAGGAAGATCACTATGTGAAGTAACATAAGAAGCTGACTGAAGTCCCTCCAAATCGGCCCTAGTGATTCTCGCTGAAGCCATTTGATCGTGTGTATCGATTCTACTATACATCGGTCCATCAATATCATCTTCTTGTCCAATACTACTAAAGGTGGTTCTTTCGCCAAAAGGACTAAAGGCATGCGGTGTTCCAAATTCCATGATTCCTGTTTGGTGATCTCTTTTATGAACTTTATCAAACATTGCATGGAATTTACCAGCATCAAATTCTCCCGGGAATAAATTTTCGGGTCTGAAATCATCTTGGTTTTGGCGTGATCTATTTAATTCATCCATACGTTTTGACATTTCTTCTTCGGTATATGCTTTAACGTCCGTTGGATCGTAACTCATAATTCGGTCAATAGAATCACTTTGTTGTTTGAATGCCAAACGCAAATCTTCCGGGGCTTCTTTTTGTGGCAAAGCTTCAAGTTCTGCTCTTGATTCAGCTTTCAATTTAGCAAAATCGGAAATTGCATTATTTTCCAGTTCCAAACGTTTATCATATTCAGCTCTAGTTTGCGAATTCTTGAGCACTTCATAAATTTTTGTGTACAAAGTTAGAGTTTTAGAATTTTTTGGATCGACTACACCAGAAGCATTTTTACAACGTTTAACACATGTTCTGTACGCTTGTTTGAGCTTAGTTTCAAAATTATCTGCTTTACTATCTTCAGGTTTGAGTCCAAATAAACTGTACAAACAAGGCAGATTGGAGAGCGATTTGTAAGAGTTTTCCTCAAGGCTGTCAGACATACTGTCAAGATAAAATTATTATACAGTTTATATTTGTAGTATTTAACTCAAAATATAAATGCAAGGTAATGAATCTTTTCCAAATTCAGAATTTCCTTTTGCCTTGCAAACAGGAAATAATGTATCGCGATCCGAGCAGAGTTCGGTCTACGATTCAGATTATCGTGTTGATTATCCATTAGATCCAATATTGAAACTGCAGCCGGGACAAACTACTGATGAAGTTTATCAACAATATATTGCAGACGAATTGAATTTTACTCGAGAACGAATCATTGCGTTGATCAAGTCAAGAGGATATTCCAATGAAAAAGCTGAAGATATCGCACGAAATGTTTACAGTTCAACATTAGCCGAGTTGTATAAACTTTATGATGGAGACCAAGTTTGGGATGAAGTTGAAGCGTCTCGATCAAGTGATTATGCTTTGCACAACACCATTGATCATTTTGATAGAATTTGCACAATGGTACCAATTTATCATTCGCTTGGTGATACGATGGGTTATTACAATGGCGATTGGGAATTTAATTATGGCAACGTTAGAGAAGGCCCATCGTACGTATTTACAATGATTTCTGAATTTCTGGAATTGGGTGGCGTTTTGGATATTGATTTGACAAATTGGCAATCAAGTGATGACACAATCATGTATAACGCTACACTAAAAGTATTGTCAAAACCGTTTGCAAACCCATCAGATTTCGGTGCAAAGTTAAGGATAGCATATTTGGAAATAGAAGACTTAATCAAAGGCAAACATCCAGGAGAAACTACATTGAACTCGCTAGCTATTCTTAAAACAACATCATGGGATCAAATTCACTATAATTCAAGAGCAATTGGGTCTGGAGCCATTATGAGAGCTGGATGTATTGGATTATTTTTTCCTGGAAGAAATTCAAGAGAAAAATTAATTAGATTAGCAGTCGAATGTAGTCGTGTTACACATAATTCGGCAGCTTCTATTTTAGGATCGGTTGGAACTGCTTTGTTTACTGCATTTGGTATTGAACGCTTAAATGTTAACCGTTGGCCACATGAATTTTTGAAACTAATTAAATCAACAACTATTGATTCTTACATTAAGGAAACCAGACCTCAAGATTACCAAAGTTTCATGATAGATAAAGCTGTTTTTGTGGATTTAATTCAGAAGTACATTAATTTTAGGTTTTCGGGACTAAATCCCAAACCAAAATCTGATATTAGGTTCACTTCAAATCCAGAACAACGTTACAAATATTTGATCGAAAATTTTAGCAAAGGATGTGATATACCAGGTTCATGTGCAGCAGATTGTTTGATTATGGCATATGATGCTCTATTGCAATGCAATTCTACATTTGAACGTATGATTGTATATGGAGTTTTGCATCCGGGCGATTCTGATACTGTTGGAGCTGTGGGTTTTGGATGGTTTGGTGCACTTTATCATTCAGTCAAAAATGATGATATTATTTACAATAAAATTGATAAATTGGAATATTTAGACCAAATGTATCAACTCATGTCAGATTCTCAGGAAGTCATTTACAGAGTTTTTGCTGATAATATTTTTATGAACACGGCTGAGAGGTTTATTGATCAATTAGCTCCCGTGAAATAATTTTATTAACAAATATATTGTTAATAAAATTCTAAAGATTAGCACTAACGAAACTTTCAATGGCAGTTTGTTCACGAGCCCCATTGTATTCAACTGTTTTCTCTGGTGTCTTAAGAATAATTACAGGAACTGCATTAACATTGTAATAGGAAACAGTGCTTGCATTTTCTGGCTTGGTGATATCAATTTCTTGTGTATCTAATGGATAAACGATGCCTGATTTGTTATCTTTGATTGTGATGTTTGCGGCGGTATCTTTGACTTTGTCCCAGATCGGTTTCAAATTATCGCAGTGCACACATTTAGGCATGTAGAAATAATACAATACATATGGTCGACTTGAAATGCGTGCATCAATAGGCGTTCCTGGAGGTTGGATAGCTGATGCTAGCCCAGCTCCAGCAACGGCTCCGGCTCCTGCACCCACAGTGGCAGCGACTGGGCCTGGAACTATTGGGTTGGTATTTGCTGGTCTAACGCTAGTTGTACTTACTGTTGTTTTTGGTTTAAGCCAAATGTACAACAGGAAAACAATGATTATGATGCCAACCACAATGGCTACTATCTGAGATGTTGTCAAATTCATTAAATGGTATGGCAATTGCCTGTACTATAATATTCTATATTTTTGATTTTTTGTTTGGGAATGCTAATCTTAACTTAAACCCAGTAAAATTATGATTTTTGTCGATATAGATTGGTGAGAATCTGAGTCATGACATCCAGATTTTTTTCTGTTTATAATTATATCCGCTCTGACCTATGAATCCTGGAAGTAATTATAAACTATCTGATGTTCTTGGTGCACATTTCAGAGATTTTGTGAGAATAGCAGAATCCGACGATGGACGAACTCTAAATGCCTTCTTGTACGAAAATGCATTGAACAAAGATTTGCCCTCCAGCGCAGGTGCCAAGGATATTTACTACAGCTACCCTAATTGGTTGATCGCTGCTGCAGCTGGCTTTAAGAGAATCGATCCTGCCAACCTCGCCACAATTACAACAACCAACCGTGTTTACAATGATTTGGCATCTGCTGCTCCCAGCTTATTTGCACCTGGAGCTTCTTTGGCTGGAACTACACGCAGAGTAGCATTGACTCAAGGAGTACCACTTCCATACAGATCTTTAGTCCCTGGTATTATCGGTGTGTCTGCCGATGATTTGAAGTTTGATAATGCGTTGGTGGCTCCTGTGACTGCTGCTGGTAAAGTTATTGGAATTGCACTTGCACCATATGATTTGACAAACGTTGATGCAACCGCTGTTATTAGCGCACTAAAATCAAACCCTGAGTTTACTGATATTAGACAAGCCATCATTGATGCGATTAAAACTAATCCCCAATTTGCTGATCCCACCTTGGATGGACCAATTCAGACTGCTGTTGATGGTGGTCTCACTTCAATTGCTCGCAGATTTATTGACCAAAATAGAATAATCAATCCCTCAGGGCAACTTAATAATGCTGGTATTGATGTTAGCAACATGGCCACTCTCGATGCTTTCGTTGGTGGAGATAACGTTCCTCTCTTGAAGGCCTATCTAAATGGTGCGCTGGCTGGAATTCCTCTTCCACCACCTCCTCCAGTTATCGGTGTTCCCGGAGCTGCTATTGGTGCCGCAGGTGCTGGAGCTGCGGGCGCTGGTGCCGCTGGTCTTCTTACCAAGGCGCAGGCTGATAACATTATTGCCGAAATTGATGCTCTTGGTGTCAGCCCAGAAAAGAAAATTATTTTGAAATCATTGTTGTTTGGAACTGTTGAGCGAAATGGAAATGTTTCCAAAGCTGATATTGACAATATTCTGCAAAGCACATATGATTATTATCCGGCTGTAGATGCTCGTTTGAATGCAGTTAAAGCCACCACTGCTGATACATACAAACAAGATTTCATCAATGGTTTCTCTGTTGGAAGCCGTGGTTTGGCTTATGGTCCAACTGGATATGGTGCAGCTGGAGCCGCTGGACCTAAAACAAGCAACTTGGTCGACCCTGAAATCATGGACTTTTTCAAAAATGAAGTTGTGCCCAACAAAGCCTTTTATGAAAGATTTTTCAATGTTGTCCGTGTTAATAATGGAGCTAAAGTATCTTTCAATGATACTGATATTGAAATCAACCCCGGAGCTTACAGACTCAACGCTTTGAAATATTATGCTAATGCTTTGATTGGAGGTTTGCGAATGAATGGTGGTGATCCTAATTTGAGCGACTTAGCCTTTGCTCAGGTAATCCCAAATTTCCCGTTCAGCGGAATCACTGGTATTTGGCTGGATCGTAACCAACAAAATTATGTATCTGCAGCTGATATTAATAGAGGTCTTGTTGGAAATCCTCCCAATGATGCTCTTTTGAAAATCTTCAGAGATTCTTATGCTACATCAGGAGATGCGTTGAATATTTTGGGTAAAAATATTAGCCAGACCAATGCTATTCAAACTGCTCTTAGTGTTCCTGGTGCAAACATCAACTTTAACAATTTGTTGAGTGCCGCCGATTCTTCTCTCAAGTATGCAGGAGGACCTATTGCTTACAACCAGTGGATTAATGGAGAGTACAAGCTTAGATCTTATTTGAACAGATACAACTCAGAATGGCGTCGCAATGGACATGACTTTGTCAGATACAAGGATGGAGCTCCTGTTGCATCCATGCCAGCTGATTCATGTGCAATGATCAAGAATAGCACATCTGAATGTTTGCAAACTTTGGAACAATGTTTGGGTGGCAGTGGAACTGCTAATTGCACAGGTTTGTTGAACCTCTCTTATGAAGTTAATGCTTCATTGAGCTCAATCCGTGACCAAATCATCAAGATGAACCCCAAGATCGCATTGGCAATTCTCAATAAATTGCATTTTGGAAGTTATTTGTCCGATCACACTGATACTTATCATGGATTGCGTTATCGTAAAGTTCAAGATGTTGGAGATTGGATTAAAGAATGGATGGAAGGAAATAAATGTGATCCTTCGATTACCAGAGCTCCTGTTCCTGGTTGTGAGACATTGAGACAAATGTTGGGTCAACCGATGATTGATGTTTTAACACAAATGGTGGGAAACAAAGCCAAACATGGTTTCTTTAACTATTTGGATGTTTTGGTTCAGTATGTTAACTCGATTCCTCAACTATTGAATCCCGAATTTGAGTCAGCTCCTGATCAAATTGGTGCCAATTACCCTGAACCCAACAAGGATAACAGATTGTACCAATGGGAAAATCCCAATGACATCTTATTGAAGGGTATCCATGCTCGTACTGTTTGCCAAGAACAAGAACTCCAGCGTTTGAAGGCTTCCTTGATCAAGGGAACTAAAGGTTTGGATGCGCGTGCCCTGCTTGGTTCAGTATACAACACGCCTTCTGGTATGAGCTTCCCTCTTAACAGAGCATCTTTTAGCACCACTTTGCCAATTGATCAGCTAGCCTACAGTCAAGGACTTCAGTTTAATCCTGGTTTCACCGGCCTCAATGGATTCACTACAGCACAGTCCGGTTTGCTTCCCCTTCCTGGCTTTATTGGCTTGCGAGGTGGTCATTATGATTCTCTTGAAGACAAAGAACAAGGATCATACTTATTGACGAACACCTATGAAGATCTCCTGAAGTCACTTGGAGCCATTGTTATCAATCGCAATGTTAACCAAATCAATCCTGCTTCTGATCAAAAAATCAGAAACGCTTTGGACAATTTGAAAGCTGCTGAGGAAACTCTTAGAGATGAAATCAAGACCAGAATTAAAGCAATCAAGATTCTCGAGTTGTCCCAGGGATACATTAACCCTTTCAATAAAACGGATGCTGAACTTGACAACATCTATGCCAAATATTTGGGCCCAATTCAATCACAAGCCAACGTTGTCAACACTAATGCACTCGGTGTGATTAACTACTTGATCAAGATCGCTCAAACAGTTAGCTCAAAAGCTGGAACTGCGCTTGCATTAGCATCGCCTTCTATTGATCATGGTAGACCTCTTGGAGCGTACAGTTCATTCTAAATTAAACCAATTTTTTGAAAAATTGGTTTAAGTTACAGTTCATTCTAAATGAACTTTCGAATCTTTAGATTAAGACAGCTCGTTCTAAATTAAACCAATTTTTCAAAAAATTGGTTTAATTTTCAAAAAAATTGATTTTTAAAATGCTTAGAGTATTGGGTTTTAAACAATAACTATTCCATTTTACCAGAATGGCCGCTGAATATCTGACCAAGAGCAAAAATGCCATGGTTGATGCTTTCAACCGAGCCAGAGAAGCAATTTCCTTCAAAAATTATGAAGAAAAGGCTCAAGCTGTTCCTGCTGAGGATTTGGTAAAATTTGTCGGCGAGAACAGAAAAATGACGTGTTTTTATCTGAGATTTAGATTGAGTAAGTTGAGCAACATCACTTATTCTAATCCCGATCTGTTTTTGCTTGACAATTTTCTCGATGATGAAGAGCTAGCTAAAGCAGTAAAATCTCTTTTGGATTTGAAAAAATAATTTACATTTTTATTTGTGAAAACACACTTCGTAAATAAAAATTGAAATTTCATCATTAAATTAATGACAAAATTATCCTTTTTATTTACGAAGACAAACTTCGTAAATAAAAATTGAAACCCAACAAAGATAAATTTTACCGAATTATCCTTTTTATTTACGAAAGCATGTTTCGTAAATAAAAATTGCACATTAAATTATCCCTAAATTACTGAACATTATTCGTGAAAATATTCTGCGTGAACATAAAAATGTCGCTTGAAAGTGCAGTTGTGGGTTCGTTTATGCTTTCGGGGTTGATTGCCTTCATTCTTGGCTCCCTATTTTACATTAAAATAAAGAGGAGAGCATATTTGGATGAACATACCAAACCTTATCATGAACTGAGAATTAAGGTTGACGAATCTCATCCGGAAGCTGAAGCAATTAAAACTTTTTACAGGGAAACTTTGGATACACTGAGAAAGCCTGATGATAGTGGAGTTGATTTGTATTCTCCAGTTGATTTTGAACTAAGCAATACATGCAAACTGATGCATTTCGGATTTAGTGCTGAGTTTGTTGCTGCTGGTTCAGTATCAAGTTCCGCTTATTGGCTAGTTCCCAGATCCAGTATCTATAAGACTCTTGTTGTCCAAGCCAACAACATTGGTATTATTGATGCTGGTTACAGAGGTCCATTGTGTGTGCCTGTTTACCAAAGGTATACACCTACAAATCCTGATGATGTTAAACAGTTCGGAGAATTTCCACCATATTCGATTGATAAGGGAACCAGATTGTTCCAAATTATTGCTCCTGATGGAGCGCACATCAGAGTAAGACTTGTGGATTCTCTTAGTGACACTGTTAGAGGAGCTGGAGGATTTGGGTCAACCGGGAAATAATGGTTTATCATTATTTCCCGTTTGAGCCAATTTGTAAAAGTAAATTTGGTCAACTGGTAAGTGATAAACCACTTTAGTAAACCGGAAAATAATCTCTTAATTTTATCATTAATTAATGCAAAAATTAAAAAATCAACCCAACAACTCCATACATGATCCTTAGTAAATTGTAAGACAAAGCGTAAGTTCTGAGATTCACAGGATTTGTTGTATTAACAACCTTGTTTAATCTTAGTTTCAAAGCTTGTCTGTTTATTCTGGACATATTCATAGATCCCGATGGTTGGACTTTTTCTGGAGCTAACCCAAAAGCAAACATATTAATTCCTGTTGCTGGATTATTTGTATGGTGTTCCATTGGTTCTATTAAATTAAAATAAGATGAGGATCTTGTTCCGAAAACTGATCTTCCATCTAAATCTAATTCTGCACTTGCTGTGAGATTGGATCCCGTATATTTGTCATTCGCATTCGCGTAGAAACTGCTTGTGTAATTATCATGTTGATTTAAATTGGGTGCTACGACATTTTGCATTTGACCAACCCAATATATGGCTTTACAAGGATTTTTAAAATGCAAGATTTGTGTGTAAGTTGTTGAACCGATGCCCTGATCTGATTCAAGTTGAACTTGTTCTATTAAATACTCCTGAACATTGTTAAGAAATCTTGCTCTCTCTTCGGTATCCAAATAAACATAATCTGCAAATAGAGTGGATTGTGAAAGATTTAAACGTGCGGACAAATTATCAACGCGTTCTTTTTGTTCTTGTGCTCCAGGCTGCGGGCTAACATAAATAGAACGATCAGCCAAATCATAAATTTTGTTTACAAATTCTACTGGTCTACGTATTAGGTTCAAATTTGGTTCTAACGTTGTTGATCCAAATTGTTCGACAGGGTTATTAGATCCATTTTTTATTTTAACATAGAACAATCTCTTTGTCAAATAATCAAAGCCTGTAACCTGACCAAAAATTTTATCGCCACAAATATTTTGCACAATGTAATCACCTTCGTTAAATGGACAAACGTCTTCAATAATAGCGATTGAATTTGTGGGCGCAAAATTCAAACATTCTGATAAATGTCTAAATCTGAATTTTATTTTTACGCTGTCAGATTTTAGTGATACCAATGGAAAGTACAATCCAGGATTTCTTGTGAAATAAAATTCCAACGGAATAAGTAGCTGGTGTGACGACTTACCATTCGATAGCTCTGTTAGTGATGGTTCATTGCCGATCAATGGATCTATTGTGGCTGAATTTTGTGTAAGTTGACTCCAAATATAGAGCCATTCTCCATATCTAGTGTCAATTGGAACATCATTAACTTCAAATGTCATCTCACGTATCAAATAAAAACCAATATTTCTGATCCATGCAACTTTCTTAAATTGGTTAATTGATCCGTCCGGGTTAGTAAATTTTGGAATTGTTGGCAAAGTTACTGCTAAAGTTAACTTCCCGAGTAAATCTCCAGATCTGGAAATTGGACAAACTACAGTGGAACCAAAATTGGGCTCAGTTGTAAAACCAAGTGGGACAGATTCAATGGAAAAATTTGTATGACGTCTGTAAACAATTTTAAAATATGTTATTTGTGGGTCTGATGTTAAATAAACATCTTGCAGACCTTTTGCTGCCAAATCAATCAATGCACCAGGCATCTTAATTATTAATGATTTTAGATTCTAATATCATTATTGTGATTATACCGAATTCATAATTCGATTTTGTATCTCGAATGCAAAACCGAATTCATAATTCGATTTTGTATCTCGAGTCAAAACCGAATGTCAATAAACTCTACCACATAATCCGAGTGCACATCTTATTAAACCATATGATTGAGTTTGGACCTTTATGATAATACTTTCGCCTGAAATTTTTTCCAAAAGATCCAGTTCTAGTTCAAATTTATCGATTTTTGATAAATTCACAGATCCGGATGGGTTGAAAATCTGGTTGTTTAGCAACCATGCATATACGTAATGACCCATCTCAGGTATGGATAAAAATTTTCTGTAGGTTGTCACAGCATTCCAATAAACTGGACCTTCATATTCACTTATGGGTCTTGAATTCATAAAGAGTTGAGCTTTTCGAACAGTTGGTTCAATGATATTTGGTCTAAGTAATCCAACAAAATCTATTTTAGGATCAAAAGTATTTACCATATCAACAATCAGTTCAAATTGTGATTTTATGTTGATGTTGACTGAATTATAAATCATATCATACGACCGACTGTCTATTTGGATAGAGTTCAGAATTCCATTTTGCCTTGCAAACATGAGATTAGGCTGAAAATTTTCAAATTGATAATGGTGCAAATTTGTATTTTTTGCAAATGTTGTTTGCTTGCGAATATTTGTTTTTGAATTGTAGATAGACCCATGTATTTGAACTAGGGCTCTGATTACAGTTAGCTCACTGCTCACGAGGGCATCACCATCTAAATCTTTTAGTAAGAATACATTGTAGAAATAGTCAATTGTTTTAGCAAACGAATACTTTCTAAAACCCATAACTGATACAATAGAATTTGCCAAATATGTATTGATTAGATGATTGTATGCATTTACTGCTAGATCAACTTCTGTTGTGAAATTCGGCAGTATTTCGTGTAGTGTTGATCTGGAAAATGATTTCATTGGTAAATCTATTTGAATACCAACCCCAGCAGAAAGTCTGCTTATCAGTGCGCCATAAATATCTTCATCGAACATTTCATAATCGATGCCAATTGCATTAAGATCAGCTATTAGATAAAAAGTAGAACGGTCAATTGGCGTTGAATTTGATAACTCTCGTCTCAAATCATCGTAAGCATCCATAATTGCTTTTTGGATTAAATGCAAATCATATGTTGGGTGCATATTATAATTTGTATATTGTCGTTCACCCGGAAAATATCGCCAATAATCGATGACATTATTTCTCAATAATGGATTAATATGCAGTTCAGGTTGAGCAGTGAATGTCATAAATTTTGTAGGATTTGTAAAACTATTTAAATTTAGAATATTTTCGCGTTGTGAAGTGCTTGTTGTATAGGTTTGCGTATCTGTTATTACATATTCTAAAGTTTCTGTTAAAAAACGTTGGCGTTCTGTCTTACCCAAATATATGTATTCGATATCCAAAGTTGTATTTTGTAATTGCATATTTTCAACAAATTTTGCAAATTCATCCACATAAGTAATTTGCTCAATGTCCCTGAATTTAATATTTAACCTAATAGATGTATTTTGCAAAGAAACAAGTGGAATTGCTGCACCCGGTTGTGTATTAAAATAAAATATTAACGGCAAATAAATTCTTGTTTTTGGTTTGGTTTCCGCATTAAATGTTGTAAGTTCTGGTATTTCTCCAATCATTTCATGATATGCTTGCCGTTGATCAACACCGATATTTAATTGGTAATTTGACTCCAAAGAAGCACTTGTTAGCGTGCTAGAAATATTTTCAATAGTTATTTCATCTATCAGAAAATGTGCTAATCGATGCACCCATGCTGTTTTTGGTTTTGGACTTCGTGTTAAGATTGTGGCAACAGTGGATCTTAGTTCCAGTAAATTTTGCAAATTTGTATTGATTTTTGATGTTGATTCTTGTAAGGAAGCTTTTAAAATTTGGAGGACATCTGTAGTATCAATGTCTGACAAATGACTTGAACCTCCAACCTGATTTATCCAAAGCTGCTCAATCAGAATTTCAAGAAGTTCACCAATTGTTTCAGGATATATGTTTTCAAGGTCAAAATTAAAATACGCGTCAAAATTTAAATTTTTTAGATCTCTCGCGAAATCTTGGTATTCAAGATTGACAAAACGCCACGATGTATCTGTATCTTGTACACCATTTTTAACTAGATCATTAATTGCACCATGTGTGTACGTAACTAAATTAAGAATATCTGTTTTTGTAAATTTTGGTTCTGAACCTGGATCGAAAATACTAGTAAACATTCTGAATAATTTTTTTTCGAAGGAATCCAATTTCACATAAATTTGAGACAATTTCGCCGTTTCCTCTAAATTAAATTCAGGATAAAGAAATACAAGTGGCGCGATGTGCGGTAGGCCAGGTTTAGCAAGTAAGTTTAACAACATAAATCCTGCTGTAGAATTTTTAAATGTATCCATAGAATAAGTTTCTAAATTTTCGCTGAATGCTCGTTGCAATAAATATCTGTCTCGCAAAAGAATTAGATGATCTATCGGATTAAGATTGGGATTTGCAATGAATCCATTAAGCTTATCAATTTGATCCACAATTGTGGCCAATGATCTTTTGGATGAAAACAAATTTTTATCAATGTATTTAGGAAAGATTAACTGGTTTTCATTTAGAATTCTGTGTTTAAGATTGATTAATTGGGAAACTTTTTGTTGCAAATTTTGATAATTAGTATTTACTACATAATTTACGGAATCTGATTTTGCGTTCGCAGATGCTTTAATTATTTGATGTTTTATGTATTGATCTGGTACATTATAAAATTGTAATTTAGCAGCAAACGCCGCGTCAGGTAAAGGATGCGGTGCTGGAACTATGGATTGATGGAGTCTCGAATAATAAGATGTGCTAATGTAAGATTGTCCATGAAATCTCAATGTTGGACTCAAAACATAAAAATCATCATGTGAAAAATTAATAAGATCGTGGGGCAATTCACCAAATGTGTTTTCCAAAAACTGAGACATTTCGAAAACATACGCGGATTCAATGTCAAAAAATATCTGTAAAAAGTTTCCATTTGGTATATCAACAACATTTCTTGATAAAAATTTTTGTAGCAGATTTTTGTAATAGGCTGAAATTTGAACCTTTTCTTGTTCAATATCGATTTGAGAATTGATCAAATTTGCAACATACGGATCATCAATTTGATTGATAATGTTATCAATCCATTCAAAAATATCAAAAATATGTGGAAGAATACCCCTGTAATAAATAATACTCGGTGTGGCTTGTTGTGATGCTACAGAAGATAAAGTATCAATTGGTGTTGAATACAAACTGTTCATCAAATAAGATAATTCATCCATCAAATATTCGATATTTTTTTTTACAATTTGATGTAAGTTGTTAATATTTGGCATTTTATCAAGATTTGCCATAAAGTGCAGTAACATTGTATTGAGAATTGGTGTTTTATGAATATAACTGTAAAGATTGCTTGACATAAATTGTTTATTAAAATTTGGTGTCATTTGTCGCACAGATTCTCCCCATGTTGCATTAAGATTTTCAAATAAATGTTGTATTGCCTGCATATATTTTTGAATCAAAGGATTTGATGGATTTGGTTTTTCCCATTGTTCGGCCAAATTTTCAGCTTGCATAAGTGTATTTATGAATGCCTGTTTAGATTCTCGTGTGATACTATTTCCTGCAAAAATTATTGGTTGAGATGATTTTAGTGTCAAAAGGAATCCCAAAGCTGCATCATAAATTTCTGCCGTTATCGTATCTGGTAGATAGCCTTTAAGTTCGTTTTTAACAATGGAATCTAGTGGAACATTATCTGGAATCAAACGCGTTTGCAGAGTCGATTTATTTTTTGTATACATTAGCTTTATCAGATTGTAAATAGAATTATTCCCTAAAGCCAAATCGTAAACATCAAATTTGAAATTGGAATTCAGATCATAAATATCTTGCGCAGAAATTTCGAACCGATCCAAATTATCCAATGTTGTAATTGCATTTTCTAACATTTGTTGTGTTTGTTGAATTGAACTTTCCACAATATTTAAAAATGTTTCAATATCGTAAGCTTTGATAGAATCAATAAATATTTGCCTAAATTTTTCGGGCAGTTGCAGTTGTTGACATGCTATTAGTAAATCTTGGATTTTGGTATTTGGATAGATAGCATTCATTTCAGGAATATCTACAGCTAAAACAATTTGATATGCCAGGTCTCCATAAGAAGGAATTTCAACAGATACTCTCGACCCAAATGTACCATTAAATCCAACGCTAATATTTTCTTTTGCAAATTCAGTATGTCGTCTAAAAACGGCTTTAAAAAATGTTATTTGAGGTTGACTGTTAATCCACACATTTTCAGATGATTCACATGAAACTAATTGTAGAAGCGCTCCACCCATTTTAGTTAAACTTAAGACATTATCTTAAGTTTATACTCTACACTACTATTTACCTGTTTGGCTTTTATTCAAAAGCCAAACTCGCTACACCATTTGCTATTCTTAAAACATTATAAGAAACTGCATACACGCCAACATACATGCCTAATCCTCCAACCATAGATGCTTCGACTGCTTCGGGATTAAATTCAAGTTCCATTCTTATTGTGTCAATTCTACTTAGATTTACTGTTCCACTTGGGTTGTAATCAAAAGGATAAAGTGCAAATGAATACAATTGCAAACCTTTTGATGGAGTTCTTTTTGCATAATAATAAGGTTGCACGTAATTGTAAAAACTTGATTTAACATGCGTGTCTAATCTGACAATATTATTGAAATACATCTTAGTGTAAGATATGACACTTTGGTTTTGATAATCATATTTGAAATATGCTAAAAAATTGTCTTCTCTGTAAAATTGTGGTTGACCAAACCATGTGATATATTTTGTTGGATGATTGAAATCAAAACTGATACTTTGGGATGATCCTTGTGTTATTAGATTTGGAATCGATCTCCAGTTAACAGTCTCAATTAGATATTCTTGGACTCTGGTTGCAAAACGTTCTCTTTCGTCATTCGCTAAGAAATAATATTCAACAAAAATGCTTGCATTTTCTGGTTTCAGATCCAAATCCAAATCATATTGAGTTTTTAACAATTGTTGTAAAGTTCTAAATCTGAAATCAATTGATATATCCGAATTTTTTAATGAAATGAGCGGAACAGCCAAACCACTATATTTACAAAAATAAAACTGTAACGGGACAGTTAGTGTGTAAGATGGTTTTGGTTTACCATCAAATGTTATTAATTCAGGAACTTGACCTATTAGTATGTCGTATGCTTCGTTATGTCTTAGTGTTTGCGTTAATTGTCTATGGATACTAAGCCATTGTCCGTTTTGCGTATCTATTTTTTTGTTACCGATACTAAATTGGACTTCTTCTAAAATGGCATGCCCAGGTTCTTCTGCCCAGGCGGTCAATTCAAAAAGAGTCGGTTCAGGCAATACAAATAATTTGTAAAAGCTATCATAAAAATATTTCATCTTCGGATAGAAATCTTTGAAAATTAGTTGTCGGATTTTGTACCTCAGATATTGATCGATATCTATATCAAACGCGTCACGCTGTTCAATTCCAATAAATAAGTTGTTGTACAAATTCACAATAGAAACACTATAGACATCTGTTGAATCAGTTACATTGGAAACAGCATCCGCAGCTGCATTTAATGCATTAACAGATGATTTTACATAATCTGTGATAGAATCCAAAGTTATATTTGAAATTGTGATAAGTGATCCAATCTCTCTGGCAATAGATGTATTAATTTTGGTAAAATTTTGCACAAGTTCAAATATTTTTTGGGTTTGGGTTTGGGTCGCAATGCTTGGGTCATCGCGAATTGTTGAAACAATTCTCTCTGAGGGTCTCTGACCGTCATCGTAAGTTGTCGGAACAACTTTCTCTGAGGGTCTTCGACCGTCATGTATAGCTGGTATTGCAACTTCTGGTAAAGTAAATTCCAAATAAATTTTTCCCATCAGATCACCAAGTTTATCAATAATAACAGTCGATTCAGATCCAAAATTAACAGGGTTCACAAAATGTTGTCTAATTGTTTCAACAGCAAAATTAGTATGACGGCGGAAAACTATTTTAAAAAATGTTATTTGAGGTGAACTTGTTAAATACATTTCCTGACTTCCATAGGAAGCCATCTCAATAATACCACCAGGCATTTGTAATTGCTGGTTATAGTACTAATTTATGTTTTAGATTGTAAAAATTGCGTAGTTTGTTTCTATTTAATATAATTCACTAAAAATAGTGTGTGTAAATGGCGAGCAAAATTCAGTTTAATAAATTTGCCATGGAAAAAATGGTTCAAAATGCTGCTTTACTAATTGTGGCAAAGCGTGGTTCTGGTAAAAGTTTCTTGACAAGAGATATCATGTATTCAATGAGAAAGTTGCCTGGAGGTATGGTTATTTCACCAACTGATCAAATGAATCCTATTTACAAAAAATTTTTTCCAGATTTGTTTATTCACCATGATGTGTCTCCCACATTGTTGAAAGCAGTTTTGCAACGACAAACAATGGTTGTAAAAAATAATAAAACTATTGTGCAAAATGAAAAAAACAAAGGTGGCAAATCAGATATTGCGAGCAAAGTTACTGATCCTAGAGCAATTTTAGTAATGGATGATTGTTTAGCAGAAGCCGCCGCTTGGAAAAAAGACAACACAATCAGAATTATTATGATGAACGGCAGACATTATCAATTAACTTTTATTTTAATTATGCAAGATCCAATGGGTGTACCACCAAATTTGAGGAGTAACTTCGATTACATATTCTTATTAAAAGAAGATACAGTACTAAATAGAAAAAAACTTTGGATGAACTTTGCAGGAGTTATTCCATCTATGCAAGCATTCGAAGCTATTTTTGACGCCATGACTAACGATTTTGGGTGTATGGTTATTGATAATCGCAAACCTTGTTCTGTTCTTAAAGAAAAGATTTTCCATTATAAGGCTGTCGATCGCAGATTCAAATTTGGTTCTGATGAGTTTGTTGATATTCACAAAAAGTACTACGATAAAAATTATCTTGAGCGTCTAACCAGAGCTGAAATGGAAGGAGGAACCATCCAAACCAAAAAGAGCAAAGAAGGTGTGCAAGCCGGTGATATTGATTTGCTCTAAAAATTGCAATCAAAAATATCGTTTGAAAAAATTAACGAATGGATACATATTCATTTGTTAATTTGAAATGTCTTATTACAATACTAATGGTTTTCAGAATGCAAACCAAATTTGCGGACCAAATGGATGTCCAGTTCCTATTGGAACAACACAACCTTTTTGGAATTATCAACCAACTCAAACATATGCCACACCTTGTGTAAGTTCCACAGGTTGTCCTTTGCCCAGTTGGTATGTAAGCCAACCAACTACTTCTGGCAAAGTCACCCATCTGAAGGGAGATGAATATTTGTGTGCAATTAACCCCAGTGGGACAACTTATAATCCTTGAACACCTTATAATCCTTGAACATCCGTGGGTATTCTCGCTGCAAAAATAAATATCGTTAATAACAATATTTATTTTTGAACAGCTGGAACCCAATATGTTGTCCTGTCTTTTAGGATTTTGTCTGCCTTAACTTGATTTCCAAGCGGATCTGTTTTTTGTTGGTAAATGTGAAATTCAAAATCTTTTCCATCTAGGACTATGTCAGGGTGGTAAATTTTCTTTTTAATTTTTTTAGTATCATCTGCTAGGTTAATCATGTAACCAATATCATTTTGTGTGTAGGCGAGCTTTGTTGTATATTTAATCCAGTAAGTTAGATCTCTGATTTCTTTTGGAGTCAAGCTTGAACCCAATCTGCGAGGAGATAATTTTGCCTTGTACAAAATTTCTGCCACTAAATAGTTTCCTATTCCAGAACCTAATTTTTTCTGGTCCATTAACAGCTCCACAACAGGTTTGTCATAAGTCTTAATTTTAGCAATACTGAAATTATCATCTTTAAGGAAATCTGGACCAAGAGCATTCAGTTTCTTGTCCAGCACAGCTCGAGAATCCGTAAATTGAAAAGTGCCATAGCCTAATTTATCTCCATAATAGGCTGTTCCAGACGAAAAAGTAAACATAACTTTGGGATAGCGTGGTTGATTCATAGACCATATACCAGTCAAACCAAAAGTGTTCATTACATAAAACGTTTTACTTTTGGATTTGTATTCAAAATACAAAAACTTGCCTTTTGAATCAACATTAGTCAATTTCATTGGTAAAGCTGCAACGAATTCATTATATCCCTTCGGAACATTCTGAACTCCATTTATGATTTTTGTGTAACGTCCGGCAATTAGATCTACTGCAAGTAATTGTTTTCCTAAAAAGTAATGAGAAAGAATCTCAGCAGACAGAGCAACTTCAGCAACTTCAGGCATGTCGAATAATTTAAGACAAGGTTTTTTATTTTTAGAACAAATTTCCCAAAAATCAAAAAATTGCAGAATAAAGTACTTGAATCTACATCATAATCAAAATAGGTATTCGTTTTGACTCTTGTACTATGTCTGATCGTGATACCGAACGTGAAGAATACAAAAAAGGTGAAAATAGACGCGCTCTGATGCGTGCTGCCGCAAAAGGTTCTATTGTCGTTTTCAAAAATTTGTGTAAATGGCTTGATGATCCAGAATCCGTCATAAAAGAAGCACAAATTGTCGCTATTGAGTATGGTCAATTAGATTTTTTGAAATATCTAATCAAAGAACAACATTATGGTCCAAGGCGTTCCAGCTTATTTATGGCAGTCTTGTATGGACAGTTTGAAATTGTTAAATATCTTGTAGAAAATCATATGGACAGATTTACTTCATATCTAACATTTGGGGTCGGAAGAACAATTGTTAGCCTTAGTACTTATCATGGAAATGTGATGGAAGCAGCAGCTGAATGTGGTAACGATGAAATCGCTAAATATATCAAATCTAAGTTTAACACTGGATAATAAATCATGTTTAATTTTTAATTAAACACGATTTTTTTAATTAATTTTCCAAATAATAAGCCATATTGTTATCTCTGGCTTTGAAACCAAACTTCTCATAAAAACCAATATTTTTGTCTGCGCATGTCAAAATAATCTTGTAACAATTGTGATTTTTTGCTATTTTAACCAAATGTTCAATTAATGATCTACCAACACCACTTGATCTGCAATTCTGATTAACCACAACATCTTCGATATGTCCGACATAAGACAGTTCATGAATAATCTTAGGTTCAATTAAAAGTGTGGCCGAACCAATAATTTTATCAGAGTCAACCGCAACATAGATCTTATGCAAAGGATTTGATTGGATTTGTTTCAAATGAGTTAGATATGCGTCGTTCGTAATTGCATCAGGATTAGTTGTTGTCAGTTGTTCCAATAGTTTAGTGTATGCAATAAAATCGTCTGTCAAATTAAGTTCACGAATTTCCATTTCGTCAGGATTGATTATATTAGTGGGGAACAAAATTGTTAACGCGATTTTCAGATCAAAACCATTTGCATACGCAACGCTTTTGGACGCAATATAAGCTTAAGAAATGCATAATTTTTAATTGTTTTGCTTGTCTTTAATCGTGGAACGATATGACATTTTGGATGCATTATTGCAGAATCATGCATTAATGTTGCATAAAGACAGCGTTTGGACATCAAATTTAAGATGTAATAATAAATATCAGTGTGTTCTTCATAATCACTTTGCTTCAAAACATGATAATTCAAACGAATATCTGCTGTTGTGCTGGAAATTGTTAAATAGTTGAATGAAACAATAGGTATCGATTCACACGCGAATTTGTATTGTTGTTTTTCTTCCGGATCAAAACCGATACTTATTAGATATTTAACGACATCCAAACGCCTTGCTTTGATACTTGTAACAAAACCGTTTATTAAGCATGGTAATTTATGATCTGCAATATATTGTTGAAGTGCATCTAAATTTCCACTCTTGCATAATCGCATAAAAGGTACCATTGCTAAAATTTTAGCAATTTCTGCCATTGGTCGTTGAAATTAATATTAATAACAATAATACTTTTATGTGCATAATAATGTAAATTAATAAATGAATATGCATTTATTAATTTTCAGAAATATGTCAATTGTATACGCAAAGATTTTGGGTTTAGTACAAATCTTAAGAGGTTATGTTTTTTAATTTTATTTATCAATTTTAATCTTGACTGAACGTGACAATTTTTATCCACAATATTCATATTGTTAGGATTACTGCGTTTATCCACAATATTCATATTGTTAGGATTACTGCGTTTATCCACAATACTCGTATTGTTAGGATTACTACGTTTGTGTTCAATAACATTCAAATTTTTTGCTAACTCTGCACAAAGTCGACGTTTTGATAGCAGACTTAAAATGTAAAATAAAATACGTTTGTGTGATTCTTTACCCGTATGTAGAATTTGACAATAATCTAAATATTCATATGGATACAATACATACGGTAATGAAACATTAACAAATGGGCCACCCGCATGACATATTTGATAACGGTGTTTTCTTTCAAGACTGCAACCAATTGATATCAAGTATCTAACGATTTCAAAATGACCATTTACGATACTCAATGCCAATCCAAAATCACGAATAGCCAAGGTTTGCAGTTCTCCAAAAATAGCTGGATTAGTTGAAACAACTTTCTTTGAGATCTGGCGATTGCTTGATGGTTTCACACTCGTTAGGTCCTCATCGGTATATCTAATGGATGCTAAAACCCTAGCTTCTCCACTACCATCATGCATAGAAGTATATTCAAACCCAACTCCACCACAACCGTTTTCAGTGTGTAATTTTATATCATCAATCCATCCAATTTTACACCACTCCCAAAATGTGCTCGCCAACATGATTTGATATACGATAATGTTATCATAATAATTGCTCCATATATCACATTTTTGCAAACAATTTTTATTATAAATTTATAACAAAAATTACCACAGCTCAAGATAAATACTTCGCGTTGTTCAGATTCTACAAGAGCGAAGCAGTTTGGAGAAGATGGGCAATGTGAGATTTTAGCTTAAACTAAACCCTTCATGTTGTTCAGACTTTTCGAGAGCGAAGCGGATCGAAAAGGATGGGCAAAGGGAAAGTTTAGTTTAAACTAAACCCTTCACGTTGTTCAGACTTTTCGAGAGCGAAGCGGATCGAAAAGGATGGGCAAATGGAAAGATTCAGTTTAGACTGAATCCTTCCCTTTGCTCCGGCGTGAGGTACTTCATGCCCAATCTGGTAAAAACATCTTTTTCTGAATCAACCTTAATTCTACTAACAATATGATCCATCTCATCAACTTCAAACAAACCTTTTTCACTGAGCTTCCATGAGCGTTTCTTTGCTTGTTCTCGCATGTAAACATTTAGTGCTTGTGGGCCTGTGAAATGGAGTAATGCTGTTGGGAGCGTACCATAAGGAATAAATTTGATATCAAGTCGCATCAAACTCATTCGGGGAAATTTACAAACACCCATGTAACTGGCTTTGAAATTTTTGTCAGTGATATGGTCCACAATGTAACCCTTATGATAAAGTAAATCAGTAAGTTGTCGCAAATAAGACAAATTTTGATCAATAGTTTTGACATCTTGTTCAGTGACGACATCTGGATGGTAAATCAAAACATCAACATCGCCTTGATATGATTTTCCTCTGCGATATGAACCACAAATTGTAAAACCTAAATCTGAATCAACTTCTTTAACAGCCAATGCTAAATATTTATCTTGAATTGTTGTTATTTGTTGGCGTTTTATTTTGGTTTCAATTTTGCCAACATATTTTAAACCAAGCGCAAGTTTAGGACCAATTTTAATCTTACCTGCTTTGCCGGCTGCCTTAAGTTCAGCCACTGAATGGATTCCATAATCATTTACAAGTTTTCTTGCCAAAGCTTCTCCAACGCCAATGATTTCCATCAAACCTTGTAAGTCTTCGATTTTCTGTTTTTTCTCGCCAGTAAATTTGTTTTCGAGTTCTTCTAATTTTCCTTTGACTAAAATTTTATCAATGCGATCTCTTGTTCCTTCGCCGATACCTGGTATGCCTAAAAGATCAGATCCTTTAGTAATTTCAAATTGCAAGCCTTTGATAATGTTAAGTGATTTCTTTAGAGCTTCAAGTCTGAACTTGGAACTTTTAATTTCTTTTGGGTTTCCTTCCGCTTGTGCATGAAGAAGCTCCAATTTAGCTTGTTCAATGAGTTTGGCAAATTGTGTGATAATTAGGTGGTTCATCTGTGTTTGCTATCGTTCTTGAAGTCTATTTACTTAATAAGATCATTTATTTTAAACATAAAATAAAAAATCGCAAATAAAAAATTGCCAGGACAAACTCACATATACAAAGACATATCTATATAGATTATTACTATGGAATCGATGCAAGTTGAACAAGCATCGAATAAACGAAGTAATCCTGTCGCAGAACTCAATCTTAAGTCAGGCCGTAATCCTAGTGATAGTAACTTAGTTGTCCGTATTGACGCGCGAACAATTTCACTTGCAGCTCAAAAGATCAAAGAATCAATCATCTGTGAGCATATCAACGCATTTGCATTAAAAGCACTTCCATCAATAAATAGAATGTCATTGTTCAACAAAATAAACCAAAATGTAACAGCAATCACAATTCATGGAAAATCTGGATTACATAATACAGGCAACACTTGTTATCTGAACAGTGCTTTGCAATTTATCAGTCATAATTTTCCATTAGTTTATCATTTGCTTTCAAAAAAACAGGAAATTTGTCAAGTTCTCCTCAACAATGGAGCTAGAATTTTGAAAACATGCAGACCGTTTGCTTTGCCATTAGAAGGTATGCCAGATACTTTGTCCGTAATTCCGTTGAGTCTAAAAGTTAAAATTCATTCTGGAGAATACAATCCAGCTGACCTAACTAATGAGGAACGTAATTTGATTTTGAGTTACACCGTTACATATAGACTTATTGAATTGCTACAATATATTTGGGCATCAAATTGTGTGATCAACCCAATTTCATTTGCAAGAATTTTTATTAATTACAACAATCCATATTTTGGTGATGGATGCCAACATGACGCACAAGAAGCTTATTCGCAGATCTTGACAAAGATCCAAGATGAACTAAAATCCAAACGCGATGTTAATTTTTGTAACATATCAGATGAGTTTAGAAGATTTTTAGCTATCAAGAATGAAATTGCACAACAAATGCAAAATGTTGATGCATCAGATTTGCAAACAAAACAGCGTATTTATGACGATTTTGTGAAAATAAAATTAGCAATGCCAGCAGAAGCCTTGATGTTGTCAGCCTTTAAAGAAATGAAGACATATTATTCTGAGAACAGTTCTATCATCACAGATCTTCACACTTCATTTGTAAGAAATAAAATTACATGCCAAAAGTGCGGCGCAGATAAGAATGTTTTTGAAAGTTTGCTTCACATCATTTTGCCAATACCTCCTAAAATTGCTGGTGTTCCACTTGTTCAACAACAGCTATCACTTTACGACTGTCTAAATCTTTTCACTGAATCAGAAAATTTGGGTGAGGAAAACCTGCGATATTGTCCAGATTGTCAAGAGAAAACTCAGGTTACAAAAAAAATGTCACTCTGGTCAACACCACAAATTTTGATCTTCCAATTATCAAGGTTTTCGCCCGACAGAAAATCTAAAGATAATCGCGTAGTAGATATCCCAATCGGTGACGAACTGGATAACAAATTGGATTTGACTCCATACATGTCTCAATATTCAACATCGACTGGCTTGTACAAACTACAAAATGCAGTTCTTCATTCTGGAACTATTGGATTTGGTCATTACACAGAAATTTCACTTGATCCCAAAAGTGAACAGTGGCTTGTTTATAATGATTCAAAATCTGATATTGCATCCAATTACAAAATGTTGATTGATAGATCTGCTTATCTATTGATGTATGTCAGAGACGATTCTGTTGATTAGATTTAATAAATGTTCAAATAATTATTGGAACATTTATCAGATTCACTTAAAATAAATGCTTTTTTTTGTTACATACTCTGCAATAGTTTGCTTTGAGAGTTTGTGTTTGGCGATTAGATCAAAGAAGACATAAAATTCATGTTTTAGCTCTTCATCTAGCAACGAATCAGCCATTTCAATAACATCTTGCTCAGTTAGGCTACCGCAATTCTTCAGATAAAATACAAAACCTTCACCCAACGGAAAATCCAAAAATCGATAACGAGAACCTTTACTAAAAAATCTGGCTAGATCTAAACCAACGGTTTTTACTATCGATAAAATTTTTTCAGCGTATTTGATGTTGTTCGCATAACATGCTAAATTAATAGCGCTCCTAAAATTTAGTTCGCATATGTATCCCTGTGAAAGCGCAGCAGCTGGGCTAAAATCTTTTGAATAAGTAAGATCACATTTTGCTAATTGTTCGATTGACATTTCTAAAATTTTGTCTAAAATTTTAATATGATCAAATGTTCTTTTTTCTAACGAGAAAACAATCCTGCATAAACTTGTAAAAGCTGCGAGTACAATACAATGTTTATTTGTGCATGTACTTACACTATCATGAGCGGTTAACAATTCTATAATTTTTTCTGGATAACGTTCAACAATGGCATAAAAATTATCATATTGTCCACCAATCATAGCACATACAATGCAATCTGCCACAGCTGGAGCACCTTGCATTGTAATTTGCAAATTATTATTGAAATTACTGATAATAATCCTCGAATTATTAATGTTGCAATTTTTTGAAAACAGAATTCAAAATTATTTGATGTTTGTTTTTAGTAAATGGTGAATGCTTGTCGGTACTGTGTCACGTACTTGGCGACTGTTTTCTTTGAGAGTTTGTGCTTTGCAACAAAATCAAAGAAAGTATTGAATTTGACTTTGGCTGTTGCCGAATAGGCAGCTCTCTCACGTAATATGTCGGCTTCATCAAGCACCGTCTGTTCAGTGACAAACTTGCAGTGTTTCATAAAGAATGCAAATCCTTCGCCATACGGTCTGTTCACAAAATTAGCCCACGCCCCATGGCCGAACATACTTGGCAAGTTCAATTTGAGACTTTTCGCAATTGAAAAAATTCTCTCAGCTCGGACAATGTCATTTCCCAGGCACGCACAAACTGCAGCTTCCGCCAACCTTCCCTCACAAAGCCGTCCAAACGGATACGGTTTCGTGTAGTCAAAAGGTTTCGAATAGGACAGATCATAGTATGGCAGATGTTCAACAGCAAGATCCATGAGTTTGTCAAAGATCTTATCATAACTTTTGCCAAAGGTCTTGTCGTAATCGCGATTCGATTTGATCTTGTCAATAAAGACATTTCTGCAAAGAGTTGGGAAAATCCTGTTGATGGACTGATGTTGGTTCACGCAATTGTCGCATGGCACATCATATATGTTCTGGATAATTGACAGCAAAACGTCATCGGGATCTTGACTGGCAATGAGATCGAAAGTTTCGAAATCACCGCTCAAAGCACAGCACACTAGGCAAAGAGACCTCTCTGGAACTTGCAGTTCTGGAGAGATCGAGCAAATGTGAGACATTTGTTTACAACTAAAGTGGAATACCGAGAATTACTATAGAGAAAATATCAAGATATTCATATTTCAATGTTTTTTCAATAGTGATTTTTAAGAGAAATACATCTTATTTTTTGCCACATAGTCCGCGACAGCTTGCTTTGAAAGTTTGTGTTTCGCGGCAAAATCAAAGAAAATGTAAAACTTGGCTTTGCGATTTGTTGGATCAATAATCTGATTGCGTAACCAAGTTGCTCCGTTCAATACATCTTCTTCATCGATCAATTTGCAATGCTTCAAGTAGAATGCAAATCCTTCACCAAGTGGTTCTTGCGAAAATGCAAACCCATGCATAGCTCTATCACCAAAATAATTGGACAAGTCTAATCCGAGAGCGCTTGCAACCGAAAAAATCTTTTCGGCTCGAATAACATCGTTTCCTAAACATGCATTTGTAGCAATTTGACTAAATTTTAATGTACAATCAAATCCGAGTGGAAGCGGCTTGGAAAAATCTATTGGCATTGAGTAAGTTAGATCGCAATTTGGCAGATGTTCAACAGCAAGTTCCATGATTTTATCCAGGATCGTAGCACAATTGTGAGCAATCGTATGTGTTTTGGCGAATGCCCTATTACAGAGCAATGCAAACACATTGGAAATATGTCGATTTTGATAAAAACAGAAGTAACATTTTGTGGTTGGAGAAGTGCACTGCATTATGTTCAGCAAAAGATCACGTGGTTGTTCTTCTGCGATATTATTAAAAGAATCAACATCACCCTCAAAGATAGAACAAACAGGACAAGAAGTCATTTGTCAAAAGTCAATACCAAAGATCACTCAGAAGAAAACATCAAATCATTCGCTTTGCAATTTTTTTACTGGAAGAATTGGTGATTCTTCGCCACATATTCCGCAGCAGCTTGCTTTGAAAGTTTGTATTTTTCAATCAAATCGAAGAATATGTAAAAGTCATGCTTGGGGTCGCGGATAAACATACGATGCTTTATAAAATCCGCCATGATAAGCACATCCTCATCAGTTAGATCTCGACAGTTTTTCAGATAAAACACAAAACCTCCACCAAATTGACAATCCAAAAAGCGATGTCGATACCTTCTGGTGAAACGCTGATTTATGTTCAAGTCGGCAGCCCTGACCACCATGAATATCTTTTCTGCAAATTTTATGTTGTTGGTAAAACATGCTCCAATTAAAGCATCATTAAATATTAATTCGCGGTCGGACTTCGGCAGAAATCCATCTGATTCCTTGAATCGATCTTGGTAAGCGAGATTGCATATTCCAAGTTGTTCAATGGCCATATCCAAAATTTTGTCAAAAATTTTAACATGACCTGCTATCTTTATTTGTGAGTCGAATATGATCCAACTTATCTGAAACAAAACATCAACGTTACTCCGTAATTGTTGTACACAGCGAACACATGAATCAACGTTTGTGCATGCAAAGATCAATGGAAAGATTTTTTCAGGATGCAGATCTACAATAGCTGAAAATTCATTATAATGACCGTTATTCACTGCACAAAAAATACAACTATCAGCAACTGCCATTTATCGAGATGCTAAAAACCGAATACTCGAAATCACTATAAAGGATCGACAAATCATTCGCTTTGCAATTTTTTAGCAGAAAAATTATAAAATTATTTGATAATTTTTTTACTGGAAGAATTGATGATTCTTCGCCACGTATTTCATTGTGGCTTGTTTCGACAGTTTGTGATCAGAAATTAGATCAAAGAAAGTGTAAAATTCATGCTTTGGATCCGGAGCTAGCATTCGGTGAAGCAGCAAATTGGCCATAACGATCACATCATGTTCAGTCAAATCTTTACAATTTTTCAAGTAGAAAACAAAACCTTCACCCAATTTGTAATCCAAAAACTGGAAACGATATTTTCTGGTGAAAAATTGGCTCATGTTCAAGCCAGCAGCACCAGCCAGCGCAAAGAGCTTTTCTGCGAAGGTGATATCATTGGCAGCACATGCTCGTATCAAAGCACCGCTAAACCTAGATCCACAAGTGGATTCTGGTAGAAATCCATCTGATTCCTTGAACCGAGCTTGATAAGTAAGATCGGATTTGCCTAATTGCTCAAAAGCCATCTGCAAAATCTTGTCAAAAATTTTGACAAAAGAATCAGTTCTCCTTTCGGAATCAAACACGATCCAATTGAGCAACAAAAAGATGTCGACCTGGCTTCGGTATTGTTTTGTACAATAAGTACATGAATCAACATGTGTGTATGCGAGAATCAATGTCAAGATTTTTTCAGGATGATGATCCACAATGGTCAAAAAATCATCGTAACGACCATCATTAATCGCGCAAATAATGCAATTGGCACCAACAGTCGCCATTATGATCGGTAGAGTCCAAATACTAAAGATTATTATAGGGAAACATCAAGCTATCCGTTTTGCAATTTTTTATTAGCACAAATCTCTGGTGTATAGATATGTACTCCTTACATGTTGTCCAAAAATCTGACCGAATTTTTGGCGAAAAGTTTGTATGCCCGTTATTGTGGTAAGAAGATTACTTCTGTTTCGTATGCGCACACTAGAGGATCCAAATTAAATCTAGATGCTTCTATTAAATATGTCGTTAAAGTCGACCAAAATGTCAAAGGTCGTTTTCATAAAGGATTAATGAAAATTGGTTTGACTCCAACTGAAATAGAGTCGTGGATCGAAACAATTGTTTATGGGGCTTACACCAACTTTATTATTGAGCCCTGTGTGGAAAATATTGAATCGGAAACATATGTTTTGATCAGAGAGGATGATTTTGTTGAAATTTGTTTAAATGGTGGTGTAAATACAAATCTTGATCAGATGCTGAAATTCAAAATTTCTGAACAGAAACCTTCGGAGTTAACTGATACTTTGTGGCAAAAACTCAAACAGATTTATGAATTTTATCGAGCTTACCATTTGACTTTTTTGGAAATTAATCCGCTGGCTCAAATCGGTAATGAGTATGTACCATTAGATATGCTAGCCAAAATTGATCCATGTTCAACATATTTGTGGCCTATCGAAGACAAAATTTTTGTTGAAAATCATCAGGTTGATTGCAAATTAACTCGCCAAGAATTAGCCATTCAAGAACTGGGAAAGAGAACTGGTGCGAGTTTAAAGTTAAAAGTTATTAATGCAAACTCTAACACGTGGTTTTTATTGTGGGGTGGTGGTGCTAGCGTGGCTTATTTAGATCACTGGATGGCCAGAACAACAATTCCACCCGCAAACTATGGTGAAATTAGTGGTAATCCATCCAAGGAACTTGTTAGACAATATTGTGAACAGCTATTTGATTTAATGATAACAAATCGTCCAACAATTTCGGGTGAACATATGAATTTAATTATTGGTGGTGGAATTTCTAACTTTACTGACATCAAGTCAACATTTGACGGTCTGATCGAAGCATTGGATAGGTTCGCTGTCAGGTTTGTTGAAGTGGGCGTAAAAATTTATGCCAGAAGAGGTGGACTGAACTATGAACAAGGTTTGTCTGCGCTTAGGATTGCTTGTGCTCGAATTGGTTTAACTCACAAAATTGTTGGTCCAGAAGTTGAATTGACCGGTATTCTATCAGAAATGCCTGAAATTTCTGCTAGTAATGAACCTGTTTATCCGACATATCAGTTATCCGAACGCATATTTATTTCATGGCAGTTCGTCCGCATGTATGACTTTAATCGTGATACCAAATGCATACTTTATGGTAGTAATTTGTCAGCGACTGCACAGAATATGTTAGATTACGATGCAGCTTTAGGAAAGGACAAACCGTGTGTTAATTGTTTTGTTGATCCAGTTCGCAAATCGCTGACAAACATTCCTGTTCATTGGAAAGGTAAATCAATATTAATTCCATCTTATCCAACGATCGATTTGGCACTGGAGTACCATCCTGATACTGATGGTATGATCAACTTCGCAAGTTATAGATCAGCTTACGCGAGTACAGTTCAAGCTCTCAATAAGTCCGAAATTAAATTCGTTAACATTTTGGCTGAAGGAATAGCTGAACGTCAAAGTTTGGAATTAAATCTTCTGGCAAAATCTTTAGGTAAAACACTAATCGGTCCATCAAGCATCGGTGCAATCTTTCCTGGAAAAATAAGATTAGGTAATGCTGGTGGAAAATTGGAAACACTCATTGCTTATGATATGTGCAATGAGGTTGCCGAAGGAGCTATTGGAATTGTAACCAAATCTGGTGGTTTGTTAAATGAGCTATGTCATACAGTTCACAAGTGCGGACTTAAAGTTGGTGCGGCTATTGCAATTGGCGGGGATCGAGTCTCCGGAATTGGCTTTCCTGACGTCATAAACTATTATGAAACATTACCCAATATTAAACAAATTTTGATGCTGGGTGAAGTTGGTGGAATTCAAGAAATTGTTGTTGCAAATTTTGTTAAACAAGGAATTTTTACGAAGCCCATCATTGGTTTGTGTTTAGGATCAGCTGCAAGTTTACTACAAGAAGAAATTCAATTTGGACATGCAGGAGCCGATGCCAAAACAGTTTCTGAAACAGCAAATTTTAAAAATTCATACATGGCATCATCAGGAATTCAAGTCGTACCCTTGTGGCGAGGTTTTGAAGATTTGCTACGACAAATTTCTTTATCTCAAAAACCTGTTCAAGAAATTCCAGTGCCAACATATGACAAAAAACCTCATCCGGCCTTCTTTAGCAGCATTTCAGACGAAAGAACAAATTTAACTTACAACTCGGTTCCTGTTTCTGAAATTTGTTCTATTGGATCAACCATTGGACATCTGTGGTTCAAAAAGACGTTACCTGATTTTATGAACGATTTCTTCGAAAAAATTCTTATCTTGTGCGCGGATCATGGACCTTGTGTATCCGGTGCGCAAAACACTATTGTGACAACTCGAGCCCAAAAAGATATGGAATCAAGTGTATGTGCAGGTTTGTTAACAATTGGTCCCAAATTTGGTGGTGTAATCAATGATGCAGCCAAAGACTTTAGATCAGCAATTAAAGCCAATATAACACCATCGGAATTCATTGCTAAAACAAAAACTATTTTGGGGATCGGTCACAAACATTATTCCATTTACCATCCTGATCCCAGAGTTCAGTTACTAAAAGAGTTTGTTGATGCAAATTTCAAAACAAAGACAACTATCACATATGCAATCGAAGTTGAAAAATTAACTTTAATGAAGAAACCTAATCTTATTCTTAACATCGATGGTTACATTGCAGTCTCTATGATAGATGGCTTACTTTCCAGCGGATTTACTGAGAAAGAAATTGATGAACACATTGAAAACAGTACCCTAAACGGATTCTTTATTCTAGCCAGAACAATTGGGTTGATTGGACATCATATTGACCAAAAACGTTTGAAACAGGATCTGTACAGATGCCGTGAGGCAGATGTTGGATATTTATCTGACTAGATGAAAATCCTACAGATGTGCAGACACAGATGTTGGGTATTTATCTGACTAGATGAAAATCCTACAGATGTCGTGAGACAGATGTTGGATATTTATCTGATTAAAATACTTTCTTTTTCCAAAAAATTGCAAAAAGAAAACAGTTAACAACAATATTTACAAATTAAGTTATTCATCATGGAAATTGATCCCGCGAAAGAGGCTTCTCTTGAAAGAGAAGCTTTTGAAAAGATACTTGAACTTCAAGATCTGCATCAAAAACTTCTGCCGGCGGATGCTTTTAATAACTATTCAAAAGCCATCTGCAAAGGGGCCATAAAACTTTTCCACAAAGCATCAATCGATTCATTTTTCGCAAAAAGTATATATTGGACGCATCATGGTATTAAATATTCAATTCGTTACAGAAATATCGATAGTTTCAGACATATATATGATACTTATGCTGATGGGAAATTTGTCTGCGTTGACCTTTTGTTTATGTATGTCAATAATTTTTCATTTAATGCACTTAAACATCTTGCAATGTGTCCAAAATTAGCTCCAGAAACTAAACAGGAAATTTTTAAACGAATATGTAGATCTAGTAGTCTACGAATGCATTTTTATGAAATTATTGATATACTCGTTCCGCAGTTAGAAACTGGTAGTTTCATGCGCGAACTTGTTGACGCTGATGATATTCGTCTTTTAAAAATTGTTGCACGTCATCTAAAAAATCTAAAAAATAGTTGCCCATATGATTTGGTAAAGGATGTTGTGGTCCGTGGCACAAAACAACAATTAGAATATTTATGCTCTGTCCCAGAATTTGGTAGTGCATATCTGAAACATCTATCCAAAAAGAAAAAAGAAATAAGACCAACAGATATCTGTTGGCGTTCAGAAGGTTTTAGTATCGGTGCATATTTATTTACTTTTGTTTACGATCAACGTCACTTGTCTGAAATTCATCATTTTCTTGATTATGGAATAAACGGTCTTATCGTTATTACATCATACTGGATTAGACCAAAACGCAATCTTTACAAACTTTACACAAAGGTATACCCAATAATTACTCAAAATAGAAAATCCTCGTACAGAATTATGACCAACATCCCAATCACTACACCACCCGCCATTTTAGCAAATAGTGTCGAACAATTTCTGACAACAAGATCAAATTTTAAGCTAGATGTTAAATTGAATTTGGTTAAACAAATTTTGAGACCAAAATCATTGGCTATGCAAATGATTTTGTTTGAATGAGAAATTTATTACGAAATTCAACCAAAATCTTTGCATTTGCAAAGTATTTTGATTGAATGACAAAATTTGTTTTGGAAATTCAACCAAAATCATTAACTATGTAAATGATTTTGTTTGTGTGAAACAGAGAAAATTTATTACGAAATTCAACCAAAATCTTTGCATTTGCAAAGTATTTTGATTGAATGACGAAACTTGTTTTGGAAATTCAACCAAAAAATTGCATATTTTGATCACCGTAAACATAGTTTATTAGAAAATGAATTATGTTTGCGAGATGAATTTGGATGATAATGATGATGTTCCCGAGCTTATACCAGTGAATTACGCTCGTGATACGCATTGGGATAAGATTCCTGAGATTATTTATATGCATAAAGCACTGTTTACAGACAATGTGCTATTTGATTGTTATGTCAAACTTGTTTTCGTAGAGGCTCTTAAAATCGGACACATTCCAACGATAGATTTAATTGCTGAAATGGTAGGTCGTAAATGGGTTTTGGCTGAAACTGCAAAATATGCAAATTACGATTCATTTTTACATGTGATAAGTAAGTACGATATTAAAGTCCACAATGAAATCAATTTGGCTGATGCTGTTCGTTGGAAAAATGTAAAGGTCATCAAATATATTTTTGAAAATTTTTCATTTGAAGGTTACCAAATAAGGCAAGCTCTCGATATCGTTCTTTTCCGATATGAAGCCTATGGTGAAGATATTTTTGTGCATTTACTTGAACAAATTAATAATAATCCACACAATAGCTCATCAGAAAAATCACATCGAGCTTCATCAAAACCAAAAAATTACGATGTTTTTCCAGCAACTTTTTATGAAAACTTATCACGAGCAAATCTTCAAATAATCATATTATTTATCAAACATGCAAAAAAAATCGACGTTGACGTATTTATGCATTATGTTTTGATTAACGGCCAACTTGAAACTATTAAATTTTTGTGTAACATTGCACCATATTCTTACACAATTATTGACTTGTTGGACAAGAAATTATCCAGTTTGGTTAACAAAATAAATCATAATGTTGTATATTGTTTGGCGCTATTGGAACCAAAAATATTAACAACTTGGACACCAACTTGTTTTTCTTTCAAATCGTCAAGTTTGATCAGCACAAAAATATTGTACTACAATTTGTATTGGTTCAATGATAAAAGAGAATTGCTTACAGCATTTAGAACAAATAAATATAACATTACACACTTACCTAATTTACAAAGACATAATAAGAAAAAATTTGAAAATCAGTTAGTTCAAAATAAAAATCTTGAACAATGTCTCAAATCAGAAATCCTAAAGAAAATCCTAAAACCACATTCTTTACGAATGCAGATGCATTTTGTTTGATTTGATTGAAATAATGTTTTCAACAATTTGAACATATTATTTTGGCTCCGACTAAAAAAAAAATTGTATTATTTTAATCTTAATGATATTATCAATAGGATTAACTTAGCTTACACCAAATTTAAAATGGATTTCGATAAAATTCTCGGACTTCAAGATTTGTATCAACGCACGCTGCATCCAGATATATTTAACAAATATTTGAATGTCATATTTCAAGGAGCTATTGCTGGTTTTCACAAAACAATAATAGATTCATATTTAACAAAACATAATGATGATGCACAACATGGATTGATGTGGGCAATCAATTACAAAAATTTGGATAGTTTCAAATATGTATATGATGAATATGCTAATGGACAATTTAACTATGTGGATATTCTTGCAAATTCATTTGACGATTTTGTTGTTGATGCGATCAAACATCTTGCATTGTGTCCGAAATTGGATCCAAATATTAAAAAACGGATCCTAATTAAAATGTGTTCCCCATCCCCATCATCGGCATCATCTTTTGCATAAAGTTTTCAAAGTACTTCTACCAAAATTAGAAATTGATATTTGCGAAACGATTTTGCCGGAAATTATAAATTATTGTGACATGTCAGCATTCAAAGCATTGATTGTGAATTCTAAAAATATGGATCACAATAAATTAATTAATCTCATAATGATAAAAGGCACAAAACGACATCTGGAATATTTATGTCAAATTCCAGAATTTGGAAGTGCATATATAATATATTTGGCCTGTCACCCTAGATTAGAATCTCAAGATTATTATGGAATAGATAAAGGAGTCAACGCAAGTGCATATTTGTTTACAATTGTTTACGATCAAAAGTATTTGCAGGATCTCAGAAATTATCATACGAGATCTGACAAAGGCACCGATCGTATGATTATAATATCATATTGGATCAGACCAAAAAAGGATCTCTACAAGACCTTTATAAAATCATGTACCTATTCATATTATGTTAACTTTGATAGTCATACAAGAAAACAAGAAACCGACTTGAAGGATACAATAAATAAATTTTTAGTTACAAGATCAAAATTCAAGTCTGATACCAAAACTAACTTATTAAAATGCATACTAAAACCCAAATCATTACAGATACAGATGATGTTTTTCTGAAAATTATTTAACCAAGTCTAAGCTTGATTAAATTCTGAAAATTAATATTAACCAACGGATTAATATTAATTTACATTATTTAATTAAGTCTGAGCTTAATTAAATTCTGAAAATTAAATCATAATCGATTATTAATAAATTATGATTTATTCATGCATATCCAAACCAAATGGATCATTCGGTGTTAATTTTTCCAATCGTCTGTAAAAAGCTATAACATTTGGAAGTTCTGATGCAAATTGTGAAGTAGAAAATGTTGGTTGCAAATGCATCTTGAAAATTATCATTCGCCTTCTTTTGGTAATTATATTTTCGGATGGATAAAGCACATAATTCTTAACTCTGAGTGTGACATTGTTAATTGATCGACTTAAATCTGCAACAGTCGACGCGCATGTGCTGACATCGACAAAAATATTTTCTAAATTTGGAAGCAATGGAATTAATGTTTGACACACATTAAAAATGTTATCAAGTGATCCTGTTGATAGGTGCACAACTGGAAAGATTTCAATATTTTTGATCTCTGGATTATTTTCTAGCATGTGATTCATTATTTGAAATTTATCCAACCCAACAAGTAAAGTATCGGACGCAGGCATTTTTGCAAAATTATCAGCACAAACACAATTCACATGTCGTCGATAATAGCAAGTAAATCTGTTAAGTTTTGTAAATACATTCGCATCAGTAAATAAGTCAAACATCCACTTATAAGATCGTGCAGTGTATACTCGTTCCAATGTTGAACTAGAAGCGCGTATTAGATCAATTATAGCATCCAAATTGGACCACACATTCGGAATTTTAATAGAAGCTTGAGCTTCTATTAAATAACTAATTGCGGCCCGAGTGGAACTCGGTCTGCAATTCGGAATCTGATGTTTATAATTAATTATGTATTCTTGTCTGACAATGCCATGTTCAGCAATATATACAATTGGGTTACCTAAATAATCCACATCAAATGCTCCAAGTTCAATACCATAAAATCTGAACCACCTAGGTATTTTGTCAATTATTTTGCTCGGAAAAGATTTTTTGATAACCTTGGTCGTTTTTTGCTTGAAACAATTTGGTTCAACATATCTCTCCAAAAGTAGATGACAAAGGTAACGATCAAAAACAAAAAATGTTGAACACTTTCCAGCTTCATAGGCTGCACGATGAAGTTGTCTCCATTTTGCGTCTCCAGTAAACCACAAAGCCATTTGGTTTTCAAACGTCGTATAATTAAGAATTAGAACAATGACATCCAAATATTGTGCAGTTAGATGACATTTAATTTGTGGTTTTGGAATTGGGTTTGGGGATAATATTGTTTTAGTTCCTTTAACAGTTGACGCCCAAGATCGCATAGACATATTTATGAAGATCCAGCTACTGTTTATTAATTAAAAATTATTAATGAAATCTTGTTTGCAATTTTTAATCCAAATAAAAATTGCAAGTAAAATAATTAACAGTACTATCAAATCAAATATTTTAGTTTGATAAAATGGGAGGAATCAATCCACTACAGAACTTTGAAAAAATACTTGAACTCCAAGATTTGCATCAAAATGTATTGCGTCCGGATATATATCGTGAATATACTGTTATCATATTCAAAGCAGCTATTGATGTTTTTCATGAAGCGACAATCGATGCATACTTGACGCGACATAACTATCGCGAACATGTGCAAAATGCATTATTATGTGCAATGACCTGCAAAAATATTAACAGTTTCAAATATATCTATGATAAATATGGCAATGGAGAACTTTCATGTATTGATACCCTATCCGCAAATTCACTAGATGAGTTTGCTATTGATGTGATAAAGCATATTTCACGGTGCCAAAAAATAAGTCAAAAAACTAAAAATAAGATATTGGATAGAATATGCACGTTTAATAAGAAAAATAAACTGCTGGGTAAAGTTATTGAATTGCTTTTACCAAAATTAGAAATCAATTGTGAGAATATTTTGGGACAAATTATGTCTTATTGTGACATGCAAGCTTTCAAAGCATTTATTTCAAATGTTAATTTTGAGTATTGTTCTCGTGATCAAATAATTTATATTACTATGTTAGATGGCACGAAACAACAATTAGAATATTTGTGTTCCATTCCAAAATTTGGGTCAGCATACTTGGAATATTTGTCTAAGCAAACTCAATTAGAGCCACCAGATTATTACATGACCAGTGGAATTAGCGTAAGTGCATATTTGTTTACTTTTGTTTATGATCAAAAGTATTTATCTGACATTGGCAATTTTTACTTTACACATGATGACAGAGATGTCGACCAAATGATCATGGTATCATATTGGATCAGATCAAAACGAGAACTTTATCGACTCTATGCAATATCACGCATTTCCAATAGACACACTATTCCGAAAACCCTAACAAATACTATCAATCAGTTTATGGTCAGAAAATCAAATTTCAAAACTGATGTCAAATACAATTTATTAAAACGCATATTAAAACCTAATTCATTGTACATCCAATTTACATTATTTGATTAAATTTGGTTTTTGGTTTGCACAATTTTCTAAAGTAAAAAATTATGCAAATCAAATGTTTTTATGGCATTTATTCAAATTTTGAATACATTATTTTAGCGCATGTCGAATCCAAAAGGATCTTCAAGTGTTATTATTTCCAAACTTTTTCGAAAAGCTTTTGCATTCATAAGTTCATTAACCATTTGCGCAAAATAATCGGTTTCTCTGGTGTGCATTTTGAAAATAACCATTTGTTTTCTTGGGACAACAATTCTTTCTAGTGTCAGATCGCGTCCATTGACGTTAATTACAGCAACACCAGATGTAGGATTTAAATATGCAACAGTCGCCGCACACACTTTGACATCAGCAAAAATAGTTTCTAAGTTTGGGAGCAATGGAATTATGCTTTTGCAAACGCCTGAAATATCAATAACAGAACCAAAAGACAGATCCTCCACAGGAAATATTTCAACATTTTTGATTTTGAGTGGATCATTGATTTCTAATTTGTATTTCATTTTTTTCGCAAAATTAAGTCCAACAAGCAATGTACTTGATGCTGGCATTCTCACACAATGATTTTCGCAAACACAATCTTCATGCTGCGGGCAATAACAAACAAATCGATCAAGTTTCACAAAGACATCAGGATCTGCAAATATTTCAAACATCCAATCATAAGATTGCGAAGTATATACTCGCTCCAATGTTGATCCAGATAGCTTGACCAAATCAATTATAGCATCAAGATTAGAACGCGATGGTTCAGGATTTTTGAGATAAGTTTTGCGCCTTGTTGCTACTACTGGATTTCGTTCATAATCTGCCGTCAAATTGTTGTAATTAATAACATATTTTGCATTGATGCAATATGTTAAACCTTCTATTATGTGTACCATTGGATTTTTAAAAGAATCCACAACTCCAAAATATCCAAATTCGATACTGTGAAATCTAAACCATCGAGGAATTTTATCAATAATTTTGATTGGGAAATCTTTTAAAAGATTTCCAAAAAAAGGTCCAGAATACCTATCCAAAAGCAATTGGCAAAAGTGTTCGTCAAAAACAAAAAATGTTGTACACCTTCCAGATTCATAAGCTAAACGATGCAGTTGTCTCCATTTTGCGTCTCCAGTAAACCATAGCGACATTTGGTTTTCAAATGTGGTGTAATTGAGAATCATAACGATCACGTCCAAAAATTGTGATGTTAGATAACATTTTGTTTGTGATTTAGGTTTTTCTGGAATTGGTTGACATGTTTTTACAACAGAGGCCCAAGTTCGAGCAGACATTAGAAATCGGAACAAGTATGTTCACTGTAAATATTAAATTCGGTCAACAAATTATGTTTGCAATTTTTTGTAAAAAATTGCAAAATTAAAATATTAACAATTTGAACAAATATTTCAACCCAGTATTCCAACTCAACATGGATTGGGATAAAATACCAGATATCATCGCACTGCACAAAAGGTTATTACATAAGAACGATTTTGAAACTTATGTGGAGTTAATTGCAAAAGAATCTCTTAAAGTTGGTCATATTCCAACAATAGATTTAATTCTTGAATTGCCTGATCATCAAAACCACATAACATCGCAACTTACAAAATATGCATCTTATGATACACTTGTACATGTTCTAAATACACACAAAGTAAATTTTTACGCAGCGGATTTAGTTGATGTCATAGTTAGGTATGATTTGAAAATGTTTGAATATTTGGTTGAAAACGTTAATTTTCGAGATGTGCAAATAGCGCAAGCATGTGGATCACTTCTCGATCGCATTGCAGAATACCCAAACATAAATTTCGTCAAAATGTTTGAACGCTTGTTACGCAAAATGAATGAACTTGGCGTTCTTAAAATTGGTGGTGTCCATCTCAACAATTTTTACCAACTAATTAGCGAAACAAATGTTACGATCGTTAAACATTTTGTTGAGAATGGTCTTGACATAAATTTTAACAAATTTATGTATTATGTTCTAAGGCATGGTAATGTGCCAATAATTGAATATTTGTGCAGCGTACCGCATTATTCTCACGAAATCTTGGAATTGTCAAATCAAGATTTGTCATCACAGATTAACCTAATAAATGCCGATACACTTTTGGTGTTAAGGTCGATTAATCCATCCATATTGAAAACATGGAAATCAACATGTTACAGAGACATTGCAAACATGACGCGTAAAAATGTGAAACTTTTGCACAATATTTTGCCTTGGTCTAATGGTAAACGAGAATTACTTGCGTGGGAAAAATATACAGTCAGCACCTGGAAAGGACTGCACATTAAAACCAAACAAAATTTTCAAAACCATCTTACACAACAAAATTTTTGCAAATCAAACTCAAAAACAAACTTCCTCAAATCAATCTTGAGAACAAGATCTATGTACATCCAAATGACCCTCTTTGATTAAAAATTGCATAAAGTAACGGATTGAGTTTATACAATTATTATGTAAATTCAATCAATTAAACCAATGGAAGCTCATCCTTTGGATAATGTATCAGATCTGGTGGATCTACACAAACAATTTCTACCAGATTGTTTGCATAAACAATACCACAACATACTTTTTCAAGGAGCCATTGCATCATTTCATAAGCCAACAATAGATTCTTATTTGGAAAGTGGATCGGGTTTATTGTCAGATGCTTTAGGATATGCAATCCGTTACGAAAATTTTGACAGTTTCAAACATGTCCATGAGAAATATGTTCTATCAATGTATGACACTACATACTATTTCAATGCGTACATAAATTATTTAATTGAACTACCTTTTAGTGATATTTGGATAAAATTTGTTGAATATCTTGCTCCACATTCAAATTTTAGAAATGTGTCTTTGCTAAGTAACATATGCGAATTTCGGTCCAAATCAAAAGATTTGGATTCAATCATTAAAATTATTTTGCCACATGTTCAATATCATGATTGCACAAATATTTTATGTAATGTCATCTTGGGGCGAAATTTTGCTGCAATCAAAGCCTTTTTTGTATTGGATGCAAAGAATATTGGATATGATCGTGTTATTTATTTTGCATTATTTAGATCAACGAGGACAGTTTTGGAATTGTTATGCTCTGTCCCGCCATATGGACAAGCTTTTATTGATTATGTAACAAAGAACTCTCTTCATTATACATTTTATGATGAAAATCCGAACACATTTACATTTGCTTTTGTTTATGAACCGCAGTTCATAAAATGCATATCCAGTCATTTAGATTACTATGATGGAATAGTTGAAACAAGAGGAATACATTATACAATGTGGGCAACATGGCACTGGATCAAACCAAAACGTGATTTTTTCAAATATTATAACGAATATTTCCAATCGACTCTGGACAAAAATAGAGATTGGAAATTCAGACGAACGCACGATAGCATTATGGTTCTTAAATCTAATCTGAAATCTGATTTTCGTCAAAATGTCCTGAAAATTGCATTGAGGCCCAGGGCGTTGTCAATGCAGATGATTTTGATCTAATAAACTTGCAATAAAATTGCCGGCTTATTTACCTATCTAAAAATTCTTTCCTGAAAATCCTATTAAATCTTCGCTAATCCTGTAAAAAATTGCAAAATAAATAATTGGTTTAAATAATATTTCGCAGATTTCAAATCATCTGCAAATGGGTGTTGAAGTCAAAACTTCAAATCTCGAATTCCAGATCTTAGATTGGCATAATCACGATGAACGTGATGATGAAGATGACAATTTGGAGTCTTATGTGATAACTTTATTTGGTAGAACATCCGACGACAAAGATGTCGTACTCAAGGTTACAGACTATGAACCTTATTTCTTCGTCAAGATACCAAATGAATGGGTTCAACATCATGTGGATTATTTTGTATCTGCACTAAAGTACAAGATTTCAAGTATTTGTAAAAAAGATCCATCATGCGAAAAAGATATGTCTAAAATGTTGAGATCATCCAAGATAGAGCGATATCATGATGCAACTGAATTTGACAATGAAGCATTCGGCAAGTTTGTCAAATTGTCATTTCAATCGAAAGGTGCGTATACAATGTTTGCAAATATTTTAGCAAAACCACTATTGGTTAAAGACATTTCGCAAACAGGAATATTGTTCAAACGTTATCAATCAAATTTGGAACCACATCTGAAGTTTATGCACGATAATGATGTCACACCTTGTGGTTGGCTGAAGTTAAAATCCGAACATCTTGAGCTAGATAAAACATATTCCAGTTGCAAATATTCTTACAAAATTGATTGTAAAGATGTTACGCCATGTCCAGAACGTGCAACAGAAATGGCACCTTTTAAGATTATGGGTTATGATATTGAGGTAATTTCTGAAGATGAAAACTTTCCACAAAGTCGCAGACCTGGTGATAAAGTTGTCCAAATTGGTATGACCCTTTATCGTTATGGTTCGATGGAATGTTATGAACAGCATATTTTGACTTTACATAAATGTCCGCCAATTAAGGGCGCACATTTAGAATGTCATGAAACTGAAAAAAGTTTATTTAGAGGCTGGGCTCGAAAAATGCGAGAAATTTCTCCAGATATTGTTACTGGTTATTACACTACTGGTTTTGATGACAACTACATTTACGAGCGAATTAAACGTTTGGATAAACTTGAAGCCAAATCTAAAGGTGTAAATGTAGAGGCCCTACCAAATCGTTTCGAAGATGAAATTATGGAAATTCTTGGAAAACTTAATAACAGAGGTTTTGTTGTTGATGGTAAAGCTGCATGTCAAACACAATTTATTGAACACACGCTCAGTTCCAGTGCACTGGGAGACAATGTGCTAAAGTACTACAAAATTCCAGGCATTGTTCATATTGATATGTTAAAGGTTATCCAAAAAGATCACAAATTGGATGGTTACAAATTGGATAATGTTTCAGCAACATTTATTAATGAAAAAGTAACGTCATCAAACACTAAACAGAGTGTTGGTGATATTGTTGATCCTAATCAACTTTATAAAGTTTCACTTTACACACCAAGCACAAAAGCTTTAGAAGTTGGCTCTTATGTTCAGATTATCATAAAAGATTTATACAGTCAAAATCCTCTAAAGGAACATACAAAGTACCCAGTCATAGCGGTCAATAGTGTAAAAGAAATTACATTAGAAGATGGCACCACTAAACCCATGAAATCTCAGCAAATTCAAATTGAAATGCCAGGTTCGGATGTTTTGATTATGAGAGAAGCAATTCAAGATTCCATTCGAGATAAAAATCTTAAAATTTTCTGGACCTTTGCTAAGGACGATATGCCTTATCACATGATTTCAGAAGGTTTCAATAACTCGGACCCTAAAATTATCAGAAAATCTGCAAAGTATTGTTTGAAAGATTGTAAATTGGTAAATTTACTTATCGCTAAACTTGAAGTTCTTGCTAGTCACATGGCTATGGCTAATGTTTGTAGTGTTCCATTTTCCTATTTGTTCACTAGAGGTCAAGGAGTCAAATCATTCTCACTCCTTTACAAAGAAGCTGCGACGATGAATTATTTATTCCCAGTTCTCCAGAACAATCAAAAAGACAACGTCGAAGATGATGATGGATATGAAGGTGCGACTGTGATTAACCCTAAACCTGGTGTTTATGTTAGTCCAATTGCAGTTTTGGATTTCAATTCACTTTATCCAAGTTCTATGATGGAACGCAATTTGTCTCATGAAACCGAAGTTATCAATCCTAAATATGATAACCTTCCTGGATACATTTATCATGACATTCACATCACGTTGAAAAATGACAAAGGTAAAATCAGACATAATCCTGACGGTACTCCAATGAAAAAACACAACAGATTTGCACAAAAGATTGTTACACAAGAATATGTTGACAAAGTAATGTCCGAGTTTGTTCTTAAAGGTAAAAATGATTTGGCTGCGCTACAGGTCATCTTAAAAGCAAAGGATGTGGCTTTCACAGACAAATTGAGGATCGCATGTAAGAATATTACAAAGAGTATCTATCGTAAAGATGTGATGTCAGATGCAGAAAAAGCAGAACTTAATTCCAAACTGGATGTGTACAACACAAAACAATATTTGGATGAAACTGATAAAAAGTATGTCATCGAAAATCAAGAAAAAGTAAACAAGATGATTTACGATATTGAATGGAAAAAGAGATTCAATAACTCTAAAGGTCATATTGTTAAATATGGTATTCTGCCACAAATTTTGGCTAAACTTTTGGGAAAGAGAAAAGAAACAAATGCTAAACTTGCTGAAGAAGAAGACCCTTTTGTTGCGAAGATTCTCAATTGTCTGCAATTGGCTTTCAAAGTTACTGCAAATTCACTTTATGGTCAAACTGGTGCAAAAACTTCGCCAATGAAACGTATGTCGATTGCTGAATCTACTACTTGCATTGGCAGAGAATGTTTACATAAAGCCAAAGCCATTATCGAAAGAGAACTTCCAGGTTCCGAAGTCATTTATGGTGATACCGATTCAATTTTCATTAACTTCCATGTAAAAGATGAACATGGCAATGATCGTGCAGATAAGTTTGCCCTGGTCGAAACGCTGAAGTTGGCAAAAGTTGGAGCCAAAGCTATTAATGACAACATGCCCAGACCTCAAAACATTGCTTATGAGAAAACTTTTTGGCCTTTTGTCTTGATTACAAAAAAGAAATATGCCGGCATGAAATATGAAAATGATCCAGATAATTGCTATTTGGCATATATGGGTATTGTTTTGAAAAGACGTGATAACGCTCCAATTGTGAAGATTGTTGTTGGAGGAATTCTAGATCACATTTTGAGAAATAGAAATGTTGATATGGCCATCCAGTATGTTAAAGAAACATTAACACAACTAATGTCTGGTGGATATCGTATGGATAAGTTTATCACATCAAAAACATTGAAATCAGGTTATGATGGTCCTCCGAAACCAAAAGGAGGTAGCTCTGGATATAGCAATCCAGATGCAGTTGTTCATGTAGTTTTAGCTAAGCGTATGGCATTACGAGATCCTGGAAATAAGCCTTCTGCAAATGATAGAATTCCATATGTGTTTGTAGTTGTTGATCCCAAAAAGAAACTCAGGCGAAATAAAAGTGGAAGTGTTATTCAAGGTGAACTTGTTGAACATCCAGATTTTGTTACAGAAAACAATTTGAAAATTGATTATTTGCACTATCTGGAACACCAAGTCATAGTACCAGCTTCGCAAATTTTGAATCTAATGATTTCCGTTAGAGAAACTGAAAATTTATTTGATACTTTTGTTCACGCCGAAAAGAATAAAAGAATCGGTGCACAAAGTCTGGCCAAATGGATCGAGCTTCCCCAATTGTACGATAGATCAAATGGTACACATAAAAGTTCTGCTAATAAAAATGGTAAAATTGAAATTTCAGGTGGATCTATGGCTCATTTCACTCGAGGTAAAAAAGGTGTCGGACAAAACATGGAAAAGTGGTTCTTGAAAGCTAATTCTGAAGAAAAAGATGAAGATATGGAGAATACGATTGTAATGGATTCGGATTGTGATCTTGAGATTGACATGTAAGATTTGCTTTATTTTTGTTAAAAATAAAACAAATTCTAGTTTGCTAATAATCCTCCGTAATACTCATTAGGTCAATTTGCAAGCAAATTGCCGTAATACTGATCAAGTGAGTTATAATGGTCACTCAAATAAGATCCACTGGCATTCCAAATAAAATCTTTACCAAATTGTTGATCGTATCCGTATGGGAATGAGTTATTGAAACCTTCGGTTACAACTGGAGGAGTTCCAGCAACACTTCCGGGTGGTGGAGGTAGGACGTTAGTCGCACCAGTGCGTGTAACCGTTCTATCAACCGCAGGTCTCACATTGGTTACTGTTGTAGTGGTGGTAGTTCCTGGTGTTCCTGCTGGTGGGGCAGTCAAAGGAACAGTGCCGACAGGATTGTTATTTGGCAGAATAACCGTGGCAGTGGGTCTGGTCCATTGATAAATTAGGAAGCCAATTAGAAGCAAACCTAATATTATTATTATGTACCATATTGTATTGGATGCACCTCCAGCTAGACCAGCTGCAGCTGCTGCCTGACCTTGAGGAGATTTTTTTAAATAAATAATTCCTCCAATCAATGCAACAATTGCAACAATGATCAAGACAATCATAAAGATGCGTCCTGATCCAGAACCAAACAATGCTTCCCAGATGCTAGTTCCAGTTGTTTTGGCAGCTAATTCTGTTTGCACTTTTGATGTGAGGCCACTTAGTGCTTCTAGGGTGCAAACATCCTTTGCAGAAGCATTTTGCGGCAAAATAAATTTGCAAGTTTCAAAAGTTGAACCTTTGAATGAAGCCAAATTTACAGTTGACAATCCACCACACTTGTTTTCAACGAGTGTTTTGATATCATTTGACATAGTGGATGCATTAGATGACTTAGATAAACCCAATCCGGCTTGTGCATCAGCTGTAAGTTTTGCCGCTGAATCTGCCAGTGTATTTAATGTTGTGTTGATTTGACATCTAGCATCTGCCTCCAAATGTTGATTAATTGTCACAGATGGATCCCCACCTGGACATCCACCAGCCGGAGGTTTAATGATAACTCCATCGAATATAGCTGTATTTGATGCTTGTGTCGGACCACATGATGCATTTATTTTAGCCTCAATGTCTTGGCGAACATTACTAGTGTTCCTAGATTGTTGTGCGCCCATGTTTTCGCGTTAAACTATATATTCGAAAGATAACTTTACCAAAAACAAGTATCAATTATAATTGATTTGACAATCGATTATGATTTTTATTTGAAAATAATTAATATCTGCCAAGTATTTGTTTTTCTTCAGAATCAAATATGTGCGATTTTGCAGAATTTTTGCGACGTTTTGTTGGACTTTCTGTTAAGAAATCTTCTTGACTAATAATGTCATCATATTCATTGTAAACAATTCTATGTTGCATATCATCTGATTCACTAGATTCACTTGATTGATCATCTTCAGATTCCTCAGAATCGCTATCAAATTGAACAACTCCACCATAAAGATTACCATCGCTTGAAACAAATTTTTTGTCCATTAGTTTTTTTTGGACTCTGGCCAGGGTATCGGTATCAATATCATCTTCATATTCTTCGGAAGATTCTGAACCATTTTCACTTCTGGAAGAACTGGAACTGGAACTTGAAGAACTGGATTCGTCGTCATCATCATCATTGTGACCACCGAACTGTCCATCAGACTGGTACCCATATTCTCTGGGATCGAAACTACTCATGGACAGTTGATCAATATCAATAAAACCACCACGAATAGGTTTGCGTGCGTATTTTGCAGCACCACCTTCCATACATCCACATCCACCTTGCATTCCACATCCACATCCGCCAACCATTAAAGGTTTTTTTTGGTCAACTGCGTAGTCATCAAAATTGATTCCATCTGCTTGTTCTAAACAACATCTAGGACAATTTGGACCACAAGTGTGATCTACAATACCTTTGCCTTCATGTACTGCATAACATTCAATTTTGGCTGTTTCACCATCAGGTCCAATAACATCCAAATGCAAACGGGCGGATCCTTCGGCCTGTCGAACAGTATTTTTAGGATTTTCCCGTGTTGAATAAGGTTGCTTTCCCATCAATTTGTCGTAAGCGATATTTGGTGCATTGTAGGGATCATATACTCCAGTTTGCCTCAAATTTATTTCTAAAGGCGCAACGCTTGTTTGTGGATTATTACTATTGCCCATGATATTGCCTATATCAGTTATGGAGAAAAATTTATCCAACAGTATAATACTAACGGAACCGTCGATTATTACACAATCTTGATTAATTGATTGCGATGGAATTATGGATCTGGATAATAATAGGAATTTTATTCCTGGTATTGTGTTTTGCCCTTTGGTCTGCGTTTAAACCTAAAGTTGAACCTATGACTACTGAAAATTACATTACAATTACAGCATCCAATGGAAAAAGTTATCCGGTTATCAACACAGCTGATATGTCTGACAATCGTGCCGCAGCAGAATTTTTAGCTGACATTGACCAACGCATTGGCATCCTGAAAGATTATTTATGGCAAAATCAGGATTCATATCCTGCATACAAACCATATATCAGACAATTTTATGAAAAAATAAATGGAGTGCAACTTCTGGAGAATAATCCTGGAGGAAAATACACATCATACACCGTTAACAAAGGATCTCAAATATATTTGTGTTTAAGATCAATAAATGGGCAACTCATCGCGGATAAAAATCTGGTTATGTATGTTGTTTTACATGAATTGGCTCATGTAGCATGTCCCGAATTTAATCACACTCAACTATTCAAAGATATTTTTAAATTTTTCATCGAAGTTGCGTCCCGTCTTGGTATTTACAGAGAAACCGATTATTCAATAAATCCGAAAGATTATTGTGGAATTGTTATAAGTGAAAAGTTAGTCTAAAATAAAAATTGATAACACCAACACATACTAAGGCTTTGGTGTAAAGAATCAGTATTCCCATGAGGCATTGAAAGAACTCCCAGTTCTCCTGCGGAAGGGATCGAGTCACCACGAGACACAACTAGACATTCAGTCTGTGCTAACTAAATGGCTTCATATAAAACATGTGAAGCCATCGTATTGGAATCTATAATGGAGAATCTTTCAAACGGAAAAGAATTGATGTCGTTTGATGTGTTCAAAATTTTTGGCGGCAAAAAATGTATTGAAAAAATGACACTAGCTGACGCACAAGATTTTACCACGACGTTCATGTCAGATTACAAATTGGCGGATTTAGTTTTCAGTTTAGAATGCACATGCAACAATTACGCACCAGAAGAAGATGAACTTCCGTCATCAAATTCTGGTGGAACTCAAGAACAAATTTTGGAACAAGCAATTTTGGAATTATCAAATATGTGCGAAATGAAACCCTTGGAAAAAATCCCAGAAAAGGTTCCTCCAAAAAAAACTAAAATCAAAAATGAGCGCAATGCCAAAGTGTGCACTGAATGCTGTGATTACAAATTTTTGTCCCAAATTTTGATCTTAACTGAACATCAAATGTCTGGACATATTGTGAGCATGTTTTATAATTTGTCCCAGTATTTTATTTTAGCCGAGGAATTTTGTAATGATGTGATTATGTTGTACAAACGTTTTCATGTTGATTTGTCAGATTTCAGTTACGTGGTCAAGCTTGCTTTTCAATTGGGAAATATGCCACTGATCCTTCATATTTTGTCGCTAAAAAAATTTGATAATCAAACTCTGAGAGAATTAACATGTTTGGCTGCTCTCAATGCACATGAAGAAGTTTATTCTTACATGACATCAACAGACGTTTCCAGCTCAGCAGAACATTTGGCAAAATCTATCATTTTGAGCAACGATTTTGATTTTATCGAAAAACTGATCCATCAAATTCCATATGCCTCCATATTAGTGGAGGTGGCACCACGTGTTGATATCAAGATCATTCATCATTTGGTGAAAATTGGCGCCGATATTTCGCACAATAACTACCAAGTGATTTCGGAAGCTATTTATGATTACAGAGTCAGTGCATTGGTTTATTTGGTCAAAGTATCTGATATTACTATTAATCATTCCGGTATTGTTGATAGTATGAAAGTCGTTATTAATGCGCGATTGTATGAAAAAAAACGAGCAGAACATGATGCTATCTTAGATTTCCTTGAACGGGAAAGTTTTAATTTTTCTCTGATACCGAATGCTGAAACTTTCCTACATTCAGTTCGCTTCTCGCGAGCTATGTCGAAATCTGAAATTATCAAACAATTTTTCACACAGCATGAATGGTCAACTGCAGATTTGAAATTGTTTTCTGACTTGAAGCAATTTGCAAATGACCAACATCTTCATTCCAACAAACAACAAGCAGCATCATATATTTATGACGTCATTACAAATGTTCATACTTTTGTTAGACCCATTACAAAAGTCGATGCTGATAGTTTGTTTCCACATATTATTACACACTTAGACATTTTAGATTATTTGTACAATATTGCACCATTTGACAAAGAACTTGTCAAATTACACGTTAGCCGCACATATTTTCCAACAACAACAGCACCATCACTATCATTCATTATCAAAAACTATGGAATTGACATCATTGATCAAATGACAGCAAACAACCTTCTTAAAAAGATGGTTGAAACAACGAAAGTTCTCATCAGAGAAAATGTTGTCACATTATCACAACTAATCAACATTGCAGAATTGTCTGAATGTTTTGATTTTCCTGATCCATATGTTTTGTCAGATTCTGATTCTGACAGGTGGTCGATATCCGATTTTGATAGCGATTTAGATCTAGATTTAGACTAATGTTTATTTTAGTAGAAATTTTTTACTAAAATAAAACGCCAACTAATTTGATTTATTCAAATTATTGGCACATGATTTGAAAAATCAGATGGCAAATTCTTTGGTATAATCAAAGAATTTGACACATACACTTTGTAGTCTCTCTACCATATCTATTTATCGTGGAATTTTTTGTTTTGGATTGGGGTGGAATTAGTGGATGTAATTTTTGATCAATAGATTCATATGTTGCACTAGTATGGAAGACATATTCGTCTTCGATTTTTAATTTGGCTTGCAATTTAGACCAATCAATAACATAAGTTTGTATTTTTTCCAAAGTTTGCATAACATTATTTTCATCGTTGATGTTAATTGAAAAAATGGATATGTTGCGTTTTGGTTTTAGTTTATTATTGGTATTGAGTACGCAATTATAAATATCACTGTCCAAATTTTTTTTGGGAACATGATTTAGGAAAATTTTTCCATGCAATTTGACGCCACAAACAGGTGTTTTATAAATTGACACATTGTAAGCATTTTTATCAATCCAACAAAATTTTGTTACAAAATCATCTGAAGAAACAATGCCCTCTGAATCTTCTGTTTTGATCCATATTTTGATAATATGATCCATGATTGTTAGATTATCTGTCAAAGTCGCATGAGGTTGATTAGATTCGGAAGGGATTGAATCGTTATGAATATTATTAACAACAATTAGAATGTTTAGTGTCTTCATTATATTATTACTTCTTGAGATTGTTTTTTGGTAGATTATTAAATTGGTTCATTGAATGGTAGAAATAATAACCGGTTTTCACGTTTGTTTCAATCAGCCATTATTTATGTTAATTTCCACATACGTAGAAATTAACATAAATAATAACCGGTTTTCACGTTTGTTTCAATCAGCTATTATTTATGTTAATTTCCACATACGTAGAAAT